GCAATGATTTCGATCTAAGCGATTGGCTAGAGTAAACCCTTAAGGCATACCTATTCGTTATGTTATTTTTTTTGCCTATTTTTCACTCTGTATTTTTATACCTTGTGTTGTAATGTATTGTACGAGTTACGAAGGAACGAGCCATCAAACACTAAACTAAGCATACTTGGGGGGGGGGTAGCCCTTCTTAAGAGGAGTATTATAAAGAAGTTTAGTATATTGTTTATGTTATTTATATAATCCTAGCGATCATTAGTAAAAGAAATAAATGATTATACAGTAAGTAAAGAGGTTAATGATAAAAGGTATTCAAGTGTAATGTATAGTCTATCTAGTATTGTATATTAATTTTAAGTATAAGAGTGTTTATTCCCTTCCCTACCCCTGGGTTTATTTAGAAGATAAGCGTTGGGGTAAAAATAAGATATAGGAGTAGTAGATAGTGAAGACAGAAATACTAATTTAAAATAAGTTTGATGTATATTATAAAGGTGACTAGTAATAGAACTAGCCACTCTTTTAAACATCAAATAGGGAATTACCATGAAAACAACCTACTCATTACACCTAAGTCTTAAACTAAGTAAAGAAATCAATTTTGATGAAGTACGCGATGCAGTTAAAATTAAGAATGCTAAGACATTAGCAGAGCTTAATGAAGTGTTTAAAATACATTGCAATGCCTCTGTGTTAAGGTATGAAAGTGTTATTAAAGGGAATGATGTCGAAGTTAAAGTTTTAGTCGCCGCTAAGGAAGAAAGACTAGAATCACTAGACTTATTATTCTCACATCGCTTACGTAGCTTAGACCTAGGCTCAGTTTTTGGACTAGAGTCAAAGGAACTGACAAAACATTTTACCAACATCGCTAGAGAGGAGCGTGACTTACCATTAGACCTTCGCAAAATAAATCTAGGGCAGCTTTATAAAGGTTTACGCTTTAAGGAATTTAAGATAGTCTACCTTCGCAACCAAGACGGATATGATGTGTCCGTGAAAGGTAAGACTATTTAGTCTCTTATTATTGAGTATGTCGTGACATTGTTTCACGGCATACATAATTATCTAGCTCTATTTTTTTTATTTCTTACACCACTTTGTAATGTTATATTTACGTTGATAGTGTAAAATACTTTATTATAAAATAGGTCGGGCGTATATTATAAAGATGGTTACAATACCGCGTAACCATTTATTATTAAACTAAGGTAAAAATCATGAGTAGTACATTTAAAATTATTTATTCTGACGAACTAAAGAACATGGCCGCGAATACGCGAATCAAAACGCACAGTGCCCTAATAGAACATTATTACGACAGCACTCTCCCGACACTTTACACACTTCAAGGTGTCATCGACGACGTGTTCGTCGGTTGGAGTGATGATGTTATTATTACTCAATTCGAGAGTAACGGCCATAAAGACGGTACAACGCATATAAAAATCCATGTTGCGTTTAAAAAAGATGGTCGTGGGTTATTGAGTCGTTTTTTTAAAGATGTGTCTTGGTATCTTAAAAAGACATTTATTTATGACAGAGCGTTGTCAGCCCAAGTCTCTGCTAAGTTGGGTGGAGCGACACCTGTTGAGGTAGAAGAGGTCACAAGTGTGATCGAGGGCGTAAATTTCGATAACTTTAGTATTGTCTATTATAGTAAAACGAAGAGCGATAAATACGAACTTGCTGTTAAAGGGAGTAAAGTGGAATGAGTATACAAACCTATATGGATAGAGTTGCCAATACTCTAGCCTTTGAGACGGCTGGGGATGTCGTTTTAAATAAACGCGACCTTGAAATAGAAATGGTTTCCCAGGTAGCTAGAGCATACCCTGACGTTTTGATAGAGGGGTACATCTCTATGCTGTCAGAGAACCACATACGTGTAAAATGGAGCTTTACTCCGTTTGAAACTTAACTAACCAGTCACTCACTATCTAATAAAGGTAGTGAGTGACGCTTTACGAGTTTAGTATGGTCTATCGCAAATTGTTGAATATAGTTCGTAAGCACAATAAACGGAAAATGTGCTCTAATGAACTACGTTATTTAGTTCTTGAGTTGAATTACAAACACCGAGAACTTTTGAAAGAGTCGTTTTATATATTCTCTGCAAACACTAGAGATAATGTGGTGGAGTTGACCGACCTGTCTAATAAATCAGTAATTTATGGAAACGGAGAGCGAAATGAAAAATAAAGATGTAAAACACAGAACACGTTTGGTTGAACAAATGGCACTAAACTGGCTTGAGAAAGCACACAAAGAGGGCACTGTAAAGACGAACAAAGAAATACTGGAGAAAATAGACGGACTGATTAAGGATCACCATAACGAAGTCCTTGTTTACGCGCCAACTGTCAAACACTGCGGTGCAAGTCAGTGCTATCAAGTGAAAATAAAGGTGAGTACTACACGGTATCGCATTGCGGGCGTACCTGTTTCGGACTTACATTACCTCTAATAGGGAGATTGTGATGAAATCTTATACGCTGTTAATAACCCCTAAAAAGCTGCGTACTATGGAATTAAGGCGTTTTAACACACTGAACCGTTTTCTGAAAGTGACGGGTAAAGTGATCGTTGAACGCTATAGTCAGTTGGTTAGGTGTGATGTTATCGATGCTAGACGAATAGACTACATCGATAGATTAATAACCAAAGAAGATCGTCCATCTATGCTTAAACGTTATGTTCGTTCTAAAGCGTCAATAGTTAAGCGAATCCAACATCGGATGAAAGTGGTTGATAGGTTTGGTGAAGCAATTTTGAAACTAGATGAGTATAGAACTACATTAGAAATCTACAAAAATGTACGACATAGACTTCATCGAACGCTTAAAGATGAGAAAAAGTTTGAGCATTTTAATAGGCACATCACTGAAGAGGATTCAGGATCGAATATTATTAAAAAGCAGCGATTAAAGAAGTATGAAAAACAACTACGCTTCCTTAAAATCGAGGTGGCTTACTTAGAAAGTCGCCTTACTAGAATTATTTAGGGTGTGCGCGATTTAGTCTATGCGGAGTACAGATAGTGAGTGGGGAAGTCCCCACTCACTATCTGTATTTTTTAACGATTGTTTCTATAAAATTGAAGGTGTTATCATGAGAGTACAGAAAATCTCGTTCAAGTCAAGAAAAGAATATTTACATGATATGAATAGCGAGGATTTAGCATTGAAGAGGTATCCAAAACATACACGTTGTCTATTAGATAGAGTTATACGCACCCACGAAAGAATTTTGTATGAGGAGTTGGAGCGCTATGTATTTATCAAACATAAATTATCAAACCCTCTCTTATCGCCTACCCTAAAAAAGCGTTTACAGAGGGTTAAAAGTGTACTGAAAGTTCGTCAAGCGCATAGACGAAAAACCATGAAACGGTATTATGACTGCTATAGTAGCTTAGAGAAATATGATACATTACTTTCTAACTATAGAGAAGCTGAGCGAATGGTTTCTCGACTAGATAACGATGCGTCGAAATACGCATACTTTAATAAACATATTACTAAAAAAGATAGTAAAGCCTTCCGTTTAAAAAAGGAAGGGATGGGGAAGTATAGTGTTCAAATAAGTAAGATGTTGATTAATATTCGGTATCTTCGCCGCGATTTACTAAATTTGGCTATTAATATCGATAAAAAGTTAGGGTTCGACCAAACTCGTTTGGAAGATATGAAAGACTAAGAGAGGTGAAAATGGAAGAAGTGAAATTAAACTACGCGATTCCTGGCGTGCCCCATAGATGTGCTAAACTAAAGAGCCTAGCGCACGAGTGTATTACACGAGGGTCGTATGACCTATACGATGTGTTAATACAACTAGAGGCGTGCTATACTAAACCCGTTTTGGGTATGGAGCAACTTATGGAAGAAGGGGTTGACTATGATACGTTAGTCAATATTTTTATCCGTTTTTTAAAAGAGACAGAGAGTAATAGATTATGATGACAAATTACTCAATACCCCATGATTGGGATATTGCGGAAGCTAGGATTGATAAGGGGATATTCTACACTCCCAGAGAGTTGTATCACCTGCCTATTAAATTCAAAACATTAAGGTTTATCGGTAACAATACACCGATCGACCTTACATTCCTGGTAGGTAAAAAGATAAGGTATCTTTATATTAGGGATTCACCCTGCTTCAACCTAAAAAAGGGCGTAGAACTACTCCACAACCCCTCATTAGAAGCAGTGTCTATAATACACCCCAGGATAACCTCTATTAGCGAGCTAGATACTCTAGTAGAGTATTGTATTGAAAACAGGGTAAAAGTGTCAAAACCCTTTGAAGAATACACACACCCATTGATAGGCGACCACCCACTTATCCTCGATATACAAGATCGTGATAAGGTTGATGGCGGGTGGTCTTTAGATCAAGGGCGGTTAACAAGTGTATTGGCCGATGTCACGGATAAACATTTGAAATATGATGCGTTGTTCACGAAACGTCGCTATTGTGACTTCACAAACGTGAAGAAGATACATGATTTTCGACACTTATTTCTAACAGGGGTTGATAGGATGTTGAACGAATCACACTTACATGATTTAAAGCTGCATTCTACAACGATTGGTTTTGGTGCGAAGGTGTATGATTTATCCAGACCATATATAACAAACGTATCGCGACTTGTTATCACTTCAGCGACCGTTATAAACCATGAAGCGTTGTTATACAGTAAAGTTCTGAAAAGGGTCATTGTCGATGATGTGACTACTATGGATGGAACTTTTTTAGAGACGCTATCTGACCTTAAAGCGAAGGGTATTGAGGTCTTTGCCAGACGTGTCGGTGGTGATTTTTTATGGTATCGGTAATTTACCTTTGGATTGGAAAATGGAAAGTATAGTACTTGAACAAGCAATGGATGCGCTACACATACTTCGCTCTACGACAATACGTCGTAGGGATTACTACACACGTAATATACGCAAGTTGTTGGAAAGGCGACGTACGGTAAACGCAGATGCGAGTTTACAACTCAATGACAAACTGCGTCAGTGTATGATAGAACGTCTAGATCGTCTTGACACATTGGAGGGCGAAGTCCATCGCTACAATGGCATTGTAGACGAGCGTGTGAAAGTTTTTCACACTCTAAAAAAAGTGTCAAAACAAGTAGACAATCTAATCAACCAGCTTAAAAAACTAAGGAAGTTGATTGAAGTCAAAAATTGTCCAGCGGCAAGAGCACAAGAAGGTGTTATCTTCAACAAAGCGACTAACCTGATGGCAAAGGTAAAGTCTGTAGATCAACGCCATGATAAGTTGTTTACTGAACAAAAACAAACGTATCTAAAAATCAAACTTTTAATTGATGAAGTTATTTTAAATTGGAGGTAATTATGGTATTAAAAAATAAGAAATCGCAGTGGCGTTTACGCAGTGACGCAGTGGAAACTGTACTAGAATCGAAACTGTTAAAACAGACGGGTAACACGTTGTTTCTAACAATTGACCCCAAAAGACCCCTAAAACCGCTCGTTTGGGATCGAGTAAATCACATTTTTGATAAAGTTTTCGTTATGGGTGATGTAGTATGAGTATTAAAGACATGTTATTCGATACCGATACTTCGTTAGTTTACACAAAAGAATGTGTTCGTTTGATGCACATTTATCAGGGAGCACACATGCTACAAAGCTCTCGTGAGCGTTTTGTAGACTTAATGGTTCTTTACGATACCGCTAAAGCGAAACACCTACTGAAAAGTAAGGGTGTCGTAATATCTAACAAAAATCGTATTCCGCTTGAGGAGAAATTAGAATACCTCCCCACTGATCCTATGTTGGCATATAAACTAGAGAGATTTGTTAATGGGTTCTCTGTTGTGGAATACGAACCAAGTCATTTCAAAGATATGGCTACAAGGTTCTACTTGGGTGAAATTGCTAAACATGTAGCGAACAACCTAGAGACTACGCACCTAGCCAGTATACGAGACTTGCTGAGACATATGGCTGGGTATACTATTACCCACCGACTTATTACAAAACATTTACTTAGTAGTCCACCATCAGAAAGTATAATGGCTTGCAATAAGCGCTTCGTAGACCACTACCTCCGAGGGACATCGCCGCATGAAATGGAGGTCATTGGTACAGAGTTTATGAAAGAGCAAATTGTGCTTATTAAACTTGTGTCCGAAAGCGGTATGGAGTTTGGGGGTAGTGTATGAGTTATAACTATGGTGAACTATGCACGAGAGGGTACTTAACGCTTAGAGGAGAAAGTTTAAGTACCACACCCTCTACCTGTAATACAGAGGGACTTAACAAGCTTATAGACCTTCTTTACGGCTTAACCATCCATAATGTTTCGCGCTTCACCGCACATAAAACATTGCTAAACTTTACTAAGGTTGCTTATATCTATATAAGCAATTCACCTGTCTTCGAGTGCTTAAATGGGCTACCGCCAAACTGTGAAGTAGTTATTATTAAAGATGATGTTGGTGTAGTTAAAAACTACTCGGCGCTTAAAGCGATGAAAAGCTTAAAAAGTGTCCAAGTGCCAAATAAAGCATTAGAGCAACATTACGCTTTATTTGATAAACTACATAGTCGGGACATTGATGTCTTCGACAGTAGTGGGGAACGTTGGCGTTAAAACGTAATGGTGTAAGAAGAGTGTATACTTATGAGCTATCGTGGCTCATAAGTACTGTTTATTTTTTATTTAAAAGGGTATGTAGAAAATGTTTGATTTATATTCACGTAAAGAGTACTTTAACGAGATGACAGGGATAGCGATCACTATAAAGGGCCAGTACGATGTCGAATGGCTCGATCTTAGTACAATACGGTTTCTCTCAATACGTTCAACAAATAGAGTAGTGTGTCTAAAAATGCTATCATCTTCGGCAGCGTTAGAGGTGTTGTATTTAAACGATACACGACCGACAGACATACCAGTGTTGCGCGACAAATTCCCAAAACTGCGGAGCATCTACACTAATTTAACATTACGTTCAGGGTTGATTAAAGAACGTGACGAACTTTTAGGAATCCGCGTACATAATATACGAGATGCCTCCCCTTTAGGGACTGAGGAACGGGTTAATGGTGATATTTATTTTAACAACCACCAAACCCAGCTTGAGACGTTCTATGGAACAGGTGTCTTACACATCTTCGATACCGTGAAGAAGACAAAGTGTGGCGATGAAAGCATCTATTTCTATAAGCAACAAATTGCGCCTGATTTTCATTTCACTAGATTGATAAAACAAGATGTTGTAAAATTGGTGGTTGTTAAACCCCATACTTTAGATATGCTAGAGGTTTGTAGATTTAACAATCTGGAAGCACTACATATTGAAAACAATATAGGAGTAATCGATTTAAAATTCATTCCTCGGAGTATAAAACATTTGATACTTATTAATGTTAATGTGATTAATCTATCAAAAATAGAGAATTTACCTAAACTTAAAGTATTAAGGGTTAATTATAGTTTACTAGAAAATCAGAACACTCTAGTAAAACAATTAATGGATCAAAATGTTGAAATCAAGGTAGTTTAAAATGGGATTTAATTATGTTTAGATTTATTTTATTTTTAATAATGCTCGTCCCCCTAACATCTTGTTGTACAGATGTTAAGGAAGAACCAACACCACAACCTGTTATTTTAGTTAACAGATAAAAAAAATATAAACATATATTATAAAGTTGAGTCAAAAACGACTCAACTTTACTTAAAAAAAAAGACTGATATAATGTACAAAGTAGATAGAGTTAATGCTCGTTTTTTGAAAAACAAAGCCCGTAAAAATAATGTTGAATTTATTATTGAGGATAATGACGACATCGGTTGGATTGACGCTGTTGGCATAGACACTGTTAGCATACTAACAGTGTGTTATGAGAATTTCATCGATTTAGAAAAACTTGACTTGACGGGTGTGCGGGTATTGAATATAAGTAACGCCACTTGGCGTAATATAGACGCACTACCAAAGGTCGCCCCAGATTTAAAACGCCTAATTGTTCATAAAGATGGGGAAGTGCCTGATACTATAAGAACACACTGTGATGTTATTGGTATCGCTCAGTATGTGTTTAAGTACCCAAAGGCGCTACGCGGTAGCGTGATAGACGCGTTGAGTAACGAAGATTTCTGGTTAGAAGAATCGGTTTTTGCCCATTCGCTATATGGCATTGATAATGATCACATTATATTAGAAGCTATTTCGACCCTATGGTTATGGGAAACTGATATGACTGAGGTTAGTTTTATTAGTAGGCTTCCTAATCTACAAATGCTCGCAATTTGCGATAATCCAGCGCCGTTTGATTGTTCGTATATAGGACCAAGTGTCGAATACCTTTATTTAAGCAACGCGTCATTAAAAAGCGAGGAAGCGTTACTCACACTACCCCATCTACATCAAGTCGATGTGGAGTTGTCGTATTTTAACAAACATCGAAAATTCTTAAATAGACTTAACGGTCAAGGCGTTATTATTTTTAGAGATGATGAGAATTTTGATGATTTGGCAGACTATCTTGATAGTATCGTTAACCGCGATACTAATAACTCAGGTCTTGAGAATGAGTTAAGATGGAGTGTAGATTATTATGAACCAAATTTAACAAGCAGTGATTTATATACAGGAGTGTAGGAAATGAAAGAGAATAGACCTGTCCAAGTAATCGACGAAATTAAAGACAATACTACATACGATGTAGTAGCTTTCAAACGAGGTTCTTTAGTCAACAGTCGTCTTGATAAAGGAAAGGGAGTGAAAATTAAGTACCTTCTCATGAGAGGGTTGGAAAAGCCGTTTGATGTAAGTCAAATTAGCCCTAGTGTCGATATAGATGTGGTTGATTTCTATGACACCGAAGTCACAAACTTACAATTCTTGACGTTCAATAACGTCAAGAAAGTGTTCATTACAAGTAAGATGGTGGAGTTAACAGATGTCCGTAAATTACTAAATGTAGAGAGACCTCCTGTTACTATCTATTACGGTAGTGTTAACGACTTTATTCGGAAGAAACCGCGCTTCCCGTTCTCACCTATGGAGTCGTTAGAAAGCGACCACTACACCTACCTCATACAATACAACGACTATTTGAGCGGAGAGGATGTCCTCACAACGGGAACTAGATTTGGTGAATATTACGCCTACAAATCAAAACTTAGAGAGGGTGTTAGTTCAATAGCCTCTCACCTTGTGAAGACTTTAGATTATAATGGTATCCCACCTAAAGACGTAACGGTGGATTTTAGCAAAATAATCTGTATGTACGGGTTAACATACTTCCCTGAAGTAGAGCGAGTTACTATTAAGAACGCACAGCAATTATTTAACACCCATAATCTCGATAATGTGGAAGTTACTCTGGAAGACATTCTTGAACCTATAGTCCTTGAAAACTGGTGTAATGTAGCAAGCTTGACATTGAATCGATGTGTACTAGCACCCTTTTCTATAAGGGAGGTGCTGAAGAAGAGAAAGTTCAGTGAGATCGTCCTAAACAACGTAGAAACCCATGATAGTTGGATGCAATTCTGTTTCATTGTTGCCCTTTACGGACTTGAGGGTGTAGACGAGTATAGTTCTATTATGGGTGTCGAAGGAACTACTAATAACGGTATGTCGTATTTACTCTATTCTAACGTTGAAGTGCCTATTGAAACGCTACTTTCTAAAAGTTTGGAGAAACGCGTGTTAATGTTAAACAACGTTACGTTTAGAGGTTCTGGTAACACCCACACTTTAAAAGTTGGTGGAGTGGTTGCTATCAACGTGAAAAATGTACCTACGATTGTAACTGTGGAAAAGGAGGATAAGTAATGGGGAAGGTTCTAACGTTTAAAACTAATGAGTACGTGTCGTGGAGGGAAAGAAGTTATGAGAAAATTCAATTCTTAATCTTCTATAATAGTGTCGGCATGACACTAGAAGGGGTTGAGGTAACGGCAGCTAGCCGCACGCTAGTGTTTAAGCACACGCTTCCGAACTATGAAGAGTTTCATCATTTAAAGAAGTGCGCGATTCGCCAACTACGGTTTTATCGATGTACGGTGGATGTTTCACAGTTACCTACAGGTATCGCTAAGGATATTGTGTTCGATAATTGTGAATTTATAAACGGTGAATCGTTACATCGTTTTTTTAATATCGAGCGCTTACTAGTGTTCAACAATTCTAATAAATGACTCATATAGGAGATAGTCATGGATTTAGTAAAAGTAACTTACAACTTAAACACTGCGACCTTAATGCAATTAATGACGTATTTGAGAGATCGTCGACCGCTGGAAAGTTTTAGTGGTGCAGGTATAGAGATGCCTTGCTTTACGGTAGATTTAGCATATATCGATTTCGGTGACGGGAGACCAGCTATTGTAGATCGTATGAAAATAGCAACTCAGTTAGTCCTTGATGATTGCCCATTCACGGGCATTAAGATCGGTATACTGGATATATCTGACACCACTATTGTACCAACCAGTAGGTTCGCACACCTTAATATCAGTGAAGCTATTTTATTGAAAGGTTGTGTACTTGAAAAGGATGGTCGTGATGTTAAACGAGACTGCTACGATAGTTTGATACGTAAAAACGTATCTATCGTCCCTTGCGCTATGAGTGATCTCGATCAATATAGCCCAATGCATCAGGTACATTACAAAGACCTACCCGATATATTTCACGAAACAATTCGTTGCGATAGGCATGTTAAGCCGCACTATATTGATAATGCGAATAAGGTAAAAGATGGTAGCTATATTGTTAAAGATGTAGACCATTTATCGCTGGTAAAGTTAATGAATGAAGAACACATTCAGTCCTTAACGATTAAAAATTGTAGCCTCTATAAGCGCAAGGAATTACTAGCGCTAGAGTTGATAACTATCGGTGAGTTACATTTAATCGATTTGAAAACAACATTAGACCTCAGTTTGTTGGAAGGTTTCAGTATTCAGCGTCTGCATGTTTATGGTGGGTATGTTGTCGGTTTTCCCGATATTGGGAAAATACACAATTTGACAGAACTGGTCGTTAAAGATCAGAAATTATTACGAGCGTAAAAAGGAGTAAAATATGGAATTAAATATTGAGTATTTAACAAGCCCCTGGTTTACCAAGGTACCCATGTTACTAAAAGTAGAGGGTGATTACACATCCCCTGCTTATTTTGATACAGATGGCCTTCCGCTAACAGGTCGTATTTATGATGTAGATATACATCTTACAAAACCAAAAGGTAGACGCGCCCCTGAAGGTTTATCCTATATCAACTTACTAACAATCGATATACTACGAACCCTAGACAAAGATTTCTCAATCGAGTTCCTAAAGGGTGTGGAGGTGACTACGATTTGCTTCTGCGAGTGCAATGTCATTGACGATGAGGTGCTGACGGAGATCAAAGGTCTAGAGTGTGTCTATGTAGGCAGAATGTCGAGCGGTATTGAGCCATCAATACTAAATGAGCTACACGCTAAAGGTGTTACTGTTATCATAGAAGACGAAGAAATGGTGAGTGATAAGAATGTCGATTATCAATTCACGCGTAGTCCTGGTAAGAATGTAGGTAACGTAGCCCACACCTTAACCAGTGAGTGTGTGACAAACCGTTTCCTTGAAACAGTATGTAGATCACATAAAGTACTAGATTTTAAAGGTATTGAGAAGCTACCGTTTCTGCAAAGTATCTACTTTAGTAATCAAGTAGACTATATGAACGTAGAATGTCTTGTAAAATCTAAGAGTATTGTGCAAGTAATTTTCAATACATTACCATCAACCTTTAAGCTGGCAAGTTTAGCGGGTTTAGAGGTAGCTGGGTTGGTAATGTATGAATTACCTAAAGACATTGAGTCTTTATCGAGACTTAAGATTACTAAGTATATTGCGCTCAGTAGTGAAGCACAAAAAACCGACGGTAGTGTCATGATACGTATCGAAGAATATTGTCGCGATCGTAGTATCACACTATACCTAGAACGTTAGACCTGTTAGTGACATGGTAAGATTTCTCACCATGTCACTATATATTTTTAAGTAGGAGAGTAGAAATGTTTGAAATTATTAAAGATAATGCGATTAATTTGTTATTCAACGCTGCATTTAGTAAAGCTAATATTGAGAAAGGAATTATTGATTACGCTGACAACAGTGTTGGTTGCCGTAACGCTCATACAGTAAGAAGTTTTTATGTTAAGCATAGTCACCCTAACATGGGTGAAGGGTTTGCGAAAGTTAAAAGTATTAATAATGTTATTAACACCAGTAAAAACGTAGTGGTCGATTTAAACAAATTTAAGAGTAAAGAAGTTAATACCTTCACCTTTTCAAACGGTGGGGTGGTTAATGAAGAAGCTCTCTTAGAAATAAATGGGTTAAGAAATATTTATATTGATTTTGATTTCACTAGTTTATCTCTCCCACTTCTTGAAAAGTTGTATGAGTTAGGGGTTAATCTTTTTATAGATCATTATAGCACTTTTCGTAAGGAAAATCGCTCCTTTGTAAAACGTTATTGTAAGCGTGTCAAAGAACGACGGTATGTACATAGTAAGTATACTAAACACCGTGCAACCGTCTATGATGTCGTCGGTACAGATAGCTTCTATGTTGGGCTTTTAGATACTAATGGTGTTGAGCGCATTGATTTAAAAGGGTTAAGTGAATTAAGATTTGTCGAGCTTATCTCACTATGTTCGAGTAAAGAGATTGTTAATATAGAAGAAGTTAAAAAACTTAAATCACTAGTTGATTTGAGACTAGGTACACTACCAAAAGAGACGGGTCTCGAAGTGTTTGCTGGTTTAACAGTTGATGTACTTACGTTATACGACCCTATTGACGATTTGAGTGGCTTAGAAGCGTTAGACGTAACGAAACGGATTTTTGTAAAGGAGAAAAATTTAACCAAAGAAAGTCATGTTGTTCTTTTAGACTACGCTGAAAGTCAAGATATTGCCGTCCTTATTGATGTAGGTTGATACTAAGGAGACTAGGGTGTTCGACACCCTAGTCTCCTTTGTTTTTTTAAACCATCTTTTTTATTATAGTGAGTGAGGCATGTTAATTATGAAGGAGTGCGAAATGCAAACAATAAGCGAGTTTAATGATTATTTTAGTAACGGAGCTTCTGATACCCGCATGTGCGAGTATAGTACTAACGCATTACACCTAGTGGGTCGTTATGGGGCACAATCTCTACGAATCGCGAAAGCGTGTAGGTTCTTAACTTATACGAACCCAACAAGCCTAGTGTTAAATACACCGTATGATAACTGTGCTATAGGTGTGAAGCATTTACGTCTTGAAAGGGTATTTGTTAATAATATAGACGCTCTATTAACTTGGCCCTTAGAAAGACTAGAGCTAGATAATGTTATTTTTACAGAATGGGGGCGTACGGTAGTCTATAGACTGAAAGCTAAGGGTGTTTGTGTCACTATTGATTTACCGAGAGAGTCGGTGTTTGGTGAATATTATAATTTCACAGTTAGGATAGATGGTGATAAATTAAAAGATAACACATTAAATCTTGATGATTTATATAAAGAATACTCTTTTATCCATAGTTTAGAATTAAATGATCTAATTGAAATTAAAGGTAGTTTTAAAAAGTTCCCTTATTTAAAGAAAATTGCCTTTAATACTTATTTAGGCGATGGGGAAGTTTTAAAGAATTTGCCGTTAGAATTAACACTTCTAGCCTATCGCGATTGCGAGTCGTTTAAAAAGACACAACATTATATTCTAAAATATAAAAAATTAGTAGGTTTTTCGGGACATGATACAAGTAATAACGTTCATGCTACGTTGGTTAAACGGGGTGTTTTCCCTTATTAAATAATATTTTAATTTAATTCAAACGTATATTATAAAAGCGACTACTAATTAAAGTGGTCGTTTAACTATTTAAGAGGCAATTAATATGTGTGAAAAACATAGGGTTAGTAACCGTGTGTGTAGTGAAGACGTGAATAACGATTTCACAGGGATTGAAATAATGTACGTCGCAGATGATGTTGATATTGATCTATTAAAGAATAACCACACTGTCAGCGACGTTAAGTGTATTTTCTGTAATATGAAACACCTTATCGACCTAGAGGTAAGTCTTGGGCATTTATGGAAAGTTTCCACGCTTAATTTAAGAGGGGTTGATTATAAAGACAGCTTTGAGTCATTTGAGGATAGAATATCTAGCTACCCTGTAGATATATACTGGGAGGGTGATGATACCTGTTGTAATGACTGGATGACGTTACCCGATAGACCTACAGATTTTGAAGTAGCGACGATGAGTTCTTTCTTTAACAACCTAAAAGAGTTCTTTGAGTCAGGAACATTTATTTTGGAAGGAGTAGAATGGCGCGACCTCTTGTTAAAGACAGATGGTGTAAGTAGTAGAGAGGTTGAAAAATATTTTACCCAATATGGGAAAAATAAAGTGTGCAACGGCGCAGGGTTTGCGGGGTATGTTGGAGAGGCTATAACATTAAAGGTGAAAAATACCGATGTTTTCATAACAGAGCCGAATTGGAGTGATTACAATACGCCAGAGGTTCGGATAGAAAATAGTATCTTTGATGCCCATAACATCCCTAGATCAGTAGAGTATCTACATGTTGAAGAAAGTGTGTTGAACAACATAGCACACTTAACCGAATTACCCAATTTGAAAATTGTGTCTTTAAATAATGTCGTCGAGAACGATGGTTCATTTGTGCTAGTGGATACGCTTAGCGCATTGAACGATAAAGGTGTTAATGTAACTTGTAACCGTAAGTAGGAGAAATGACTATGTTGTTGTTTAAAGAAGTTCGAGATCGGAAATTAACCTCCGATATGTTAGAGAAGGGTGTTGATTTTAAAGGTTGTGGCGTTGTAATAGTACAAGACGATGCTTATATTTATAAACTGGCCGAGGCGGGTAATATTGACGATATTGAAGTGTTTTATATAAATTACGGAAGTGCGAAGGCGTTGCCTGAGTACATGGGCAAGTTCAGTAATTTGAAAGCCATATTTGTAAGGGACTCGTTCAAAAATACTAACCCTTATGAGGCGGAGTTAGAACAGAGAGGTATTAATGTCTTCACACGGAGTAACTTTACAGATAAAATACCCCGTTGGGTGTCGTTAGTTGATGGCGAGTATACGCTAAAGGTCGAGAGTACGGTATACGCCGACCAATTCCTACTTTTTGAAGAAGGTGTTTTGACGCTACAAGGGCGAGATGCTGAAAGCCATCGAGTAATTCTTGAGGGTGCGAGCCTTTCAGACGCGATTGGGATGCTCAATCAACCTCTTAATGTTTGCGTGTCTGAGCAAGTAGAGATACTTGCGCCGTACGTTGTTAAAGTGATAGTGAAAAACGTAGATGAGTATACGCAACCAATAAACTGGTCATCGTTCACTCAACTAACAGAGCTGAAAGTGAAAATTGCTGAATGGGTCGATTGCGAAGAATTACCTCCGTCACTTACGCACGTAGAGGCGGAACACACTCTACTTAAAAACATAGACGTGCTTCTTAGTTCGCGGAACTTTGAAAGTTTTGTTTTTAAAGAAGGTGTCTCTGCCCAAAGCACTAGATTGTTCAACAACGATCTAGCGCAACCACTACCTGATGCGGGCGGTACGATTCAACCTACACTAATTAAAAAATTGCAGAGCTTATCAACGAGAGGGTAGGAAACTACCCCCTCCCTTAATAGAAAGTAAAAGGAAATTATAATGGACATTATTAATACCCACACATTTGGTAAGGTTCAACACCCAATCTTATTTTTACAGGAAGGTAGTTTCCCTGACATTGATCTCTCACACGTAGAGACACTCATCCTTTCCGATAGATTTGACTACAGTTCGTTGAAAATAGCTAAAGACCTTCGTTCGTTAGAGGTGCTTTATGCTACTAACGAGGTGTTACCTCACCTCACAACTCGCTTCATAAATGAAATAGCTGGAGGGCTTAAAGCTATCTTCGTGACAGGTGACTATAATAACGCTCAAAATGACGAACTCATTAAATACCTACGGAAAGTAGGGGTTAGTCTATATAATGAAGAATCTGTTGTCGATAAAACGACTATTGAACACGATGGTCTTCTTTATGATGTTAGAACATCAATAAGGCAATGGAGAGAAAGTCTACTAGGGCTTGGTGAAATGGTTTTCTCAGGAATAGATGAGAATAGTTTAGAAGCCCGTCCCGTCGAGTCAGATGGCTACTTAAACTACAACACACTGATAGAAATAGGTAGTGCTTTGTCAGGTAATGTGATGACCGAGGGGTATCGTAATTACGCCCCTTACGTCAATAAACTGACGTGGCTCAACGCATCGACTAGAGATGTGGGTATAGACTTAAGCCTATTTAAAAATCTCTATACTGTGAAGGTGGTTAACCATATAGGTGAGTTTGACTGTAAACTCATTCCGTCAGCAGCTACGCAATTGGGATTGAAAAATACAAAACTAATGAACCCTAAAACACTTTGGTCTCATAGGAGTTTAAAACGGGTTATCGTGGAAGATGAGCTGACACCATCATTGTTAGAATCCTATAATGGAGTCTTTGACAGGTTTAATGATAACGCAATCGAGGTGTTCTTCTCTAACTACCTTACTAACTAGAGAGGGTTCTTGTTGGGCTATAGGGCTGACTACCCTATAGTCAATTGGAGTAAATATGAAACATAGTTTAACCATCACTCTAACTGTTTTGTTAGCTACATTGCCGTTGGGTATTATGGCGAATGGTAAGATTAGCTATATTCCTAAAAACATTATAGAAATTGGGTCTGAGAAGGCTATTAAGGAGGCTAACGTAGTAGCGGCTGAAGCAGTTGTCCCTAAAACTGGACGAGACCATTTAAAACTTCTGAAAGCTACACCTTATTGCGGGTTTGAAACCAAAGGTACGGATCATGTTAATGTGTTTAGCTATTATACAGTGAATGGAGTCGTTCAAAAAAGACGCATTACTGATCTTAAACCAGTCGGGAAAAAGGGAGCGAGAGAGCGGTTCGCTAAAAATTTCTTTTCTAATCTACCCCTATGTTATATACCTTATGTAATTGTCTCTAAAGAGCAATTATGTTCTTTAATAAAAGGATATAATTACTGTCTAGAAAAAATTACGGATGATAACATACCCTACCGCATTTATCGTAAAAAAGAAAAGGATATTAATGTGAAGAAAGGTAAGAGAAAACGTAAGTAGAAGTCACCGACATATAGCACTCATCACTATATGAGTGATGAGTGTTTATCAATCCATCTAATTAGCACATTGAATTTAAAAGGGAAACGAAATGAAAACCTACCAAACTTTAGAAAATACCGTTTTAGAAACCTTAACCTCCCCTACCACTAATGTAAAGACATTAGTTATGGCGAGAGACACCGACCTGCCTGAAAGTGGCTGGCTGAGAAATGTTGAAAGAATCTTTTTCTTTAATGAACCTACGGGTGATCAAATTGAACGCCTAACTGATTTGGAAAACCTCAAACGAGTATATGCGGATACAGATAAACCAACAACCGTGTTCACCCCTCTACTAGAAAGAGGGGTCGACGTACGCACCTCTTACGAAGTAGAGAGACTAGTTTCACGCTACACAACATTGCACACTAGTAGTGGAAAGAGTTTAGAAGTACCGTCTTTCATCCACTTTACAGAACGTCATCTTTACGGCTTAAGTGCGCTCTTCCTTGAGGGGTTTGATGATAATTCATTCAAACCTAATGAGTATAGTCAAAACTTTTTAGATGAGAATAAAGGCCGTTGCCTAAATCGCGGATACGAGTGTTACGCTGAAGACGTAGTATCCCTACACATTAACAATGTCAATAAGTTCCAAAGTCCTTTAGACATTACTCTGTTTAAGAATTTAACTTATGTTGAGTTATTTGATGTAGGTAATTTCCAGTTAGATTGTGCAGACCTACCACAAACGCTTACTGAATTGACTGTCGGTGGTGTTGGGTTGACCAACCTATCGGCACTAAACAAACTAGAAGAGTTGGGGAAAGTTGTTATCGTTGATGATAATTTAGACCTTTACCATAAAATTCACAACGCGAATGTAGACGCTTATTTCAATTTGTATTTTAAATTAGCGTAGTTTTACAAAAACGCTATTATAAGAGTGACTAGTAATAGGGCTAGTCATTCATTAACATTTAAACATTAATAGGAAAGTACTATGAAAACTTACAGCTTAAAATCTTTCGACGGTAACACTAATGTCCAAAACATCACTATGGGTCTTATGGGAGTTAAGGAGAATATGTTCATTAAACCTAACTTCGATTCAGTTGAAACCGTTTTTACAGACGGTTTAGTAAATGGTGAGTTACTAAAATGCGTCGAGGGCTTCCCAAATCTTAAACGCATCTATGTCGGGCGTGTGCAAGAGCCTGGTGATCATCTAAATGCCCTTCAACGCCGAGGCGTTGAGGTTATCTGGAAAGGAGGTTTACGTAACTTAATCTCAGAGACCACGGAAGTCTACCTCCCAAACGGTAAGGTTTTTGAAGTAGGTAATTTCACTCCCGTTCTTGAGAGCGATTTATTTGACGATCAAGCGCTTGTACTAGAGGGACTAGGAGAACATTTATTAGAAGAAAATATGCGTGCAGAAGTATTGCATTTTCATTCAGGTCTATGTCTTAATGTAGGATATGAAAAAATTGCAGGTGATGTACAATATCTGGAACTAGATAGCGTGAATCGCTTTATGGAATCACTGGATTTCGCTCGTTTCACCAAGGTTAGAGAGTTAGTGTTGTTTAAAACCTCATATCCTGTAGATTGCGGGACACTGCCCGCCAGTCTTTCAACCCTGACTGTAAACACCTCAGTACTAACAAATATTGGTGCGCTAGCACACCACCCAAACCTATCAACACTTAAGGTTATTGGAGAAGATTTTCGGCTTTTCAATAAAATTTGCAACGAAGTGAAGGGCGAAATGTTCGATCTAATCTTCGAGCTAGACCGATAACCCTTCCCCCTAAGTGTGACGGTTTTACATGACCGTCACACCCATAATTTTAAATTAGGAGAAACAAATGTCTAAATTACGCTATTCAAACGATTTAACACAAGTGGATTTTACTAACACGTCTACGCTTGCTGTAGGCGAGAGTTGTATCACAACAAACGAAACCGTCGATAGCGTAGAGGTACTGTTTACATCAGGACTAACCTTCAACGAATTACATCTCTACTTCTATAAAGCCTTGAAGCGCATCTATATTGACCAAAATGGTCATGTATTGGATACAGAGATGGTCCAGGAGCTTCGAGACCGGGGTGTTAAAATATTGCTATCTAACGAAAGCGATTTTTATGAACTAGTATATGAAGGTCCTGAGGGAGGATACTTTAGTGTTCAGAAAAGCTACCTTCAAAATACAGCCTCTCTCTTTGCGGAAGGGGAAATGTGGTTAACTGGTCATAACCCGAACAAAACACGAATGTGTGTCGAAGGCATCGCGCCAAACGAACTCTCACCATTACTGAAAGATCAAAATGGCGTATGTCACAATCAAGGGTATGAAAAATATGCCCCTGATGTGATTTCAATTCGTGTTGAAGGGGTCAGTGCTTTTACTAGTGATATTGACTGGACTTTGTTTGATCGTGCAAACGATTTATCTTTAATCGATAATGAGTTTATCATCGATTGCACGACACTTCCGAAAAATCTAAAGCGTATTAGTGTCGTAAACACAACGTTGATAAACATTTCAGCCCTTCTAGACATGTCGTGTCTAGAAGAAGTTGTTTTCGATACAAATTACGATAAATTGGATATAATAACCCTTCTGGAGGGGGTGAGTGGTCGCGAGACTAAGTTGAGAGTTACCTTTACGGGTAGCTGTAACTGATTTACATATCTTTAATAGAAGTTTAGTTTTATAATACGCTTGCGTAGAGGAATTTAAATTAAACTGTTTACCCCCTTATCTGTGACGACTCACTCTGCCTAGGGTCGCTACATTTAAAATACTTTAATAGGACATATATCATAGACATTATTACATTAGCAGTAAACGACAGCAACGAATTGGCTAACACTAACGTCTCTAAAGTAGAAGTTCTCTTTGTAGATGGAGAAACCTTCAACGAACTGGATTTAGAAATGTTCCAATCGTTGGAAAAAGTGTACGTCAATAAAGGCGGTGTTAAACTATGTAGTGAAAACTTAACCGTACTTGAAGATCGGGGCGTGACAACCCTCCTCCCGAACGAACAAGAGCGCTACCAAGTCGCGTATGAAAACAATGAAGGGGACTCACTAGAAGTACAAACACCCTTCATGTGTAACCTCGACGAACTTTATGGTGAAGGTACAATGGTCTTTAAGAACTACAATAAGGAAACTTACCTGAACATCAAGGGAATCAAATACGAGGAGCTGGAAAAGGTATTACCAATGCTCCATAACGTCTGTCATAACCAGGGGTATGAGCAGTATGCTAGCGATGTCCTAGTAATTGAAGTCTCGGGTGTCTCGTGGTTTAGTGTAGAACCTGATTGGACGCTGTTCAAACGAGCAGTTGACATGCGTATTATGGGCTGCGATACCTCGTTATCAATGAAGCATCTACCGCCAAACCTCGAAAGACTGATTGTTGAGGAAACTCACATTACGGATGTTGAACACCTCACTAACATGGATAGTCTTGAAGAGATCGTCCTAATTAACCCGACTGACAATCGTTTGACACTAAAGCTTTTGAAAGAGATTTTGAGAACTAACTGTCAAATCAAGCTTACAATCGATAATGTAGAACGTGAATAAAACGTGTTAGTACACGGGCTAATGATGAAAGTCACTAGCCCGTGTACTGTTATTAAATTGTTTTTTTAGGAGAAGTGAGTCTTCTATGAATATACCACGGGGTCACTATAAAGGCTGTGCTCCCATACTACTCTACAGACTAGCTGTTATGAAAAGATTGGTTAACGCCTAGTTTATTTTAGAATAGGATGGTCATATATTATAAAAGTGGCTATTCAGAACAATAGTCTAAATTACGTGGTAGTGCTGTAATCTACCACGCCCACATAATTACTAGTAATAGGACATTATTATGATGCATCACGTATTTACACCAATATTCAAAAATGAAAACAAATTCCCAACAGTAGCTCTGAAAAAGCCCCCAGCGTACCCTGGGAGCGTGGAACTAAAAGGCGTGCGTAACGTCTTCATTGACATTGATGAGCCGATAGACTACTTGATAAGTTTCCCTGTTGATGATTGCCAGTCTATAGAGTTGATTACTATACGCAAGTATAACACACGAACTAACCTCTCAACATGGTTAGGTAAACTCCCTGTGCTTAAAACCCTCATATTACACGACAATAGTAGCTTAGAAAGGGGTATTGTGGGTGCGTTAACAAGTAAAGGAGTGGACGTACACTATGCGAGAGAAACGGTTGATTACCACAACCATTTCGTACGGGTTAAACACCCAAAAGATGGGGTGGGTGTAGATGCATTATTCGGTAGTTGTGTTAGCAACGATCTGACTGCAATCTACCGTACAGGTACGTTTGAGTTAAGCGGGGTCACAAACGACACCGCTGTCGTGAGAAGTAGTGGAGTATCTCTAACAAACCTACACCATTTCATTTACGCTAATGAGGGAGTGTGTCTCAACGACAAGTACGAGGCAATTGCCCCTTTAGTACTAGGGTTAAGCATTGTGGGGGTTCGGTGCTGGAATACACCGTTTAGTTTAAGACCGTTCGTTAATCTAACTTCGTTAACCTTAATAGGCAACGAAGTAGAAATTGAAATTAATGATATACCGCCTAGCTTACGATATTTGGAGGTAGAGCGTTCCCCAATAACGCACCCAAGAGAAGGACTATTAGATAACGTCTTAGAAATTCCACCTATTGTGTGGTAGAGACTTGTTTAGTGTCTTTTAAATACAAGTTAGTATCTTATGACACTAACTTGTACCATTTTAATTAAATTATTTTAAGGATTAGTTATGTTCATACTACGCACACCGATATTTAAAAAAGAGAACGACACTACCGCCATCACTATTACACAACTTCCAAAAGAACCTGGGGATATTGATCTCACGGGTATTAAAACGGTTGCCATCGTCGTCCCGATGGAGTTGAATTTCGGACACATATTCCGAATGATTAAATGTGACTCTATTGAGACCGTGTATTTACATGAGCAACATTTAATATATGAGGAAGTTCGATTATGGTTGAAGGGTCTAACCTCCCTTAAAACACTAGTGGTTAGTGGGGTAATGTTCCCTACTGTAGTCATCGAAGCCTTCGTAAGGGGATGTGAGGTTAATATTCATCATGAACGTATGATGAGAGACTTACACCAACACTACTTAGATGTAAATGGGAGATTTAATATTCGCTTCGCCAGTTGTATATCCGAACACATCCATACACTCCATACTAATGGAGTGCTATGCCTGTACGGTACTACTCTTGATACCGCTATTATAGAAGGGAAGGATATTCCTCTCTTAGAAGCGGTTGAACACGTTAATGAGATGACAGGTCTTTGTTTTAACGATGGGTTTGAGGAAGTCGGCCATTTAGTTAAAGCTTTAACAATCGCGGGGGTTAAAGGATGGAACACACCTTTTAACTTATCTGTGTTTAAAAACTTAACCTCTCTGACATTGACAGACAATAATATCGTTGTCGATCTCAATGATGCACCCAGCTCTTTAAAGTATATTGAGATAGAGAATAGTGTTGTAAAACCCCCTAAAGTAAGATTTCCGCAAGATGTAGAGGTGGTGAATAACACCGCACTATAGGGCTTAAAAATGTAGCTGGGATGTTTAGTCGTCTCAGCTACTTAATATTTTTTTTTATTAAAAATAAAGTTAGAATTATGGAAAAAGCAATTTCGTTAACACATCGAGAATCAAAGCTTATAAAGAAAGTAAACTTAACTACATGTATACCTACTTTAAAAAATATTAATTTAAAAGGGTATAATCGGCTCGTCATCGAGGGTTGTGTGGTTAAGTGTAATGGGGTAAACACTAACCCCTTTTTATCATTAAATAGTCTTCCTATTCAAGGGTTAGGTATTAATGTAATCCATTTTAATAACATTAAATTAGAGCCGAGTTGTAATTTACTTAAACGGTTTAAAAGGTTAAAGCGTGTTTATTTTACAAAGTGTGTTATTAACCCCAATGATTTAAAAGAGCTTGAGAGCAATGGCGTTGAGGTTTACGAAGACGCGTCTTTTGAACAAACAGTACCTCGCAACCATCGTATTGCAAAGTATTATATGCACGACTATAAGTCTGCACTTAGTGTAAACTATAACACTATCTATCAAGACGGTACGTGTGTGATCACCCCTACTGGGCGACAACATCGCGTATCTAAAGTGTATAATACATACGCCCCTTCTACTAAAGGTAAACATAAACCTAGCGTAGAGATACTAGAGGCGTTGCGCCGTGCCTACATAAGTGGGTTGTACCGACATGAGAAAGATATTATTAACCTCACTGTTAAAGATGTGTCCTGTACGGACACACCACTTAAATTTGAACGCTTTACTAATCTAGAAAATTTAGCAGTAATCGATTCTGCTAAAAGTGTCTACTGTATTAAGTTACCCGCCACTTTGAGGCGACTAGAGGTCATTCGTACCCGTCACTTTAAGCTAGATGTGTTGGCACAGCTCCCTAGACTGAACACCTTAGTACTAGATAAGGATGCTTATAGTAAGAATAGCGCTGCGGTGAAGAAGTTACGAAAGCGCGAAATAGACGTAGAAGTAGCTGCTACATGACTGGTAATGTAGTTTTTTACAGGTGTATATTATATTAGTGACTAGAAAAACTAGTCACTAATAATCTATTTTAACTCACTATATGAGGCAACTACAATGTTAACTATCGATTCCAATAACGTTGAACTTTATAATAAAGTACAGATACAGGAGGTATTAAACCCAGTTTTAAACAACAAGCTTGACAGAGTTGAGCTACTGAGTAAAGCAACCACTATCGGTAATGATAGCGTGCTCAAAAAAGTAAATGACCGATATGTACGATCATTACATTTGCGAAACGACACTTTTGACTTACGTCACTTATGTAACGATAGTAGTGTAGCTGAATTACTGCTAGAGAACGCAACGATCCGTAGTATTGACAAACTTTGCGATCTAAAGAAATTAGGGTTTGTTGGCATTGTCTCTAATTCGGTCGTCTTTGACGGTCGCATTGATGACGTAATCCCAACGTTACGTGAGAGAGGTGTGTGGGTAGAGTTCTTCTCACCCAAGACAGGTTTAGGCGATGATGAGGATCGCTTTGTAACGAAGTTTATTATAAAGAAAGGTCCTGGCATTGGCGTTCGGTCGATTTTACTACGTCATAAAAACCTGGAAGAGGTCGTAATCAACGATTACGAAGGAGGCTGGCCTTTCTTGATTAACGAAATCGCCAAGACAAAGGTATTTCACTTAACAATTCAAGGGAATATACCACACCCTGAATTATTACATAACCTAACAACGTTGAGACATCTTACACTTAAAGGTCAAAGTGTACCATTACCAACAGAGATTAAACGTCTTGCTAGTAAAGGTGTGGTCTTAGAAGTGATTGAGGACTAAAAAATGGCAAATGTGATTAACATAAACGGCAATTTAAAAAACTCACCTATCGCAACAGGCGATAGCGTGACTCAAATAACATCTTATGGTGAAGGATATACATATTATGGGACTACGGTTGACATGGGTACGCATCCTGCCCATCGTATTCTAGACCTACCCCACGACTTGAATGGCGTAGATTTGAGAGGTGTAACACACCTTGAGTTTAAAGGCGTGGAAGTCGAGTTGAGACGGTTATGGGGTACTAAGGTACAACACCTCCATTTTGAAGGTTGTATTCTATACAATTTCGATTCCCTAGAAGAATTGCCGTTGAAGACAGTCTCTTACTACAGGCTTGAAGAACCCTTATCATGTAACGATAAGGAAGTACTGAAAAGACTAAAGGTGAAAGGTGTGGTTGTTTATGAAGAAGAACCCTGTTGTTTTTTCGAGCGCATGAGTGGTAACGCACCATTAGACAATTTAGGTGACGACCGCGCATGTATATTATCACTAGAACTACGCCGAAGAAGTTCATTAGAATTAAACCTAGAAGACTTCCCCACCCTTAAACGTCTAATCATAAAGGATTGGCGTGGCTCACATACCACGCTCCTAGATGTAATTGAGCCGTTAGAAATCGACGAGATTATTCTTGTCAACCTACCCACGGGTATTGAAAACGCCATCAACCATATTGGGATGACGAAAGTGCGTACTATGCGATCAAGATAGTGCGTATCATGACGACCATCTACTGCAAGATGAGTCTATTTGTAATGGGTGAAATACACACCCATTACACTAAACTAAACTTTTAAAAGGGAACTTTATGAAAAACGTAATACTATATACCTTAGCCACTGCAACTATCGTAACTGCTTTAAATACCTCGGCAGATGTAGGGCTTGAATGGAAGCCAGCGGACACGTATGTACCATCACCACTGACAGACTTGACCTCGAAAGGGTCTGTGAAAAAATTGAACAAACGTGCAAAATCAGTGAGTTCAGTCCCCGTATTCGCCACGAGTAAGCAACTCTTCGAGTATATCAAGACTACGTCCTTTTTCGGGTGGGAGTTTGTAGAGGGGAGACACTACCAGTTGAAACACTATGGTGTCTTTAATAGAGAGATCAAGGTTGATAACATAGCCGCCATGCATTCAATAGCGAAGAAGCCATTGTTAGTTAAAGCTAGAAAAGCAGTAATACAACATTGCCTTATGTCAAACCTCGACCTCCCTAGAACACATAATAAAGTGACGTACACTTTTAAGTCAGTGGGTGCTTTTATTCCAACACGATTGCACAAACAATCGGTGGGTAAAAAGACCAAGGCTAAAAAAGGTAAGTAGTGGTATAGTCTAATTGTTTAGTATAGAAAGGTGGTCAGTTATCCACCTTTCTATTAATTTTAATATAAGGTAATAGAAATGGAAAATGTGAAATATTTTGAAGAAATAGTCGTTGGTCAGAATATGGTTTCTTCTGTAAAAGTAAATGTATTATTTTTTAATAATGCCACCATTAGAAACCCAATTGCTATTAAACAAGACCTTGATACACTTGTATTCACAGGTGACGGGTTCGTGTACGATGTACTAATCACAGGTAGCGTAAATTGTATTGTTATTGAGAATTGTAGTATTAAGACGCAAGACTTGTCAGCCATTAAAGGCTTAAAGACGGTGTACTATGAAGGTAGTACTGCCAAGAAACACGTAGCACCTTTACTAGCTTGCATTGATGCTGGTATTGAGGTACGTGTGCGTCGTGAAATTGGAGAGATTATAAAAGGCTCTACTATCATCCCAGATGAAGCTTTTAGAGGGGTGTCATGTGGACTTATTGCGCCTATCGAGGTCGTTAGTAGTAATGTTGTCAACAATATCTTCAGGTTAAGAGACGATGCGCTGAATATAATGCTGACTGTCGATAGTCAACCAGACTTCAGTTTATTGAAAGGGTATAAACATTTAGACTTTCTTTCTGTTACAGGAATGGGGTTTAAAGTCGATTTAAAAGACCTACCGTTAGACAAGTTGGGCTACCTCCACGTTAGTGGAGGTGAGGTGTTAAACACCGAACTCTTTAAAGGCTCTGTTCTAGATATTATGTAAAATATCTATTAGTATAAAGGTGGTTTTCCACCTTTATACTAACTAATGCATCATATTTTTTTTTAAAAGGGTTAATATAGCTAATTATAAACATATATTATAAGTATGGTATTAAGGGATAATACCATACTTTAAATTTATAAGAGGTTATTAAGATGACAACACGTCGTGAACAATTAAAATATGACACCTTCCTTCAATTCAAAAACATCCTAAATGGGAATAAAGGAGTGGAAGCGCGGAAAACCCTGTCAGGTTTTTTTAATCATGCTTTCGTACTAGATTACGAATGTAGTGTGACGGGGGAGGCGTACGATGCCGTCGAACTATTAGAGAAGTTAAACTCGCTCCCTTGCGAGCGCACGAGGATTTTGATCTTGTGTAAGAAAGATCAGATCACGATGGTTGAATTGGGTCGTATTTATATGCAGGCCTATGCAGTCCGTAATAGAAGAAGTGATATTCGCTATTTCCTAAAGGCGTATAAATCTCGCATCAAAGAGATGCTAGTACATATTACTTTCTTCGCTTTATATGGAGAATTTAACGGGGTTAAATTCTAAAACAAGCGCTTAATCACGACCATGTTCATATATGAACATGGTCTCATACTAAAAGGTATTTTAAAATGAGTAAGCTAGATAAGAAAATATTAGTAGACTTAGTGGACTGGGTGTCCACTACATTATTCTACCAGCATGGGACGAGCGCCCGTAATGAATTAACAATATTTTACTTAAAGTTAAGTAATATGACAGAGAAGGAGACTGTCCCTGTAAATGAGGACCGTATAAGAGATATAATAGTGCGAGAGATTGATCACGTTAAAGATAAGGTTGTTAAAGAGCGGTTACAGCGTTATGTTGAAATGGACCACAAGTACATCATTGCAGGCGCACATGTTTTTTTTACAGCAAGAGAATTGTTAGGGTTTACATATCTACCTTATACACACCCATTAACGCTTGTGAGAGAGTTATGGTTAGACGGGCTACTAAAATGGCGAATAGTTACCGCCGCACACCCTTTACCAGAATTGAGCCATGATAACTCAATGACGGAAGAGAATACGGTTAGTCTAGCAAGGTTAGTCATTGATGGTAAGTTTGGGGTTAAGTCACGTACTACTTACGTTCTGTTCGCATTGAGACTTTACATGGTGTGTAAGGAGAAAAATATTACGTGGGGGTCTTTACATTTTTATACCGAAATAAAAGACGTAATAAGTACACTTGATAAAGGGAGTGTACAAATGTCTCTTATTATGTACCAAACAACGAACCCTAAACTTTTAAAAGTGCTTGTAGAGAGCCTAGTTGCTCATTTAAAAGAGGAAAGACTAGTGCCTAAACTTAAATTTTTCTATACAGCACCATATAGTTTTGTAAGAGAGCGCATCTTACGTAAAAAGTTAAAGGGTCTGGGGAGTGTATGATAACCTTTAAGCGTGGGAATATCTTTAACGCCACAGAGATGGCGATTATCAACCCTGTTAACACTGTCGGTGTTTCAGGCGCAGGTCTCGCACTGGCGTTTAAGAACCATTACCCTGAAAACTACACTCTTTATAAAGAGGCTTGTAGCGAAGGTCGTCTTCGTATAGGGAGCGCGTTGATCCACTCAATTAACGGCGCTTATGCGCCATACTACATACTAAACGTACCGACTAAAAAACATTGGAAAGATGAGTCTACGAAAGAGTATGTGAAAGCCGCGATAGATGTAATATATCAATGTAGTGTAGACATGAATCTACATTCAGTCGCGTTACCACCATTAGGTTGTGGTTTAGGTAAACTGGAAAGGTCTGACGTATACCCGTCGATGATTGAAAAATACATGGGGACAGACACCCATTTCGTAATATATGATATAGGATAGATAATATGAACCACTTAAAATTCTTAGGTGATATGCCTACCCAATTGCTTCTAGAGCGCGAGCTAGAGCTGAGTGATGTAAACTTGTCTAAGTTGAAAAAACGATGGAATGTGGTAGATGAGGATAGCGTCGACGATGCTCTTTTAAGAACAACATTACGTAAAGAAAAAGAGGTACTAGAGGGGCAAATGAGGGGTCTCCTATACCAAAACATCTACAATCGTTTAATGGAGGATTGTTCGTTTTATAGTAAATTAGAAAACCCTCTCACTGAGGGGGAGTTAAAAGACGATTATATGGAGGTTAGACTTATGGTTATTAAATCATCATTAGCGAAAATTAACACGATTAAGAACCCTCGTATAAAGAAAGAATTGATAAGAGAGTGTACAAAAGCTTACATTGCCGTAATTTGCGGTAGTGGATACAATTTAACTTAAGTAATAAGAGGTTATTATGAACGACGTATCATATTTTTTCACAGTGTCTGTTGTCATCGAGCGACATTCAAGACAACTTGATGTAGTGAAAGTCCGTCAATTATTAGAGAGGGATTGTGGGCTGGTTTTCACACCAAACGCGACTTTAGCAGAGGTGCGGAGGAGGCTTCTAGACAGAGTGTATAGTTACCCTAAAACTAACAAAGCTGGTATTTTGTTAGATCGTTCTGTGACACAACTCTATTTGAGAGAGTGTAGTATTGAGACGGAGGGCGATTCATGATCGAACAATTAATAAACCTTTTGGTAAAATGTTTGCCAGAAGATGAGTCACTGACGTTTGATGCCGTGGTAGACTCCATTGATGATGACGACGATGATAGTGAGCCAATCGATGTAGGCGAACACCTGCACCGTGATTTAGAAGAGTAGCGTGGATGTATGGGAGGTAGTTAGACTACCTCCTATACATAATCTGTTTTAATATTTTTTTACCACTTTAAAAAAATAGTTTGTGTAGAAATGAAGGAGGTTCTAATGTAAAATTAAGAAATGGGTTATTGGTAAATTTTTTCAACAATTAGGAAATCAACATGAAAGTAAAAAATACATTATTAAACGATATAGCAGATTCGCTAACACTACCTAACACAGAGTACTCTGAAAAGGATAAAGAAGCTTGTAAAAAGCATATTAACGGCTTCATACTTATTGAATTAAGCGAAAGTGATCTACGTGCCCTCAATACAAAAGGGTTCACGCAAACGTTATTATGGTTAAATAATAGACTAAAGTTTGGCTTTGACAATGATAAAATAGTAAAGATTATTAATGACGGGCGGTCAAAACCTGATGTACTAAAAGTGTTTAAATCTGGGTTGACCACTCATGACCTCGACCTATGCTTAATGTCTATTGATATTAAAATGATAAATTCAGTATTAATAGAATTTAAAAAGGAGATATTAGAATACGCAACTTTTAAACTTGAAGAAACTGGTAGAGTAAACGACGGATTGGTCGGTGAAATACTGGAAGAGGCTAGGGAAAGTAGCGAAGAAACCTTGTTTTATGTGAATGATGTCGTGGTAGTTACCGCACTATACGATATACTGAACATAATTAATAGTAAAGTAGAGCGAGCTAATTACACCATATTAAACTTCCTAGTAGAGGTGGAGCGTGCATATGGTGTGACCCGTGATTTAGAAGCTATGGGCGATGTAGCGTTAACGGGTGTATTGGGTAATGGTGACACTAATACGCTTATTTACTTTTTACGAAAGGTTCTCGAACCCTACGCACTATCTGAAGGAGAGATCGCGTCTTATAATATCACTGAGCAATATCAACGCGTATTGAACGAACTTAATACCTTATTTAACAAGTCTGTAGAGGTTATTAACGGGTTGACTATTGATGACATGGGTGATTATTTCGATAATCTTGGGAGTACTTTAGAAGCTGAGAAGAGTTTTGAAAAACTCTTTGAAACGTTAATAACAGGGGGTATTACAATAACACCTGTAAAGACAATAGCTAGTTTTAAGCAAGCTATTGAAGGTAATATTGATGCTATATTAAATACTAGCGTTGCGACAGGGATCGCTATACTGGAAAAAATATGTCAAGAATACACTATCTTTAGAGATAGTGATGAAATAATCGCTTGTGTTAAAGAACAAGTGGCTCAAAATAAAATGAATAATAATGAATATTTTTCTATTATTCTCAAGGTGTTTGAGCATAGTGTAGATGTCACTAATGTAGATTCCGTTTTAGTGGTTGAGTTTGACAACATTATTAAGCAGCTATTGAAAGAACCTCTTGCTGACTTATTTAGTGGTCGAGATAGTGTCTTCATAAGTGGGTCTCGGTCTATTGTACGAGAATTACCTCCTAAAGTGATTAAAGGACTTGATGTTTTAATGACTAATAACGAAATCGTGTTTGTGGGGGATTGTAGCGGTGTAGACACGCTTGTACAAGAATACTTGAAGAAGCACCACTATGAAAAGAATGTGATGGTCTACTACTCAGGTAAACAACCGCGTAATTTAGCAAGCGGTCTATTCCATTTACGCTACATCGAAGCGAAGAGTAGTAACGGACGTATCTTACACATGGCTAAAGACTTTCACATGAGTACGGATTGTACGAGAGGTATTGTAATATGGGATGGGAAGTCAGTTGGTAGTATGGAAAATTTTAAACGACTGACGAAGATGGGTAAAAGCGTAAACGTTATTACGCAACCTCACAATGGGGGTCGTAAATGGAATCAGGTATAAACGTACCCTTGTTTTTTGTTGAACTATACGAGCACCCCCACAGGTATGAAGCGTATGTCGAAAAAGCAATGGGTTTAATGTTGGTTATGCCTAGGCAACTCATTGTCCCTTTAGATGTTAGGTATGTAATCGACTTAGTGTGTATAAATGACGACTACTTACTGGATAATATCGATTTAAATGGTGGGGTACTTACGAGCACAGCGCTTTTTAAAGACCATGTTTACTTTTCAAAATGGGTAAATGGTTTACCCCAAAACGATCGTAAACTAGCAGTTGGTCACATAGAACGACTCCTAGACCATAATCTACCCGATTGCCCCGATAACATACTTGAAAAGATGAGTGTTCTAAAAGACGATGTTGGTATGATTATATGGTTAAACCACCGCTACGGGTTAAATGAAAATTATAACCTTTCTGTAAACCCTCTGCCATTTGAAGAGGTAGAGTCGTTTTTTAGAAAGTGTTTAAATTGGTTTAAACGCCACTTTTAAGTAAAATGTAGGGGAAGCTATTATGCATGTATTTAGTAAAGAAGAAATGTTTGCTAAAAATTGGACTTATGTAGTAGATTATTACGAATGTAGGATAAACTATGATACACTATATACGTTCTTTAAAAATAGTAAATTAATTATCCCTGTGGTAAGTTATGTCCGCGTTGATAAACCGTTATTTATAATTAATTTAATTTGCTTAAACAATAAACGGTTTTTAGAATCTATTGACGTTAATCTATTAAATGAAGTAGAGGTAATTGATAAAGGTTATTCTTATTACCACCCTATTGTGAAATGGGTCAATACTAGGGTGGGAAAGGAGCGTTATAGTATTATCTATCACATTAAGTGGTTAAAGCATCGTGTTACAAAACCTTTGAGTGGGGGCGTTAATATTATTCATGCGGTCGACGATGGTGGTGATACAAACCATTACTTTCTTTTTCTAAATGGGTATGTACCACACACTATTGATAAAGTTTCTAATATGGAGAAAACTAGTTTTAATTTTACGTTAGCCGCTACCTTAATTACAAAACAGTTAATGGGGTCTTTAAAATATGTTGTAAGTCGATTGAAAAACTTATTTAAATAAACAACATATTTTGTAACAGCTTACACGGTAATAAAATACCGTGTAAGTAAATATAGTGAGAAATAAAGGAGAACTCAAATGGAGTCAAAATATACAATTTTTAAAATTGATGAACAATCTTTAAAAGAAAAACTAAGTTTAGTACATTACTATTACAATACAGTAATTAAACTGGCACCAGAAGACATTCTTAGTCTTTTTGCATCTTTTTACACAAGACGCGAACTTAAACAAGTCGAGCCTATGTTATTCAACCGTACAACAACTGAGTTTATTAACGAACCTGAAGAAACAAAGGTGTATTTTACAGGGCAACCACTATACCCATTGGTCAATAAAGCGCTCGACGCACTTATTGATGAAGTTAAATACCTAAACCACATACACGGCGATAAAAAGGAGATGTCATGAAATTAGCACCCACCAAGTTAAGTGTAAAGCCCTTACACTACCTGCATGACGGGGGTTTAGAAGCTCTTTGTAAAGAATATGATATTAGTGAAAGTGTCTTGGATGCGATTGCTAAGAGTACAAGAGCCGTCACTAGAGACGACTTTACTAAAATACTAGATGCTGGGTTTAGACTAGACCGCGATTTTAAACCATTCGCCGTTGCATACGTGCCAGAAAAATATAATACGCTCAAAGCTTTTATAATGTTTAGAGCTATCGAGCTATGTCCTAAATGCGCGACTTCCAACAACTTTAATAAACTGCTAAGTAACTATTTGAACGGCGATACGCGGCTATTTTTAGCCATGTTGAACGACGATGATTACCGTAAGTCGCGTTTAAATAATATCACTTTTAGTGATGACACAGGTATTGATAAATGGGTGGAGTCGTTAGCTACAGGTATTATCGACTGCTATAACGGCTCTACACAGACCACTGTAACTTACGATGTTATCGCTAATACAATTCTTGATAACTTACGCGCTTATGTAGGCGATATTGTTACGCAGCACGGGTATTGTCCTGTCACTGTCACTTACGAAGGTTTCCATATACAAGTTAATGAGTACGCGAGAACAACACCACCTTCTCGAACCACTCCTTCAACAGGGACACAATTACCAATTTGTCTCACTGATAGAGTGAATAATTTAGTCGACCTACTCGTTAAAAGAGTGGATTTGATCTGCACGAAAGCCTCAGTCGTAGATAACAAAGTGGTTCGTATTAATTCATATTTAGCCTACGCTAAATACACTATCTGGAAAGAGGTAGTGGGTGATCAGTTCAACGATAGTCAAAATCCCTTCCCGCTTAATCAATTCATACCTAGAGTTAGTGATCAACTATTAGGGTTTGAAAAAGTGTTATTGAAAGCTTACATTGCGGGAGAAATTCGACCCTTGAAAGGTCTCGAAGAACTTGGCCCATGTAAATTACATGAACCCGATCTCGAAGCTTTTAAAGAACAACTGGTTAGGTTCGTCACAGAATTGAACGAACGTTGAAAGTTGTAGTAAACCGTGGGGTGTTGGTTGGCGACCAACACCTATTTTTTTTTAAATAAAATAAGAGACTATGTTAATGTACACCTCCGTGAATAAAGAACTGATCCTATTAAAACCTGTCGTGTCATTTTTTAGTTCAATTACTAATGAGTTAAATAAGGAGAGTCTAGCATGTAATAACGTAATCTATCATTATTTCACCAAAGAAGAGTGGAATACGTTAATAAATACATCTTGTACTCACGTAAACGACGAACCAATTTTCTGGGAGCAGGATAGTGTTGAAAAGCGCGATGCGTTCTGTAAAGATGTTTTACAACTGTACAGTTTTGGCTCTAATTTCTCGATTGATAAAGACCCATTCATCCTTTACCTAACTGTACGTGCGATTGAGAAAGTTAGTCGAACACCGATAAATGAATTAGATTTCAACGATCCAGAGCAACCTATCATTGAAGAAATGATTCGGTATATGGATATACACGCTTTAGATAGCTGGAAATTACAAGGGTATGTTGATGAGGTGCTCGCACATTGTGAATCGCATATAGAAAACATGGTACAACGGCCTTTTGCACCCATCGTCGACGAATTTGTAGATGTTTTATTAGCTGGTCATCCTGTGCGATATAAAGGGTTAAGCCATAACTTATTTGACAAGTTGAGCGAGGGACAAATTAAGCAATTACATCTCCACCTCACCTCTAACAAGTTAGATAAATTACGCGGAAGTTTCGGTAACTATGAAGGCGAAGAGCTGGCCCGTTGGTTACGCCACCCAAAAATCGTAGCCGAGCTTAAACAGCGTTTTTTCGATAATTTACCAACACTAAGACTTACACCCTTACACGAAAATGAAAAGCCTGTAATGATCCCTACAGACAGTGTTATGCCACGTTTCGTAAGTCAAGCTAAAACTTTTTTAGGAGTAAAGTAATGAAAACTACATTAAGCGTACAATATCAAGAAGTGTTCGTATTGAGAAGAGCTGAAAATGTTTTCCGTAGTGCAGTAGAAGATAATATATTCTCACCTTTTCAATATTTCAGTCAAGAGGTTATTGATAGTGCTGATAGTAACCGTATCAGCGTACCCCGCACCCTTGTCGAACGGTCGGGTGGGCTAGATAGTTTTGTCATTAAGAAATTCCAGCGTATTTTAACCGATATGTGTACAGCTTATGTTAATGGTAAAGTTTCTATTTTGGACGACGATCTGTTCTTACACTTTCTGTTTAGTAACATAATACCACATTACTTTAAAAACCGTGTAACGCTCGATAATATGACATTAGCGACGTTAAGTGCCGCCGCAGTATACTTAAAGAGTATTCGGTGCGCTCATAGCGATATTCTTAATGTAGGGTTACTACTCCAGTATATGCAAAAACCACCCGTATGGTTAGACCTACCTTGGGAAGTCGAGCAAGCCTTATCGCAACACCTTACTACTATTATAGGGTCATGGGATCGACCTGATAAGATTGTCGAGAAATTACTCTTTCGCCATAGTGAAGAGCTTTTAAGTCGTGCGGTGAATACCTATAAACGTATCGAACAGAACTCATCTGGTAAAGATGATGTTGTGGGTAAAATGCTGTCCTTAAACCATAGGAACTTTAACGAGTTAAATACTATACTACTAGTCCTTGCATGTAGCGGTCAAACAGAATCGCTGGAGAAACAATTAGTATAATTATTTAACATTTTTGTGGGTGTTAGGTAAATGAAGGATTATCTCTTAACTCATTGACCGACACCCTATTTTAAATAAAGGGGAAATTTATGAGTGAAAACTACCCATTGCTCGATGATCAGGGCGCTTTATACAACTATGTGGATATAGTAGAAGGTTTACGAGATACTTGTCATGGAAGTGTGCAACAAATAACCGTTAAGAACGATTCGCGACTCCCTGTAGAAGACGTTGCGAAACACAATGCCAGTGTTATTGTGCTTGAGAACTGTGAAGTGTCAGGAGACTTCAATGTTCTTACTAACTATGTTGTGCCTAAACGCATGTATTTGGATAACGTCACGTTACTCAGTGAACTTACTATGCCAAATACGAAAGCTATTCGCGCCATCGTTAGCGAATTAAAAGATTATGGGTGTGCTGTTAGCCACCCTAACCTTAAACATTGGGCTGACGGTCACATTGCTAAATTTACCGAATTTGTCATCACACATAGTGATTTGAGGCAAGAGGTCGTCATACAAGATAAGACGAAAGACAAATTCTTAGATGTTAGGAAAGAACTCCGCAATGTGGTTTATGAGTGGCGAAGCTGTTCATCGTTATTTATACTCGATTGCGATCTTACTGAACATCAAATGGTTTTTAAACCATTAGTACGGTTAGAACGTTTAGTACTTTCTAACTGCCGTAATTTTTGTTTCAATGGGAGCTTTCCTAGTAACTTAGCGTCTTTGATATGTGTTAACACCACTATTAAAAACTTGCGAGAACTAGTCGCGTGCCCTTCTTTAAAGGTCGTGACAATCACTGAAAAGCAATACTATTTTGATTATGATAGTGTTGAATATTTACAAAACCATAACATTTACGTAAAAACAGGAAATTAAATCATGGAAAATAGTAACATCGTTTGTACAGACAGTCAAATTGAAAAAACGGAGAAACACTACATCGATTGCATTGGGTTCTTCCCAACTGCGTGTGATACGCTCACCGAAAAACGAATTACAAAAGTGTGTAGTGATAAAGGTTCTGAAGGTGTTGTTCAACAGGGCGATTATTGTACTCGATTAGAATTAAGTTTTATAATGCGAGCACAAAATCCCTATAATGATGGTGATCTTACTTACTATACTACTAAAGACATCCTTAAAGATAAAACGGCTGAGGAAATTAATAAAACGGTAAACCATATAACAAATACTACGTTATGTTTATTACTATTGCGTACAGATTACTCACTGTACTATGTGAGCAACGCAGAGACTATAGATAATGCCTTTATCGCTGGTAGTCGGATGGGACTTAACAACCTTGCCTACACGCCCTACCATTTCTTAGTTAAGCGTCTTACACCTATTGAGAAACAGACTTTAGACTTCTTTAAAGGTCGTGCGGAGTTAATGGAAAAGACAGGTAGTGTAGGGACTGACACACTACTTAAAGAAATCGAACTACAGGATATTTATAAATATGGTGGTAAAAAACCAAGCCCAAGCCCTGCACTATCTAAAGAGATTATTAAACTCGTCCGCTGTCTAAACCATTACTGGGCTTACATTTTAAAGAAACCTAACTTACTCCACGAAGCGATCATGTGTTCTGGGTTAACACTACCTCCAGAACTTTTAAAAGACATGCGTGACGCTATTGATGTAGGGCGTAATGACAAGTTTGATGATGCCCACCACCTCGCGCAACATTTGGGGAAATATACGGAAATTAATGAGGTGGACTTAAACTACTACGCAGATGTTGATTGTTATGACGTTTGTGTAGACGCTATGTTAATGATACGCACTAACGATATGTACAAAACGTTTGATTTTGAGAAAACTAACGCTACTCATGTTCGCTATGCGTACGTCGTTAATGCGCTAAAATCTTTTGTCAATAACGACGATGTTGATTATACCACATTAGACCCTCTATTACTAAATATTAATATACTTAGAAAACATGTAGCGGAGGAACTTTCACCTGACGAGAAAGGCTCTTTAGATGCCTTAGTATCGCTTTACGAAAATAAGGTAAAACGTGTAGGGTTAGGAAAGATACTTAAACTTATTAAACCGCTTACAGCGACCTATCAACTAAGTGAGGCTAAAATAGAACTCGGTTTAGTTGCGACAGCCTGGGTATACAAAGACGTTGTTAAACGTAACGTCAGTCGAATCTACAATTATGTAAAAGAGCGTGTAGGGGTTTGTGATAAAAATAGCCTATTTAATATCATCTACAAAGTTTGCGTGGATGATAAATTCGATAATGGCGTGTTCGACCATTACTTTAGACGGTATTATCGCAATCAACCTGAAATCGAGGTATTTAAACTGTATTTAGGTGTACTACAAGACCTTGAACACAATGTAAGGTGTGATGGCTATACCATTGATCGTTTTAAAAGTAGTGCGTTATTAGAACATATGGATCACTTTTTAAAAGATAGTAAAGAAGCTGGCCTAAAACAACAATTTTATGTGTACCTTCGTGACACGCTTAATAACGATGTTGAAGCGGAACATAGTCTAATCGCTTTGGTAAGAGATTATTTGAGTAAGTAATACGTTAGTGTAGAGGTATAGAAACTATACCTCTCTTCCTTCATAAACTAGGAGATAAATATGAGTGTTATTGATGTGAATGTCGAGGTTGGTCAAACGCAAGACCGCGCTGTTATTAAACTGTTGCGAGAACAAATTGGTGGTTTCTGGTATAATATCTTACGAGACACGCCAATGGAAGCTGAATTTAAAGAAACGGTTGGGTTGTTACGACATTATAGTGCTTGTTTTATGAATCAAACCAATCACGAAATTCTCTCCGCGTTGGAGGACCAGAATGTCCCGCATTATAACTACCTAGTCAAGTTACTTGATTACGGAGCGTTTACTGATGTAATCTGGCATACACCTGCCACGTTACCTAATGCGCTAAAACAATCTGTGCAATCAAAAGGTCTCGACACTTGGTTGTGCAGCTTACCGAAACCACGTATTAATTTATCTGATCTCACGAGTTGCGCTAATACACATACTTACAATAGAGGGGTGATTACCAACTATCTTTTAGAAGCCTGCCCGCCTTTTGAGATTGTTGATGAGGTGCTTGTGCAGCGGATAGGAAGTGGACTTGGTTTTATTATTGCAGAAAAGGGGGTGTTTTACAACATCACCTCAATAAAAGATGCCGTGCTTACAAACGCAGAAGTAAATGTATTATATAACTACACCACCCAAATAGAAAACTTAATCGAATTTAAAAAGGGGGGTAAAAAAATACATAGACGACCGAATAGTATTGGTAGTATAGGAAACTATACCCAAAATCTTGTGAACAACCTGTGCGATCATCTTGTTGTGAACAATACATCTGTCTTGAACGAAGCGTTACAAGACACTATCATAAACCACCTTAAAACCCATTAACCGTAGGACCTATATAAAATGTTATCTATTAAAGAATTCATGGAAACGACATATGTTGATCCTGATGAACGAACATTTCGTGAACACTCTCTTGAAGATGTACTACCCCTCATGCTAAAACATAAAGAAGCGTTGTTAAGTACATTAGTACTATATAACAACCCTTTAAACGCATACGACATTCCGTTACGAAACTATATGGTAGAATTACTACCCACCCTTGACGAAGACTATGTTAAAGAACATTGCCCGCGCCCCCCGTTAGATGTACCATCACACTGGAAACCTTTCCTCCATAAGGACATCATTATCGATGGTAGATATATTAAAAATAGTCAAGAATATGGCACATTACCATCGACTGAAGAAGTTTATGATCGGCCTTTACGTAGAGGTCAAGCTGCTTCATTGTTGTGTAAGCTACAACCAAGAGTTCAGCAACGTTTTGTTGAATTGATGTACATTCTTAACATCTACCGCGATGTTGAGGTTACAGCGCAAGAGATCATGGTGATTGTTAAAGAGGAAGGGTCGGATGAGCTGACACGCGCAATGAACGCATGTTTTAATACTAGTGGTGTGAAGTCAATACAACACACTTTTGATACAGACCTCACACCATTGGAAATCGAGACTACGTTAGCCCATAAACTAGATGAACTACTTTTTAATAAAGGAATAGTTTTCCCTCAATACGTTTATGTTAGTAGACAAACTGCTTTACTAGCGAGTATCGGTACAGCACTATCGAGAAACTACCCAGACTTCTGTAAGGGGTATGAACTACCCCCAGGCTGTATTGAGGCGGTGGATAAAGGTATTGTAGATGGTGTGGCTACACAGGGTGTGGATTATGCGGATATTACACCTAGTCAGCAAACTTTCGTAGAAAAGCTTTTAATTAAATTAGTTGACCATTATACTGGGTTCGTGACAGAAAACCTCGCTTTACCTGAAGAAATCAGTCAAGTGGTTAATGATCTGGAAAATAATGTGGTCTTGAAAACAGTAGTAGGTCAGTTATTACACACTCATCGTCAAAACCGTAAGGGTATTGATCAAAAAGAGGCGTGGGTGTTAGACAACCTTAAAACTACACTATCTGAAGACGACTACACTACCTTTGCAGGGTTAGTAGAGAAGCACGGATACAAGACCTTGTTTAATATCCCCTTAAAGTTAGTCGACCCAACTAAAGAAGAGGGTGTCACACTTGACTTTCTAATTGAGTATATTGAAACGGAAGGTTCGCGGTTTGTGAAAGAATACCCTTACACATAAATGAAATGAAGGAAATATACGCTACTAACTAAGTTAGTAGCGTATATTATAAATACTATTTTTTTTTCTATTAAAGGATTTAAGAAATGAGCGACGCACTAATTAAAGATTTTTGCGAAAAAGTGGTGGTAGAGGGTTGTGTGGAGGATATATGTATCGCATTACCGTATTTAAAGAAGTGTGAAGATATTAACTACATTAAACATTCTCCGCTTAGTTATCTACCTCCTAATATTTTTCGTTTATTAATAGAATTAATTAGTAAAAACAATAACAACCTTTATGACGAATTAGATGAAATACTTTTTAAAGAACTGTTTAAAGCTCCTGTTAAGGATGGACTGGCTTTCCAAACACATGCGATACTCCGACAAGGGTGGTCTAGTTATACAACTGAATATATTTTACAGGATAATATTGTAGTTGATAGTATAGCAAATATGTTACCTCAGTTCGATTTGTTCGAGCGACGAAGTGTTGTAGAGCTATCTATTGTCTTAACCCACTATAAAAGCAACCCTACGCCATTTCAAGAACATTTAAAAGTCTGTGAACGACATTTGTCACCATGTGCGTTACTAAGGCTCACGCAATTCTATAATCTTTATGGTAATAGTGATTTTAAAAGGGCGGTGGTTCATGAAAATGGGTCTTTTAATATTATTACACCATTAGGATTATACTTAGACAAAGGTTTAAGTGAAGACAACCCTTATGACGAGAAAAGTGTGGTTGACCAACATTATAAGTTCAGATATTTTATTAGGACTATTTTAGAAACATATTTTGAAGACTATTTAAAACAAAATGATGTCTTTAAACCTTACATGGATAAACCTCTACCAGTACCTTATAAACCAACTACCAATATCGTTACTAAAGTAATGTCGGGTACAACACCTCATGAAAAAGAAATTGTAAAACGTTTATTTAATTCAATCAATCTTTACCAGAAACGGAATCTAAACTACACAAAAACTAAACTCTCTCAAAAAACGTTATCAATAATCGAAGTTTTTAAACAAGGTGGATATGTTTAAATTAATTTAACCATATATTATAATTATGGTTGTTAAATATTTAACAACCATAACCTTAAATATAGGAATAAAACTATGGACGACTTCGCTGAATTACTAACCAAACTTAGTAAGATTAACAATAAACATGAAATGTTATTTGTACTGGTACAGGTTGAGAAATACCTGGATAGAGTACGGAAAGACATTTACACCACAGGACCATTAGATAGACACGAACCAACGATTAATAATTTTGTCAAACAACTCTTGACATTTGAAGATGTTGAAGGTGCGCTTGACACTTGCATCTACTCGCTACGAAACGATGGGGTTTGTCTAGAGGATTACAGAGTCGCGCCTAAATTGAGGGCGTGGAACCTGTTTTGGATGAAGTATACAGGCATGACTGAGGCAGAATTACTTAAGGGTATTAAAGGTCATATTCTTGGTTTTATAGAGGACGTGGGCAGTTATGAGCGTAGAGGTTTTTTTGAAATATTTTACATTCTAAACCATTATCATAACTTAACCCTAGAGAACGACTACCTCACTACCCTACTCGAAGAGCATTTTTCGCCCGAAACAATGGGCGTGTTTAACACTGTTTTTAACACTTGGGGAATGGATGGAGATAGTGCGGTAAAATGGTTCGTGGTTTCCTCTAATTACCACAAACTTCCTCTTCACACGCCTGGAGCAATCGCACTCGACAAGACGTTCTGTAATAGAGAATATCCGTGTCAAACGCGTACGCTGGGTCTTAACGATAACCATGACCTCTTTAGTCATATATGCTACCTATTAGTTAAGAAGCGTCACCCACTATACTTTAATAACATGCACCATGAGTTAAAAGATCATGGTATTGTATTGAAACCCCACCTACACGAAAACCTAAATATGATGGAAGAGCGCCTTAAAAGTATTGCCACACCTGCGGAAATGGTGCGGTATAATGCACTCATGGAAGATATTAAAGCATACTACCCGAAAGCATAGGGTAGTTACCGTAGTTAAATATCAACAATGTCAATAAAGTGGGAGTAAACTACTCTCACTTACTCCATTAACAAAAGGAACATATTATGCAAACTCGAACGCTTACAATATTAAACACCGCCTCCACAATCATGCGTGAAAAAGGTGTTGATGACATTACCGTTTTTAAGAAACTACTTACCAACTTAAAAGAGGAAGACAAGACTTCTCAAAAACATATTGAAAACTTCATTAAAGGAAGTGGGACTGTCTTAACCGACATATTGGGCGGATGGGTTGTTAGTAAAGACCCATCATGTTATGATGAAAATCTAGCGAAGATGTTTGAAACCGTACTGGAAAAAGAGTCTCCTGAGAATGTGTACGAAGGCATTACTAACGTGTGGGGGAAAAGAACCATTGATTGCAAAATCAGTGATGTGTCAGGTAATGGGAACAAATGTCAAACTATCAAACAAATAGTTGGCGTTTTAAGTTTCTTTAGAGTAGAGATAGATGAGGGTTCATTAGACTGTATAATTGCCCTAGTTGAACAACATTTCACAACTACGGTCGCAAAAGACTGTAGACGTTACCTACTATCGAAGAAGATCAATTGTTATAGTGACATAACAAAAAGCTTAGAAGAAGTGCGTGTCGATCAAGAATGCGTGTTCCCCATAGACTTCACAAGAAGTATTGTTGTAGCCGTAGTTGGCGGTGTGCTAACAGGGTTGTTTACAAAGTTAGACCAACCTTGGTACCCATCTTATCTAAACCCATACTTCACCATTTACCACACTATGGGCTTTAAAGTTAATAACGGTACGAGACAACTAATGTTCTCGAATATAGGTGGCGAGACTGGCGAAGATAGCCGTTGGTTAGCCGCCTTGTATAAACACACGGTTGATGTCGATTTAGTTGACAAATATATCAACGCTTGCATTGATAGTGTCGTTGACTCAAAAACGAGTACAGTTACTATACCAAGTTCTAAAACATCAACATTATCCTTCGATAAGAACGTTAGTAGTGTGCTAACTTACCTCGGGTATGATCGCGAAGGCGCGGCTCCCCAAGCTGTCGCTACCGCATTAGGTAAAGTGTTCGGGGAAGAGGCGCGTAAAGTAGGTTCTCATGGAATGGATTTTGAGCGGGTGGTTGAACCTAATCACTCACAAGCAGATTTCCATAGCGCCTATATGTTTAATAAGTTACTAACTCAATTACTAGATGAGGAGGCTTATAAAGAGTTGGGGATTACCCAAACGTCGTTAGAGGTGTTCGTCGATTGGAAACATAGTAAACATGCGTTTAGTCTTGACCCTACGACCCTAAGCGGTGTTAAGAATCTAATTACTTGTGTTTTGATAATACTTCAAAGCTATGGTGAATTAAATAGAAAGAACATCATAACATTTGTTAAAAAATGTGACCTTAACACTTTAGTTACACGAGCGCTTAAGTTAGACTCGCCAGTCACTACGCACGAATTGAACGCATTGAGTATAACTGTAGACTTCTTTAAGGGAGTCTTAACAGATGTAGCATTAATGGGTAATTTATATTACCTGTCACTAGATACGAATACTATCAATTTCGTCAGCGTCAACAAGTTTGTTGTTAGTTTTATCCACAGTCTCTCAGTAGATGAGTTTGAAGATGCTAATAAAAAAGTAGATGTGGTGTTGTTAAGCGGCCTTTTTAAAACGTTGAAGTATGCTAAAGAACGTTTTGCAGTAGATGTGCGCGAAATCATAATGCGTGCCGCTAAAGTTGCTTATGGTGCTGGGGTTTACGAACATCTCTTGAATCTGTATAAAGGCTCTAGCGATGCCTCCCATGTAGACAACGTACTTAATCGACATGTTGAAAAGAGCCTCCCCTTGACTGAGGTATGGGAGTATGTTGAAGCATACAAGTGCTTAAAACATTTAGGCACGATTGGGGCAGACTACCATATCCCAAAATCACTTATCGAGCGTCATGCGCTAGAAATGGGGCTTGCAACAATAGATGATTACGACTACATAAGAGTATGTTTATCATCTACTATGCGCGTGGTTGATCAATACAATCTTGGCGGGAACACTTTTGTTTTTAAATATCTAGTACGGGAAGGGCTAGTAGGTAAGTTCATCCCTCGTGACGAGAGAGGAAAAGTTGTACAACGTCTAATCGAGAATGTTCTCAATGACAATCGTTTCGCTGACCCACGCGTGTGGAAAACCTACCACACGACTTCATTACCCGAAGAACAAATGCAAGCGGTTCGTTACCTTGTCGCCGATTATGAGCGCGTGCATGACAAGAATTACTATCTGAAACACCTATTAGGTTTAGATACAGATAGTAAACTCTACCAGCTATTAAACCGAATCCCTGAGTCAGAGAATCGAGTGAAAGTAGCGAACACTTTACTCCATTTGTACGAACATAGAGAGTACTATAATGTGTTAGAAAACCTACAGTTTTTGAAAAGCGTAGCGTTTAAAAACTGTAGACGAAACCCAGTGGTTTTTGAAATATTCTCAAGTGGTCATTATAAAGATTATGCTAAAACGATAGCAAGAACTTTGGCTAAAGTCGACGAACGAGATATGGTTAGTAAAAAACCTTTTGATGAAATCACAGACTACACAGAGAAATTGGAGGAATTGAACAACCTACGTAAAAAGTTTATTTATTAATCTTAATTAACTTATTAGAGGGTCTAGTGTGCTATAGCACACTAGACCCTCTAATTAAACACGAGTGTTTACTATGGTCCTTAAAATAAATTTACATTACATTTCAAATCAAACTTCTTTAACAGGGATGTATTATGAGTGTTATAACAATAACGAGCGTTTAGCAAATTGGTCAGACGGTGAGATCACTACATTAGTCGACTATGTAATGTCAAAAGACATAGAAACTATACGCACTCTGAATCTCCCGTTCACGATGAATGATTTAGTACTCGACGATATGGCTTACAAAGCCATCATTCATACAAACGAATTCATCTTCCTATTAGCGTCAAGAGGGTTCGATCCACACTTGTGTGTAGACATAATGACGGGTTTTTCACAACAAGGGATTGGTGCAGTAATGTCACGCGCTTTCGAGAAAGTTGGGTTCGGTAATCGACCTATTAATCTAGGTATTGATACTTTATTAACCCAATATCTCAAAAATGTTAGCGAGATACCTACATTCTCTTTAAAAGCTACAATGTCTCAAAGAGAAGTCCACGAACTAGTTCGCGCCGCTCGGCATGATATAAAGTCGAGAACACACAAAGTTTGGTTTTTGAATAATTTAGCATACCTAGCCTACCATTATAAAGCAAAATGTTTCCCACTAAATACCTATCGTGAAATAAACGATATTGTTTTAGAGTATTGTAAAACTGATAATGAGTCAGTGAAAACCATCTTACGTTCCGAAAACCTACCGTATGTGCTTTCGTACATTAACGATTGTTTAATCGATGAACCAGATAAGTTAAAGAAACTGATCGTTAGGAATCGACTACCCACGTATCCAGAGATACTTACAATTTTTAAAACTGACTAACTATATTGTACCCTAGAGAGTGTTCTCTAGGGTACAACGTGTCTGTATTTTTTTTATAAACTAACCTAGTAAAGTAAATTTATACAGGTGTATATTATAGTGTTGAGCTAAACCGTTAGCTCAATAATCCACAACAGTAGTTACCTGAATACCTACAAATACATGAGAGAAATATTATGATTAATCAGAACCACGATACTATCGACGTTACAATCGAGTTACCGCTACTGAAAACTACCACCATAGCGTTAAATCATGTAGGGGCGCATTTCACAAAGGAAAATAGTGTTGATTTACTAAACGCCATTAGAAAAGTCTATGGGCGGGATGTTCACGACCATTTTATATACATATATGAGACTATTGGTCATGATGTTGAAGTAAATGTACTTCTTAATGCGATTATAGCAGAAAGTGAATCGATCACTTATGCATGGGAACATAGTAAATTACTCAATTTTCTAAGATTATTGCGTAATAGTCTGGATAAGCGCGAGTTTTATAAAATGGGTTTTAGTAAAAAACTTTACGATGTCTTAGTGAGCTATTATGTCACTAGGGTTGGGGTTGATCTAAGTGATAGTCTAGACTCTATTAAAGTTTACGCTTATGGTGTTTGGCGAGTAGCTAATGATAACGGGCTTGGTAACGACAAGCGTTTCATGGCTTACCTTGGAGAAGAGGAAGTGTTAGAAGAATTGACTTCAAAACACGAAAAATGTTTAGACATTAGTTTCGTTTTAAATTTTATCTTACAGGATGATCGGTATCTCGACCCTCGTATGTGGGAAAATTACGGAGGATGTACCTTGAGCGCTTCACAGACAAGTTTAATAAACAAGTATGTTACTAAATATGTCGCTAAACACCATTGTAAACCCAACCAAGATGAATCCACAAACGAAAAGCCCGACACTACACGTCCAGCAGATTTTTTAGGTCGTGACCACTTCACTGTTGTTGCTTTAATGCGTCACTATAACTACGACACCATTGATGTTGGGTTGATGAGCGCAGTCTATCAAGACTATGGTAAAAATGTGGTAGATTTACTCAATCGCAAGAGAATCAAAGACACAGGGGAGTTATTAGGTGATGTAGGTGTCAAAGCTTTAATTTCAGACTTAAAGGGTACTGAGGGTCTAGTCGACAAATGGTTGTTCGTCCCTAGTTGGAAAAAGCGCCTTTAACGACACCTATTGATAAATTTTTCCACAAACATGTTTACGGGATAGGTAAGAATGAAGAGGTTTTGACACCAACTCAACGTGATTTCATAACCTATTGTGGCGAATTTGAAAATAAATCAATACACTTTCTCCGTGCAATGATGTTCGTGAATGATTTAAAAGAGGAGCTAGCAATGGACACACATGGAAGTCACTTTAGCACTACTAAACTTCAAGAAGCGTTGGAGGCAGAGACAACGACGTTTAAAGAACGGGCAAGTAAGGTGTCTGGCAAAGAAGCGTCTTCGGAGGTTGAAGAAGAGACGAAGCGTCGTGTAAGACAGGAGGTTAGTGAAGCCGTAGATCGTGCGTTAGCGGCAGTTCGCACTGAAATTTCCAATGGATACGAAAACTACCTCAAAAAGAAGCTAGGTGGCGAAACGTCAACACTTAAAGAAATGACCGACTGTCTTTCGGGAGAGCCTATTAATCTACTTGACTTACCTAAATATAATCGTGTTATCAGTACTGTAGAGTATTACGCAAAAAAGGCATTGGGCGACGATGCGGCAAGCTATCTCCTTAGTTACTGGGGAGGTGAAGCGTATGCTGAACATGCGAAAGCGCTTGGTCTAACCGATACGGAAGTTGGGAAGCTCTACACCTTAATTAAGAATAAAGATTACACATTCAACGAAAGTAACGTTTGTGAAAAAGAGGGGAAAATTATCGACGAGTTTTTCCGTACAGTACAGTATTATGAAAGTGTTATTAAAAGTAGAACACCTGACTGCTACGTATGTAAAAGTCAATTAAGTCAGTTAATACCTTCTTTAGAGGCGATTCGTCTCACAAGTCTGTTAATTGTAGTCGGGGAATATAGTGAGTTTTTCAGTATGTCTCGCGTAAAAACGGCGGTTGTTGATATTGTGATGAAGAACCACCGTAAGCAAGAACACGACATGCTTAAAACGCTTCTACTTACAGACACTTTTAATACGGTCACGCAAGCAATGGCTAGTCACTATGGTGGAGGCGGTAGCAACGACTGGGATTTGTATGAAACACTCTATCCAGAAGTAAAACCGTTCTTAAATATCGCTAAATCACTAGACGGCGCTATTAGAAGTCAAAAAATGTAGAAGGCGTTTGGGAACGCATTTATAACCCTAATTCTAATTCTATCGAATTCGATAGAATTAGAAGTGTTGTAGGTTTGAATAGCTATATAATTAGCGTTAAAGAATGGGTTCAGGCTACCAACGCTATAGGTATACAAAGTAGAGTAGGTCGTTACGGTGGTATGCAGACGTTTCGCAACTGGCTTGTTTTGCTAATCTAGAAACGCTTAATGTACGCCACAGCAAGAACGTCTTGAACTGTTAAACAAAACAGCTATTCAGTAAATACGTCTCCTGACGAAAGATAGTTGAATTAATTAACTTTAAGAACGTCGATTTGTTTAAAAAGTATGTATGACGATGTTTTAATTATGTCGAATTCGACACAATTAGAATTTACGCAGGTTGATAGAAGGTATAGACCAAGTTGGGTTGCCCAACTTGGTCTATATTACTCTAGTTTATTTTTTTTTGAAAAAGTGTTTTAATATAAATTAATACAGGCGTATATTATAATGTTGAGTTACCATAGTGCGTAGCTCAGTAACTTTAACCTAAATCATTAAGGAAAAGAAAATGACTAAAGAAGACTCGTCAGACCTTGCGGGAACACCATCAGAGAAACAAGTGTTGGAAGCGCTTGAAGAATTTGATAGAACATTGATCAATTGGAACGATTTGAGCGCTTTTGGAACTCAAAGCAAGAAAAAGAAAAGACCGCCTTTAGACGATATACCCAAACACTACCGATTTGTTGCAACAATCGAGCATTTTGCGAATAACGCTCTATTAAATGCTACACCGTCTTATCTACGCAGTTATTGGGGTAGTGCAGACTACTATGAACATGCGGAAGCGTTTGAGATACCCAAGGAACAAGCAGTAGACCTTGCCACCCTAATGAGAAACGACCCATTGAAATATCCAAAAGGGTATGTACAAGATACGAAGGATAGTGCGGTTAGTAAATATTTCGACAAAATAGCTTACTATAAGCGTGCTATAGAACGTAGACTACCTCCCAATAAAAACAACGACCTTTCCTTTTTAATGCAATTAAAACCTACAAAACAAATCTTGTCGTTAACTAGCCTATTAATTTACATGGGCACTCACGAGGAGTTTTTTAACATGACTCACGTAAAACGCTATGTTCTTCGTGTAGTGGCTAAATACCACTCTGAAGAAGAGTGTGAGGTTATTGCAGATTTTTTGAAGAAGGATAGTGTGATCAAAGCACCGTTAGAAGAGATGGTGAAACATTACGAAGTTAATGGTTGCGGAGAACTTGACTTACAAAAGTCACTATATCCAGAGATTCGACCATTAATAGACTTAGTAAATTTATTAAAGAATCTTACAACTACTGCAAATTAAACGACCTCAAGGTACGATGGTGAATGCCGTCGTACCTTGGTAGATTTAAGAAAACCCGTTAAACAGGAGAAGACTCGATGATCACTACAAACCCACTTACTAAATGGAAAAGTTATTTAGACAAAATTAAGTTCTACAAATACCATTTTGGTGTAACGAGTTTAACGCCAAAAATGATAGATGCTATCAAAAGCGATGTTTCAGTCCGCGATCACGTAGACCTCGATAATTTAACACCCTGTACTAAAGAAGAGTATGAGGATATAATGAAAGATTTTAATTATGTCCACTATACGGACATACTAAATGTGGTTTTCCTCAACCATTGTATAGAGAGTAAAGTACCTGACCCTAATGTACCAGCCCATCGCTATTTGTTAGCGATGAGCTACCGAGAATCTTTACTAAAAAGAACGAGTTTGGAGAGTGTCGATGTCGATCGTCTAAATATTGATGTGGAGAAACTCACGTTTCCCGAACTTGCTCACTACCATTATAACCCTGGTGGTAAGGGCTTCATTAGAGACATGGTTGAAAAGTGGTTGAAACCACTACCCCTTATGATACAAAACCAGATATGTGCTGTAGCAGTACGTGTGTATCATGAAGACTTAGACCATATCTTCCTAGAAAGCGTGGAATTCGAGAAAGTGTTTGGAGAACACACGTTATTGACTAAAATGTTCTTTAAATTACCTGGGGCAGTCTCCTACTTATCTGCCTTAGAGGGAGATATGTACTTAAAAGAACCCCAAGGGAGTTTAGGCGCTCTTTTCAAAAAGATAGATGAGGAGTTGCGTATTAAACACTACACAAACCACTATTAACTTTAAAGATAGGACTACCCATGAAAAAAAGTCTCATTGACACTGAAAAGCATGAAGAAGTGCATGAAACAGATACCGTGAACGACTCACAAGAAGAGGAAATCGACTACCCTTTTGACGATTTCTTAGAAATAAACATTGTTGATACAGATGAGGGATAAAATGCTAACACCAATACCCGACATTGACTTAACGTCTAAAACCGAGCACGCTGGTGAAGTGTGTAAGGGTGATGAGATAAAAAACATCTTACATTCGTTGGCTCCCGAAGAGTTGACGATAGAGAACACCCATAAACTATTATGCTCATGTGGGTTTATTATGGCAAAGAGTGAAGTAATTCGTTTATTAAAAAGGGAGAACTTATTATGATTTTAAAATTAATTACTAAAAATCAAAAATATACACGGGAAGATAAATACTCTCATAAGGCTTTTCTCGAATTCATTAACGAAGAAATAACACCTTATTTAATGAAAATAGAGAATAAGATTATGAGCGTAACTAGTGATAAGGATTTATCACCCTGTTTAAAAACCCATGTCTGGATGATGAAGTCTAACATAGCAGGTTATATTAACACTATAGCTTTCTTGAAAAACTTTAGTGAAAAAGACCCTACTGTCCTAGTAGAATTTGTGAACCTAATCTTAACACAGATTAGACTCGATTCAAGAATCTTGGGGGGTGAATAATGTCATTTGATGCGAGAAACCCGTCAGAAGTAATTAGTAAGGTGAAGAACCTCAACCCGAGAGAGATTGCTGATTTCTACACACTCTATTTATGCTATCATCGGCATAAACATCTAGCAACGGTGCGTCACTGTAAAGGTGAGAATAACGCACCCCTTTTTACATTTATGGCTAAACGTCTAAGTGTAAAACTTAGTCCTTCGTGGTTGTTAAGTTTCTACTCCACTGAAAAAATGTTAGAGAGGTTAACAGAATTTTTCGCTGTTAGACCCTCTTTGAGAGTGGTTGATGCTAAGGCATTTACAGCCATTGACAAATGGCTTTATCGCTTTAAATTAAGGAACCATCAGACTCCTTATGCGAAAGCCATGATCGAAGAAGGGCCAGACGTTGCATCGAGAGAACTCATTACTAAAGTTCTAAACTTGGTGGATGACGGTATGGGATACCGCAACGCGATACGTTACTTAGAAAGTAACGGTGTGTTCACTCAGGCAATTACTATAGAATTGTCACAACTTGCGCTTGACATACTTGATGATGTCGAGTCAAAGGGTGATGTGGGTACTGCAAAAACTTTTAAGGAAGTCTACAGTAAAGTAGACATCCACCAACACAGTTATCTTAACACTCTTTAAATTTAACAAGGGTCTGTTAATACATCAGGCCCTTCAACACAAGGTAAAAGAAAATGGATACAATTACCCCAAACGAAATTAAAGTTTTTGTAAAAGACCTTGGACTAGTTTCTTCTGTAGAACCCAAGGACATGGATAATATGGTTCGTGAAGCGAATAAAAAACTTGCAAGAGCTAAAACGAATAATCGAGATATAACACCTTTAGAGTGTATGTTCTACGCCTATCATGCCACGCTGGGAATAAGTTCAGAAAATAGCGCAACAGTCGCTGAAACGGTTAGTATTAACATTTTAGCTAAACTAAATGTCGATACACCTCAAGCGCTTAGGCTAAACAGAGCGCTATTCCATAATAATAGCTTTGTGGTCAAGACTATCCGTGAAACAATGCGGGAACGGGACTCAAGCCCAACCTGTTATGATAATATCTTTAAAGACCATGTATACATCAACAATGGCTTGGAGTGGTCGTTATTAGAAAAGACTTACATAGCGTTGGGTAAAAAGGCTTTGAGACTTAACGATGTTGGTTTTGAACGTCGAAAAAAATACGAAGACCTCGCTAATGACATCACTTACCACTTTAGCGACGCAATCCCTTTGGCGCGACTATTACTAAAGCATAATAATTTAGTGGCTTTAAAAGGAGGTTATGAGGCAGTACTACCCCTCTACCCCCTAATTTGTGAAGAGACTGACCAAAGTATTGCAGATGTTTTACTAGAGTTAGGTGACGACTTAACACATGTGCTAAAAAAGATCGCTATTAAAAACTACCCTGGAAATGTTCCAGGTTGGTATGAGTATGTTCTTTTCGCAGCACAGACAATGGATAGAACTTTCATACCCGTAAACATTGATAGCGGTACAATGGCTCTAATGAGAGTACTCGCCCTTTTAGCAAAAAGAGGGTGTTCGTTTAAGACGGCTTGGTCGAGCTTTAGTGATTATACGGACACAAGACTACTCACCTATGCAGTGAAACAAGTGTGTCCTCAATACGATACCGTAGAGGAGGCATACACACACTACCTTCGACAACACCCTTCATCTATTGATTTAGGACAACTTAGCGAAATCGAAAACGCGATCCTTCGCTATGCTCGCAAGAATGAGGTAACTAACGATGACGGTACATCGCCGTGATACCTCTGACGACACGAATGAAGGTCGTAAATCTTTTATTGATTACTTAGAAGATAAGTATAAAGATGAAGACAAACCCGTACTTTGCGAAAATCAACATGGGTATGACCCGATCTTCTTGTGTGCCCTAGAGTGTATCACAGAATAAGGCGTTACACGTTACTATAGCTTAAGCTATAGTAACGTGTATAACCTTTGTCGTTTATTTTTTTCTCTCAAGTATTTGGTAAGTTGCGTCACTATCAGTAGACGCAAAAACGATTTTGAACAACTTTTCATCGATTACTGGGAAGTAAGTGTCACCTCCATACTCTTTATGGAGTATTGTGCGATAAAGTATATCTGCATAGGGTAAATAGTGCTCATATATCGCAGCACCGCCAATGACCATGTAATTACCTTCCAAAGGTGGTGTTCTAGCAACCATAATATTGTTTATTCTCCCTATCTCTAAAGTACGAGAAACAACAATATTACGTCGTTTTGGTAAAGGTCTACCTATCGAGTCATATGTATTACGACCCATTACGATAGCTTTACCAACGGTATGCTTTTTAAACCAAACCATATCGTTTTTATTTTTCCAAGGGAGGTGTCCGTTAGAACCTATTACTCGGTTGGGGGTATGGGCGACAATCATTTCGATCATTTTATTATCAACTATATTTTAAAATGGAAAGGAAATGAGAGAAGGTTGATGGTGTGTATACGCCAGGTATTCTAGCGCTATTACCGTATCTTTCAGGCATTCTCTCATTATGACGATAGCGGTACGATAAAGGGTCTAGAACTTTTACTAACCAATCGCCGTAATACGTTTTATCGTAATTACTAACATTACCGTAATTTGTTATTAGTAGGTCTCTCGGTTCATCATACCAACGAAATCGATTTGGGATTCTTCCGTTTTTAATAGACTGTACTTCAGTCTCAATGAACGGTGTATCGATCTCAATAATGAAACTTTGAGGCATATTTAAATACCTTCGGATGAAACTATCTGACGTAACGAAAGATTTATCTAATGTAGCGTCATCGCTTTTAGGGAGTTCTAATTGACTAACGTCTAACATACGTATAGTATCTAACAATCTCTCCATATAAGGCGTTTTATCTAAAAATATAGTTAGTTTATCATTAAGTAGTAGATAGTCTGTAGGAAAGTGGTGTAGATAACCACCAATAGACACTAAATAACTTTTACCCTCTTTACGTGGATAGTTAATGACCAACCCTTTGAACAGATCGATGTTATCAATGTAGGGGTTGACTGTTACATCTTCTAAAGGAATTGTTCGGATTACCCCTATGTTTTGAAAGTTTATAATACCGATAGTGTTCTGTTTTGTCACTGGGGTAATATGTCGCGATCGACCTGCCTTACTCACATAGAGTTCGTCATTAGTATATTTTATAGGGTAGAGGAACCCATTGACTGTAACGACACAAGCTTCAAAGAAAGCTTGCTTATCAAAACTACTATTAGGGCGTTTAATAATGAGATCGTCCATCGCTGTTAGCGGATAGCCTTCAGGGACGTATTCACCTTCTTTACCCAGGAAGACCGTATACCCACAAGAATATAATTCCTCATATTCCACACGATCGATCTGTGTGTAGAGTTTTAAAGATAAGAAACGCTCGTAATCTGTTAAAGCGTTTATGAATTCACTTATTGTTATGGGTGATTGATCATATTGTGCGCGATAAGGTTCTAAATCTAAATATTTAACAACACCATCTTCACTCACCTCTGCTTTCACATAAGGGTTTTTGAATATATCAGACAGGCTGTCATTTGCTTCGGTACGTGTATAACGCCCTTTTTTACGACATTTATAATGATAAGCTATATAAATTAACATCACTTTCCTCGTTTGTAATAGGTTGACTAAATTTCTAGATAATTTAAAGAGGTCTAATTATGCAGACTTACAAGGTAGATCAAACGGGTAAAAGTGTTGATAATTTGGTAGAGAGTGAACTTCATACGCTAACACCTAATAATGATTTAACCTACCAATACGTTATTTTAAAGCAATCGCCTTTTTTTATAACCGACAACTTCACTATACTCCATTATAACGATGATGGTGATTATGTAAAATTGGTTGAAGGTAAAGACTATAGTTTCACAATACCTTACATTGCTGCAACAAATACCGTTAGAACATATCCGATATATGGAGGAATACATTTTTTAAACCCCCTACTAGCAGGTACTATCGCTGTCACATATCAGACGCTTGGGGTAGGTAATAAAGTAGATTATGTTGAAGTGTATAAGTTGTTGGCTGATCGTGCCTATAACCCACGAACAGTTTCATGGGACCAACTGGCCGATCGGTGGAACATTTTCCCACCTGAACCTCACGATCAAGATTTTAATCGTGTAAACGGTCATGCAGAATTAATTGAAGCGGTTGGTCGAGTCGCAACAGCTATTTCAGAAACAAAACAGTGCTACCAGACTTTTCTCGCGCATACTACTATGGATGATAATCCGCACAATGTGACTAAACAACAATTAGGGCTTGAAAAGGTTGAAAATTGCGCCCTCGCTACTAGGATAGAAACGAAAGAAGGTCTTAGTACCAACACATTAATTACACCATATAGTCTGAAATCTGCACTCGACCCCATCAAAATTAAAATAAAAGCTATTGACGACTTACCCACAATGGCGATACATAACGCCCTTAGCCTGCGTGTGGATAGTAACGATACTCAATTGACATTAATTGAGAAAGCTTTGTTAACACAAAATAATTTTAATACTGAAGTAAAAGACACATTTAGAGATCAAAAAACATTCGATGCTACGATAACTACTGACATCGAGAACATTGACCAACACCTTAAGACATTACAATCAACACAAACAGAGTGGAATGGTAATGTAGATAAAATACTTCAGGAACAAGCTGTCGAGAACGTAGTGGTTGCAAACAATCTTAAGGATATTGAAAGTGGTATATTAACCATACAATCAACTCTAAACGGCCACAATACATCAATTAAAAGGAACACAGATAGTATTGATAGCATACGGTCTACACTCAACGACCAACTGACTACAAATACTAAAGTTGACGAAGCTTTTGAAACACAGAGTGAAGTGAATACGCTAGTTAATCGCGCACTTGAGGAACAAGTAGTAAAAAATACTAAAATGTCAGAAGACCTCAAAGTGCTTAAAGATGGCGTAGTAGCGTTAAAGACAACGATTGAAGAAAAAGATGAAAAAATAATCAAACTTGAGAAAGCTGTTTACGAACTACATAGTTTGATAAATAACACACCCTTTTTTAATAACTAGAGGACTACCCAAATGGTGAACACAACACCTATTAATGAAGTTAAAACTACAGTAGGTAATAACACCGCTGTTACTTTATTCCCAGCCCTACCAAGTACAGAAGTTTCAGCATCTGTTCATTTATATGTGACTAATCTTAGCGAGACAAATACAGGTAAAGTAACCGTTAAGTTGCTTAATAGCGATGGCGCTACTACCCACATTTTCAATAATTTTGAATTTGAGCCTAAACAGGTCGAAGAACGTACTTGCTGGGTCTTGAAACCAGGTAGTTATATCACAATCAGTGGAGATACCGATCACATTGAAGTAAATGCGCGTGGTTTCTCTAAATCTGCCGCTTAACAATCTTCAATTATAGGGGAGTATTTATATGGGAATTTATTCCTACCTACAGGAAAACCCTGAAGAAAACATTGACTTAACAGTAGATACCGCTCAAGGTCAAGTACTTGTTACCGACGACAACGGTAACAACGGTGTATTGTTAACCCAATCACAAATTGTTACTTATTTTACAAATTCGATTGCGGATTGGGCGAACAACTATGATTTCCCATCTGGCGGTATGACGGAAACGGAGTTCATGTCTTCGTTCAACACCGCTATTACAAACTGGGCGAGCACGTACGACTTCCCAACAGGTGGCATGACTGAAAGCGAGTTTACTACTTCCTTCAATACTGCTATCGCTAATTGGGCAGATACTTATGATTTTCCATCTGGAAGTGCTATTAAAACAAACACAGTAATATCAATGCCGCCAAACGCTTTATCTGGGCAGGTGATTGAAGTTACTATTACTACCAATTCTACAGTGTTAACCGGTATACTAATTTCCAAAGCTAAACTATATCGTGCTAACGGTGATGAAATTGGCGAATTTTCAATAACTGTTTCGCGAGGTATTACAGGAAATTTAACTTTCACGCTGCCCAACGGGCTAACTAGCGGCGAAAATTTTCAGGTGTACGCTGTTTTAGAAGACGCGGTGGGTAATGTTTTCGCACGCGTTTATGCCTCGACTACGATAATTGAAGCATCGCCGCCTGACGTTAGTAATACAACAATCACTGGTGATGTACCTGCGAATTTATACATCGGAAGCACATTCACATTGACTGTGAATAACAAGCCCACTAACTCGACTATAGACGTTAAGTTTGATGGTAGTAATCATGGTATTAGCGTGATGCAAAATCCGAATAATGATGATTTGGTTTTTGATGTTGGCGATCATGTTGAGGGTGAAAATGTTGAAATTAGTATCTATGCAGTAGAAAGTAGCTTAGAGTCGCTAATTGAAACATATAATACAACGATGGGTGGTAATCCGAGCGGTAGTGTAACTGCATTTACTAGCGCCGATTATGCAATTAATGGTTTGGTCGATAGCATTATTTTGCGCGGTCGCGGAGGCGGCGGCGTCGCTAGCGTGGCACCCGTATATGGCGAACCCACTTATAGTTTAACTATTAATAAACCTGGCGATGGGGGTAACTTATCAGGTTCTGCATCTGTAACATCAATTAGTGGGAATACTATAAATTACTCAATAACAGCGACCACACATGCGGGAGTACAAACACGCACAGGTTCTGTCGGCGCAGGAAGTTTGGTTGGTGTAAGCTGGGGATTCGGTCAATACACGATGGTATACGGGGTTGAAAATCCTGCTCAAATTATAGTACCTGGTATAAATCCGCAGCCTGGTCAACCGACAATAGTATCGGGCGCAGTATCCCATACATTTCAAGGTGCGGCTTATGGTGTAGCCACACTACCTACAACTGAAGAAGTTGTATTAAGCCTAACACCAAAAACCGATGGTACTAACCATATAGTTTTTGTTGACCTCGCCAGTAATGGTGGTAGCTTAACAATGGAGTGGTAAGAAATGCATTTATATTTACATGACAATAAAGTAAAAACATACGCTAATTTAATCAAAACAGGTATCGACCCATCCGAACAACCAGCACTAACAGTTATTTCACCTAAAATAACCAAAAACCAATATTTAACGGTTGAAAACGGCACGCTTGATATTAAAAGCCTAACCTACACGTTAGCAGCAAAAACAAAAGCTGATTATGCTGTTTTTGATTCTAAGAACGGTGAATTTGTCACTAAAGGTTATTCAAGTAATGCGATACTAGTTAATTACCCTTTATTCGAGTATTTGGGCAAAGGTTTTTATTTAGAAAACGGTGTAGTGAAAGCATCTGAGGAAGCATTTGAACGTATTGTTTTGGCGCGTTTAGATAAGCTTGAGCAAGATTTTGATTTAGCGTTATCGCGACTCACAAAACGCGCTAACCAGAAAGAGATCGACACATACGAGTCTCAACTAAACGATGCGTTAAAAATACGGTCGTTGGGCATTGGTGGGTTGGGCGAAGATGAGCGGTTTATCATCGAACTTCGTTTAAAGGGCGACGAGACACCTGATATTTGGTCTAGTAAAGTGCTGGATAAAAATGCTAAACTTTTAAAATTATATTCAGCGGCATGGATTGGCATAAAGCGACGCGGTACAGTGCGTTACAAGTCAATTAAGTTTGACGACGACTGGTTGCAGAAAATACAAAATGCTGACGATGCCCTTGAAACTGATAAAGGAGATACGTTAAACAATAAGCAATTTTTACAACTTGTAAGTAAATTCTAGGTAAATTTTTAGTAGGCTAAACTCTATTATCTGAAACTTAATCTATACTGATAGTAATCTAGCCAAATCTTGTAAAGTAAATAGTTCTGTATACGGGTATTGACCCGTATACAGAACTATTGTTTGTATTTTTTTACACCGATCTAGTATTATTTTGACTATAATATAAAATGTAACAACCGTATATTATAGTAATGAGTTAAATGACTTAAACCCTCAAACAACTGGAGAAAATTATGAATAACATACTAACTAACACACTACTCGCTCTATTATGGGGTACACCTCTTACCTTGTTTCTAATAATGGCGGTCTATTCAATCGCCCCGAATTTAATCGCGATGTTGGGAGGTTAACGTGTACACATCACCCCTGATATACGTAACTAACAAAGACCCTGTAAAGTGGTATGGGTATGGTAAAGGATTACTACCTGCCCTCTTAGATCGTATTAAGAAGCGCAGTGACGTAAACAATTTTGTCTATGTCAATAACAAGGAATTACGCACAACGTTAGCGTTCGCAGACGCTGTGCCTAACATGGTTGACGAAATAGCGTTTTCGGGTCAATTAGAGACGACAGACCCGCACGACGATACGTTATTACCTGTTCTCCTCGACATGAATGACGGTGATGACACTACCTCTATCCGAGAGAAGTTATTAGGCGAGCATAGCGCCACGCTAAGCCTCTACTTGCGAGACGATGTGTGGTTCAGACACCCTGTGTTTAAACTTAATGGTAGTCGTTACATGCTTATCATTAAGAACACCTTCTCTCATGAAGGTAAGTCTTATGTGTACGACACCAAAGGTATGCCCTATGGTGAGTACGATAGCAACGATATGTACAATACCTCTAATTTCCTGAACGATATATATGAGATGGTTGAGTTTCAGAGAAATGAAATTCTCGAAACGCTTAAAGAAGGTCTAGTATCACAAACAAGGAAGTGGTCAAAACTAGATAGGGAGGTTGTCGCTCAAGATTTCCTGAAGAACCAAGTGAATTTAAGACACCTAGATAGTATTGGGTTATCTAAACACCTCATTTCTACAAACGGGGTGTTTAATGAGGCCTTTGTCAAACACTATAACTTTCAGGAGACTGACAAACGTTCCCTAAATGCAAAGTTAGTGAATGAATTCACACGCCGAACGTGTGACGTACTTGAAGGTTGTTTTACCGCAACTAATACAGAGGAATGATAAAATGAACACAACGACAAAAAACCGAACCTATGCGTTCGGCATCTATAACAACGACATGGTTAAAATAATTGGTTATGAGACCAAAACCAACGGCGTTGAGCAAGACTCATTTATCGAAGGTGATTATAAGCTACCAAGGTCTGCGTCAAGAACAACTAACCTGACAAATTGCACCTTATACACGCTAATAAACCTTCTCAAATTAGAGGGTACTCGCTACCCCTCTATTACCCTTAGAGATGATAGTCTCACCTTATATGAAATAGGGGATTTACAAACACTTAAAAAGTTTGTAAAGACTAATTGGTTTAGCTTCACCTTAGCAGTACTATTAGGCTTCAAAAAGCCACTGAAGAAAAAACTAATCAAAATTAAATAAGGTATCTTAATATGTATCAAATCTATGTACCCTCTTACGTTAAGATTTCGCCTGAAGAGGACAAGCGTAAACAAGAAAAGTTTCTACAACGGGTCGATGAGATAATGGTTGAGGCAACCTCCAAACATCGAAAACGTCTTAAAGTGAATAAAGTCGGCGAAACAAAGTATTGAGTTTCAGTAGTAATTTGCGGGCTACTGAAGTTTCTATTTACTATACCGCAAGAGGAACATATTATGTGTAACGACCCCAATGAAACACAAGACCAAGATCAAGGGCAAACTTTACCCGAAATTCCATTTGATGACTATTCCGACCTTGTAGAGGAGGCCGATGCAATCTTAGAAGAGGTGGAGGAGAGTTTATGGTAGAAACCCCAAAGAGACCGATAGACACACCAGTATCAAAACACTTAGATTACTCAAAGTTAAAAAATCACGTAGATGACCACCCTATTCCTAGCAACGAACATTATCATGCGTTGAAGGGAAAATGGTTGGATAACCTTGAGAATAACTGGGTGTCTTACACATGGGAACTAGTTTATAAGTAGTTCAAAATAGGTTAGTCTTCGGGCTAACCTATTTTTTTTTTCACCGTCATAAATAGAGATTAGTTATGTTTGAATACCTTCCTATAAAAGACCGCTTAACAACCCTGGTTAAGACGATACAAAGCACGCCCGTTCTGGATAAACGTTTTGGTAGAACGGATTACCCAACGATTGTTGCAATGGCTAATGATGAAAAAATATTCAATGCGATAATCCACATGAATGCGCTACATCGTACTCAAACTAGCGCGATAGCCAATTCGTTTATAAACGAGTCGATTGAGGAAATCGTGCGTTATTTAATAACGCTTAATGAAAAGAACAGAAAAATGTGTAAGGGTTTAGCGAACCAATACAAGGTACATTTAGATTGGCTTTTTTGTGAACACCATGCGTTGAGTAATACTTACAAGTTAACTAACGAAAGGAGTATGGTATACGGGGTCTCAAGTGACCATATTGGTCGTGGTCGAGGTTGGTACTAAACGAACACGATAGCGTTTACCCTACTCATAATTCATTGATAGTAGTCAACCGTTAGGAGTAACAAATGAAATACTACGCAATGTTTTATAAAGGTAAGGGTAATATTACCGATAAATCCATTCGCCTACGAACATTTAGTATCTACTCACATGTAGAGTTCGTAGTTTGTGATAATGATTTTAACCCTAATGATTTTGATGCAGGTACAAAGGTTTTAGCATACACCTCTTCATTTAGAGACGGTGGTGTTGTTAAACGAGAACTTTGTATTAAACCCGAAAACTGGGACTTTGTACCGATTGATTGGGTAGACCAAGAGGATGTTGAGGCTTACTACAAGAGTACGAAAAACGCTAACTACGATCTACTAGGTGTTCTGGTAGGTCAGTTATTGAAGGTACGTACCCATAACGAAAACCAATATTTTTGTTCAGAGTGGGTGGGTAGTCTACTACGACTTGACGAACCTTGGCGTTATAGTCCTGGTCTACTTTATTTAGTATTGAAATCGTATAACGGTATAAATAGTAAATATGTCGAAAAATCTTATGTCGAGAAAACTATTAATAGTACCCTATGATGACCTATCTATAGTAGCGACCACTTACGACCCATCTTTACAGAATGTTATATTTATTACAGACTTGACAACTTTAAAAGATGCGTCAGATAAAAAATCACTAATTAACTATAGAAAAGTTAACTACGTACCCTTTAGAAATGTCGATTTAATTGCTAGTGATGGTGATGAAAAAAGAGATATTGAAGAGGTGGGTTTTTATAAGGGGAACAAGAAGGGATTTGTAAAATTATTCCATGAGTTGAGTGGTGGTGATGTAGTGATACTAAAACCACATACGTCTATCGTGAGTAACCTTTACTTGAAAATAGGTTTTATCACTCAACGTTATTTCCGTGTATTTTTCAGTGACGCTATTGGTGATTTAATACCTTATAGTGATGTACTAACCGATCGGTGTTGTTGGCTAGAATCTTCGTCTTGCGAATACGTTGATATTATAATGGGAGCAGATCATGAGTAACCGTGTTGTGATTTTCACAATAGCCAATGGTTTAGACGTTCTCTATGACAAACATGTATTAGAGGAAATATTAATACCGTCTAACTTCATAGACGCTACTGTCACTAAACCTGATCAAGACGCGGCAATGATGTTTACTAAATCGTTTAGTCGATCATACCGCCGCATACAGGTCATTGACACACCCTATCTAAAACCACTAGACGAGACCTTCATTCACAATAATCGTAAATTACTAAACTACATCATAGAGCCTTCTATTATAGAAGATGATGTTTTAGTTATTTATGATAGGCGACATTTAGAAGGGATGGTAAAATTAGGCAACGTCTTAAACACTTGTGACATAAATTGTTTCTTCTTCTTGAAAGCAATGGGTTTAGTCTTCGTAGAGAACTTCACAAAAATCTTCAAGCGAGATATTGCTAAGGTACACCTAAAGTAATGAATAACACAACACTACCAGAAGAAAACTGGTAGTGTTGTGTTACTTGTTAAGTTAATTTTTTTACCGTATTGAACAACTCGCCTGCGCGGTAGTTTAAGACACTATACTCTTCAACCCCCTTCGCGATCTGATAGACTGCTTGACCTAGTGTGGCTAGTGTTTTACGATCAATATCCGTTGAGCGCTCCACCACTTTGTTCAGATACAGACTAAGCTCTCGCACTGAAGTTTGCACTTTTGCCAATTCTTTAACATCGACTTCAGTTGATTTAAACGCCTCAAAGAAATCGACCATTTCTTGCTTAGTATTGAACACATCGCCAAATTTACGACGGGTTAACTCATGTGAACGATTGAAGTAGGTCTCAATCGTCTCTTTATGAGAGGTTCGCGTTTCTTTGTAATCGAGTAAGTATTTTATAATGGGTCTAGTTGACCCTGTATTAGTCTCATTGAGGCTTTTAGCCAGATAAGGTCTAGTATACCCTAAAACCTCTTCAATAGCGCTACGGTTCGTTGTGAGCGATGTTCTTAAGTAATGGCCGTATTGGTAGATATTCCCTTCAAACCCTGCGGGTACATCTATAGTCAATTCTGATAACTCGTGGTAAGAAGATGCTAGTATTTTATCTCTCAACTTTTTAAAATCACGATGAGGTATTGTATAAATCTCCGCTTGTGGCTTATGGATGAACTCGCCAAAATCTTGTATCGCCCCTAATAGATAGTTACCTATTTTATCGGCAACAGCATCGTAAACGCTAAACAAAGACTCGTTACCTACCCTTACGTCTAGAATACGGTAATCATCGTCTGTAAAATCACTTACTTTCATAAGTACACCTTTATTTAAATTTAATCAATGTATAAAAATATACGAAATCCTCATTAATTGATTTAGTGGAAGTAGTGGACACTACGACTTACTAAACACTTCTATTAGCAAATAGCTATGGATTAAATTAACACAAGAGACCTACTTATGGCAAAAAAAGACAAAGCGATGATGGGCGGTTTTCCCGAATCTAATATAGAAAAAGCGCCTTCAATGTTTACCAATATCAATATTGGCGGAGGGCGTGATATTTCTACGGGTTATTACGTCGAAGGGAAACATGGTGAATCTTTACTAAATGGCGGTTTTGCCCCTATTACAGGCTATGCAGGTATAGCACAAGCAGGTAAGTCTACGGTAATGTACCACGATCTATTCACTGCGGCAGCACGGGTTTTTGCAGCCACGGATATGATTAAAATAGACCCTTACGATACCGAACAAACGAGTAATGACGCACGTTTACAAACTTATGCTAATAATACGACTTTAGGAGACATCACTGACTTTATCTTAGATGGTCATATCACTCCATGTAACCGAGCAACTATGGCGGGTGAAAAATTTTTTTCAAGTTGGTTTAAATTTAACCGTGATAAAGAAGCACTCATGAAGAAAATAGACACTCCTTTCATCGATCGTGATGGTGAGAGTTTGTTTCAGCAACGTGTTGATAGTTTTGGTACTTGCGACAGCCTATCTGAATTCGGTACTTCGGCGGATCAAAAAATTAAAGACACGACTGATGTAGACGACGCACTACGAAATACTGCGCCCGCTCATGTCGGTAGGGCACGCTCTCAGATACTCTCACACCTCTCTACCTCGTGTCAGCAAGCTAACGCACGTATTTGTCTTACAGCACACGTAGAACCTGTTCTAGAAATTAGTTCAGGTCGCAAATCATTTAAGAAACCACTCGAAGATTACCTCTTACCGACACTAGGGGGTAAACTCAATATACGAGGCGTGTCTAGAAAGTTTTTCTACTTAATTAACAACTTCTGGCTATTAAGTGAACCTAAACTTTTACTAAATAAAGACACGGGTTTTACAAAATACCCTAGAAGTACCGATGACAAACACCTATATGACCCTGATTTAAAAATCGTAACAATAACACAACATCGTGGTAAATCGAATATATCTGGTGTTGTCGTACCTGTCGTTTATTCACAAACCGAGGGTGTTCAAAACACGTTGAGTGAATGGTATTACTTGAACGAGATGTGTAAGGGTTATGGTATTAAGCGTGGTGGTGCATGGTATACGCTCGAACTTTATCCTGAGAAAAAATTTCAAAACAATAGTCTACGTCAACTCATTGAGGACGACCCCTTATTCTGCCGCGCCGTAGAAATCACTAACGAGTTAGCGCAAATGAAGAACATGTGGCGACCTTCTGCTACTAACAACTTACACTTACATGTCAGTCCTTCAGAGTTACTTGAGAAATTGAAAGGTAAGTGGGATTGGAACGAGTTACTTAAAACTCGTGGGTGGTGGATGTATGATAACGACAACCTAGACCCCCCATTTTTATCTACAATGGACATGATTAAAATGTCCCACGAGTTATATACTCCATTTTGGAAAAAATAGTGATGGATGATTTCGACAAAACACTTGATAGCTTAATTAAGCAACACAGTAACAATGAGATTTTGTTTTTTTATAAAAACGATTGGCGCATTAAAAAACTGAGAAAGTCTACTGATTTAATAGAAAAAATTAAGTTAGCTAATGCGTTCTTTTTCTCACTAGCAACAATGGCATTTATTAACACAAAATCAATTAGAGAAACCTTAATGAGTGATATTAATACCTTAGATTGGTTCAACAGTTTAAAAACTAAAATATTACCTACACTGGTTGCTAATTACCGTTAACAGATACTGCCCTGTCGTCGATAGCACAGGGCTTCTTTTTAGGAGAAATAATGTTCTATTTAGTAGGTCATTCAAATACACCTTTACCTGTTTTTATGGAGCGGTTGTGTGAAGAAAATATTAAGGTGTTAATAGATGTTAGGTCAATACCTTACTCTAAATACGCGCCAAGTTACAATAGAGAAAGCTTCTCACAACACTTGGAAGAGTATGGTGTATCCTATCTACATCGCGGGAATACGTTAGGTGGGTTAAAAACCGATGTCCCTCTTATGCGTGAGAAACTAGATTCCATTATAACGTACCACAATAAACACGCCATTATCAACGCGGCGTTCATGTGTAGTGAAGGCGATCCCGAAAAGTGCCATCGGTTTTAGCAAATAGGTCGCTACCTCACGCACCATAAAAATAACGACACACCCACTAGACTACTTCATCATAATGGTCTAGATAAAAGATTAAACAGGCAGTTAGGAGTAGAGGATTTCAAAAACATGGAAGACCACCCAATTGCTAAGCGATACTTAGGTGTTCAAGACATTTTGTAAACTAAAAGGTAAAATATGACTAGAAGAGAGCAAGCTGAACAAGCTATCTTAGAATTTTGTGACACTTTGTGTACAAACGACAAAGGTGTTAACCGTGCTTATTATGAAGACCACTTCAAAACACTAAGTGATGAAGAATTCGATCAATACATGATTAACTTATCTACAGGTAAAGAAGTTGTTCATGTAACCCTCCCAAATTTAGAAGAAGAGACCATAACGAAAGCACATCTACTGAAAGTGGGTAAAAAATACGGCGTTGAATTTTACCAACACCTTTGGTTTAAAGAAGATGGAATGCGATTTAAAACGCCTAACAAATTCATGTTGTTAGAAATATCCGTACGTTTAGTCTCTCAACTCTGGAGTAAGAAAGTAAAGATACCAAAAGCAAGTTCGATGATGGTTGATAAAATGACAAACCAACCGACGAGAGATTCTAAAGGTGCTAGACTTTCTAAAATCGAAGTATCGATACTCGCAGGGCTTGGGCTAACCAAAACTAACCTTGAACTAGATAAATACCGTGGTGGCGATCTGAAGGGGTATAATGCTATGACTACCTTACTCGCAAGACACGGTAATACGACACTCGATACTATCGCCCCTTATAGCGGTGAAGTGAAGTCTAAGTTAGTCTTATCCATTGCGCTTAAAGCGATGCACATTGATAATAATTTATAAAGGAGTTCAGTACATGCCCTCATCAATCATCGTTGACCTAGATAGTATACTGGACACACGATTGGCACTGGTCTTTATGATGGATAAAGATCACGTTGGTAAACTACTAGCCGATGACCGTTATTTCAAACGAGATAGTAACCTTTTTGAAGGGATTGATTACGAAGCCTTTATGGACCATTATGAGCGACGTAATAAAGGTCTTTTAGTCAACGCTGTAGCGACTAAGATGATTTCTTTTATAGCTGAGTATGTCACTAAAATTGAAGAGGCCAGGGATCGTAGTGTGCCTGATATTGACGAACTTGAAGTGCATATTAACACACACCCATATAGTACGTTAAATGATAACGAGTTAACCGCTATTGTTCGGGGAACTAGCGCTAAACTTATGGCTGAGGGTATGCCTCGTACAACGGTTGTTAAAACAGTCTCATACACACCTGAGCAATTAACGCCAAAACTGATGAATGATAACTACGCTGTTGTTATTATGTATGAGTACTATAAACTACTCGATGCACAGGCTCGGCTAAAAAATTTCGATAAATCCTCATGCCCTAGCGTTACACTGTTCGCACCCGCCATCAACGTGAAACCACATATCAACCCACCTGAAAGAGTAAAAGAAGTGGAAGAAGAACTTAACACTGGATTGAAAGTAAAATTAAGCATCTATCGACATATTGAATTAGACTATGAGATGAGTATTAATTTAACTTTTCTACCTATTGAATTGTTCTCTATACATGACGATCTTTTAAGATAGTGTGTCGCGTAACAACACCTATCTTGACAAGGGGTTTTGTAAGCCCTTTAGAAATAAGTGTAGTATAGTCGACCGATCGGCTGGGTTAAAAGACTAGGCGTAGTTGACAGCTACCTATGCTAATAAAAGCATAGGTAGCTGTCTCGTCACTATCTATTTTTTAAATTGGGTAAGTGGATAGATGTTGTTATGAAGGTTTGTCCTCATCACCTTCTTTAAGAATATCCATTGTTAGTAACTGACACCCTTGTTCAAACTCACCATCCACGGAAACAAAACCCTCGTCCTCAATAACAGTGTCTTTACTTGGGTTATCACATACCGCTTTCTTCGCTCTATAGCGATCAGGATTGATGTTCTTCATTAACTCTGCGGCAATTTCAGCAATGTTATCACTCTGGCGCTCCTCAATTAACAACCTTTTCATGTTAATGGCCTGCGAGTCCGAATCTTTAAGTAGTCGTGCTAGTTCATTAACAAACTCCTTACGCTGATCTTCCGTTGCAGAAAGTTCGTCGATTAAAAGGTCTCTTAGTTGAGCGTTCTTATCTAGTCGTTCTTCAGTGTTAGCCATAAATACTCCTATTTTTTAAACACTATTAAACATATATTATAAACATGATGTACTTAACCAATATTTTTTCCTTGAGAAAAGAAAAGAATAAACGTCTACACACACCTAACAAACACCAGTTGAAGTACCTGATGGAAGAAATTAGTGAACCTGTTATTTTTAAATGTGTATATAGTACTAACTCACAACCAATGACGCTACAAATCCCTCAAAATATCAATACAGTGGTTGACTTAAATATAGTACTTGAGCAAAGAGATGGTAATCTAGCATTTAACAACCATCACGAAATCAACTTTAAAGATTTTTTCATTATAAAGAAAATTTATCAAGAGAAGGAGGTGATGAAACTAGTCCAGTTACTAAATACCCCTATTAGGGACGATGATTATTTAAAATTATTAATAATTGAACAATTATGGATGAAAGTACAGATAACAGTACCGACATAAGGCAAGACTCCAATAAACTGTTAAAATCAATATTTGATCAAATCACCACTAGTCTAGGTGCAGATGACCCAGAGATGAAGGCACGTTGCATGACACGCTATCTTTTAATAGCGGGTAAAAACAATCGGAACGTGTCGAACTTAAAGGGTAACATACGCAAAACCTTAATCGGTGATTCCCTCACTATGAAGACCTTTATAGACTTATTAGTCAACTATTTAGGTGTACCTGATTTTACTATAAAAGTTGAAGTTAATGCCACAAGTAACGAGACCTTTAGCGAAGCGCTAGTAGTCTCGAATAGAGTTGTTATTTATGAAAATGAAGAGGAAGGCGCATACGATGATTTTGACGCAATGACCACACGCCTAGCCTCGATAGAAGAGACTTTTAGCGCAATAACCATTCCTGAAATAGAAGAGACTGACGAAGATGAAAAACGAGACAGCAAGCAACCCCCTAACAGCTAACCATATTGAAAAAATCAGCCCCGAAACTGTAGACTTACTTCGTAGTATAAACATATATACCTTAGTAGATGATGCATACGGTAAAACAATTCTCGACAACATACTTAACATAACTGAAATACGTTCCGATGTTGAGGCAATTATCTATATCGCTACAGATATAGAATGTTTGAATAGCCTAAAACGAATCACGAAATCAGTGACTAGTAGTTACCCACCCCCACGGGACGAAACGATTCGAGAAAACTACAGTAGTTATTTTGAGGAGACCGTGATACCTCCCTTCAATACCGCATTAGCCAAATTTGGTAAAGGTACAGTCTATTTAGGCGCACTGACCATCCTCTATAACCTATTTGTAGTAGGTCACGCACAGATCGATTAACTATTCATACACTCACTTAATGCTACGTGCATTAAGTGAGTGTACTTTCTATTCATTTATTTTTTAGGAGTTTTTATGGCTATCGCCGCACAACGTTTTAAAATGTTGGACGAAGAGACCAACGTAGCGGTCACTAATTTCAGGGGTCTTGCTGACAACAACGTACTCAACCGAACAGCCGCTGAAGTTCTAGAGATGACTGCTCAATTAAACGCTTTACTCAATAACTTCGTTGACGGGTTACAGGGCAAAATTAAAAGTTTACTAGATGATTTACTAAGTCGATTGTCGATTGACGGGCTAGGCGATTTCTTAAAGAATCTAGGTATCGACATAAGAGGACTCAAACAGTTTGCTGAGTCTCTTATGGGGATTTGGGATAATCTTAAAGGAATACGAGATAGTTTAAAGCGATTAAAAGACATTGATTTTCTAGGTATGTTCTTAGAAGCGATGTTGGAATCACTAGGTGACTTTATAGCGGCTCACACGGGCCATCAAGAAGGTTTGTGTCCTGATAAGGGTAATGGTGGGGGTAGCGCCTCAAACGCCCAAAAAGGGGCAGCTACGTCGCTTCTAGCCTCTGCTGCACTTTGCGACTACAAACCTGGTGATGCGACCTTTTTAGCGAATCTACTCCCAGAAGGCATGGTGTCTGACTTCATTAATAAACTCTTCAACATCGCCAACCGTAAAGGTCTTCTACTACCTCTTCTCGACATACTCGATAACGATTTCACTAGACTACTACTTAACGGTCGAGGTGCTAAAGACTTAGCTTACACGCTACTTAGTGCGCTACCTGAAAACGATATGCGTGACCCAATAAAAGCGATAGCGATGAATGATCGTTTACGTACTAATTTACCTCGTTATGATGAAAATTGGGACAAAACAAGCATTTCGTTTATCGATTATTTTAACGGAGAACCCACTTATTTCGACTTCGCTAGTGTACGCAACCGTGGCTATCATGTAGAAGGTAGTAATTGGAAAAACTACGATTACGTTACAACAGCACCGTTTAGAAATAACACAGGTGCGCTGGCAATGAACGATAATGTGGTTAAAGCGACACCTGCTTTCAACGACAGTGTTACTAATGAACAACTTGTTGCTTCAGGTATGGTTCACAAAACCCAACCTATCGGTAAGTTAATCGATAATGAGTTACTTGGGTATAATGTCTGACCCTGAACTAACAGCCTGTGCTATATGCCCAGACCCTAAACTGAAAATACTGCCTAAGATAGTAGAAGTTGTTTGGTGGTGTGCAAACGAAGCCATTGCGCTTGGGGAAGTTAGCGTAGTGATTTTACGAATAGTCTTTGCTAACTTCAACTTAGCGCGAGGGAGTGTATATAGTTGATCATACAACCCCTGGCCCGCTAAAACAGCAAGATAATCCATTAGTATATTATCCTCGTCGGCTGTCATGTCTGTACCAAATAACGACCCTGTGGATAGGGGCATGTGCATAATACTCGACACATCGTATAATGCAAAAGACACTTCGATACTCAACGCATTACCGTCAGGCGAAAAAGGTAAATTAGTAGCGCCTCGTTTAAACGACATGCTTTTCATAATACCTGTCTGTACTTGAAGTTTTCCTTGATGGAAGCCTTGCACTAAAAAGGGTGAAGTGTATGAAGCCTTACCTGTCGACAACGGTAGTACTGTAGCGAGGAGCATACTAATAGGTAAAAATAAATTATGGAGTCTTGAGAACACATTATTATAGGGCACGACTAGTGTAGTCGTATACGTTATTTCAGGTAAGGTGACGGTTGAGTTTTGCCATTGTTTTGGTACATCAATAAACCCAGCGCCAGATAGCCCGAGTAAGATATTAGATAACCCTAACGACCCGCCTTCAGCTAACCCAGTAACAGTATCGTTGATTGCCATACCGATCATCTCAATACCTTCAGAAATCACATCATCGCCGATGTTACCCCCTGCGAGATTAAATCGTATATTTCTACCTGTTGCGGAAATACTGTTAAATTTACTAGCAATATCCGACTCCCCTACGGAATTAGAAAACGATTCTTGAACTGATGCGATATGATCAACTTTAAAAGCGGCGAACATACTCCCGTCAGAATAATTCGCATCTAACGACTCAAAGAACTTTGCTTTATCATCAGGCTCTCGTAACCGATCACCTGTCTTTGGGTCTGTTTTCGGGTCGTTCGCCAGTTTCTCTTCATCCTCATCACCTTTTGAAAGCCAATAACTTGGCTGTATGTAGTTCCTTACGTAATTTATAAGCGTACGGTCTCCAGGAACATCTTCAACATACATTTGGTGATGTTTCTTTACTTTTCCCACCCACTCTTGCGCTGACGCTTTATCATAACGATCAAACTCATCTTGTTTCGCTTTAATAGCCCTACGTTGTGCTTTATTAGCGATCGCGTAAGCACATAACCCATAGGTACTATCGAATATGTCAGGCATAATCGAATGCAGATTATCTAACATCGATTTATCAACTTCATAGTTCTCACCGATTTGCTGGTCGTTGTACTCACCATGCATAAACCGAGGTAATATACCTGAGTTAATCGCTAAAGTGTTAAGAATTGTATTAACCGCCCCCCAGTATAGGTGCATTGTAGGTTTTAATGTGTAGAACTTCGAGGTGTTTCTACCGAAATACATGCCCAGTAATTTACCTGCAAAAACACCTGCACTTAGTACAGGAAACGCTAGTACAAAAGCGACGGTAGATAAGGCTTTAGACGCATCATAGAGAATCGATCGTGTTCGACCAGTCCTTGCTAACGAACTTAAATTTGCGTCGAACGCGTTAGAAAAGAAATGGAAAAGTGAACTGAATTGCGGCACACCCATTCTAAAATAGACTGTCTCACTAGGTTCATCGATCGCTTCTTTATAGAAGCGACCTTTACCGTAACTCCCTCCTACGTCTGACAGTGTTACATCGTTACGCCCCTTTAACCGACCTTTATGCCGTATATCAGAGTAGCGTGTAAATTGCGGTCTGGCGTTCACACCAATACTCGCACCCATTCTAGTATCGGTGTAGTCATTGTCTGCTAGTGACCAAAAGCGATTACGTTTATCAATAGCCTCGTTGAACTCTCTTGTACCTACTAAGAACGAATTTCTCGCCCAATGGTCGTCAAGAACAGTATCACATTTTTCTATAGTCAACGTACTAACTGGGTCAGTGATCTTTTCTTTAATATAGGTTATCCCCATACTTTACTCCTTTTAGACGCCGGGTGTTCAACCAGCGTCCGTATTATAGCTTTATATCGATCTTTCCATATTTACTGGCAAAGGTTTTGATTCCGTTATGGTAGGTAACGGTACACTAGTAGGGTTTTTAGATTGTAATGGTTTAACAATACTCTCCTCTTGCTTAAGTTCTTCAACTTTATCCCCCGTATTCAAAGGTTTGTTTTGTTTAAGGTATTGATTCAACAGACTCTTTATCTCTCTAAGCGTGACATCTGACGAACTAAGCGTCTTGGCCATGTTTGCTGTATTCGTACCAATTTCAGCCGTTGGTGAAAACTCTTTTGATTGATAAGGGTTCAACCCACTAAGTACAGATTGTACATTACTGTTTTGTTTTGGCACTGTTGTAGGCGTAGACTTAGGTTTAGGCTCACTATCCACACTTGCTACCGCGTCACTATTAGAAAGGTTATCAATAACAGGTGGGGTGGCAACTATAGGCGCTGGTGTCGGCGCAGCTTTAGTTGCTGATGGCATTGGCCAAGGGTTGTTTGTTTTAACCGTGCCAGGTGGTAGTGGTGGTAAGGGTTTACCGTCTCTACCATATTCAACACCACTTGTTGTTGTCCCTCCTGTAACAACTTTGTTCGCTTCCGCGAGTTTAGCCATCGTCTGATCTTTAGAGGGCGCTTCGCCTCCACCCCCTATAGCAGGTTTGGGTGGTGTAATACCTGCCTTGTTCAGTGCAGTCTTCTCTGTCTTGTCGAGGTTAGTCGGTGACGCTGGTTTTGAAGGTTTAATCGGCGTGCCTGCCTCGAATAGGGATTTTGCCAAACTTACATCACGACCGTATTTACGAGCATTTTTCTTCATCCCATAACCACCACCGCCACGCCCTGCGGAGGCTGCAATCATCTTACTTGCATATTCAGGGTCACTTTTAGACCTTTTAGGGTCAAGCTGTATACCTGCGGGTTCTAAATGCCAAGGTTCTTGACCTACAGGTCTGGTGAACCCATACTTCTTCATAAGACCAAGCTTTTCAAGTTTAGCCGCAGTAGCACTTTGGATGTCTATAGCTAACCCTGTCTCGTGTCGAGAATGTCCTGGCTTAGCAGCTCGTCCTGGACCATATTTCTTAAACAACGCCTCTTGCATTGCGCGAGTACGGAAACCATCGTTAACTTGAATCGATTTACCCGTCTTCTCACCATACTCTTCAGCCATCCCAAGAAATTGTTTCCAGAGCTGAGGGTTGAGTCCTTTGAAACGTATACTAGAACGTTGCTTCTTGATGTATTTCATACCACCAGAGCCGTCTTTCAACGCCCCGCCGTGACCAACAACACTGCTACCTTGTGTACCACCACCGTCACCCTTACCCGTTATTTCAGGAGAGTCTGCGCCGCCGCCAAATAGTTTATCTGCTGAGCCACTACCTTCTACATTTGGCGTAGTCGCGCTATTTGTACCGAACGTTTGCTGACTCGTTCCCATAAAACTAGCAGGTGTTGTAGGAACACCCCCTTGCGTATTAGCACTACCACCAGCGCCTGTCAACCCACCATTTGCAGGTAATGGGGTAGGCGGCGATACACCATCTTTATTGAACGTCACGTCCATTACAGGTGAGGACTTAACAACTTCCCCTTTAGTAGACTCTCCATCACTAGAACCACTTCTAGTTATACCACCCGAAGCGTTAAAAGGTATACCATACTCAGCCGCTCTCTTCTTAACCTTATTTGTCATTAAGTCGTAGATTTCCTGAACTGTTCTCGCTCTACCCTTCTTGTAGAAAATAGACTTGTTCGATTTAGCAGCTCTGGATAAGATCGCATTACCTTTAGTGTTCGGGTTCTTCGCTAAGTGTCGTAGTAAAGTACGCGCACCACCAGCACCTAAGAAATGCGCTAGATAAGCGTCGGTCGCATTAGGGCTACTTTTAACCTTTTTAAGGGCAGCTAAGTTAGACTTGATGTACTCAACACCTAATAGCGAGTTAGCCATTGGATCAAAGCGATTGGTACGATTAGTTATCCCGTACTTCTTCCCGTGTTTCTTGACTTGCTCGAACCATGTATCTTTAACAAACTGGAATAGTCCAGAGGCTGAAGTTGTTTTAGCCTTCGCTTTAGGGTTTAATGATGACTCAATAGCCGCGACTGTTTGAGCGAAGGTTGGGTCAACACCACCAACTTTAAGCGCAGCTTTACGAATAATCTCAAGCATGTTCTTTTTAGTCGGTGCGACATTTGTATTAAGCGTGTAGTTCTCTTGCGGTACATCCTCAGCCTTTGCTTCTACTACTGTATACCCTTTAGTCGCTGGAGCTTCGGGTAATGGCTGACTACTCGCTGTTTGCTGTGGGCTGTGTACACGATAAGTTAAGTAGTTTTCATGTCCGCTAGATGCGGGTACATAGGCTTCACTCTTCCCTTGGAAGGATTGGTCGATGTAAGGTACTCCAACAGGTTTATCAGGCATACGTGGTTGTGCGTTAGACGCATCAATACCTTTAAACAAACCTTCTGGTGCGGGCGGCATAGCAATGAGTTTATCAACACCTTTTGGCACATTCTGCCCACCTTCATCTTTCTCCTTACTATAGACATCAGCAACTTGTTCTTTCTCTCCTTCCTTGATGGTTGTAGAAGCGCTACCAGGTCCCGTTCCAGGACTCTGTTTCTCATCCTCATTACTCAACTGCGTTTTCAATGACTCGCCATGTGCTTTAACATGTTCCCATTTAACACTAAGCTCTTTATAGTAATGCAACGGTGAGACATTAATGTGGTAAGGACCAGTCTCAAATAACGCTCGCTTCAAATAAGTCAATTTCTGATCACCGCCAAGTTTATCAATCTCTTTTAACTTAAGCGATGAATTTAACCCATATAACACTGTTAGGTGTCTGATGAACACAGGTTTAAACCGTTTATCAAACCATGTCAAGAAAGGTGCTACTAACGTACTATCTGAAGCCCGAATATCGAAAATTTCAAATATCTCTTCAACAGGTACTGTTTTCTCATCAATAGTCGCCACACCATCTTTATAAGAAATGCAGTTATCTTGCATGGCTTCTTCAAGACGTAATACGGTATAGTAATGATCCTCCATCCCATCGCTATAACCGTATTGTAGTAAACGTAGTTTATCAAAACCTGTCACATTATTGCGGTTTAAATGTTTGTATAGTTTATACCCTCCATAACCTACAGCCGCTAACGTTGCAGCGCCTAGTACAACAGGCGAGGCCAGTACAGTACTAGCTGTCGCAACAACAGCACCTAACCCACCTGCACCCGACATAACACTACCAGCGATTAACCCAGCGCGTGCTAAACCTGCCGCTCGACCTGCGCTGGCAGCCATCCCTGTACCACCATTAAGCCCGAACATGGATTTACCGAAATTGAGAAGACCACGACCCGCTCTTCGTAGTAAACCACCCCGACCTCTACCACGCCCACGACGATCTTGATCCTCCTCCGTCAACGGATTGCGGTTGTCACGAGTATCTCGTCCGTCACCTCTTCGCCCATCTTGCGATGGTCTTTCGACATTAGATAATGTGTCTCTCGCATCATTCAGCGCTTGAGTTGTTTGGTTTTGTGGTGTTTGACTTGGTTGCGTTTGTGTCGTTTGGTTTTGACCTGCTGGTGTATTTGAACGATTACCATTACTATCCCCTGTAAGACCTAACCAACCCCCGATAGTACCCATGACACTAGCGCCTAATCGACTAAGGCTCCCTGCGATCCCTTGCGCGTTAAGTAGTCTCGGTGCGTTATTGGCAACTTGGTCATAAGTATTACTTGTGCGATTACCCAGCCCTCGTATTGAGTTAATGAGGCGTTGACCTAAACCTACGGCTGCTGCCGTTGCACCTGCGGGCACGAGTAATTTTAATATACCGCCTCCGACAGTAGTGACACTCTTAGTAGCAACTTCAGTCACGCCTTTAAGCATATCCATTAAACTACCAGAGAAGAACTCTTTGATCTTTTTAAGACCAATTAGTGTAGCAACCCCTGCACCACCTAACAGGGAAAGCAACCAACCCTTACCCTTCTTCTCTTCAGTCGTGGTGATATTCGTCACGTCGCCGCGACCACTTTCTTCACGACGTTCTTTCCTCTTAAATAGGTTACGCCATGACCCCTCACGCACACCATCACCATCATGGTCATTAAACGCTCGTCTTGGATCAGGTATACGTTCTTTAATGACATTGATGAGCTTATCCAATTTTGTAGGGATTTTATCGATTGTTGGGTCATTGACCTCAACAACTCTTGGCGCGTTTACTTGCCCTCTACGAAGACTACCATTATCGCCCTCAACGCCTTCCACATTAGGTCGTGTTCTATCGCGTCTACGTCTTAACGGACTAAAGGTTGCGACATTCCATAATAAAGAAGTAGAGCGCCCAACTCCTTTACCAACAAACCCAGCTAGTCGACGACTAATCCGCATTAGTGTTGAGAAAGGTAGTGTTATACGGCGAGCGTTCTTATCGTAAAGTCCGTTACGAATATCGGTATCCGTTAATACTAGATCACCATCTGTATTTACTACATCGCCTTTAATGTCCCGTAAAGTGTTAATGACCTCACCACTTTCACGGTCTCTATAAAGACCGTTTCGCATATCTACCGCAGTCATCGCTGGGTAGGGAGAACCCTTCTTATAGACATCACGGGGACGATATATCGCACTAACCGTTTTACCTGCAACCTTACCTACGGTAAACGAACCTGCTTTATAAATAAGGTCATACCCAGCAGGGAGTTTACTCTCAATTAAACTCCCCTTGACTTTCTCATTCCCGTCTGTATAAGTTTCCTCTACTAACTCATAACGCTGTTCGTCAATACGTTTCAATAATTCGGGGTCTATTTCTTCAGGTCGTTTTGAAAGCAGCTCTACAAGATCGATAGGTTTGTAATCACCTGTTTCAACTGAAGTAGTATCATAAGTCTCTTCCACGGTAGGTTGTGACTTCGATGTACCCAGACGATTCAACTGTTCTTGACAACAGTCTAGTAACGTCTCGCCCATTTCCCTAACAACCGACTGTAAACTACCTTGAACCTCAAGTTGCTTGTCGTGTAGTAACGTATGCGTCTCTATGAGGCTATCACGGTGGCTAGCCATACCATCTAGTATTGGTTGTAAATCTGTCCCATTATTACTAAGTTGTTCTTTTATCCCACTAAGTAACTTATTCGTTTGTTTATGGTAACTGTAGTCGTAGTCGGGACGACTCACTTGCGACTCAAGTAACGCGTTGGTTTCGCTTAAACTTTCGGTTAATGATGGTGTAGGGCGTTCGTAGAGGCGTGTCAATAACGCGTTTGTTGAATCTAATTTATCTGAATAATCGATCGGTTGTTTACGACTAACCTCTTCGAGTAATTCTGTAATCCGTGTAAACGCATCAGTATAGTCAGGCGTAGGTTTTTCAGCTATCGTCTTAACAGTGTCGTTCAGGGTAGTTAACGGACTACTATAGTCTGTAACAGATCGCCCTGTCAAGACAGTTAAAGACTGGTCGATAGATGTTAGTAGTGTAGTGTAGTCCACAACAGATCGTTGACTACGCTCTGGATCGTGTTCGCGTGTTTCCTCTCTTGTAGATGTGTCCTCACTACGCTCACTTTCTGTTGATTGTAGTACTGACTCACCCAGTAGGTAGCGCCGATAAGCGTCTAAGTTTAAACTTTGCGAGCCGTTACTATCGACAGTAATTAACCCAGAGTCAACCAGACCATCGCTACCGTACTCAAGCCTATACTCATCCATCTCCCCCCTAACGTCACGGATGTTCTTCCTTAACCGTATTAACTCATCATTAAGTTCCCCTTTTAACTTTTTATCATCATCTAACCGATCTTTTAAAACCTCACGTATTTTATTTGACAGGTCTTCTTCTTCAGGTGTATAAAACTTTTCATTAAGTAACGTATCGATATTAACCGCACTTAGACCGTTAGACAGTACATCGTTAAACCCAATCTCGCTTAACTTACGTTTTACTTCCTTACTTGTTACCTCATCAAAATCACCAAGATCATCTATTTTCTTATGGAGTTCTTCTAGCGCACCACGGTAAGAACTTGCTACCGCCTCACCTGTAAACCGCTCACGTACTTCAGCGCCACGCGCCTCCCTTGACTTAATTTTACCATCTCTTCGATCGTAAACTGTTTCAGTAACTTGATCGCTACCCTCATGTATAGCGCGAGTTACATCGTATATTTTAGAAAGTAAAGTGGGGATTACTTGGTTTAATGTCGTTTTATCTCGTTTAGCGAATGCACCAAACTCATCTTCAATATCACGATCTTCAAAATTGACATCCGTCGCTTCCCCGAAAGCGCTAAGTATATTACGAGCAGCCGCCTTACCAAAACGTTTGGCAAACCCATCACCCATACTATCCTCTAATCTTTCCGAGGAGGCTGTGCGGTTTAATACGTCTTCTAAACTAGCAGTATTGCGACCAAGTTCCTGACCGATCTCGCGAACCCTTGCTCTAAGCTCACTCGTGTTCTCTTCAAACACATCATTACGCTTATGGTACTCATCCGTCACTTTCCGATAAAGTTTACCCCATATAGAAGTAGGGTCTTCACGCTCAGCTCTATCGCGCAAAGCTTCGAGACGTTCTTCTTCTGTAGGTCCTTTAAAGAGCTTGCCGAGCACAACACCTAATGATTTAGAGAACGATTTACCCGCTTCTTCATAAGGGTCTTCGTCACCAATAGCTTCTTTACCTTGAGCAACTAAGGAAGCCGTATTCTTGATAGTATCTATCTTACTACCTAGTTTATCTTTAAGATTCTCTATCCCCTTCTTTATAAACTCTGCATTACCGAACAAGGAATCTTGTGCAGCCATCATGAACTTCGTTTGAGACAATTCAGCAAACCGCTCTGATTGAGTAATTTTCTTAAACTCTGGTAAGCCAGTATTATGTTGAACTTTATTCATAATAAGTTCAATTTCTTTAAAGTGGCTTCTTGACAGTTTATAGGTATCGATCTGGGTAAATAATTGGCGGTATTGGAGTTCTAGTGATTTGCGGTAGTAGCTATTTGTAATCTGTTCGTGAAAACTAGCCGTGCGTTCAGTACTACGACTTAACGCAGACAGTGCGGTTAGTATCGCTTGATTACCTTTAACCGTCGATAAGGTTAGGTTATCGACAGATGCTGAAGTAGCAGCGCTCGTAACTATATCACGATTTTCTTCCTTACGCGCCAGTTTCGCCAAAGCACTACTTAACTCTTCTTTACGGCGCTGTTTTAACTCCTCTTCCTCACTGATCCCTATTGGTCCATCATCTTCATCATCGATAGTGATGGACTCGTTGAGTTTACTAATTCTCTCTTTAAGTGAGGTAGCTTTATTGGGCAATATCTTTTCGGTTGAGGTTAATATCTCTTTCGCTTTATAGCGGAAATCGTTTTTAGAAGCGTCAACGACATCTTCTATCGCACTTGTTGTTGAGTTAAAAACGCTCAACGCTTCTGCGTATTCGTCGGGTAGGGTTTTTTCTAATAAATCTTCAATTTTTGAAGAGTCTGTAAATGTCTCTTTTAGTTCTTTACGTGTCCCTTTATAAAAACTTTGTATTGGGTCTCTCGACCCTTTGTCAAAACCTTGTGGATCGTAGTCGTCATTGAACAGATCGTCCAACATACGATCTTCTTCATTACTATCGAGTTGGTGTAGTTCATTGTCACTCATTAACGACACTCCTTTTAAATGTAAATATTTACGAACATATATTATTATATTGGCATCAAAATATGGAAAGAGGAATTTAAATGTCCGAGATTAAAACGCCTGTTCAATGGCACGAACCTAATGACTTAATCGAGTTGTTTAAACTAGCTGATCGACTTAAGGACGATGAAGGGTTCAGCCTAAGTCTAGATAACGTTGTATTAGAAGAAAGCGCCGTCCTCCTTGAATTACCACGATCTTTCATGAATGGTTGTACCGCCATCCGCTGTCGAGAAAACGCTCTAGAGGATTTTTTCGGCATGTCGTTATTTCGTAGTATCCATTATTGCGATATAAGCTATAATGATATAGAACAGATTCAGGGCGTTGAGGGTCTGTTCATCAAGGTTCTAATAATGGAGGGAGCGACCCTCCCCCCACATGAGCTAGAGCGGTTGCATAAGTTACCACTTCTAGTACACCTGGATTTAACAGAGACGACATGGTGTGACACTGATGTGCTAGACTGTAACCTCTTAACGGGATTTAGGTCGTTAACGTCTCTAGACCTATCAGGTCTCACCCTAGAGAATTTAGACGCTTTAATCGATACCGATATAGAACGCCTAACGCTACTAGGTAGTAACTACGACAAGGAGGAACTGAGTCAGTACCTCCAACAAAGTACGACCATCAAAACTGTATATACAGATGAACAGGACCACGATGAGTTCGAGGACGATCTAGACGAAGATGAGCTAGGGGTTATTAGAAGACCTCTTGACGTGGAAGATTATGAATTTTAAAAACTCAAAAACGGAGATATGTAATGTTCAACACCCCCGATGTTTTCAAACATAGAAATACAACATACGTACAGACCTTAAACCAAAAATCTCGCCTACCAAAACCAACCCCATTTGTCAATTTAACAAATGCCGTGAATGTAGAAGTTTTCGTCGATAAACTAACACAAGAGTGGTATGACACCGTTAAAGGTATTACCCTTGAAGGTGCGTTTATAAAAGACTATAGCTTTTTAAGCGACTTTAGAGAACTAGTCATACTCGATATTTCAAGGCCCATCCACGATGATGTCGTGGTCTTATATAGACTACCTTATTTAGAGGTTTTATATGCTTCTAACGTACAAGGGTTATCGATTATAGGTGGCGCACCCCGCCTAAAACAGCTCTACTTAAATAGCGCGTACCCTGACGCGCAAATAGACTGTCGAACACTGACCGCCTACAAAAACCTAAGACTCCTAGACCTACGTGGTAGAGAGCTTGTTAATATAGAGGCTCTTTATGATGTTAGTCCTAAACTAACTATACAGTTAAACGACGACACTCGGGTTGTTGGGTCGAGTGTCAATGAGTTCATAAACAATGTCCCTGCTCGTATTAAGCACGGGCAATTCACCTATGCGACGATATAATGACAATTTTCCAAATCTTGATTGAAAAATTATTCAGGTCTTATGATGAATTAATAATACACGATGCTAGGTCCTTGCACAACATAAGGTTACTCGACCATTATTACGACATACCTCCGCCAAAGGACCTACACACGGGGGAGAAAGTCATTGTCCATACCTTTAACAAGGATTACTTTGGGGTGACGCACCATTTAGGTAATAAACTAGCAATCTACCTTTTTGACAAAAATCTTAAAGAGATTGCACAATATGGACCAATCTTATTTGCTCGTGACTATAGACGGTTTGTCGACGGAGGCTTAGTAAGGGAACGTGGTGAAAACCACATAGACCATGAAGAAACCATCTTATCGACAAAACACACCTTATTGGCAAAATGGTGTATTTACCACACAGCAACTTTATGTAGTGAGATCACAACCACTGATGAAGAAAAGGTCTTTGTTGAGAAAGGTGAGAAAACAGTTTATACGGTAAAAAGTATTAAACAACATCCTGCGCTGGATAAAAGGTGCTACCTCTACATAAGAGCGTCAAGCCGAAGCCGCTCTTTTTTAAAAAGGGGCGATGTGGGTCTGATAACACCAGGTCAATTTTAAAACAACTTTCTTTAAATAATGTGCTATTTTGTAAATAGCACATTTCTTCCCAATTTTAACTCGAGGAAAACAAACATGGAAACAAAACAATCTAGCATAAATGTAGAGCCGCTAAGACCATTACGGGTAACGCCTGTGTTAGTAAAGGAAGTTTTTGAGAAAGGTGTGATGCCTAACCTAAGAAAAAAGACTATTCTATCCAGTACGTTACATGGTGAGCGTTTCTATTACACTACCGATAGTGCGGGCGATAGTACAGATATTATCATATACACGCCTAAAATGAAAAGAGTTGTTTTTAACGAACGGTTGTTAACGTCTAATATCGCTAACACGTTAGACAGCACGCTTCCTCCATTAGTACCTGTTATACAACAAGCATATGCTGCAATACCCCCCATCTTGCGATACGCAAGCGTCCTGAAGACCCTAATACCAAATAGTGTAAATCAATCCCCTGACCACATAAACTGGGTGTTCAGTCAAATGAATGAACAAGCCTTCGTACGGATAATTAAAAATAAATCCGTTCTACTAACAGAAACTAACGTATTAACCCTATCTAATTAGTGGGGGCGATATGTATGAGAAATAGCGATTACTTCAATAACACCATACTCCTAACACAAACCACATTACTAAATGTGAAGTATTACATCAATGCAAGAAACCTTCTGAACAACAGAGTTCTAACAACGAGTTGTTTTAAAAGTCCTTACGAGCTGTGCTTTTTTACACCGCTTGTGGGTTGTGGTAGTATGGTCTTTTGTGTATCACACCATAAAGGATGCGAGACCCGCGTGCTACTTTTTAATGAAAACGATGTTTGCTACCCTACTGACTGGACAGAAAATAAAATCTTCTTAACAGAGCCTAGTGAATTCATACATGATCAGAATGGTCTAGACACTTCTACTCGTAGGAAAATTGATTTTATCAATGGGTGTAGTAGCGGGTTGAATGTAGTTGCTAATTACTTTAGGACATTCCTCTCCATGATTGAATGTAATGAAGTATACCTAGAAAAGCAAGATGAATGCATCACTTTAAGTGGTGGGGAGGTTAAAACGACTTATAGCGTTAAAGGTTAATGGCTTGATAAATTGAGTACGGTACACTAACGAGCGTTCTCGCTCGTTAGTGTACTAGAAAATGTTTATTTTTTTTATCAAGAGGAGCGATTATGGGTGAAGTACAGCCACTAAAGTTCGGTCTTTTAGAACTCACGCCACAGCAAGTGAACAGTATAAAACCTGTTGAAGTACCCGACATCTACGAAAGCGGAGAGAAGGCCTATCATCACAAAGGTTTCTATTCTGAATCTATTTTTGGACTGAAGGGTGATGAAGCGCGGGACACTACTTTCGGATATATTGATTTAAAATTACCCGTCTTACAACCTGCGATCTTTTTCACATTAACGCGTTTGAAAGCTTTTTACATTGACATTATGGCAGGTAAAGAACGTGCCGTTTTTAACTCGAAAAGTAAGCGGTTTGAGAAGGCTATTGATGGTGAAACAGGTTTCGACTTTTTTATACGCAATTTCGACCCCGATGGATTAGAGTACAACCAATCCAATCGACATAATTATGATGTCGACTTTAACCGCATGAATAGGAATAACTTACTGTTAAGTAAATTTCTTGTTTACCCTGCGGGACTGCGCGATGTCGAAGAAAATAGCGATGGTCAACCAGAGGAAAACGAGTTAACCCCTATGTATCGTAAAGTGCTACAACTCACCACATTGATTCCTTCAAAATTAGATAAGGAAGCGAGGTATAGTGCAGACGCTACACGATTTAAAATACAACTTGGTGTATATGCAGTTTATCATCATATAAGGTCTATTATGTTCGGGCGCAAAAAGTTCGCACAGGATAAATTTGCAAACCGTGGAGTTTATAACACAACACGTAACGTTCTCACCGCAATGAACGTGCGTTACCACGACCTCGATGATGAAACACTACCCACTGAAAACCATACAGTTCTAGGCTTATACCAAACGGTCAGTAACCTATTACCTAAAGCGTTATTTAATTTAAAATCTATATTTTTCGATCAAGTATTCGACCCTACAAACCAAACTGTTCGTGTACTTGAAGGTCCAAATTTTAAACCAACGGTAATAAAGTTTGATGAGAACGATACTGAATTAAATACTGAAAAGGGTCTCCGTAAACTTATTGATCGGTTCGCCAACCACTCACTTCGTCGTGAGATTATTAAAGTGAAAGGCAAGCCCTTATTCTTAATCGCATCGAATGACAAATATGTTCAGTTACTTTTCGATAAAAATGACCTTGCGCCTGTTTTCAATAAACAAGATTTGAGACCTTTAGATTTAACTGAGTTACTCTACCTATCGGTGCAAAGTTATGCAGGAGACTCTCCTACTATAGTAACCCGTTACCCTGCGGCTAATGAAGGTAGTACCTATCCCTCATTAATCTACTTACAAACAACTAACGATGCGACTCATTTGGATCAAGTTGATAGTAGTGGTACTATTATTGGTGAGAAAATCGTTAACTTCCCACTCAGAGGTAGTACATTCTACTATGACGGAATGTCGCCCCACGTCAACCACTACGGTCCATTAGCAGCCGATAATGATGGTGACATGACTTCTGCTCATACGTTATGGACTGAAGACGCTATACAAGAAGTCCATAATTTATTCGATAAAGCCCATTACTACCTTGACCGTAAAAATAAATTAATGTATAGCCCAAGTAACAACGTGAACGAATTAGTTTACGCCCATCTAACTGAATTTGAGTAAAACCTATGAGTAATCTAGTAGTCCACTATAACGAAATTAGAGAACCTAAACGATTAAAGAACCCCCTTGTTAAAGACTACGATTTACTACAATTACCTACTAATTGTATCGTACATTACCTGACCGACGGCGACACCCCATTTAAACCCTTAACTAAATTAACCTCCTATAGAACGACAACCCCTTACCTTATCTATAATGAGAAAGGGCTTAAGGGTATGCCTCACCGCCCTGTTCGAGAAACTGTCGATCATTTTACGAAAACACATAGTGATTGCACGTTTAAACACGTCTCGACAAACCCGTTAGCGATTAGTGATTTAAAAGGTCGTTACATTCTAAACTACGATTCATTAAAACACACATTAAATGAACGCGATCGCGATCGTATTGCACAACAAAAGAAGGCACGTATTTTAGACCTTTTTCTAGAGCGCTTGGTACAATCGAGTAAATTAAACGTACCTTCCTACTATATAATCGAATTAGATAATGTGAAATACGATGAGAAGACTCAAAACTATTTAAAACATATCGACGATAAACAACTATTTAGTAAAGGTTTATCTTACAGTAAATTAGTTTTACTTGACCTGTATCGCTCCACCAATGTAAATGACACCGCCACACGACTTGGGAAGCTAACACCCGAACAAGCAAGTCGGTTAAACTTTATTTTGAAATTTAATACACACTATGTTATTTTAAATTTAGGTTGGTTGCACAATCTTAATAAAGATAAAACATATTCACCCACTATAGGGAAAAACATACCACCCCGTTCTAGAAAAGATTCAAAAGTACTTAATAAACAACTCATGTCTTTCTTAAATGGGATTAGTGAGGCGACTGTTACAAAAGAGTATGATGATCAAGATGTCGAAAAGTTAGATATTTTAGAAGAGGAGTTAAACGACACGTTAATCCCGACCACTAAACCTACTTATGTAAATAAAACTTACAATGAACCGATCCCGAAAATAGAAACGTTCAACGAAAATAAACTAAATTATTTACTTAAAGTGGGTCTTATTGATGAAAAGACGCATCGCGACACTGTAAGTAAACTTGGTAAATGGCGCGATATTAAAAGCCCTGATGATCCTACCATCCGACTAGATGATTTGACTGCTATCAAGCCTGACGAACTTATACTAAAAGGGGATAAACTCCCTAAAATAAAAGGCGTGACTAAAGCGTCGATGTTAAAGTCATCGTTATTTAACGATAATACACAGTACATCGAAGAACTGTTGGAAAAGGATATGGTTAACACCATTTCACACATTCAACGAGGTGGTTGGGTTTTAGAAGGGTATAGTAAACAACATGTCAAATCTGTTAAGGATAATTACATGTTGTATAAAGTAAGGTATAAACCCATACAAGGCGAGGCAACGACACTCACTATACAGCTACCTGTGGTAGATGAAGACGGTGTTTTCATGAATAACGGTAATCTATCACGGATGCGTAAGCAAACCGTCGATATGCCGCTTAGAAAAATTGGTCCTGAAAATGTCGTTATCTCTAGCGCAGTCAGTAAAATATTTGTACAACGAGGTATTCGTAAGGCAAATAACTATGCGGTATGGTTAAAGAAAACGGTGAACCAAACTAGTTTAAAATATGAAAACTATTCACTTAACCCAACACCTGTTTTCGACAACAACTTTAAACAACAGGGTCGACACTATAGCGCATTAGCAAAATCATTTGACTGGATCGAGACTAGTGACGACACACGTTTAACATTTAACCATAAAACACGTCAAACGTTGACTACAAAAGACATCACCAAGCCTGAAAAAAAGTACGGTACTTTCATAGGTGTTACTAATAACGGAGGGCAATTACTTTTCTTAAACAACGATGGGGTAGTCACTTATTTAAACGAAAACAACAACGTTGATAAAAAACATTTAACGGATGTTTTACGCTTCGATACACACTCGCTCACAGAGTACGCAACCGTTAAACTTATGGGGAGAAATATCCCTGTCATTATAATCTTAGCGACTTTAAAAGGGCTATCTTACTGTATTGAACATTTTGCACGAGATGTAACGGTAAAACCTGTTGGTGAGGAATATGTATTAAAACCTGATCAATATGCAATAACCTTTAAAGACTACCACCTAATATTTAACCGAATAAACTTTCAAGAGGAGTTATTATTTAGCGGGTTAGCCGCCTACAACAAAACCAACTTAAATTACAATGTCGCTCACTACGACACCCCTGAAGGGTTATTAGGTATACTAAACACCTTAAACGTAGAAGCGCGAGGTCTGGTGAAAATAGAGACTTATAACGAACTATTCATAGACCCGATCTCAAGAGACTTGTTAATTACTATGGGCGAACCCCACGAGTTCATTCCGTTACTTGTACGTGCTGTAGAACTATTAACTTTCGATTACCATGAAGACCCTAACAGTGAGTTAATGTCACGCGTTAGAGGTTATGAACGTCTACCGAGCATCGCTTATAAAGAATTGTTTAAATCGGTCGAGGATTACAAGAATAGGAAAGCTAAACGTCGTCAAAAACCAGAAATGAAGCCTAACGCAACATGGTTGACGATAATGCAAGACCCTTGTGTAGAACTAGAGCGTGACATCAACCCCTTCCAAAACATCAAGTCTAAGGAAGTGGTCACAATGGTTGGTGAAGGGGGGCGGTCTAAAGACGCTATACCTGAAGAACTTCGCGCAGTACATAAAACACAAAAGGGTATTTATTCAGAAGCGACAGTTGACTCCTCTGATGTAGGTATTGTTAAATACTTAACAAACGACCCTGATTTTAAAACATTACGTGGGCAAGGACAGAAATGGGATGATAACCCAGAGACTGCCAATCGACTCATATCGACCAGTAATATGAAAAACCCCTTCTCTACGCAAGACGACCCTAAACGGGCAAATATGGCGACCATTATGGAGTCGCACGTCATCGCACCGAAAAGTGGTTACGAGTCCCCTATAGTGCGTACAGGGGCTGAGAAAACTATCCCTTACCGTGTGAATAAAATACATGCTAGACACGCAAAAGGTAAAGGTGTTGTTAAAGAGGTTTCTGATAAAGGGTTAGTAGTCGAGTACGAAGACGGAACTACAGAAGATGTTTTCTTAGGTAGACACTACGGGTCTTTTGAAGGGAGTAATTATATTCATGACATAACAACGAGTTTGAAGGTCGGTGATAAAGTAGAGCCTTATGATGCGCTTGCCTATAACAAAAGCTATTTTAAACCCGATCCACACGACCCTGCTAAACTAATCTACCTGCCCTACTTAACAGCTACGATGGCTTATACTGAAGAACGCATCACTTGGGAGGATTCGGTAACAGTCTCTACGGCGCTCACTAAACGACTTAAGACGCATAAAATATACGAACGTAATATACAAGTACCTGCCGATTATACAATTCGCAAGATTGTGAAGGTCGGTCAATCCCTTAAACCTGACGATGTTTTAATGTATATTGAAAGTAGTGCGATTAGTACATTAGAGATGTTTGATAAAGAGACTTCTGATTTAATCAAACATCGTGCAAGTGACAAACCAACTGCTAAATATCTCGCCACCGTTGATCGTATTGAGGCTCGGTATAACGCACCGTTAGAAGATTTAAGCCCTCAATTAAGGAAAGTTGTTGAGCAAGCCGATATAGAGTTAAAAGAGCGTACTAAAGACAAAACTTTAACAGGTTTTGTTGATAGCCGTTATCGTACAAAAGGGCAACCTCTCCCACCTAATACGGTTGAACTTAAAATATTTCTGGTAAAAGACATCCCGATTAACACGGTAGACAAACTGGTTATCTCACATCAGTTGAAGGCAACTATCGCTGAAGTATACCCAGATAACGTGGAAGCCGAAGACGGGACTAAAATTGATCTACGGTTTGGTGGTCGTAGTGATGCGGCGCGTATTGTGAACTCTGCTAAATTACTAGGCATGTCTGTCTTCATTTGTAAGAAATTTAGCAAGATAACTTCTAGCAATTACTTAAAATAAGGTGATTTATGAAAAACACGAAACTTATTAACGACACACTGGCGTTAGCAGTGGCGATCGAATTTATCGCCCGCACGACTCATGCGTGTATAGGAAACGACTTATCTCCAAATAAGGACGGCGAAACCCTTACGCAACAAACGATCAAGCGAATCGCATATGAAAACTTGCGTACTAAATTAATCGAAGAGGACTAAGTTAATGATTTCAAACACAAGTATCACTCTAGCGTATACGTTAGCGAAAGAGTTAAGCGATCATCGAAAACCATTAACCTATCATAGCTCACCTGTTGGAGCGGTGCGTAATAAACTTAATGATGTCGATATTAAACAGTATATTAACGACCACCTTAATGGTGTTGTTGATGCCTACGGTTTAACGAAAGCGCTTGAAAATACTGAGGACACGTTATCTTTCGGGTTAAACTTAGATCGTCTCGTCGATGAGTTTAAAACAATTATTAAGGCAAAAACACACTACCTTAAAAATACTATTATACCCGTAGTCAATGAAAGCGCGGATAAGTTAACACAGCAGTTAGATCGACTAGACCCTAAACATAATGCGAAAGATAAGTACACTGTACGAACCTATCCAGACCCAGAGTTCATGCGGTTTGATGACGTAACCACTTATTTAAGTGAGTATGAAGGTACACGATTAAAAACTAATCGTAAGCCTAGCATGATGAACCATGAAACACTCAGTGAAGGGAAACTTCTTGATATTATCACAGAAGGGTTCTTACCACATACTATCACCGCTATTCAAGAATGGTATGGTGAAATACGTGTCCTAGTTGGGAGCGATTACACTGAGCCATTACTGAAACATTTATGGTTGAGCATGTTCACTAAAGAACGTGTCGATAACGCTATCACATTCGAGAAAATCGATGAATTACCCTTATATCAAAGTTTAACTATCAACGTTTTACTTATGCTAATTGCCCGTCAGTTAGGTAAAGGGTTCAAAAATCATTTGATTAGCCATGAAAGTAATGTGCGATATGAACACATTATCCAACATTGGGTTTTAACAACGGTAAGCCGTCTCGATTATCACTATAAATTATTTAAACTACAAGTACGTCGAGGCGATGTTATTTTAAAAGGCGATGAGGATAAATACTCAATAACAATCGTGCGAAACGCATACGATGCATGGATGCAAAAACATAGTAAAGAAGATTTGATCGCTACGGCGACAGTCAACCCCAGTACGAAGAACTTTGAGGGATTACAATCACGTATAGAGGCGAGTAAACGAGCGTGGGACGATCATTTAAGACTTGATACGTTACGGTTAAAGACAGAGCGGTTGAAGCTCTTTAAGGTTGTTTTTAAAGAACTCATCTTTGAATTAATCCAAGGTGAGAGCTGGATTGATTGTTGCACTACCACACCCGAAGCCCATCGTAATAAAGCGAAAGCGTTATATGAAACGTTTGTAAGAGACCTTAAACTGGACGATCTTGATAACATCCCTGTTGTTGTTGAGAAAGGCATTACTACGATCATCTTCCACACCACAGACGCAGGTGAAGTACTCTACTACATGCGTCAAGCAAGTGGTAGTACACAAGACCCAAGGGAAGCGGCTACCGTTGCAACCTTAGCCAACTTAGTCCGTTACACTGACAACTTACTCATTAAGTAGGTACTATGAAACGCAATAGTAAACTAATTAACACGTTCACTATTGTTGGTGGGTCTATTACACATGATAAGCTAGTGACTATAGAGACACTAGCTGATTATGAAATAACAGGCTTAATGCGTATAGCAGATACTGTTTCAATCTTTGGCACATTTGCATTGATCTGTGAAGACGAGTATACTGTTTATAACGCAACCGCAATGGTGACAACGCATCCTGATAAGATCGAACTATTTAACCGAGATGGTGACACGTATTACAGATTACACATAAACCCAGGTAGTTTTATTATCGAGTCCCTCCACATCGCAGAAACGTCGGACCTTACTTTTAAGTTTTTTGAACGTATCCGTATTAAAGGGAAAATACCTTGGTTCTTTGAATATGAAGATATGTTAACAATTTTAAATAGCGCGAAAGCTTATGGGGGTTCTAAATCAGGACTTTTTCGAGTAGCTAGTGAATTACTGGGGTCATTAACCGCTCGTTTAAAAAGTGACTTAAAGAAGCTTGCTAGACATTACCCAAACGAAACAGACCTCTCTTATATCGGATTAAGTAACCCTATACTTTCTACAAAAGGGTCTATGAATAAACTACTCAATAGTTACTCACAAGACGGTATAATTAGCGCGATTGTTACGCAGGATGATGTTATAGATGAAGCAGAACGTGTTCTAAGGAGTTAAAAATGAATCATCAGACTCCCCAAAGAGGGAATCGTATAGAGGTGGGGAGATTAGGAGAGGTGCCTAATCTTTTCAAATCAGAAGTGGATAAGGATGGGTATTTCGTCGTTTGTGTTGGCGCACTCAATGCACATAATAGTAGAGGAGAGTATTATGTTGCAGACCAAGCAAAAGACCTTGTAGAGAAAAATAGTGTGTTATCCGATCGAGCTAAGCGTGGGGTTTTAAGAAGTGAGCACGGTCATCCTAAATGGGAACCTCACTGGACTGAACAAGAGTTCATCTACCGATTAAAACACTACGATGAAGATCGGATTTGCGGTACTATGTACGGGCTATATTTCGATGAAAACTACACTGATGTGAAAAACATTGGCGATGGACATAATAGGGTACTACCCATCCTCGCTAAGCTAAGACCTACTGGTCCTCTTGGCAATAGCTTAGAAAAAGATTTATTAGACCCACATATGAACGTAGCATTTAGTGTACGATCTACAGTAGATGCCCACCGTGTCAATAATAAATGGTATAAAAAAATAACAAATTTATTAGCCTTTGACCAAGTTGTTGATGGTGGTATCTCTATCGCTAACCAAGGCGATTGTCCTAGAAATGTAAGCGTGCCATCGATGGAGTCTATTTCACTTCCATTGCAGTGTACTGGAGATAGCTGTCCAACTGACCTTAAAGATAAAACGAATTTAGTCCCCATGTTCTCTCTCGAATCCTTGAATGTAATGGTTGAAGACTACACTCATCGCCGAATACCTGAAGACGATGTGCCAAAACCTATCTATTACAACTGGAAATAATATAATAAGCTATTACGTGTGACGGCGTAATAGCTTATTATGCTTTTTTATGAACATATATTATATTAACGACACATTGTAAAATCACAATTCTGAACAAGGAGTACAAAACTAATGTACAAAAGATTCTTAGATCAAGGGATTGATCTTAAAAAGATCAATCCCAAAAAGCTAACAATCATTGCATCTAACTACGATCTAGGCGTGGATATTAACAGTCTTTTATTTTGCAATCAAGGAACGGTGACGCAATATCAAGAAGTTGATGTTGATGAAAGTATAATAGTTACAAAACAAAACAGTAACTATTATATAGTAGTTAATACTAAAGGAGGTAAGAGCCAACTCTTGCGCTATGCTAAGTACACGACCTTAGTAAACGAGTTAAAAGCAGACGCTCTACTCTTAAATAAAAGAGTTGATAAGGTACTGTTTGCCGAAGCTTTAGGGCGGGTGAACAAAGCACGCCCTTTCAAACAATGGGACGCGGTAAAGGGGTGGGTCGTCGCAACCCAACCTGAATATATTCCTAAAAATCGTAAAACGACGTTTGAGGAAACTACACTCGGTTGGAAAATCGAGTTTTATGGGTTGGTGGGTCACGGTCACATCATTGCCGCCTTTAAAATAACAACGGTGGAAGGTGTACGCATATTTAAGATCGTTGACCACAACTATTCTTACAATATTGAGATGGAGAACGTTACATAAAATGTCGCTAATTAGTAAACATTATCATGGGTTTGGGGTGGTTAATATCCCCAAAGACATGGTTGAAACCCATGATGGTATCGTGAGAGCTTTCACTAAATTCTTCAATTACGAAGAAGATATTACGACTTACACCTACAAAACAATGGTTGCGTATAAAAAATTATACGCAACATACCTGTATGAGGAAAATCACAAGATGATGAAAGCCTTTACCGAATATCTTCTAAAAGAGCTTAATGTGAACGCAAGGGGTTAACTCCCTGTATGACCAAATCCACCTGTTCGCTCAGGTACTTGTGCAACAGGTGCGAGTGGTTCAAACTTATCATCAACAAACTCCACGAAAATAGCAGGTAAGAAAACAATCTGCATAATACGATCGTTGGGGTTGATGGTAATGTCTTCATGCCCTCTGTTCATGACACATAGTTTATACTCTCCCTTGTAATCTGGATCACCGATACCAACAGAGTTGGCTAAAACCAGACCCTCTTTACATCCTCTTCCTGATCGTGGTGCGATTAAAGGGAATGTCCCACTATCACGATAATCGAAAGAGAAACCACAAGGGATTGTCACCACATGTTCTTGTTTCTCTTCTACAATAGGACCATAAACAAGATGACCTGCTTTAAAGTATTCATCTTGGCGACACCACAATTCACGTCTAGGTACAACCACAGGCGCGTCGATACACGCATGAATGTCATAACCAACAGACCCTTTTGTAGCACGTCGAGGGTAGTCGATCGTCACACCTAATGCAGGATTATGTTTGATAAGTTTAATCTTGTCATGAAATTCCATAACGTTACTCACTTTAAGTTATTAATAACAAATGTATTGTCACAGTACTTAATCGTACTGTGACAATACATATTGCTAGACTATATTTTTTTACTGAAGAACTAGATGCCTGTACGACCAACAACAGGTTTACCGAAGTCGTCGATACGTAGCGCTTGTACGTAAGTTGTCATAACGGTCTTCATGTTAGGTGAGTAAATCTCGATTGGTAACGATACAGAGTAACCGCGTAATTTATCCATATAGGTGTGGAATGCACGAGGTTGGATAATGTAACGTCCATCGAAACGACCTGTGGTTAACTCAATAACCTTAGCGTTCATGCGTTCTTCTAACTGTTCGTTAGTCAAACCTGCTGAACCTGAGAAATCACGCCATGTCGCATGGGCTACTTTGTTAAGGTAGCAGATCGCCATCGCTGTGAAGTATGAGTTTAAAACACTAGTGTCGTCATCATAACACGTTTTAAGCGCGGGGAAGAATTGCTCACGACGGTTGAAATTCAACACGAAGTTTAAACCAACATCCCAGTTACGGTTACGCACTGAACGAGGTACCCATGTTTCATTGAAGTCGTATAAGTAATCGATTACACTCAATGGTGCGTTATCGAAGTTCTTACCTGCCTTCCAACGACCGTGCCCTGCACCCATATAGCGAGCAGATTTAATCGCCACTTCTAGTGAAGAAGGTACGCGTTCACGATACAAGCTATTACGAATCCGCGCATCACGTCCCATGATCATGCCACGCATAACATGAGTGCCAAAATACGAAGACTCTGGATACATTTGTAAACGTGTTCTCAAAGCAATCGCCATCGCATGTTCTTGCGAAGGTGTAAAGGTAGGTTCTCCATGCGTGAAGGTAGATAGCACTACGAAAGTATCTTTACGCTCAGAAATAAACTTAATCGCATCGTACTTTGATTTCAACGGTAAACCAGAGTCGTAGTAAATACTCTCTACGTTCACAGCAATGTCTTGAATTTCATCAATAGGGTCGGCATAACGATTCATTTGTGCAGAAACAAGTGCTGCATAAGTTTCGTCGTTCATTGTCCCATCAGACCCACCACCTGCATAAATATTCGTATGTTTTGTAAGACGGACACTATCGCTATCATCTACAAAGTGGAACGAATGGTATGGAACATTAGCGCTACTAACCCCACTAATAAAATTAAACAAATAAAAATCATTCTCATCTTCATTAAAATCTGAAAACTCATCAATATGAGGGATTTCTGCTTGATGGAATAGTTTTAAAACATGTTCCATGTTATCTACATATTGTACGTAACGTGGGAAATTACTGTACTGTGTAGGGTAGCGTGAATCGTCGTTATGATAGCTTTTAAAGACGATTTTATCAGCCGAAAGCTCTTGTGTCGTGGTTGGGTCAATAGTCTCTGGTTTAAACACCATTTGAATATCATACTCACCAAAGATAGTTGGCATGATTTTTGGTGTAGTTAACCCATCTTGACGCTCAATCATGCGGAACTTGTAAGGATAAGCTCGTTTCTCAGACATCATGGTGGTAGGCATAACGGTATCATCTTGGGTCGGTGCGAATAAGTTAATACCGCAATCGTTCCCATAACTCCCTTGTGACAACACTTCCCATTCATGCATTGGGTAACGTGTTGAGCGCTCACCTGTATCGGGGTCTACTTGATCGCCAAACTCAATATCCTGAGACCCGATCTTTCTGGCTTCTTCATGTGTTGATGCACGGGTGATGACCCACTTAACCTTATACCCATCGATAATACTATCAACGATTGGTTCACCAAGTTCATCAAGCTGGATTGCTCCATCAATATGACGCTTGTATTTCGGTACTTTTGTCGCAAGAACATCTAGCCAGAAAGTCATGTTGGCTTTAGGTCCTGCATCTTCAGGGATAACCCGTTGCAACATTTGCGAGTTACCTTCTGTATTCATGTAGTTCGCAAAAGGTGTCGCGTGATTAGAATATTTATCTAAGTAATCGAAGGTTGCGTCACCGTACATACGCTGACGTTCATTACCTACAACTAAATGTGGTAGTGTATTACCTCTTTGCGCCCAAAGGAAGATTTTAGGTAAATGTTGTGGGATTTCTTCAGGTGCGCGTGGTAGCGTCCGTGTAGATAAATCCTCTGTACCTAAATCGATGACCATTGGTGCAGCATTAATCATTGTTACTGGCATTAATGTAACTCCTATAAAAAATGTCAGACTCAATCTATTTAACCGTAACAGGATACTGATATGTACGAACACATTATTAACACTACTATGGGTAGTGTATACCATACTGACAAACTCATCAACACCATTAAACAAGTTCTTATTTTAAGCGACTTAAAGAACGAACAATTTATTTTAAAGAAAAGTTCAGTTACGCCTGTTTTCTTACAAGGGAGTGATAATTACCAAACAGACATACCTGTGTTAAAATACCCCTTTGTTGTCGAACACGGTGGTAATGATTACCTTATTATCGACATACGCCCATTCTTGAAAAAGGGTGAGAAAGTAACACTAGCCAACTATAATAAAGATAAATTCTCAAATCACGAAGGGTTTAAACTAACGGTACTTCATGCCATTTTTACGCAAGTGTGGTTAGATGGTAAACGTGATTCACTCCGCCTTATTTCACCAATTGCTGCGTTTATTTACACGCAATGGATTGCAAATTCATTAAAGAATAGATACGGTCTAAACCCGTTAGACGAACTTAAAGTAATGGCCGCAGCCTATGCTTATTACCACACACCTTACTATAATAATCAAATCGACATCGATTTACTCGCACTTACGTTTAAGAATACTTTTAAAATTCCTATTAGTACCGTGCTACCCATTTTCCAAAACACTGGACGTATTGCTAACCTAGACCACCTATGTGAAGTTATTAAAGGGTTAACAGATAACCCCCAACTTACTAGTTTAGAAGTAGGTGGGTTAATCAATATCACTTCAAACATTTGGTACGGGTATGAAGCAAAAACAATGCTAGGCTGTGCGTTAGAATACCCACCCTTATGGCTGGCTTTAATTACGGTTACGCTACAGAGTAGTTTATACAGTAATACACGACTTTTCTCACTCATCAAACGTCAAGCTAGAAATACAGACTTATCAACGTTTAATAAACAAGTTGATATGATTATTAACGAACACACGAAGTTCAAGAACGAAGGTACTTTATGAGTCAGTATTTAATAAATAGAGCGCTCTTTGACATTTGGGGAGCGCCCGATCAAGAATCGCATTTAATTTACGGTCTAACACCATTAACTAAAGGTAGGAACATTAAAAATACAGTAACGGCTTTTAGTTCAACTTACAGACTACCTACTAAAGACAGTCGTTACTACATCTACTATTTAGGCATAAGTAACCCTGCTAAGTTAGGCGTTACCACACGTACTGACCACTTAGCGTTTTCGAGATGGCAACCTATCGATGAGCATGTCACTAACAATAACGTTAGAATTGACATTTACTTAGATAACGGCTTACGCTTACCATTACATAACGCCTACACGTTGTATACAAGGGAACGTTATATACTATTTGCTATTAAGTCGCCAACCAACCGAGTGTTTAATTTAAATGACAATCACCTCTACTTTCGTTTCTATCAGAACACATACGACTACACTAAACATAAAAATAGTTTAGTATGTTACAGCGAAACTGTGAAAACACAACGCGATGTAACTCAACTACGGAACGATTTAGAGAACACTGAAGGACATCAAGAAATTGTCGTGAATGGTTGGGGAGTACATGAATTCACTCTACGGAATGTATCACAACCTACAGACGTACACGTTATCGTAGACCCCAGTATAATAAAGGTTTACCAATTCAAACTATCAGACTTACCTGTATTCCATAGTGCGTTAGACAACTGCTATAAATACCTTTTAACGCTAGAAGGGCTTAGCGAACGTTATTACAACAATGATCTTGATGTCTATGTGGGTACGCAGAATCTATACACCTATTATCATCGCGCTAACAAACGTTACCACCGTAATGTTACACACCACCGCATTAGTCTTGAAGTAAACTTCATCGACAATTTGCGCGATATAACACCTATAAACAACTTAGACGAAACAAACCTCTACATCACCGTAAAAGTTAAAGCCACAGGAATTGATCGACATGGTGTTTATGAGACAAATAAACAACATGAGTTAGAAAAACTACCTGAAGAGCATAGGAATAAACTACTCTTGTCCACAGACGATCAACTGAATTTCTGGAAAGCCAGCACACTCGAAGCGTCGATATACAACAGTGTCGAAACGAACACGGTTGAGCACTTAACACCCCATTCTTTTAGTTCATTGTACGGGTACAACGCTATTATTAAAATGATCGCACCTTACCCAGTTCCAGTACGTCGAGGTCGTGCGGCACGTCCTATCGTATTCCACGACCAGGCTGTTACGCTACTCCATTACAATAACGCAGGTCTTGTACGAGAGGTAGAGTTACAAGAACAAACGTTAGATAATTATTTTGAAAGTGTATGGAGTAATATTGAAGTCATTACTGGCACGGGAAGTGATGAGGGTTGTTATTTTGAAGGTGTGGGTACGGTTGAATTAGAGGGCAATGTCGTCACCATCTACGAGTCACCTCAGAACTATGAGGAATCTGAAGCACCTGTTTGGGAAATTGTAGATAACGACAACTACCGTTTACAAGGTACTACGCTAACCCGTAAACAACTTAATTACAATATAAAAACCCTTGTCAAAACAGATGGTCGTTTCAACCTTAACAAAAAACCATTACAAATCAATCGAGGAGTATACCAAACACCATTAACGTATAAAAAAGAAGGTAAAAGTGTCGTTGACTACACGCCTAAAGCTACGCTTAACGTCATCATGAATGGTTATACACTAATCGAAGGTGTGGATTATATACGCTATAACCATCTCATCCTTATACTAAATAAACAACACTTGCACGATACATCGCAAGACTTAATCGTGTACGAGACGAATGTTTCTGCACTAACCGACCGCGTAATTAATCGGGGGTTTGTTGAACGCGGTATGTTGTCTAGAGATTTTTACCACCAAACAAAAGAGGATAAAGTTTTAAAATTAATCGTAGGCGGTCAACTAAAAACACTCAGCAACGTCACGTTTGACGAAGATGGCGTAAACCCTTATAACGATTATAGCGGTTTACCCTATATGGTTATTCAAAAAAACCATACGCTCAACGCCATCGAAATAGATGAGGATGAGGCTATTTCTTTAAAAGAGGAGGCTGTTGAAAAAGACGCTGAAATCGATCACTATTTAACGACGCTCTACCCAAAATCTCCTTCCGTAGTCAATACAGTTATCCCAAACAAATATCTTTTGTATAGCCCCTTTCTAGCCACCATGTTACACTATATTCGCTACGAAAAAATAAAAGTAACAGCTACCACAGAGAACGTTTACGAGCAAACAAAACCTCATTTACATTGGTTAGAGATTGATCCAATCAACCCTAATAATTTATTTGATAAACGTTTTATTAAGATACATCCTCACACCTATAAAGAACCCATAACGTTAAACCCACCACAATACGTCTTCTTTAAAAAGATTATCGATATGTTTATTAACACACCTATCGATGATTTAGACGAACTAGTTAAAATTACAAAATAGGCGAGCTATGTCAAATCAAATTAACTTTATACCCACAGTGAGTGTAATCGGAACAGATGGTCACGTACCGCTACACAACCCTAACGAATCTTGGAAAATACGAAGCTATAATGAAATTTACTGGGGCAAGGTAGGTAAAAATAAAATCGTTCCAAATGTTGACGACTACCTTGTACGTATTACAGACTTCACTTTCTTTAAAGTTGTACGCATTGATGCCGCAACACTCATACCAGAAATTGAACCAATCTACATTAACACTAAAAGTAGCGAAACTTCTTTAACACGACGCGGTAATCTTGCAAATAAGGCCTACCTAGATACTACAATTGACCCTTACCAACTAACCATAAGCTGCGCGTATTTCGTGGGCGGTACAATGCTCTCATACGCAATCTTATTTAAAGGTACTGATATTAGTACGAACGGTCATGTATTATCACATCAATACAACTCTATTGGTGAGATTACATCACACAAAGTCTTACTAGAAAAAGTAGCCATTGACTCTCATGATAACATTGCTATAAAAACAATGCGTCCGACCAGCACAAGGGAATTGTTAAGAGATGGCGAGACTATTACGGCTGTGTTCTATAACGATCAAGGTAGCGTGATCCACACGGATGAGTTTACTGTCATCAACACTAACTTTATAAGACCTGTCAATTTAACGCAACGTTATATTAGCCAGATCGAAATAACATCGCCGTTTATCAGCCCTACCGAACCTGATGTTATACAATGTCCTTCAAATCTAACGCTTGATGATTTAAACCTATTTGGACGCGTTAAATATTCAAATGGCGATCACCTCAATCTCCCGCTCAATGGTAGTAAATTCAAACTAATGAACAGGGACGTTTTCTTCCACGAGATTAGAAATGGTGCTAAATACCCTGTAACCTTACGTTATACACTAAGTGATGAAGAAACGACTAATCAAGCAACTGACGACCACACTGCGATAACACGTCAGTATACGATTAAAATTGTAGACCCTATCATCTCATACCAATTCCATTTAATACCTTTTATTGAGCTTAAGGATGGTGTCTACCATTTAAACGGTGTTTTATACAATTACCGCGATGGTACGTATGTGGTCTGTAATGAGTTAATCACTGTATTAGGTAATGGTAATTATTTCGACAACCAACTATATAATCAAGTACAGTCGCTTCTACTTGGTGTTGAGGTAGATAAAATAAACCCCGCAAACCTTGCCTATGTTAAACAACAAACTTTTGAGGTTGTATTAAACGAACCTCAGCAAGTTAGAAGTAGTTGGGCCTATTTAGATAAGTACCGTGTACCTATCGAACAGAAAATTGTGAAAGCGACTAATAACCAACTTAAAATGATCGACAATCAACCATTCTATGAATGGTCTTTAACAAACTTCACGCCATTAACCAAACACAAAGATTTTGATAAAATTAAAATCAGTGTAGTGGGTAAGGGTAGTGTACTCATTAACAAAGAAGCTGTTGAAAACCCTATTGATTTCACAACACCTTTAGCAGATAATGATATTGTAATCTGTGCATTTATGGATACTTATAAAGGTATTGTTACGGGGATAACAGTCTTTACTATAGTAATAGAGGAGACGGGCGATGGGTAAACGGTTTAATATCTATGATGGTCAATCAAATACTATCAAAGGTGTTATCTCACGACACTTTGCGAGAACACTGGATGACATCCATGATACTGAACTCTATGGGAAGTTTACTGAGCTTCATAACGGCACTATTGACGTATTTACTGCTAAAGAACGTCACGCACTTTGTCGTATAACACGAGATACGACGGATAGTGTTCTTTTGATAAATGTAGGTGACTACATAACCTATAGCACAGAACCTTTCACTGCCGAAGAAAACACTTACTTGATACCCTTAGAAGGGTGGTGACGAAAAAGAACAACCTATGGGTGTTATAGCACCCATAGGTTTTTTATTTAACGATTACGAAAACGCATTCTATCACGTCGTTGTTTTATAGACTGGATATAATCGGCAACATTAGTATTGTTATCTCGACTATCTTGAGGTAACTCATCGTATAATTTACGCAGTTGATCCTCATAGGCACGAATAAGCCGCGCATCTTTAACGGTCTTCAATCGCATTGAAAGCTGTTGTATGCGATTTAAATTTCTCGCAGTTGTCTCTTTCTTAACCGCAGCTTCACGGTTATTCTCTAAATCTAAATCGCGTAACACGGAGGTAGGTTCTAACCCATAAAAATCAGTATTCTCTGCATAAACTAAGAACCAAAAAGATAACAACCAAGCAATAACTAAATCATCGTTACCGTTCGCGTCATGATCGACACGGTTATTAACCTTTCGTAACGCGAGTAGCTGACTAACAATTTTCTTATCTTTGACCACCCTTCCTGTCTTATTAACACATTGTTTTAATACTGTCCCGTACAAGTTACTTCGAGAAGCATACCCAGAACCCGATGTGGTGAACCCAAACACTTTTTTATTCCGTTCAGTGAGACCTCGTTGACGGTGCATTACGGGTTTTTGTATCTCTTCAAACAGCGCGGGATAATTTTCAGGCTCGTGTACGACTCGATTAAAAATACGTTTAAACGGGTCTTCACCTGCCGCTTCTAACGCTAAAATAAAATAATCGATCATTGTAGAACCATTGTATCGGCGTTCAGGAATCATAACAATATTTGGAAAGCGAATAAACCATTTACTCAGCCACTCACAAAAGACAATAACATTAACAACATTGAACTCTGCTGCCGCTGTTGTACCGCCTGTACGCACATCACGTAACACAATGCCAATGTCATCATCACCAGATGCATCCGAACTATCCATACTTAGTACATGAGGTCTACCATTAACGTAAGATTCGATTAACATCTCCTCAATATACCAACGTACTGACAAACCATTATTATCATCAATTTCTATATACTCTGGTTCTACAGGCGCTTCTTTTAAAAGTCTAGTTTGATTAGGGTTTAATGGTGAAGATAGTGTCCCTGCTGGCCATATGTTAAGATAGTCTCGTTCAATGCCCTCACGATCGTCTTCAGGGTCAAGCTCACGCTCTTTAATTTTTCTTCTCAACCACTCGTCGGTGTAACCTAGTTGACGATGGTTGAACGTCCCATTAATTCTTAACGTACCTCGAACGCTAGTAATTACCTTATGTAACTCCTCTTGATTCTCACAATCGTAGTAACTATCATACCATTCGGCACTACGCAACGCAACACGATGCGCGACACCACCATCACGATCATCAGGATTCCCTGCGGTTGTCATTAGAACTGTACCATAGGGTTTATTATACCGAGCCGCCTTATCTCTGGCATCACCACCTGAAGACAAAATAATGGGTAATACAATTTTTAAATTCCTAACAAAAGCAATCTCATCGCCGAAAAAGATCGCAGAAGTAATACCCCGAGCAACACGCTCTGCGTTAGCAGGGTTATCGTTACCGATGTAACATTTAATTAAGTTTTCCAACGCACTAACTTCGAGTACGTGTGTGTTATCGGCATCAGATGGTTTTCTGAACTGCAAATAGTGTGGCATCGCTTTCTCTATTTGCTTAATCTTTACTAACGTCCCGACCCTTAAATCAGTGTCTTTTAAAAGCCAACTGATGTCGGTACGTCTTGTTAAGAAATTAGCCAGTACGACTGTTAACGAATGTGCTGTAAAGGATTTACCTGTTTGTCGAGGTTGTATTGCGACAAACGTGACATGGTTAAAAAAACTCCACAAGAACGCCATATTTGCGCGATTTGCTCTGAACGGTTCTAATTCACCAGCAGGTGCGCGTATTATCTCGCGGAAACTATAAAAAGGGTTGATACCACACTCTTCAACGATTTCGCTAATAGTCTCTCTACTGAGGTTATTACTATGTGGGTCTACTTTAGCCAACCCTTTATTCATCAAGACTAGTGGGAAGTTGTGATTCCTTACGCCGTTTTTTAACATTTTGTAACTAAATGCTTTAAAAGTTTTGTTCTTAGTTTCTTCATGAACAACGGCGTAAGGGTATTTATCCCAATCTTCACGGAATAATATCATTCCAACCCCCTATTAGTTAAATATATGAAATTCTCAAATAGAGGTAAATAATGAAGGCTGTCCTCAAGGAACAGATATTAGGGTAACTGAGGTCTATCCCTGCATCTGTAGCTAAACGCTCTACTCGTTCCCGTAGGCTTAACAACGCTGGCTCAGACGTACGAGGACTACCAATAATACCTTTTAACACTCTTAACCTATCCTCTAGTGAGGTACTCGCGTATTTAACGTTATTCATACGCCCGTGAATATAAACTATAACATCTTTCAACGTTGTTGTTATACTGTCGTTATTTTCCAAGTAGTTATCTACAAGCCAAAAACAAAGCCGTTGTAGATGTTTGGCGCGGGTAGTTCGTACTACTTTAAGAACAACTTCAATATCTCTGGGCACATAAAACGAACCGTAATCCACTAAAGTGTTGGTTAGTTTTTGAACTAGGATGGACACCTCTTCCACACTATCTTTAAACGCGACATCGCCGTCAGGCGTACTCCCTAGTGAAGTTGTTTTCTTAACACGTTCGTCTAATTCGTTAACCTTCAATAATACCGTAAAATGCTCGTGTACTATATCTCGTATCGACCCTACTATATTGGTTACGAAATAGCGTATTTTTTTCTCATCTGATAACGTGTGTATTACTTCTTTGTGGAGATCGATCGACATCAATGTTCTATGGTCTAACACTTCGTTCCAATTATTAAAACGCTTTATCAAAAAACGTTTACTCAATCGCTCATACACCATTTGCGCTTTATCTGGTGTAGTTGGGTAACGGAAAAAATTAGAGACTTCTGCGGTTATGACATAATAATGGAGTATCATTATTGCTAAAACCACACCTGTCTCTCTTAACTTTTTAGGTAAACGTCCTTCTATGTTAAACCGATGTGCTATGTAAAGGAAAGTTAGATTGATATAGTTACTTGAAATACTCCAGTCAGGGTTAATTTCCTCTGCATTCAAAATATCTTTACTCAATCTCTGTTTATCTAATTGAAGTAAGTCTACGAAAATCGCATTAACATCTTTCTCTGTGAAGCGTATGACTTCAACGCCCATTAATTTACCACTGAAAAAAGACAGATGGTCATCATTCCTATTTATGAATTTCAACTGAAATTCATAAAGTCGTTTAATCAACTCACGATCGAACGAAACCTTCTCAAAATGACCGTCTAGCACTTGTTTGAGTTTCATAAAGCCTCCAATAAAGTGTTTAAAGATGAGTACGTAGGCACTCGGTCGTATCGTAAAACACGCGACAAATGTTTAACCTTAGACCTACTGTCACCGTCAGGTAAGAAAACTAGTGTTTTCTTACTTTGTGCAATATCTCGTATAGTCTTGTAAGTGTCTTCTAACCCACTCTCAAGTGCCACTTGATCAACACCGTACAAACAAACACTCTCGTTACCCACTTTTAAAGGCAAGTTACTTTTAGCAAAGTGTTCATTTAAGGCGTTAGTTATCTCTTCTGGGAAAAAACCCTTTACATCTATATTGTGTGGTATTGTACTAGCTTCATCAGCCGTTGGACCAGTGTCGACATCTGATTCAATAATTTCTTGTAACGTTAATATTAACATGAGTACCTCTATGTTCTCTTTGTCAAACTATTTGGTAAAAAAACCTATATTAAACAGTAAGGTTATGGTAACAATCCCCGTACTAGGCTGGGGAATCTTAACTTTATTTTCACCACTAGACTTTGTAAAAAGCTTAATTATTACACTTGGCACTTGCGGTATAGCTTGGTTATTTGTTTGTCTATCCATGAAATACTACATGAAAAGTATTTCTATCTGGCACGCTAAAGACTCTATCGATAGACTTTATTGTAACAGAGGGTTAGATTTATTTAAACGTATATTATAATTACGACTCATAATACAGTCTTAGACTAATGGGTTTAAGACTGTATTTCATTACACAAGTTTATAATTACTTGTATCAAGAATAACTCACAAGGGACGTATGATAAAATCACCTATGACAACACATGAAGCTTTGATGAACCCTGTAAACAGGTATTGTATTAAAACACAAGACATGGTAAAGGTAATCGACGAGAAAAAACACTTGTTAGTAACCCCTGATGGAACGTTAGTTAATTTATTTCATAAAAATAAATTAATCGAAACCTTTGAAATAGGCGTACTATCAGAAAAAACATCTGTCCCTAATGACGCGAAGTTGGTCGAACATATCGAGGACTACTATGAAAAACACAGTGTGTTCATTACGCCAAAACATAATAGAGTACACAAAAACATGTTAAGTAAGTCTATTTTTTATTTTGAATGGGCAGATGAGTCGTACGAACACTGTAAATCACCTGACATTTTCTACGACTATATACGTTACACGACTAACACTATACTTTGTGATTACTTGGATAGCATATTAACCCTTCACAACATACCTGCTAGTGAAAACTTCTACAGGAATAATGCGTGGAGCGCCTACCAAAAATTTAAAAAATACACCCACAACGATGATGAAGATACTCTTCTCGATCACATAGAAACCGCTTTTGTTTATTATAGTATGCATGAGCGCGTTGAAAATTTCCTATTTCATGGTCAAACTTTACCTATCCTCACTTTTAATTCAAATTTTAATGAAATAGTGATAAACAAGCACATCGATTATAGAATTTACCAATGGTTACAAGAGAAAGAAGCAAATGGCGGTACATTCGAGTGTGGATACCTCTAGATATTATCCACTCTTTAAGTGATAATTTTGGCATAACGGATGAAGAAGCGAGGAATGTTTTATACTACCTTATTCGCAGTAATAGACATGTATTGGAATACAGTCAATCAATCTGCCCTTACAAAACCGAGGAAGAAATTTTCGACCTAGTTAATTACATTAATGATGAAACCCTCCCTCTGATTATGCCTTACGATTTTTTCTACGCTAACTACACGATCCTACCCTTTAAACAACATATCTACCTAAGAAAATGAGAAAAATCACAATAACTCCGAACATACACCCGTACTTACAACCCATCGCCCAAGACCTCGACCAAGTTTTTTGGAGACTATATTATGCCCCAAACTTTTTAAACGCAGTAGGTGATAACAGTCTTAATATCGAATACTTCTCATACACTAAAGGCAAGCGACGCGTTTTATTCCCAAAACAAGTACACCGTATGCTTTGCTCATTAATAGACGACATCTTAACGATTATGAATGATCGTAGTAACGACACACTTTTAGAGAATTTATACCACGCTACTGTCGACAACATCTTTTATAACATAAGCGAAGTTTACGATAAAGAGGGTGGGTTTTTACCCTTATCGGAAGACACTCAAGAAAACATCATTAATATTGTTACTGAAACAACAATGTGCGTCTGGACAAACTTGTTATTAAACCATGACTCTGACCACGATAGAGCAATCGCTACTATACTTAGTAGAAAAAGTGAATTCGTCCGACGATCACAGATTATAACATTTACGACGGAGATTACCTAATGGAACGTAAGAAAACCTATCGATTCAAAACTAAAGCTCCTGCCATACTTGGAGGGAGTTACATCAAAACGGTTGTAGCTCTACACGGCTACGAAACAGCGATGCGAGCTGGGGGTAACATCGACCTAACACAATCTGCCATAAGTAGTATTATAGCGCCCACGACACACCTCAATTACAAAGAATATGAGTATATCGAATTTAACGATGGTACAATTTTCGCACGAGAGTGGTTGATCGATGTTGAAGAATATTTGAACGAAGATGTTACCTACAAGATAATACAACCTACTAAGGAAAAAATAAGTGCCTTAGAAACACTTATGAAAAAACTAAAATTAGAATTTGTTAAAACATAAATAAAGTACCTCCCCCATGAATCGTGATTCCGAATTGAGCCGTTATATAGACCCTATAAAAGAGTACTATATACAAACAGAAAAAATGATTAACACAATTTACGGGTATCGACCTGAAAATAAAGAAATCATTAAAAAAATCGTGAAGCGTAAAGCGATTGACCCGATGGTTCGTGGAATTGAGAAAAAAGTAAACGGTAATTTAGATAGTCTTAAGAAAGATACTAAACTCTCCCTAATGTTAGAAAGCATTAGGGAGAAACGTTTAATTACCTCTGCGACATTTTCTTTATTCCTGCCCGCTGATGTCAAGCTATCACTGGTCGCAAAATTTATTACAGAACAATTAGCCTATCGAAAAAGACTAAAACGTGAGATGTTCGATGCCAAGCTCAACGGTATGTTGAAAACTTACTTAATGAAGTATGCTCAACAAAAAATGGTGAAACAAGGACTCTTAGACATATCAGGTGGTATGTCAGTTATGGGGTCGTCACTTTACGCACAAAGCGCACATCCTGTGATGACTAGTACTATTCGCGCTATAACCTCTTTAAGTAACGCTTGCAACGAACGTTTTATTGGTGGTAATTTAGCATTCTTCACACCTGACCACGCACTCGTCAACTTTCTCTCAATAGAAAGTTACTTACAAAGAAAACCTGAGAAGCTAAAAGCGTTAAAAGATACTATCGAACGCTATCAATTAAAAATACCAACCGTTGAAGATGTCGTGCATAAAGCGAAACGCTGTTACAAACTTTACTCAAACAACCCTGACGAGACTCGTTTTCTTACCTATGTGGAAAAATCCGATCCTATTTCAAGAGCAGGGTTCTGTTACTACGGCGATCTAAAAACCCTCCGCGAACTCAACGAAACCTTTATCTATAACTTCTTAAACGAATTGACAGTGAAGGTACATGGTGATACCGATCAACCTACTAAAGCAATTTACAAATTCTCAGAACCTATTCGTATTCTAGCAGGTCAAATTTGTTATGAGGAAACTAAAGGTCTTGGGACAGATATAGAGAAGATAAAAAAGGCAGGTGCTTTCGGTGTACTCTACCATACTTGCAGGCACATTCAGAAAGTGACAGAGAAGTATTGGGATTTCTTTGGGCTTGCAATGACCGACAATATACCCCCTAGTGTTAGCGCTATGCCTAAATTTATACGACGTGTTGTTGCCGTATCAAACACAGACAGCTCTTGCGCTTCAGTAGATGAATTTATCACATGGTACACTAAGGGTGATGTCCGTCTTAACGCAAAAACAGCAGCGATAGCAGGTGCGATTATCTATCAAGCAACATTAACCATCCACCACGCTGTAAAAGTTTTCTCTATTAATATGAACACCGATTTAAAAGATGTGGGTCGGCTGTCTATGAAAAGTGAAATGTCGTGGGTACACTTAACCGTTTCCATGAATATGAAAAACCACTACTATTGCGGAACATATATCGCTGAAGGTAACATCTTCGCAAAAACACAACTCGATGTATCTGGCGCACATCTAATAAACGCAACCTTACCTAAAGAAGTTATTCAAACAAGAACCGACCTCATGAACGAAATTGGTTATTGTGTTGAAAATAACAAAATGATGCGTTACGCTACCGTAATAGCTACAATCACTAAACTAGAACGCGTTATCTACGACACCTTAAAAGAAGGTGTTGACTTAAAGTACTACCAAATAAAACAAATAAAATCTGTCTTTACTTACGCACTAGGGGAGGAGGCTGCGCCTTACCTACACTACTTATTTTGGGATAGAGTTTTTAAACCGAGTAAAGGTGATGTGGGTAGTATACCTTATACTGCGGTACGTGTCTTGACAAAACTCCCTAATAAAACAGCACTGAATGCGTGGATAGCTACGATAAAGGATTCTTATATTAGAGAAAACGTCGTTGACTGGCTCGCTTTTAGTAAAAAGACAGATGTCAACCATTTTGACCTACCGCGTGTAAACATTAGTACTAAAGGTATGCCAGATGAGATACTACGCGTAATCGACTACGAGCGCATCATTACAAATTCCTGTAGTCCTATATACGTCGTATTAGAAACTCTCGGAATTGTAATACCTGAAAAAATGACGTTGACTGAATATATTTATGGGGGATTTTATTAGTATTTTTTTACCCTATAGAAATAATAACGTTGAGCTAATTAGCTTATTTTAAATAGATATAAACCTATATTATAATAATGAGTTTACTAAACTCAAACATCTTTTTTTTAAAAAACAAGAGGACATGTAATGAGCATGAAACCAACTTTTGTCAACATTTTCACCCACACAGGCGGGCTGATAGAGATACGTCCTGCCAAAAACTTATTAGATGCCTTAGCGGTACAGGTATCGAGAAGACTGACTGGACTTGAAATAGCCTTCATTGGTATGAAAATACCATCTAAAGAAAAGGCTGCCTATGGTGTAGTCCGAATAAAAGGGGTTGACTGGGCAAGAACTGGTTTACAAATATACCAGAAGGAACTTATCGAGGATAAACTCGGACACCTAGCCCCTTTCTTCCACGAAAAAGATGGGGTGTTAACTAGTACACTTTACCTCTTTGAGAACCCAGAAGAAGAAGGGAACTACAAACAACACGGTACTTTAGCATTGCAAAAAGTAGTGTGTTTCGAGGTACATACGCCGTCACAGTACCGAGAGGTCATCGACATGCTTTCAACATTGAGACGTAAAAACGATCTTATTAAAACCCCATTCGGCGATATTCGTCATCTAGGAAGTACAAATTACAGAGTACTAGCCACCACAAACCCATCTGACCTTAAATACATTACAGGAGTATGACGTGAAACACCTTGCTCAGAAATTAATGCTTAGCTTCGCAATAACAGTGGCGGGCATTACTAACGTAGAAGCCTATGGTTACAGAATGGACTGCCTGATTGAAGGGTCGACTATGGGTAGTGAACTAAACTCTGATCAAATCGGTCCAGGGGTGATTAAGTTCATCAAGCCCGATGAAGTTGAATCAGTATGGGTCGGGGTCTCCTATAAAAACCCTAGCGACAACCCACGCGAGAAAAGACACTTCAACGTGTTCTGTGGAGCGATTGAAAAGAACAAAAGTGTGCCAGACTTGCCAGTCGGTGAGTACATAGTTACGGCAGGGTATTTCACGGGTGTCGTTATCGTCACTGAAAAAACACCTGAGCAGACTATTGTAATCGAACCGCCTCGTAACACGGGTACATTCGGAATAAACTACTAAACCTTTAACAAGAGAGAAACATTATGAAAATTAAAACCATTATCACTTCAACCATTGCAACTGTTTTAACAACTACATTAACAGCATGTTCCCCAGCACATGCTGAGGGTACTGCTGGGCTATGTCCAGCAGTAAAAAATGTCGGAATTAACGACATTGGTAACGCGAAGTTGGAAATATTAGTACCTGCAATCACAGGTAGTATGAACGTATGTGTAACTTGTCGAGAGGATAAAAACATGAGTAGTCCACATGTACTTGTCTACGCACAAAACGTGGTAGGTGGGACGACCGTGAATCTGAACCTCACGCCCAATCGATGTACTGTCCAATATAACATGGGTAAAACGAAAACTATCCGCATCGAAGAAAACGAGACTAAAACAGTTAAACTTGATTAATATTATTAATTAAATATAATAATAGAACCGACTTCTTTATAGGAGTCGGTTCTATTTTAATGCATTTCTTTATTTTTTTTTTCATAAGTGGTATAAAAAATGTTACCTTTTAAAGAAACGACAGAAAGTAATTACATTATTGAATATAATAAAAAAGATTTGGTTATTAAAAAAATTAAACCAAACACTCTTTTAAAAATGGAGACAGATCGCCGTCATTTTAAAAATAGAATAAGTTACGCTCTTTTAGAAAAAGATATAATTATTATTATATTTAACAATTATGCTCATTGTTACGAATACTCCACTTTCGATGGTGGTGAAGTAATGCTCTATAGATTAACAAACGGGAAACTCCATCATCTACATGACCTCTATGAGAAAAAACTCAATGATCAGGGCTATGGGAAGATAATAAACGTCAAGGACAATAAATTGACTATCTACGGCGATGTTGACACGTACAACTATGATTTAAACCTTTACCGTTAAGTTAATATACTTGACACTTACGGTGATTCTATGACAAACATTAAATGGCCTAGCTTAAAATTTGGCCCTATAAACTTATGGAATTGTTGGCAATACAATCCAAAACGAGGTATATCAATGAACCAACTTTTTTCTTACAACGCTCCGAACTTCACGAACCCTGACTATGAAAAGTACATGAATTCGTTAACCTATACACCTTGGGCAGATGACGAACATATTGACCTCCCTGACGGGTACTTGAAACGTTGCCCGTATATCTCGAATGCAGCTTATAGCGAGTACATCGTAGCTTCACGTTATTCAAGATGGTTAGACGAAGAAGGTCGACGAGAGACTTGGGAAGAAGCTGTAACCAGGTATATGAATTTCTGGGACGAACTCGGGCTATTAACAAAATCAAACCCGTTGTTCTACTCTATTAAAGAAAGTATTTTAAGAACTGAGATCATGCCATCGATGCGCTTATTGATGACGGCTGGTAAAGCTGTAAAGCGTGATAATGCAGCAGCTTACAATTGTGCGTACCGCGTGGTCAACGGCCTTATCGCGTTTGATGAAATTTTATACCTGCTTTCAGTAGGGACTGGCGTTGGGTTTAATTGTCAACAAAAATTTATTGACAAACTACCTGAAGTAGGTGACGACTTAACTTCACGCTACCTACCTACTAACGAAAACTACCCTGGTATAAACCCAGAAGAAATTTCTCGATTTAATGTTGAAGAAAATACACTACATGTCCATGACAGTAAATATGGTTGGGCTTCAGCAGTACGTATCCTTATCACAGAGCTTTACAAAGGTAATCTTAATATACAATGGGATACTAGCACTGTACGACCTAAAGGCGCAAGATTGAAGACCTTTGGTGGGCGTGCTAGTGGACCTGGACCGCTAGTGAAATTATTCGAGTATGTTGTAAATATATTCAAAACCCTTATTAATGAAAATCGGAAACGATTAAAAGCAATCGAGGTACATGGGATTGTTTGTATGATCGCCCATGTAATCGTGGTGGGTGGTGTGCGACGCAGCGCCCTGATTTCTCTTTCAGACCTCGACGATGAGGACATGCGTAATGCGAAACGCGGTGAAGATTGGCAAAGTTTACATGTAGAGTATTATAAGGCTAACAACTCCGTGTATTATGACCATTTACCTGACCGAATGGCGTTCGATAGTGAATGGGCTGCGCTAGTAGAATCGCGTTCAGGTGAGCGGGGGTTCTTTAACGCTATCGCGGCACGTAAAGCGATTAACGAAATGAATGAGCGAGAGTATAATAGAGCATTACTCGCAAACGAGCCTACTAAACAACGACGCGACCCAGACGCGCACTATGGGTGTAACCCATGTAGTGAAACATTTTTAGAAAACGGTCAATTCTGTAACCTCACAGAAAGTGTTTTACGATACGATGATACCAAACAGACCATAGAACGTAAAGTCGTCTATACGACTATTCTAGGCACGCTACAATCAACATTAACAGACTTCTGTTACCTATCCACTGAATGGAAAGAGGCGACTGAGCGAGGGCGTTTATTAGGCGTATCCTTTACAGGCATTTACGATAACGAAATGATGCGTACACCTTCACCCACTCTAGACAACTTTTTAAATAACTTACGCGCTAAAGTTGTCGCTACGAACAAAGAGTGGGCGGGCTATTTATCAATCCCTCAATCGCAAGCAACCACTTGTATAAAACCATCGGGGACTGTATCGGCACTAGTAGAATGTAGTTCAGGTATCCACCCACGACACGCGCCTTTCTACCGACGCACTGTACAAGGCGATATTAAAGACCCCATCTGTACATTCATCGGCGATCAAGGTCTTTTAAAAGAACCTCTTAAATACGACCCACTTAATAGTGTGGTAATTTATTTCCCCTTTAAAACAATTACTGATAAACCATTGTATAGAAATGAGGTGGATTGTATTCAACAGTTAGAACTATGGTATACTTATCAAAACCATTGGTGTGAACACAAACCCTCTTGCACAATTTACGTAGAAGATGACGAGTGGGATAAAGTAGCTGATTGGGTATTTACACGATTCAATAACCTGTCAGGGTTATCCTTCTTACCGAAAGACAATCACGTTTACCCGCAAGCGCCCTTCCAAGACATTGATGAAGAGACTTATAATACCTTAATTGAAAAATGTCCTACAATAATCGATTGGACTAAATTACGTAACTATGAATCAGAAGACGGGTCTATTAAAACTATTGTCTCTTGTGGTGGTGGAAATTGTGATATTATTTAAATAGTATTTTTTTACTAATGTTATTTATATAGTGACGAGAAGTCATAATATAGTTTATTAAAAAAATATATTATATGAATGACATAGTAGTTAAACTATGTCATTTTTATTTATGTATCAACCCTTATTAAAAGGCGAATAAAAATGTCTAAACCAAATAGTCCTAACATCGAAACTAAACAGCTTCTAACTATAAACGATATTCTAAAAAAGAATATTGGGGAAGCGCTAAGTAAAGAAATAGGAGAAAAAGATAAGAAAACAAAAACCATGACCACTACAGTGGACGAGAGCGCCTATAAACAAGCCCTTGAACAAGAGGGCTTGGATTATGAAGTGTCCTTAAAATATCAAGAGTTCGATGAAAAGTATGCGCGGGAAATGGACCTCGCGTTACTTGATGAAGGTGCGAAAGCACTTAAAGACAACTCTGAACTCACCAGGGTTCAATTGAGCGCAACGTATGGAAAGCACGAGTATCACGGACGTGTGGTTCGCGAGATAAAGCTCCCAGGAAAAGATGTAGAGGATGGTGACAACCGTCTTCGTAAAAGCGTACTCCCTGTATTCAGCTTTACTAAATATACGGAAGGTGAGGAAGACCACGCCAAAAAGTTAAGCGAGGCGGCGAGTGAATATGCTAAAATTTTAACAGAGTAACCAAAGCTACTACCAAGATGGGTTATCCCATCTTGGTAGTAGTCATTTGTTTTTTTTTCTTAAAAATTAGGTATTTGCAACGAGATAAATCTACGGTAGGTATCGCGGTCATTGCAAAAAGCAACGGTCGTCCACACATTCTTCAGATAATCTAAGTAAAGTTCATTCGCCTCACTATACTCATCGACAATATCCTTTATAACCCCTAGACCTTGCCCATACGCAATTTTTTGTTTATTCAGCTTAATGACAAGTTCGTTATGACAATACGCCTTACAAGCCAGTACACAAAGCTCGTTGAAATTTAATCGAGAGTAGGGTTGGAGGTTCTCCATATTCGCTGAATTACCCAAGATACAACGAAGAATGAAATCACCAAAAATACCACTACTATCCGTCACTCTTAGTACGTTACGTGCGGTCATTTTCAGGTTAGTGTGGGAAAGTACGGGTAATGGTTTCATCGTGTCTAACATACTCTTAGCTTGCTTTAAAAGCTCACTCTGACTACATCCACCAGACGATTGAGAAGCGCCCATGTGCCGTGCCCTACCCATCGAAAGACTAGACCCTGCGTTAGACATTAATGAGGTCGCATAAGTCACGCTAAGTGGCGATATAACCTCTCTGTTTTGTGTCGCACTATCAGGTATATCATAAAGCGACACCATGTCATTAACCCGTTCGGCTTGGCTTTGACTTATGTAAATTAAAGCCTCTTCACCTCCGATTAGGTTACAATCTAGAACGACTCGACCTAGTATCACATTGCGGTAAATTCCATCATCGATACTGCGTAACAACCCAGCATCAGGTTCATTAAACGTTTCTTCTAGAATCGCCCGAGGTATCTGATGCTTGATGGCATTTATAACACCGTTAATCGTATCCATTTCCTTAATAACTCCTTTGTTTTTAACAATTTATCAAAACACCGATCTTGTACTACAGCACAACACCATTAAAATTTTTCAAAGTGATTTGTCGTTTAATAGTGAATGATAATTGATCAATTATCACTACATTACTCAAAATGCTAAAATACCGTAGAATGCATTTTAAGCCACTTTATAACACCCACCTATACCAAAACATAGGCTAGCCCCCTAAAACGTCTGTATGGCGATCTCACGCCCATATAGCGCACAATCTACCTTTCAGTTTTCTCCAGTTTCGCTCGCAGCGCTTTTTTTCGCCTGGGGTCGCGGGGTTATAATACTTTTGTCTTGCAGACGCTCTATCCCCTCTTCGAGGGATTTTAGTGATAAACCTTCGGTTTTGTTTAGTTTGGTTTATCTTTTTTCTATAGCCCTCAGAAGCTCATATCGCCTTTATCTACCCCTACCCCTAACATGAATCATCTCAAGGTAAAAAATGGCTTAGAATCGATTACAGAGCGATATAGGCTAGGTCTGTGTATGCCACGAAGTCCTGACCCCTAAGTCAGGACGAGTCATGGTGTTCAACCTGACGACGTTCACCATTGTGTTTCAGGGTTTTGAAATTTTCGGGGGGTTGGTTCGATGGTTAGAAAAAGGCCCTCGGTGGTGATTATTAATTTCCACGGTTGAATCGAAGTAACCCCAGCCCAAGCTTTCAGCGGCTGGGGTTTAAGACAGGGGTGGTGTGTAGTCTCTCGCTAAGGGAGCTGAGCTTGGAACTGAAGAGCGATCGATGTTCTTCGCTTCCACCTGATTTTTTTAACAGGTCGGTGAATTAAACCATCACGATCGCTAGAAATAAAATCTAAAGTACCGCACGCGTTCGCGCCCACGCGCTCGCGCATGTTTATAATATCTTAGATATTATAAACTAAATAGGAACCATGCGGGCGTGCGCGACTACTTGTATAACACGACCTAAAAGTACCATTTTTCAGATTCCATCCACCCTTCTATATATAATCTATAGATTATATATAGAAGGGTATATCCTAAAATGGTCAATAGTTAGACACCCTATAAAACCCTTAAAAACGACACCGTTAGGGACTAATTCCAGATCGTCTGATCAATGATCGATCGCTGGAATAAGGTCTACGGTAGTCCTCTGAAACTAATGGCCAGAAAGTGTCGTGACTAACCCAAAAACTCGTTAAAGGTCATTGACAATGGCGTATGTACACTGATTGCTTAAATCTGTTTTAAAGGGCTATAGTGCCCATCACCACGCTAGGTAGTAGGTAAGCTTGCCTATAGGGTTAAAAAATCAATCTAGCGTCACTGAGAGGTTTATAACGGTACATTAACTACCCCCTTCGCTAAGCGTGTAAGCTAAGGCTAAATAACCTAACTAATATTAAAAATATAAGGGTTAGTAGACTGGCCAGAAACTTTAACGATTAGCACGTTTATTAACCTGGTAGAGAATATTCCCTAAGCACAAAGCGTGACTCTGTTACCCATTCTAGACTTTCTGCCTAGACTGGTAGGTAAACCTAGCTTTACTGTGTTATTGTGTTAGTGTACCACTTGGTTAGTCTAGACTACCTTCTCGACATGAGTCTAGTCTGGTGGGTGAGACCGCTACCAGAGGTGTGTTACTTAAGCCTATTTTTTAACCATCTGTAGATGACTACTGAGGTCTATTTTAAGTTGACTACTTTTTACCCATACCGAATAGCAACCCCAATCTTTATTTATGTGTTGAACGAGTTACGAAGGAACGAGTCCTCTTCTACTATATTACGACTTGGGGGGGGGGGTAGCCCTTCTTAAGAGGATAGTGTATAGTGTCGTAATATAGTTAACCTATAGTGTAATCATGATGATATATAATACCTTCCGTGCCTTGGGTGCATATAGGAAGACGAAGGTAGACGATTAAGGTAAAGTATAACATAGTGATAACGTTAAGCCATAAGGTATACAGTATCCGTTATGTCTATCCCTATGCCCTATGGGTCATTAGGGTTGGTCTGATAACACCAAAGTGAGGTAACTGTAATAACGTCGTAGAAAGGTTAAAGGTATACTGAGTAGGGAGAGGGTTTATAACACGATAGTGAGGTTAGGCATCACTTAGGTTGTGAAAACCTTATAACGTGGACTGTAGATAGCGTAGAGTGAGTTGTTGGAACGTAGTATAACCATCAGTAGCGTTAAGGCGTTACAGGTGGTCTACTTGTGTCTGTCGAGTGAAGTATCGTGGTTAATATAGATTGGTATACGGGTATATTATAGACATGACTATAATGGAGTAGTCAATAACCATTAAGAGATAGCGTTATGTTTAAATCAATGAAAGTCCACCTTTGTAAAGGATTGTGCGAAGTATACGATTTCGATCACTTAGAACTGATTGATGTCGTCACCACTGGGTGTGGTGAAGGGGATGTATATGGTATAAATGAAGTATTGGATAATCACTATGGCTACGATGCTATCGAAGTTAAACGTTTTGAAATTACATGGCATGAGGGGAGTATAGACGCGATAGTCCATATAGGAAAGGTGGATGAGGAGTTAGTGCGGGTAGAGCCGTATTTTAGTAGATGGGTGAACAAGTACGACCTTTTAAATTTTGTGGGTCTGAAGACTAAAGAGCCTACTGAATATGTGGCTGAGTTAATAGGGAGTAGTACACCCATAGACGTTGATGCCCTAATGAGAGCTTTTGGAGGTGATGTTTTTAAAACCTTCAACGTGACCTACCATTTAGTTGACGATGTTTATCAACTTTCGGTAAAAACAAGATCGTCGTTATGTAAATAGGTAAGTTACCTTAACCCACCGAGTGTGCTATGGCGTAATGTCGTAGTACACTTTATTTGTGTCCTTATTTTTTTCTTGCCTATTTTTCACTCTGTATTTTTATACCTTGTGTTGTAATGTATTGTACGAGTTACGAAGGAACGAGCCATCAAACACTAAACTAAGCATACTTGGGGGGGGGGTAGCCCTGTTTTAAAGGATAGTATTTATAGTTTAGTTTTCCATCTTGTATAATCAGATAGAAGATGAATTAATAACACATAGACTAAGGATAGGTATTGTGTAGATGAATTTAGTAATAGTGTTTAATGGTAAATCATCTGTATAGATTATCCAACAATGTTAAAGTGTTTAGGTTACACTAAGTTTGACTACCAGTGTATAGTAGAAAAAGAGATAATAAGTAATATTCACTAAGTGTGATTTATCATGTTAGATAGGTTTGTGCATAACCCAGTATGTTAGTTGTTGAGAAGGTCTAGATTAGATTATCGAATAACAACACCTATTTTATATAATAGATTGTAGTGACTTTGCGGTCCTACTCCTCAAGCTCTGGTTTAGACAGTGCCAATGGGGGAATTGTACGTTGTTCATATATTCAGGGATCGTGTTTCGCGATCCCTGCTTTTTACGTCGTTTTATAAAAAGTAGTTAAAACGTTCTTCTAAAGCGGTGTCGTTAAAGGCACTTACTAAGGTCTTCATTTGGTTATCACGTTTAAGTAAACGAGAGAAACGAGTGAGGTAATAGTATTCACTACCATTAGATTGTTTAAATCCTTCACGGTCTAGATGGATATAACTATACATATGGTCTAACCGCATGAGGTAAGCTACAAGCCGTGATATAGTGTTAAAGGTACTAAAGGGTAGTTTATAGGATAAGAACCCATTAGGTTGCTTGTAGAGTAAATTAGGGTAGTTAACTAAAGCAGTGTTATAATCACTACCCTGTAACACTACATTCTGTCGGTAGTTTTCAATAATTTCATCAAATTCTTTTGTATACTCCCTTAATGTGAAAGAGTGTATATTTGCCTTCTCTCTCGATTTTGGTTTAATAATATTGTTTGTTATTGTACTTAAAAAAGAATCGACGGATAAGGAAGGTAGTATCATTGTGTTTATAAAATGTCCTGCCGAAATAGGTAAATCGGGTCGAACTTTTCGGTAAAGACTGTTTAAACGAGAACGGTGTACCTTATATTCATAATACATACTCATAAGGTCTATTAAGTTAATCGATATGATTGTCATGGTGCTCGGCAATATACCGTGTAGAGGCGGGAAGTCTAAGTAGTTTGCACGCGTATAGATTAAACGTATGGGTTTTCGTCGATACCAACTAACCTGGTTATTTGAACTACCTTTAAAAGTGTAGATAAGGTGTTTACCACTATACAATACATCATCGTGGAGCACACCAAGTTGTAACGGTGAAGTGAATTGGAAAACTTTACTCAGTTGCATACCTTGTACTTTAGCGTGGTTTAAATAAGCCTCTTTACTTTTCTCAATTGGAAGGTCAAGGGAACGTAAAAACCTAACGAGTAAATGCTCGGTTTTTATATAATGGTTTGAGTACATATAATATCGTCGGACTTGCGCTGATGATATACTAACGGTACGCCGTAACCAATCATCGTTTGCGTAGGTACTAACGTGTGTACCACTTATTTTATCGAAATATTTTCTTAACATTATTTACTCTAGTATTTTTTTACAAAGGTTTGTTATACATTGAAACTATGTAGCGTCGTAATAACGATTATACATATATTCAACCGTATATTATAAATATGAGCTTACTTGCTCATTAGCAACGTTCATTAACAAGGAGCAATTAAATGAACAACAGTGACATGTCAGGTCTAGTACCATTTCTAACTAGAATTAACCCTACAGGTTCTTTACAGGCTAAAGCCTTAAGCGCCCTGGAAGATAGCGTATGGGGGAAAAGCGTAAGAATTAGTCCACTCCGTCTAGGGGAGCGCGAGGCTATTACTCTAGAAATGTTGGTTAAGGACGAGGGTGGTACACCCTTCAAACTGGAGCACTTATTAATCGAGTCTTCTGTTTATCTAAACAACGACGCGACCGTGATAACACCCATGTCAAGTCTCAACAAAGAGGCTTTTGAAGGCAAGGGGAATAGTATCAGTCTGACTTGGGTTCCTGAGAACCTACCGCCAGGGGAGTACGAGGCCCTCCTTAATCAGGTTATAAACTCATCCCTAGACACTGTGTTGGGGGACAAAACCAAGCACCACTATAACATTAGTAATGGTGTTAAAATGCCAAATGCGCGATTGTTTGGGAATTATGTCCCGCACAATCAAGTTCTTGAGGTTGCAGCCCCTCAAAACGGTGGGAGCTACACTGTATTCGTGGATAGTAAGATCATCGCGGATTCAAGATCGCGATTCCTCGTCAATACCGTAACAGGTATTACATCTAATAGTCTTCCACTAGACACTGATATGTATGAGCGTATTGCGCTCATGGCGCTCAACTTCGTTACGAAAACGAAGACGTACTTGAAGGCGCTCGCCACAGAGCGCTTGGAAGCTCTGGTAGAACAGAACGTGACCGTTTCGACGGTTGATGACGTGAGAGAATTCCTCACTGGTTTCGGGATCGATAGTATTTTGAGTGCTGTCACTAGTCGGGAGTCCGACTACACACGGGGACTGTTTAAGCAATATAAGGGAGATCGAGTAGTCCCAATCTTAATCGGCGACTATAATAATGAAGCCATTGGGAATTTCCTAAAGGTGTCTCGTCTCGCAAATGATGCGAGAGATCAAGCTCCAGGGTTTATTGAAAGTCAAAACTCAATTCAATCCCTACTAAAATTCTCCACTACTTTCGGTTTTACAGTAACAGGGATTGGTTGTGACATTGTAATCCCGCCCGAAAAGGTTATGAATGCCAACGGTTACTCTACCAATGTTGGTCAAGTTGGTAATAACATCTTTGGGGGTCTAGGCGGATTCGCTATGGACCTTGGTGTTGAGGAGAGCGCCAACCCTCGAACTCTGTTCTTCTAACAAATAATAGTCGTCATGTTAACGCATGACGACTATATTTTTTTTGTTCGTGAAATTAATAGGAGTAAGAATGTGCCCGTTATTGAAGTAGTCGTGAATGGCGATGAGTACTACGAACGGATGGCGAAATTGTACCGTGTAGTAGAATTATCAACCGTCCCTCCAACGACAAAAATGAGAGAACTGGTCAGTGTGAGTTATACTGACAGCGACAGTGATAGGATATACATACCTAAGTGCGCTTGTCCTGAAAACATTGCGTTGAAAGGCGCACATCTTGTGGGTAGAATATGTCCAAAATGCAACGAGCCTGTTAAAGATGCGCCTAGTATACCTGACGGGACACGGTTGTGGTTTAAGCAATTAGAGGGTATGTCCCTTAACCCGAATATGAAAATGTTATCCAAGTTAATGGATCGTTTTACGGTATTCAGGACAAATATTATTGAATACTTGATTGACACGAGTATTGATAAACCCGCTAATGCGAAAGCTGCCATGCTTTACGAAACAGTTGAGAGTTTAGGTATTAAACGAGGACTAACCTACTTCACACAGAATTATCTTGAAATCTATGAAAAGTTAAATGGGTGTAAGAAGTTTAAGAAGAAGGGTAGTGAAATATTCCATGAACTGTTCATGGCCTATCACGAGAGTTTCTTGTCAGTACATTTACCATTACCTGATAAACACCTAATTGTTCTCGAAGAGTTTAGTATGTGTAGCTATCTCGATTTCTCCACAGATAGTGCTACACAGGCTATTATCGTTTTGCGTAATTTAACCACACAACGCCCTGAAAAACGAGATGAGAATCGCTTGAGTAAAGCATATATGTTGTTAATAAAATATTACGACGCACAAATAAAAGATCGCTTAGGCGGTCCTGAGGGCTTATATCGTAAACATATATTCGCCTCACGTAGTAATTTCACTATGTATGCTGTCATTTCCTCGGTAGAGCGCTTCTCCGACCCAGAACAAATATTCATTCCTTGGAATATTGGGATAGCTATTTTTAGATTACATTTAGTAAATCTAATGAACCGCTCTATTATAGAACGAGGTGAAAAACCTTGGACACATAATCAAATTATAAAATATTTGTATTATAAGCACGATGTGTATTGTCCTTGGTTAGCTGGTCTAATGGATAGCCTTATTAAGGGTGGCTATAGTCCTAAAGGGTTTCCTGGTGTAGGCGTGCGTTTCCCAACGATGTTGTTCGGGTCACGCAATCGGTTCTTTATAGGGGGCGTGAAGTCGAATGTGAGCGACTACACTATTTCAGTGCATAGTCTCGTACTACCTGCTGTGAGTGGTGATCACGACGGCGACCACATAGCCTGCGCTATTAAAATTGACCGTGTGCAGTTAGAGCAAGAAAAGTTCAATATTTATAGAAATGCTTTTGTTCTAGACACGCCTGGTAAAATTAGTAGAAATGTAGAGGTAGCGATGCCTGCTCTAGAAACAATAAGTCGATGGTTAGATGAGGACGAGTAATGAAAATATATGATGAACGACATGCATTTTTTGGGTTTGAATTAGGGTCTTCGGGGAACTATCAGCAAGTTGTCGATGACTTGAAGTATTTCCAGAAAAGGAATAGTGAGCTTGAATTGAACGTAAATGAGGGTATCAGTAAAAAGATACTAAGTGACGCGCTCGGTAGCGTTAGCCTCACTAAAAATATTAGTGAGTTGGGTGAGTTAGATGTCCTCTACAACTCAACGAGTAGTTATTTATATTGCGCTACTGTCCTAGAGGAAGCGTTAGAAACTAAAGAAATACAATTGATCGCACCAGAACTAAGACCTTATCTTTTAACGAGTCCTGTCGTTAAAAGATATATTGGTCAAGAACGGTTGTACGGATTCAACGACTCCGTACCACGTTCAATAGCCACTATAGAACCAGCGGAAGATATTACTTACCAAGCTGTTAACAATGGTGCAAGGCTTCAACATGAAGTAGGTGAGTACTCGGCAAGGAAGTACCGTTCGAGTATTTTACCGAAAAAAATAGAAAACAACGATCGCCTAGATTTACTTGAGGCACAAGCGCTTCAAGAATTGATGATTGAGGACGGCCTTGATCCTACAGACCCACTAGGAGGTAAATTTTAAATGAATGATGACGGAAACAACGCTGTTTTATTAACGTTAGATGAGACAGTGATGTTGTCTCCGTCACTCGATCTACTCGCTATTGCCGATAGAATGTTCGCATACTATCTATGTAGCGAGTACTCACAATCGTACGAATTATACCAATATGTTGACTCCCTACCGAACGTAATGATGAGTGTCGGGAGTAGTGACATTAATGAAATTATTCGGAAAATAACACTGTCTATAAAACGATATTATAGTACAGTATTCGACGATGTTGAAGTCGAGGTGACAGAGAATACAAAAACGGTTGACAAGACAAACACTATTCTAAACATCTACTTAGGTTTAGCGTATAAAGGCGAGACAGTCAACCTAAACCGCATTGTAACGTATGGTACTTATACTAAACGAGTGTATGAAAATGAATGATGGGTATAGTTTAGAGGGTGTGCGTGACATACTTAAACTGTTTACTAATGCAGATAAAAGCACAGTTAAGCAATTAGTGAAGGCTAAAAATAATATAGCTTTCGATATAACATTCCACTCTAATATCAAACGACTGACAGGGACTACGGTTACGCTATTAGATTATGTGGAGACACTCAATTGGGTAATGGATAGTTTCGCTAATCTAGCCTCTGCTAGAGAGAGTTTAGTGGTTAACATCAATCTACTATTACTCGATCACAGAACACTTAAGTCTTCAGAGGTGCAACTTTATCAAGATGGGTTATTGTCTTTTATTACTCAGTGTGAGAAATATAATGAGGAGGTTGACAGTTTTTATAATGCTGTCCATGAATTGAATGAAAATGTTGATCCTAAGAACACACTAACTACGTTACATGTAGGGAGTGGCACAGCACCTGTTTTTGGTAATTTTTTTAAAACATTTTCAAAAACAGATTGGATAGGGACACTCGATAAAAACGTAGCTGTTATCGAGAAAGCGCTACCTAGAATTACACGACGCATCGGTTCGCCTGAAAAAGATGTAGGTTTTTTAGTTAGTCTAGTAACAATAGGCAATACTCTAACAAAGACGCAACGTATGGAGTTGGGCGCTATTAAAGCAAATTACATTAATTGCTCTAAAGGTCTTTTAATTGCGTTAGGAAAAGAGCGTCGTTTAATTGATGGTATGAATAGAGTAATTGATTTATTATTAAGTGAATTTAAAACGAAGGTGATTGAAGAATGACTGAAATGTTAACTACGATGAATGAAGAAGTCAATACGATTTTCGATAATATTAAAAATGAAAAAGTGGTATTACCCTTATCTTTTTTCGAGCGTATTATGATACCTTGTTTAAAACAACTAGGGGAGGGTGAAATTACTGTCGACGACATCTCTAATGTTTTAAATAATAGAGGGTGGTTTAACGCCATCTATTCATCAATAGAAATACGAGATGATGAGACAAATGAATTGAGATATATTTTACCACCATTAGTACCAACTATCCCTATCGAACACGCGTGTAAAAATGGGATTGATAAACAGTTGATTGTGTTAGCGAATCGACCAGAATTGGATTTAGCCGTAATAGATGCGAAGAATAAACTCTTCGACAATGTAGAGGCGATGTGTCGAGAAACTATTAAACACCCTGGCAACGAAGAACATCGTAAGCAATGGAACGCGATTGCAAAAGACTATGGTCTGACGATGAATGTTTTAGAAGATGATGAGGGTGGTGATGTAGTTAATGAGGAAGCTGTTAGTGTTGCGGGTACTGACAACACGTATTTAGATGATATGGTTGAATAATGGTATTTCTTATTGTGAGCGATGTCCATAGTGGGCATAAGCGCAATCCTTTTATATTAGATAATCTAAAAGTTTGGTTAAAGGAGTATGTTGAAAAACATACTCCTGATTATGTTTTCTTTTTAGGTGATTTTACAGATGGACAGCAACAAATGTATTCTAAAGCATCATTGGCGCTTTACGAGTTCATTAGGTGGTATCTCCATTTTGCTAAGAGTAAAGGGATTGTCACTTATTTACTAAACGGTACACCTTCGCACGATTGGAAACAACACGAGTTATTTCGACATTTCAATAACCTGTTCGGCATTAATGCGATAGTATACTACATTGATAAATTATCCATCGTCACTTTAGAAAATGGGTTGAATGCGCTATTTATTCCAGATCGATGGAATGGTGATAGTAGTAAAACGCTAGAAGAAGTGTACGAATTATTAAAGGAGCGTAATCTCGACCAAGTGGACTATACTTTTGTACACGGAGAATTTGATTTTCAATTACCCGTTACTTCAGCAGCCGCACACTCGTCAGTCGCTTATTTAGCAATCACTCGATATTTTATTCATACAGGACACATCCATAACGATAAAACATTTGATCGAATTATTTCAACAAATTCTTTCGATCGTATACGTTTTGGGGAAAGTGAGCGTAAGGGTGGTGTATTGAGCACTTTAATAGGTGATCAGGCAACCTATCAAAGACTTTATAATGATAACGCATTACCGTTCATAACAATTAACAGCGAAGCTGATGATCTAATGATGCTTTACAGTGAGATTGAACGAGTAGGTCATGTTAAAAGTGGGTCTCAATTCAAAATTATTATGAAAGAGGCGTTGTATCTAGCTAATGTCTTTAGAGAGATTGATAGACGTTACCCTACTTACATTATACAGTATGAAATGGAGATGGTCGAAAAACCTCAGTCTGTCATAGTGGAATATACTACGACAGATCAACACCATTACACACCAGAGTCGCTTTACAAGCTTCTAGTTGAGCCTGAACTATCTGTCGTGGATAGTCCTATATTACTAAAAGAGGAGTTTAAAAATATAATAGATGAGCAAGAACAATGAGAGGGAGGTTGGTGATAGCGGTCTTTCTATTGGGACATCTTTAGGTCTCGAAGGATTGTATTCTCCAACTGAAGAGGTTAATGGTGAGAATAAACCATTACCCGTACCCGATGTGAGCGCGTACGAAACTATTTATATAAATATTGAAACCATTGTCCGTAATTATGTGACCAGTTTTACACGCGTGGAAGATGTTGCAGATGTTTTGTTTGTTGACGATCTAATACTTGAGTTAGAGTTACTACAAGATACATTTAAGTTAAATGAATCAACAAAAGATAAAGAGGTATTGTTTTTTAAACAAAGTGAAGTGGATATAGATAAACGTTTTTTGCGTAAATCAAAAGCGAAGGTTGTACGATATACAAACTCTGTGTTAGAGAGCTTTATTAATAACTTTACGCTATCGAGTGACTATGTATATACGGAACGCCTTTATCGCATAGAACGTGGGTTAATAATAACCCACCGCGTTAATGACCTCGTTATTGCAGATAGACGATCGTGTTTACTTGAAACACATACGGGTAAAGTTAAAACGCATGATTTATGGAATACGAAATATGTCAAGCGAGCAGGTAAGACGAACATTGATCTTTCAAGACTACCTTTTAACCTTATACTACTCTTAGTTTTTGGCGATCGTGCGACCTATACCGCAGCACCGATTAAAACTAGGTTAATTGTCGAACAACTTAGTAGGAAATATAGATGGACACCTTCTACGGGTGTCGGTCTCGTTAAACAACAACTGAGTCGTGAAGACGACCCATACCTCCGTGATTTTATAAAACCTGTAATTAAATACAAGTATAATTAATATAATGTTAAAAAGTACGAAGGAGTACTCATTATGCGAAAACAAGAAGCCCCCCCAATTTTCATTAGTATACCAGATTGTCGAGTCTCTAATGATAAAGGAACTATCCATGTAGTGTATTCGCCATCAACAAGTTTATTCACGTTTAACTATTGGACACACCAACGTGAAGATGGTAATAATCTTAAACTGTCTACCCATAAGAACAACTTTGTGGCGTTCAAAACGATTACTGATAAAATGAATGAGCGTGAGGGTCGTACAGACTACACGATTCTTGTAAAGACGAAAGATAGTGAGGAAAGCCGAATATTATCTTTTAGTAAAGATGAGGGAGGTGTTTTTAACATTCTGATGAAAACAGAGGACGGAACTACAAGAATAAACTTTCGCCCGCCCCCTTGGGTTAAACTTATGTTAAATAAAGCGGAGGTACCGCTTAATGTAGTTTCGACGAATTTTTTCCGTAATTGGTGCGATACCTTACTAAGGTGTCAAGAAGTGATTGATGTTGAACACATGCGACAAACTTATCTAATAGAGGCAGGTAAAGTAGAAGTACCAACTGGTAATGATAAGAACAACGGTTATAATAGTAATACATCAAACAACGCAGATGATTACTCAGATCAAATACCTTATTAAACATATAGCGTAGTAGGTAAGACCTACCACGCTATCTAATTTATATATTTATAAACATATATTATTTATATGGAGGTATTTTATGAGTAAAATCAATTATAGGGTAAGTGGGTTATATGATCCCTCGCCTTTATATATAGAAGTTTTATATAAAGGTGAATGCATTCGTTTTAATTCAGGTTACAGTAGACCTAGTTTTAAAAACGATCCGTACGAAGTGATTAATATTCTTTTGGGGAAACTGGACGATGAAACTAGTCGTGCTCTATTTGATATGTTTAAATATGCGAACATATTATTAGAGACACCCCTTGAACACACTGAGAAGTTAAGTTCTATTTTCTCAATCGCGTTTAGAATATTTTATAAATACAGGCAGTATGCCTTAGATTGTTTACCAAAAATTGATGTTGAAAAAAATGGGCAATGGAGTTATAAATACCATGAGGATTTAACCTATGACAATAAAGCTTATATAGAATTAATAGGTTTTATTATAGCTTTAAGGGGTATTAGTCCTATTATGGCAACTGCGATAATAGCTTACTCGCGGTTATACGGTACATACAAATACTCGCAAGTTATTGTCGATTTACTGGAAGACGATATAAAAAAACTCCCGCCATACGCAAAGGTCAGTAGATACACAGCCTACTTATCAGATGTTAAAGTTAACCCTCAGTTAGCGATTGATACGGAGATAACTTCTATAACACTCAACGAGTACTTACTTTCAATGGTATTGGTCAGAACTGCACCGCTCGCACCTATCGATGGTGAGGATAACCTTATTACGAGAATATATAGGTCTGTGTTGGCTAAATTAAATACCACGAGTAAGTGGAGGGATATGAGTCAGTCATTAGACAATGCTCGTAAAAACCCTAACGATAAAATTTCTATTTATGAGGCGATTAAAGGGGCGCGTAAGTTAAGTGCGGGTGAAATAGAAGAGCTAAAATTTCTCTTAAACACCAACTTACCTGAGTATCTGGGGTTGGATCGTTCATTGATTAATGAAGAAGAGTATGAGATGTATTACAACACCTGTGTTACAGTAGGGGGTGATGTGAATCAACCATCCATACTTCTTACAAAATGGGTGTTTATACTAAATGGGCTTGCCCCTCAAATGATCGAGTTTCTCGATAAAGATATTTATCGTGTGACATACCTAGCCTCGTTATATGTTAAAGTACACTTCTCATCTTTAATAAGCGAGATAATGTTAGCAGTATGTCATAAAAAAATAGATTTACAGTTGCACATTTCCAGGAGGTTGACAAAATCGACGAAAGACGATATAGATAGAGTGAAAACTCTAAGTGACGAAGGGGTGGTTACATATATAGGACAAGTGACCGCATTAATAAACGGGTACGATTACTATTCGTACAGAGATAACAAAATTTTAGAAATTAACAAAGATGTTCGGTATATTCTCGCCGACATCTTAATTGATAAAAAGAGGTAGCAATGTTACAATTACCAAATATGGCGAATAAGCCACTGTTTACAATCACATCGATGAAGGTTAAACCCTATGGTGGTTTCGCGTCGGCAGTAAAGGGGCGTAGAATGAGTGTGGAACCAACCACCTCAACGCTCCAAATCTTAAACGGTGCCAGCGACCAAAGCATCGCAGGTTTATCCCACCAAACCAGTACAGTCTCGATACCAGGCGGTTGGTCGATAGATCGATTACTGGCTAAAATTCATTTCACGCATACCACTGCCCGTAACATACGGGTACGATATGAAGTAGATGTCTATTCTGAAAATATGCCGCCGTCATCGGAGTTACTTTTGAAAAAGAGACTACCGCCAGATATTACCTTTCATGTAGAAAGGGTAACTAAAATCCCTATGATAGATAAAAGTAAACTGGATGACGAAACTTACGTCACAATTAGTCCGAAAAAGGATGACCGTGGGGAAGACGTACATCTCGCCAGTGTCACTGGTGTACTTAATAGACATGCAGAAATGCCTCTGTCTATGTACTTTGATGAAAAGGATAACTGGTCTAGTCAAGATGTTATCGACGAGACCACTATCCTATATCAGGGCGCGAGCGCTATGTATTCACAGGGCTGGGATAGCCCTATAGAGTTTTCGTCTGATTTAGTTCAAGCCTACACCCACGGTAAAACTTTAGATAAATTGGCCGATGATGGTGACGTAAGTCGTCGAAGCGCATACTTAGTGAAAGGAGATGTGCGGTACAGCGATGATTTCTTCAGACTGATGAAGAATTATTCATCGTACGACGACCCGTTACAATTCGATTATCAGGATTTAGTAAAGCTGAATCCACAAATGGATAATATTTTAGAGTACTATCCAAATAAAATGCTTACTTTCAATAAACAGTTCGATACGGATTGTGGTAGTGGAGGTGATTTAGTATCCCATGGCGCGGCTACTTTGAATAAAGAAATTCCTAACATACATAGGAAGTTTAATATTGCCGCGTTTTCGGCGACAGCCGCAGGAGAAGTGGATAACTTTGGGCGTGAAAAAATAGCCATCGTTGTTACGTATATACTACGTAACAATGGCAATACTTTAGCTACCCCAGAGCTTACAAAGTGTCTAGAAGGTCACTTACGAACTTTCTATAAGACGCTCAGTAAGGGTTCTGAGATACCCTACGTCTTTACATGTGATACAAGAGAGTCACATGTAATTAAAATTGGATTAGCTGGCGATCAACATAGCTATCAAGAGTATGTTTTCCCTAAGTGTGGGACTGACCTACTTAGTCCTTTAAGAATGACGAGTGAACAGATTACTGATTTCTCTAGTAATTTAAAAGCTATATTCAATTTCGCTAACCATTAAAGGCGGAAAAATATGAAACGTGAAAAATTAATTGTGTTTTATCAAACACTCTTGAAGTGTGCCTCGATAGATGAGGGTGTGGCAAGACCTCTGCCCACTGAAGCAGTGCTCAGTGAAACACCGCTAGAAAAGGTGTTCCACCCATTTGGTGAACCATTGGGTACACCACCCAACGATTCACTATGGGAGTTAAAAAAGGCGTTTGACCTTAAAATCAATTTGAGTATATATGCTCAAATGAAAGCTTTACTAGAAATTAGTAAGGCGATTGATGGTCATACCGCTAGCAATGAAATGGTTAAGCTTTTAGCTAAGGTTCCGACAAACCTTAGTGTAGGTGCAAATAAACTATTATCCACACCTACATTATGGGCGGAAAATAGTTTATTATCTACCTTTATTGGTAGAGTGAATGATAGTAACGGCGTAATAGTGTATACTAAAGTCACCTCAGATATACTGGATGTTTTAGGTAGCGTGCCCGCTACTAAAAATAGTAAGTATTTTGCGCTTAAAGATCGTGAACCAATGAGCGACTTTTATGAGGAGTTAGTTGGTTTTGACTCGTTTAAGATAGAGTCAAGAGCGCTGCTTGCGCCTAATACATACACATACCTTAAAGCAGTCATTTCTTTAATTAAACGAATTAATAAAAATAATTCGTTAATAAAAACAATTGAATCGAAAACCGAGTTAATTGAATTCGATGATTGGGAAATTATTGAGACCTTTATAGAGAACTTTGATCTCAATAGCGGGGTGATAAACGCACTCCCAACATTAGAACTTAAACAACCGAAGGTTGCGCCCAACCCTAAAGAGCCGAAGAGCGAGCCGCTCTTCAAAAACAAACCTCAAGAGGAGAAACCTAAAGGAAAGATGTCATACAGCGAGTGGGCGAAGCAGCAGCGTGGGAAGAAAACCTTGTTTGAGTCACAACCCACCTCCCAAAAATATAAGAGTATATTTTAAATAAATATCTCTTCTGTGGCACTCATGTTATATAAGTCGTTAACAACTTCTTCATTTATAACATAGATACTATTTGTCTCGCCCAGGTAATCGCCTGGCGAGTTTAAATTGTTGATCAGTAGGTGAACTACGTGTAGTTCTTTAGCAATACCTAAGTGTTGTAGAAGTCCAAAAAAGTCGCCCTCATGTTTATGAGTGGCGACTGGTCGGATTTCTTTTTTTGTGATTTTCCCAGCCTTTTTATAAACAGGGATCATGGTACGAAACATATGTACGAACGAAGGGTCTTGGTAACTTACGTTCGCGGTATTGCTTTTTAATAAATCAATAATATTCATAAAAGGAACCTTTAAATGTACGACTACAATGTATTAGAAAAACAGGTAAAAGAGCGTTTGAATAATCCGTTAACTACGGAGGTGGGTATACGTGCCCATCATATTGACGGCACTTACCCTTGGTCGAGGTATTGTTCTTCACCGAGGGCAGCTATGAGTATGTTGCAGCGTAGCCAAGGTTTATCGTTATCTACAGTGAATGGTGGTTTAGTCGATATACCTTATTGGCATAACACAGCCACCGATGGTCTACGTAATACCACGATTAGTGTCAGAGCGCCTTGCGATCTAAAGATAATTGATGTTGTTAAGAAATACCCTAATTCCAAAAATAACCCATTGACGTATGCAGTTTATTATTCACTTACGCACAGGCATATAGGCTTACTAGAGTTACCTAGATATATGGATCGTTTCGATACAAGGTTTGGGTTTATGTATAAAGAGGTAATTGAGGGTAAGTTAAAAATAGGAGCGGTGTACGAAAAAGACGAATCTATTATTGAACCACAGTCGATATACGAGGACTATTATTCATTCGGTATGCTTTTGAACACACTCTTTATATCACATCGATTAAGTAATGAAGATGCTTTACTAGTCAACGAGGACACATTAAAGAAACGGAAGTTCGTCACGCACAACACGACTCGATTTAATGTTGGGGGTGAGACATACCTTGCCAATATATTCGGTGACGATGAGGAATACAGACCGCTTGATGTTATTGGTGGTGTAGTAAAGAATGGTCTACTTGCTGTTAAAAAGGAATATGATGGCATACCTATTAGCGCAACAATGGAGCGTGCGAGAGAACATGATGTCATCTTTGATACAGAGTATCTTGCACCTACAGGTAGCATTATTCAAGATATTACGGTCACACGGCAAGCTAAGGTACGTAATAGTTTAAACTATTGGCATAAGCAACTCGATGATTTATCCCTTGCCTACTTAACCTTTCAGCGAAACTTACAATATGCTGTCGATCGCGGTCTTGAAGAGTATGGTTTAACATATTCACCAGAGACGGTGACTGACGAACTCCATACTGCGTTAGTGTGGTCTAAATCATTACTACTTGCATCGGTACCGAAAAATAACATTTCTCTACAACATAAGGTTAGGAAAATAAATGGTTATCAAGTAATCATTAAAACATTACAAATACATGAAATGGGCGTGCGTTTCAAAATGACGGATTTGATTGGTGGTAAAGGTATCAATTGTAACGCGTTACCTGCTAGTGAAATGCCTTGTACCAAAGATGGTATTGTAGCTGATGTGGTTGCTTATGGTGGAGCGACAACAAACCGCACTAATATAGGTAGACTACATGAACAAGATGTTACTTTTATGGCTATGCAAGTAGAGGGCGCTATCCGTGAAATATATGGCTTGCCTAGATATGAAGGTAGTTTCGGTAGTGTTGCTGAGGCTAAGGCTTTTGTGCAAAGAGAAGGTAAGGATAAGTTGAGTAAAGCCTACACCCACTACTTACTATTCATAACACATTTTTGTCCCGATGATAGTGATGTTTATGTGAGTGCTACACATGATGAGAAAGTACATGTTATAGGTGAGACGTTACATATCCACATCATAGCTCCGCTACATATAGACAACCCATACCAACATGCCGAAGCAATGGAGGCTATGGAGAAAATTTACAAGCCTGTGGTTGATCAAGTCTATTTTACGAGTCACGATGGTCGTAGACGACTTACTAAAAACCCTTGTATTATAGCGCCTATTTACTACTTAGCATTAAACCGCATAGGAGACAATTTTAACGTATGTTCTGTACGACCCACTTCACACTATGACATACCCTCAAAAATGTCAACCATGTCTAATAGACCCCATCGTGATGTACCTACGCGTAACCAAGGTGAGTCAGAGAGTCGAGCTAGTCTAGCGTATAACGGCCCTGCAACGACTTATGAAGAGATGTCGCGCAACACGACGGCAGCACTGCATGAAATTTCTAAATCTATTCTATATGCTCCAAACCCAGCTAGGATAGAACGTGCTGTTAGTAAAGAGACACTTCGTTTACCAACAGGGCCATTAAAAGTAGTACGGCTTATAAATAATTGTTTTGGCTGTGATTTTGTTTACGTACCCCCTAAAGGAGTTTATAAATGAGTGTGGTTGATGTTAGAGAGTTGTTGAACTTAAGTCCTGAAGAAATTTATGACGATCTTCCAAAAGGTACTTTATTAGCCAAGTGTGATGATGGTGAGATACATACTACACGATCGAGATTAACCTACTCAAGGGTGTTTTGGAAAGTACATGAGCAGTATGCAATCCCGCTTAAAACCACACATGTTCTTCAGAAAGATGTGTTGGTCACAAAGCATACCCACGGTACCATCATTAATGATATTTACGCAACGTTAAGACTTTTCGGGTTCTTCAATACGCTCGAAGATCGTGAGCATATAGACCGTTTAATCTACGGGGTAGTCAATGACATTAATACTAAAATATATTCGATCGCAGAAGAGTATATGATACCCCTATCAGGGTTTGATTACAGACTCATTATGTTGGATGAAGATATTAAATATATTAACCAACAAGCTAATGAAGGGGTTATCGATGCTGTAGAAGCGAAAAAACGTATTAAGCAAGTTATACTTACAAAGGACAAGTTTAAGAAAAGCCCTATTCGATTTGTTGTGATGATCAAATCTACGAAAGTCGACCAACTGTTATCTATTATTGGTCCAGTGGGTAAACGGTCTGATGCGACAGCTATGGTTTATAAATACCCTATTACAACAGGGTATTATAATGGACTATCTTCACTGTATGATGTGTGTGCAGAATCTAGTACGGCAGCACGAGCTTTAGCCTATCAGCAAGACGACCTTGGTCAGGTTGAGTATATGGCTCGACGGTCACAACTGAACATGATGGTTGTATCAGGGATTGTTAAAGGTGATTGTGGGTCGAAAAAGTACCTAGAGATTAAAGTCAATAAAGGTGAGGGGTTTGATATGCTTCCTTCTTTAATAGGTAAGTACTACTACGATCCCTCTATCGATGCACTTCAAGTCATTAAGGAAGGGGATACCCATTTGTATGGGGAAACACTACAACTCCGTTCAGCACATAAGTGTCAGTTAAAAGACCCTACACAAGTGTGCTCCACTTGCTTTGGTGAGCTATATTATAATCTATTCACAGGTGGTAATTTAGGCGTACAGACGATAAGTCAGTTAAATGCGAGTGTGGCGGGTAAAGTATTGAAAGAGAAACACCATGCTTCGACAGACTTAGGGAGCTTGATTAAACTTGACGATCGCGCCACTTCAGTACTTGAGCGGCGTGAGCATTCATTCCTTTTTTACTTTAAGAAGAGTTTGAAACTATCTAAAAACGCCTATCTTAAATTTAAAGCAAAGGATATTCGTGGGCTTAATGATATTGTGTTATCTAAAGATGTTCGTCGGTTAGATATTTACACGATCTCTTGGGTTATGTCTGTAGGGTTAGTTGATGAGGAGAATGGACTCGACGTGTTTTTCGATATAGTCCCCAAGAAAGCCGTACATCTTAGCGAGGAATTAGTTAGGTACGTTAATCGTAAAAGATATACAATAAGTGATAGTAATCGCATCATTATCCACTTAGATGAGTGGGATTTTAATTCACCTGTATTTAGAGCGCCTGCAATGGAGTATAAGATGTCGTTGTTTGCCGACGAGATAGCTTCATTACTCGAGTCTAAAAAATCGTTGTATTGGGACAGGGTGAAGAAAGGGCGATACGATTCCGTATTGTTAGAACTATATAATCTAGTTAATAAAAAGATGACCATTAACATAGCAATCACTGAAGTGGCTATTTATGCTATGATGTGTGATGGACTCACAACAGGTCTTGCTAGACATAGTGATAACCCTACACTGGGTATATTAAGTGAAGTCCTTAAGAATAGATCGCTTTCAGCACAACTAGCTTATGAGAGCCATAGAGAGACATACCGCAATTCTAGGAATTACTTTCAGGAGAATCGCCCAGATTCTGCTTACGATGTACTGGTTTCTCCAGAAGAATGGTTTAAATATAACGCACCTGAATAGGTGCGTTCAAACTCTTTTTTATTTTAGGACATATTATGATTTTAAAATGTGGGTATCAACGTGTATTAGCTAAGGAACTAACTAGTGAGGAATACAACGCTATTAAATTTTTTCTCGATGGTAAATTAAAATTACAGGATCATATGAGCGGGGAGGAAGAGACGTACACTACTTATTATTATGATAATGGTACGGAGTTGCGTTTTCCAGTGGGTTTGTATGATGAGGTTAAAGAAATAGAGGAAGTTAAAAACGCGAATATTGAATTACACTATTCGCGTTTTTATGGGGTAATGCAAGACTATTCGATGAACGAAACGTTTATTGATAGACCCTATCAGAAAAAACCTATAAAGTATTTAAGTAGTAGTGAAATTAGTTCTAAACTTTGCGAACTTGTAATGGGTAAAGGTAAAACTTACTGTGCAATGAAAGCCGTTAGTTTAATTGAATATCGTTTAGGTATTATTGTAAAGAACACCTATGTGTCAAAATGGTTATCTGATCTTGATAAATATTTTGCAATAAAGGAAAGTGAAGTACTTATACTTAAATCAAGTAAAATGGTTGATAATTATCTTAATGGTAGGTTAATAGTAGGTTCTTTTAAAGCAGTAATAATAGGTTTTAAAGCATGTTACGATTTAATTTGCGATGAGGATAAGTACCCCTATAAACTAGATTATGTTTTAGAAAAGTTACAGCTTGGTGCTTTTATATTTGACGAGATACATCGCGAGTTTAAAACAGTAGCACGTATTAAGTTGTTTATGGATACACCATACGATATTAATTTATCAGGTACATTTATCACAGATGATGATTCGCTCGAAGTGGTTTATCAAACCTATTTTCCTACGAAGAATCGTTATATCGATAAGGATTATGATAGGTATATTACACTTAACGCGTTTAATTATAAACTACAAGGAGTTAAGCGTAAAGATATACGTTGGCGCATTCCAGGGCGTGACGAGTATAATCATATTACTTTCGAGATGTGGTTAATGTCAGGTAGCTATCTTAAAGCATGGTTGCAAATGATTGAACAAATTGTTATTAGTACTTACTTTAAAGATTATAGAGAAGGTGATTGTTGTCTTATCTATGCGAGTAGTCTAAAAATGATTGACGCTATTATTGACCATTTGGCCAACCGATACCCTAAATTGAGCGTCACGCGTTTTGTGCAAGGTGAGCCTGAAGCTAACCTTTATAACACTGATATATGTGTGTCTACATTAACGAAATCTGGCGAACTAGTAGACATACCTAATTTAACATCAGCTATTATGACAACCTCGTTATCTAAAGCGTCTAGTAATTTACAAGCGCTTTATCGTCCTAGACCTATTAAAGGGCGCGAGTTGTTTTTTAGTTATTTATATTGTCTCGATATTGCTAAACAAGTACAATATCATTACGATAAAATTGTATTAATGGAGGAGCGTGTTAAACGTATTTGTTATTACGGAGCACCGCCCCTTAAGAAAGATAAGAAGGTGAAATAAGATGAGATTTAGAGTAGAGACTGTTGTCCTTAACGATCAAGGTCAGGTTTTACTTGTTGTTGGTAGTGAGGGCGAGGAGTCTTATACAACACTACCTGGTGGTGGTATTAGTGATCACGGGTCGTTAGCTAAAGCGGCACGCGCTGAAGTTCTTGAAGAAGCGCTTGTTGAGATCGATAACGTAGTAACACTCGATATATTCCATAAAGGTCGCGCTTATCGAAACGCTAAGGAAGAGACGTATACACGCTTCTGCTATAGTCGTTACGTTGGGAATAGCGTAGTTGCCAACAATAGAGACATGGATACTATGAAGACCATGTGGGTGGATTATAAAGAAGCCTATTATAATTTCAATAAATCGGGACATAGTTCTGATGTGGTACGCGCTTCCGCTATTTGGAAAGCCGTAGTTGAAAGTGCCGATCGGTAATACAATAACAACACACACTACATTCTGGTAGTGTGTGTTGTTAATTTAGTCTCCCATGTTTTCAGTAAGTAGTTGCTCTCTTAAGGAACGCCGTTGGAGTTCCTCTTCACTTAACATGTTTAATTTTTTTGTATACGAGTAAGTTAAATCCATGTATTCTGAGAATGTGTAGCCCCAAAGTTGTTTTATTTGGTAGTCTAAATAATCCCTGTGATACATGTTTAACAAGTGGTCGTTGATGTTGGTCTCTGCCTCATGGAGAGCTGCAAAACCTAACACTCTATCAGGTTTTAACGCAGGGTAGATGTTGAACGTATGGAGATACATGTCATTCATAATGATCTGACGATCCGTCCTACTTTTAACATTTACAGACCCTAATACCTCGTTAACGTAGTGCTTTAGATTAATACCGTTACTAAAATCTCTATTAGTAACATGGTGTTGCCTTTCTAGCCTTGGCGGGCCGTCTTTGCTAATTGTGCCAAAGCTAGTAGTATAAAAAGCTGCATGTAATCCAACGGAATAACTTTAGAAAGTCCCTCGTGCTCTATAGTTTCCTGTAGTTTACCACAGTTCGTACAATCAAACTCTGGTATACCTACTAAACTAATCGTTGTTTGATTAATGTAGTTATTCACACTTTCAGCAATGAATATACCATCGTCACTTGTTGAGGATATATTGGTTAACAGTTCACCGATAGTTTGTTTGTCAGTGATGATGTTAGTATCAAGCTCAATCTTAGTGATCCAGTGGTGGTACGTACGCATCTTAGTTGATTTGTTATACACTTCCAATAGACTCTCTTTATCCTGATCGAGTTCTTTACTAGAATCAATAAACCCTTCAACCGTATCAACTAACCCATTAATCCAGTCCATGCCTGTATTGAAATAGTCATGTAGGTTAGGAGACTCGATCGTGATTTTAATAGTGAGTTCTTCCCCATCTAACTCGGTCTTATTAACGTACGTGACAGGTTTGTGTAATTTATTTTGATAAGACTCAATATCTTCCAGTTCAAGACTACCAGCGCCTTTTTGAATCAGATTCTTCTTCTGTACCTCATCTAGTACATCGTAGTCTGTGATACAAAGATTGTCTAAGTTCAACTTCTCTTCGTAGATCGTGTTACAATGTTTCTCAACATCTTTGTTAATACACGCATGTCTATATACTACCCCATCACGATATTTACTACAAGCGCCTCCCCAGAATACAATAGGTAAGTCTTGTGGTTTTACTAATTTACGCATGATCGATAAATCTTCATGCGGACTATTTTTAATGTTCGTTTGTTTAATGTGACTTAGAACATGGTCGGTGATATGTGAATTGGTGAAAATGTTATCACATGATAAATACAACCCTTTAGTTTCACGACCTAGTGAAATAGTGGTTTGTGTGATTAATGAGGTTAGGTTAACGATACTTGTATTCGATGGTGGTTCGACAGATACCCAGAAACCAGAATGCGGTAGGTAGACGTTGAACACATTACCAATCTTACGAGTACGTTGGTAATAAGCGATGGCTCTTTTACCTTCAAGTTGACGATTAGTTAACTCGTTGAAAATGCCTTCACTAGACTTAAACACCTTCCCATCGTGTTCATACTGTTGAGACCAGTTTCTATTAGGATCGTCTGCGACTTTATTAAGTGCTCCATTATCAATTTCTAGAACACCGCCTTCACGGATACACTCAGCCCATTCTGAGGCCTTAGAGTATGTATCAACACCTTCTAAGTATTCTGTACTGTAGATTTGTTCAATAGTGTCTTTACGCAAAGAGGGTAAATCTAAAACAGGTAAACCTGTCTTTTTCCCTTTTTTATCAATAATGGTTAGGGTTGTGAATGGGTTTTTCATTGTACTCCACCTTTGAAAATATGTAAATCTAACGCTTCATTTAACTCTAATATAGTGTAATGTAATTCACTAAATTTATTAAGTTCGTCTTGTTGGACAGGGGTGTTGGTCGTAGGTAGCAGTGATCGTACAGTATCAATACGATTTACTAATGTTTTGGACAGAGCGCTACGATTGTTCGTTTTTGAAACTACATCGTCTAATAGTTCATGTAGATCGCGCCAATAGTACGTTTTCGTCATGTCGTTCATTTCCTGTTGTGTTATTAGATAAATTAGTGAGTTTTTCAGTAATGGTTGTTGTTTTAGTACCAATCTCAACTAAGTTGTTAATGACAACCATTAACTCGTCAATATCCTCTGTTTCACCTAAAGTATCTTTGTAGGCTTCTATTTTACTTACACCATCTTCGATGGCTTTGATTTCTTTAGGTAGGTCGGTTGTTAAATACTCCTCAATGGGTTTGTTGTTCACATCTGATTTATCGAGGGCATCTAATACTACTAAACGTAAACGCTCCATTTCACTAGGAGCGGGTTTTAGTTCTGTGAGTATGTCATCTATGCCGAAGACATCATTTATATATTCTGTGCTCATTATCACTTCCGTTTATTTAAAAAAAGGTAAATACATGTTAGATTCACAAGACACCGAGACAACTTTAATTGATCCCAATATTATCACCTATTTAGATGATAACTATGTCGATGAAATGAGGGATTTGTTGCTACAAGGTATGGTGCTTATTTATGGGTTCTACGACAATTTTGATGATACGATGATACAAAATATTGTAGATAAAGATGATGAGTTCACTGGTAAAGACCTTGAACTGCGTGAGCTTATCGAAAACAATTTACGAATGGTGATAAAATCGCACTATATTATCACCGCACAAGATTTGAGCCTTAGTCAAATAGTTAGTATTTGCTCTGCTCTATACAAAGCTCAATTTATTGAAGATTATAGTTATTTTATACAAGTGTTTGACCGTCCTGAAACGACCAATCGAGAGAAACTTTCAGCATTACTTAGTATAGCAGACGACCGTCCTGAACACTACTTTGATGAACTCATAGATTTTATTTACGACGACGCTTTATTTGCGTTTAAAAATTTAGCAGACCGTCATGAAGTATTGCATAAATCACCTAGTTCTAGTGGAGCTATTGGTGACTTGGTTAAGAAACTTACTGATATGAGTAATAACAATATCTTATTAACCTTTTACCAATGTGGTATGGAAGTTGGTAAACCTTTTGAGTTCTATTGTAAATTGTTCGACTTATACATAACGGATTATGTTAAAAAAGAAGAACATGAGCCATTAGTCTATTTTGTTTACACTTTGGTCGTTTTCAGTGATGTGGAAAAAGAGCGTTATAGTGAAACACTATTAAAGTTTTTCAATACGGTCACGCATGACCCGTTACTACGTAACCAATATATGTTAACATTAAGGTCATTGCAAATGTCGTTAACGGAGGTTATCGATGGATAAATATGATTTTTTAAGACTGGCGTTACTCAACAATAAGTACGTTAAACGTCGATGGATGATTAGTGTACTTAGTATCATAGAAACAGATAAACCAGAAGCGCCAAAGCCTTATGACGTGTACTGTTTCGACGGTGAGTACGTCTACTATGATAAGGGCGAATACCATAGCTTTAAACCAAAGCAATATAATAAACGTCCTTTATTCTTACTTGATGAACGGACGGGTATATTTGATAAACGATGGAAAAATGTTAGTGAGTTGAAAGATGTGTCTGTCGGTCTAATATTCAGTAACTACATCTCCTTAATGTACCCGTTTAATGGGAAGCTACCTTTCTTATTGAAACGCCACGACGGAGGGACGATTAGTGATATTATTGCACCGATACTCGTTGATAATGGTAAGGGTACACCTGAAACGATTGAAGTGTATGAGATGCACAAGTTCAAGAAAGCTGTTAACTTCCTAGAAGATTTAAGTCTTGTTACTACTGTAGTAGATACACCAACCAACCTAGTTGTGGCAGACGACTTCAAAGACTTCAGGGCACGTAAAATCGAAGAATATGGTGACGAGCTTAAAAACCCAGTAAAATTCAATGAGTACGAGAAAGAGTTGGCTGCGTTTGATGAACAACATCTAGCCAAAGACCCGACGAATAATAAGTTCTTGACGGGTAAAGTGAAGAAGGTGTCGCGTAAAAAACTTCTTCACGGTCTAGGCACACCTGAATCGTTTGGCGAGTTTAGCGAGCCTATCTTGACTTCCTTAGAGGAAGGTTGGCCAACATCTGATGAACAATTTCCTGCAATACTTAACGTTGTACGTTATGGTAGCTACTCGCGGGGTTATCGTACGATGTATGCTGGCGTGGTCACTAAAGACATGTTGAAAGTGTCTACACCTTATAAAATTGTTGATGAGGACTGTGGTACAGAACAGGGGCTATACCAGTACATCGGTAAAGAGATTAGGTCAACCTTTGTTGGCTGTGAAGTACGTAAGCAAGGTAAGTGGGTTCTGATTGAAACAGAAGATGATTTAGCAGGACTAATAGACACTTGGCAAACTTTCCGCTCACCTGGGTTTTGTTTAACAAAAGACTCTGCTTTTTGTAAACATTGTTTAGGTAAAACAGTTAGTGCTAAAGTAGATGGTATATCACTAGCCGCGTTGGATTTAGGTAGTGTCTTCCTATATGCGTTAATGGCTGTTTTCCACGGTACGGTTTCACGTAATGTGACTATCAGTATCGATCGCGTGTTCAGTTAAACCATCCGCTGAAGTCAGGTACGTCATCGGTTTTCTTTTCATCTAGTAGCGCTATTTCTTTTTCATATTCAGTACACAATTCTGTTATGGTGGGGAAATTAAACATATTTGTACAGAAATCGATGGCGCTCACATGACCCATTAAAAGGTCAAGCCCTGCTCGCCGTATATCGTAAGTAGATTTACCATCGATTGCATAAGTCTCGTAGAGACAAGTTTCTCTTGAAAGGTTACTACGAACAATAGCTGATAAGTATGCGGAGACGGCATCCATATCGAACGCAAATCGCCGTACCGTTGACTTTAAGTGAGGTGCGTCTTCAAACATACTACGGTGCTTATATCGTACTAACGACACATCTAGATTGACAATAATGCCCCTTAATTGTAGATTACAATCATCTAAATCAACATTCGGTATAAGTTTTTGGTAAACGGATAATAGCCCTGCCGCACCTAGCGCAGCGTTCTCGTTATCCATCAGCCATGTCTGGAAGTTGTCGGATAACATCTGTGTCCTCGTAGTGAAAGAACGTATCTGTGAGTTGTTGACGAAAGTGGGTAATAGTAGATCGAGGTCTCTAGTGTAGTCATTCATTAATAACATGACTATGACATCGAAGAACGCGTAAGCCGTATATTCTTTAAAGTGGTTGTTGGTTAAGAAAGAGTGCCATTCAATAGACCCTGGGTAAATGCCCTCGTCGACTTCGAGGTAAAGTTTCCCCATGCCTAGTAGTTTGTTTGCAATAGCATCTACGTTATAGAATTGCTCTTTAGGTGAACCTAATCGAATGGCACTGTAAGAACACATCTGGTCAATGAAATAGAACCCTGCGGTTAATTCAGCCGTATGCCACTGTTCTTGTTTATCGTAACGCTTTACTTGACCTGACCGACTTACTTTCTTCAACGGACCAAGACACCACTTGAAATGACGCATCTCTTCAGGTACGGAGGGGTCGCTGAATAAATGTTTAGGTTCTAATCCGTTAATGGCGCAGGCTCTTAACATAGAGGGCATGTCGTAAGCGATGTTCCATATCGCTAGTAAATCTATTTTACTTTTATGTATAGTGGCGAAGGCTTTTTCCAGTATGTCGCCCTCACCCTTACAAGCGATTGTGTTTATACTTATATCTCTAGTCCACACCCAACCATTCTTATCTTTGTTTTCCTTACTAAACTCTGCTTTCTTTTCGTCAATCTTTTCTTTCGTGTACGCGTTAATCTCTTCGACGGTTAAATTCTGTTTCTTTAGGTAGCGTTCGTCGACAAAAGCATAAGCGCCTTCTGTAGTGACATAGGTTAGAATTGAGATTGGTGAATGTTTCCGTAACCGCACGTTTAAGAATTTGTTGTATATCTCGTTCGTAATTCTTTTCTTCTTTAAACTATCTTTTAAAAATTCTAACCAGTACTCTTCATCGAAAGAGATGAAGAGATTGAACACTTTATCAGAAAGCCCAGACCATTTTTTAAGCTCGTCTAAATCAGTGGTGTTTTTCAATAATTTATACGTTTTTAGATTATAGGCGACATATGTAGGACGATCTAAGTCTGCCTCAGTATCCAGATAACCAATGTTAAACGGTGTTTCTTTTATGTTAGCAAATCGTTTCCGATAAGCGTGTTTGATATACACTGACGCAGAGGTCTTTGCGCCGAACAAATAAGGGGATTTAAAAACTTTATATTTATTTTTACCATAGATTTGTAATCGATTGCCAGCGTCGTTGATTAAATCTTTGTCTTGTGCGACATACTTATCAACTTCTTCCATTCGTCCCCATTCTCGGTTGTCGTTGTAGTTACGTAAATGAGGTTTAGTGATCCAATAAGGTCTTTTATAACCTTTAATAACACGGACGTTTGGTTTAGTAGTCCCATCTTTATAATGAATTAATTCTTTGATAATATGTACGTCATCCTCTCCATATTTTTTAGGAGAAACAGGGACAACAAAGCGGCATTCAATGCCTTCAACATTTGGAGGTAAAGCCATTTTTCATAACCTTGTAATTATTTAGGAGTATTTATGAGTTCACAATACTGGACTTCTCAAGAGAACAAAAAGCCGAAAGGCGGTTATTCAGGAGGTGGGGGAGACCGTGCTTATAAACCGCTTTTCCTATCGTTGCCTGTAAACGGTATAGTACCGATACACTATGCATTGATGACTAACGAGAATGTCCCAGATCATATTATTAATGACATGAGTAATTTTTCACAGCAATATGACGACGGGTTTGTTGCACGCACCATGTCTGGTTCGCCAATCCATGCGAGCATTAAGACGAAACTAAAATGGATTACACTACCCTACTCTTCTTTTAATGATGGTAAAGGTGATTTTGTAACCACAAAACAAGCGAAAGCTGTTGCTTGCCGCTATGGTCCAGGTTTGGCAGATCAGTCTTTTAAACTATGGTCGTTTCAAGGTGCTGCGGTGAATACTATTGCTGGGCGTAATCTCGACGCACCAGTGCGTCTACTATTATGTTGGACTGAAGGTGGCGAAGAGACGCTAGATGAAGTAACTACCCGTACAGGGCGACTTAATATCACTATTAAGTTAGCGTCGCACTTGAACATACCTGTATTCAATTTAGGACGAGACGATGCGTTGAGTCGTGCTAATGAGCACATGAACAATTTCAACAATATGTTTGAGGAAGGTTCTTTCGACCCTACTCAATTTGACTACAAACCACGTAATTAAGGAAAGTTTATTATGCAAGACAAAACACTAACTAAGAAAACTCAACCTGAAAAAGATCAGGAAACTGATGTCAAGAGCGTTGAGGTTGAGCGTACGGTTATTGAAAACAAACCTGTAAAAACTTCAAAGACAGAGACGACAGTTAGCAACCCTCGTAAGTTAAATATCCCTGAAACACCAAATAAGGTGAAAGAGGATAGTGGTGAGGAGAGACTAGCGAAGTTCAAGGCGCACATTCTTGACAAAGGGTCGTTACACGATAGTTTAGCGTTAGATCAATTAGATACTTTTGTAAAAACAATGGGACCTACTAAAAACACAACGGATAGTGAGGCTAGAACTACCCTATTCCGCTTCTGGAAGTTTTTAAGAGGTCAGTTGGAGAGTAGTCCTATGGATGGTTTTAGCCTTCGCTGGCGTGCGATTATGGCGTATTTCTACGCTTACCGCGAAACCGCCTTTCACGAGACAATTATTTTTCAACAAGCTGAAGGGTGGGGTGGTCCAGTAAGTCATTTACGTGCGTTCCAAGGACTGCTCAACTTACTAAAAGTGACAAGTGATTTGTCTTTAACACATGCTCAACGTCGCTCGCAAGTTAACCTTAATTCAGAGCTACTATCAGGGCTTTCTGAAGCGGGTAAGAATCGACTAATTAATTTCTATAGTGGTTCAAACTGGTAAAGAAATACTTTATGGTTTATATAATATGAAACGTATTCATGCGTTTCATATTAACCAACCTTTAAGTATAGGTGTGATTATGCGTATTTTATTATATGTTTTTACCGTCCTCTCGTTAATGCTTTCACCTGTTTCTGTGTACGCGATGTCTAAAGCTATTGCTACAGATGCAAACTGTCGTTTACATAAAACTAGAAACCTAGATCGTGCGAACGACTTACGTGAAAAAGCTATCTTACAACTCGATGTGCGAACTAGAGAAAGGCTTTTAGCGCAAGCAGATGTCTTTACCAAGGCAGCAGCTCGACATAAGTGTTCAGTCGATCGAGTTTCAGGATGTACTATTTTACCCGATGGTAGTGAATATTGTGTAGTGCATAAAAACTTCAATAAGACCTTGAAAAAGAATCGGGATTATCTACAATATCTCGATACTTTGAACGGTGTGAATAACCTTGCTCCGAAAACATTAAAAGCAATTAGCTTCTATGAGTCGCGTTTTCGGAATGTTTGTAATAGTAAAGGATATTGTGGTCCTTTTCAAATTGGTCGAGCAGCATGGAGTGATTTTAAACCATCGCGTAATGCTAGTCGACATAACCCTTACCACAATGCTAAAGTTGTACCGAATTTAATTAGAGAGTACCGTAGCGTAACCAAGGATTGGCGCAGTAGTATTTATTCTAATTTCATTCATCATAATTTGGGACCTGGTAATGTTATAACGATGCAACAGGTGGATCGCGGCGGTCGCGTTTCCGTTAAACAGAAACGGCGATTTGTTAATGCTGTTTGTAATAACCTACCCTCAAGTGTTCGTAAAAATTACTGTCGTGGTACAGGACGTAGTAGATACGGCTTAAAACAAGGTAAGTCTATAAGCTCACTTTCTAGTGTATATGCTAGTGTCTGGCAGTTTAATTTTGCGCTAGTTACACCAAACCTTTAAGTAAAAGATAAACGTTACCTGCTAAATGCAGGTAACGTTTATTTCTGTCTACACTATGTTCTCTATAAAACCGCGATAAATGCGGCTCGTCTGTGGTTTATCGACCATTAAACTTTCAACGAGAGCTGGCGACAACGTTTGGACATTGATGCCGAATAAAGACAACAAGAACAATTCGTCGCTAAATTGACTATTAGTGCGTAAAGTTCCTTTACAAACAGACCCTTTGGAAATTGCTCGTAAGTGTCTAATAATTGCCTGCGTATCTAAATTGTTCGTTTGTAAAGTGAATGCTCTTAAAGAATGGATAAGTTTAGGGACAATATGGGTTCTGAAATTTTCCTCACTAGGTGTGTCCTTACTTCTTGAGAGTCCGTTCTTCTCGGCATAGGCTAAAGCATACAAGAAAGACGTTGAGTCGTCGCGGAGTTTGCCACTATAGAGGAGTTCTTTAAGGAACTCTTTTTGTGTCGTTTCGTTTAGATGATACATTACATTGTTTCTCCTTTAGCTGTAATTAGTGCATGGGTTACGAATAGATCGTTATTAATGAGTTCTTCAAGCATAGACTCTTCGAGTTGTATTGCTCGTGCCATTATATGCCGCTTATTAAGACGTGATAGTATTGCTACACCTAACGACCCCGCTTCGTCTGGGATGGTGTCTATCTTAGCCCTTAATTCAACAGCTTGGTAAGCCAAATCTTGTCGATCTTTAGGGTCTAGCTCAATGGTTTTCAGTCGTTCAATATACTGGTTAAGTATTCGGGCGCATCGCATACGAAAAGTACCGTATGAATTAAATTCGCTTGATGGCAGGAAGAAAGTTAGGACAACGGAGAAAACTATATAGAAGGGGGCTGCGATACTAGCAATGGTAGCAAGACCTGTCGACCCAATGGCGATGGCTAATAACTTAATCGAACTCATTAATTTATTTAATAGAAACATTATAACACCACCCAAAAAGTACCGTTTACGTATAGTCAGTTTCTCAAGTGCGGTGAGTAGCGCACTACCTGCCCCCAAACGAATAGCGAAAGCATCTGCGAATGATTCTTCATCTCTACGGTGTTGTAAACTACCATATCTTGCAGGTAACTTTTCGACCGCTTGGGCGGATACGAAGTCTATCGTTCTGAGTCGACCCGCCTCTTCTGAACTACTGTCTTCTACTTGTCTCTTTTGTTCTGCTGTCAGAAGATGTTTGAATACGTATTCAAGTTTCTTCTTTTTAGGTGTTTTCATTCGTGCGACAGTTTCTAATGCCGTGTTTGTTCGAGTGATGTTATGGATAAGTATCATCGAATATATCGCATGGCCAACCTCATGGAGTATACAGGCCGCTATTTCTTTACTATTTAGTTTATGCTGGTTGAGGATGAATTTAAAATCTACTTCAATACTAACAGATATGTCACTAACAGCTCCCTTTACAGCACCCGTATCTAAATCAATCTCAAACCCTTTTTCGAGTAATTGAGTTGCGATGTATTTTTTACGTTTGGGCATTTTAGGCATGTTTGGGTTGTTATAGACATGATCTTCATTGAAGATGGGCATGTTTACCCAAATAGTTTGGTTCTTTACATCACGCACTTTAAATTTCAATTTAAACCGATTTTTTAAAAAAGCGCTGATCTTTTTAAGTTTGTCCTCCTTCATAGTATCTATGTGGAGTATTTCGTAGAGTTGGTCAATATGGTGAGTTAGGGGTACGAATACCTCCTCACCATGTTGTTGTCGGACGTACTCTAGCGAGGGTACATCCATTGAAGCCATGTTAAACATTTTTAAACCTTTTACTAAAGAGGATAATCAATTTATGACTGTCATCACAAGTCGTTTTCTACCTACACTTATCGAGGTTAAAGGTGAGACTGTCTATGTATATAATATAGACGCGCACCTATTCCTGTATATGGCGAAAAAGGTTTTTAGTACCGAACGCGTAAAAACTTACTTGTTTAAGAAATCTACCCATAATCGTTTAGAGATACCACTTTTCTTTATACGCGATTTTTATGAATTTGCTAAACGTATTTTACATGAGTTAACTACAAACAAGGATTATGCACGCTTCCCAAGACGAGTTAAGAAAGATATTAAGGATATTCTTACCCAGTTTGAACAACTACCCGAAATAATGCGGTTAAGTAAAACTTATTTACCCCATTACAATTTGAAACTACTGGACACGATGCATTGGAAACCACTACCTCATCAACAAAACTTTCTTGATGACTACAGTATTAAATGCCAACGTTACGGTAACAACGCGCTTTTACTAAACGGCGCTGCTGGTTCTGGTAAGACGGCAGCTAGTCTATTCTTAGCAGAGTTAGAGAAGTGTGTGAAAGTTGTTATCGTCTGTCCGCTACCTGTTATAAATAAAGTCTGGGTAAAGACCGTAGAGAGTATTTATAAAAACCCTGTAAAGGCATGGTCGTCTAAAGATGAAAATACGCCGATGAATGATAGGTATCGACACTATATTTGTCATTATGAGGCACTAGGTAGTTTTTATACAAATTATCGCGCTAAACCCTCTGAGAAAACGATTATCATATTAGACGAGTCGCACAATTTTAACGATCTTAAATCAAACCGTACCAAGTTGTTCACAGAGCTTTGTAAAAAGATTAGACCCGCGCATTTACTATTCTTATCAGGAACGCCTTTCAAAGCTAAAGCAACTGAAATTGTACCTACCTACCGTTGTGTTTACCCTGTTAGATTTACACTAAAAATAGAAGAGCGTTTTAAACGTCTCTACGGAGGTAATGTCAATTCTACAACAGGTATTTTACGTAAACGGTTAGAGGAGTTAATGTTCACCATTGAAAAGAAAGAGATACAAACAATACCACCAATCTCATCGACGATTGACGTACGTCCTAAGAACGTAAAACCTTTCTTATTGAGTAGTGTTCGAGATGATATGATTAAATTCATTAAAGAAAGAACAGCTTATTACGACTCGATTAAACAAGAAACTCATAAAGACTTTTACGATATATTGGGATATTACAACGATCGCATTTTCACTAATCATGAGAACGCAGAGTACGCTGAGTATCGTTACCTACTACAGAAAGTTATTAAATCAGGAGGGGGTTTCGGTATTGACACTGAACTATTCGCACAGGTTAACAAATTTGAAAAAGAAGTTATTATACCTGCACTAGACCCAGTGAGAGCGAAACGGTTTAAAGAAGTTAAGTCTATTGTCAAGTACGTTCACTTAAAAGTTCGTGGTGAGTGTTTGGGTAACGTGTTTACCAAAGCGCGTATTGATAGTTTTATCGCGATTGCAGAAGAATTAGACTTTAAAAAGATTGTTGAGCAAAGTGAAAAGAAAGTTGTTATTTTTACCTCGTATGTTGAAGTGGGTAAAAAAATACTCGATCGTTTGCATAAACTGGGGATGAATGCTATTTCTGTGTTTGGGGAGAATACGAAAGATTTAAATAAAACAGTCGATCGGTTCAACAAAGACAGTAGCGCTAATCCGTTAGTAACGACGTATAAATCGTTAGGGACTGGCGTGCCCCTTATCGCTGCAAATACTGCAGTGTTTATTGATATACCGTTTAGAGAGTACATTATGACGCAAGCGACTGCACGGGTCGATCGCATTGGTCAAGATACTCAAACTTACTTCATCTATACTAAACTTGATACAGGTGAAGAAGATAACATTGCAGAACGCTCGAAAGACATTATGCAATGGGCGGCAGACCAAGTTGAAGGGATCACAGGTATCTCGTCAACTATTTCCTTTGAATCAACATTATGAGGTTATAAAACTTATGTCAGTGAAAGAAATTAACAGCGATGATCGTTTTCGTGAAATCGTTGATGAAACGTTGGGTAAGATGGATTTTAGTAATGGCTCTCCCACTTCACCTGATGATGTGTCAATGAACTATCGGTGGGAACTTGGGTTGGTTGTACACGGACCATCTTCATTCACGCTTAAAGATAAGGTACGAGGTAAAGACTACCGTTTAGACTTTAATGATAATGGAGACCTGGTTAATACTAAGGTCAGTGATGCCGTAGTAGAAAACAGTCCCACACTAACCTTTATAGAACACGATAGTGTAGCCATAGTAAATTATCTTAGTCGTTTTAAATCGGTGATCCATGACAAACCTATTAGTGAACCTGGTAGTATTGAAGTATGTCCTTTTTTAACATCATGGGAAGAGTAAAACCGTAACCATTAATCGTCAGTAATGAGAGGTCAGTAAACACATGCCTATACTATATTCTTCTGTTAATGGGCGCGAGCTACCTGCTGTAATACATGGGGATATTTTTTATTCAGTTGTGGATGATGACAGTTTACTTACAGAAGTAAAATTAGGTCAAACTACGATTGTATCCAAACCTTTTTTCGATTGGGTCAAAGCGTTTAAAAAAGAATCTGCTTCTATTGATAGCTGTCCTGTTAGTAAACCGTGGACTATCGTAACATCGCCAAACCCTACAACCATTCTACTTGAGAGTGAACAACATAAGAGTACACTTCGTTTCAATATTGATAGGAATGGTAATGTTAATAATCTCAACGTTTACAATCGTGTCACGTAGGTAGCCCTTAGCCATGTATAAACCTGATTTATAAATTGAATGCATGTTTATAAGAGGAAAATTACATGGCAAGAATTACCGACGCGCTTATGGGTGGCGAGGCTTTCAATGAAGGTCAACTCCACCCTACGCTTAACCCGCAATTCGGGGGGCAGCAAGGGTGGAATGTTGACCTGCACGAATGGGTTAATAACCAAGCGCAAGTTACAACCAATATTGTCCCATTTCTTTTAGAACCTCCGTTGTTCATGACTAGACAACCTAACGCACAAGCGTGGTTAGGTACCCTTAATGCTATCATGACAACACATAGTATTGAAATTGATGGTTTACAGGGTGGGCTTGAAGTAGAGACAGATGATGACACTAACATTGTTGGCGGGTCTAAAGTACAGCAAGAGATTATTGATGTTGTTGAGACTAAATCTGAGATCGTTCACTCACTTGTAGAGAAAAATGGTAGTCCGTTCAGACAATTCTTCTATCATTGGATCACTATGGGTCGTATGCATCCCGACTCAAAGTTTGCTAGTGTTGGGACAATGCCTGACGAAAACAGACCTGCTGATTTATTAGCAGATCAGTACACAGCAACCATGTTGTATATGGCAACTGACGCTATGCATAAGAAAGTGCAATGGAGTTGGATTGTCACAAACATGTTCCCTACTACTACAGGACCTATCGAAGGTAAGCGTAATAAAGCCGAAGCTCGTGAAGTTGTTAAGTTAGAAATCCCATTCACAGGATTGACCCAGTTCACAATCGGGTCTAATGTGATGGCGCAGAACATTCTTGACACACTGAACACGATTAACGCTAACGCATACCGTCGCAAACAGTTCATTGAGAAAATCCACCCTGATCTTGAACAAGCCGTTAAGGGTTATAAAGAGACAGTGGATAATGCGCGTGAAGATATTATTCAAACGCAAGCTCCTGCCGCAGAAAGTGCTACGCCTACAACTTAACCTTAAGAGTAACTACAGTCTTCTGGCTGTAGTTACTCTTAATTAGTTTGTTTTTTTTTCTATTCAACGTACTTAACAAAAGTAAAATCAACACACTCTTCACTGTAAATTGAGCGATTATCGTCAGTCCGTAATCGTTTCTTTAATGAAATAGTGTAGTCATTTCTATCATAACTCATTAAGTTCTCTAAATCCATGTTTAGGGGTTCGACGACACATTTTACAACACTTGTTTTCATGTAGGTTGCGATGTGTTGCTCCAGTTCGTTTTTAGCATGTATACTCGCTTTAAAAAGGTCGTTAATAACACCTATCGCATTATTCTGAATAGTTGTTTTTAGTTTACTATCTTCATAAACTGCACTAACCACATAAAAAATGAGATGGTATTCTCGTTCAATAGTGTAAGCACCTCGTTCACTAGCTGTGTTACTCCCGTACAACATTCCTTTAGTTTGTTTTGAGCGATAGTGAGTAGTAGTCTTTTCTAAATTGAAATTATTAATTTCAGGCAGGTCGGTTAAAACAGTTTTGCGTAGACTATTCAAATGGTTATCGATGTAGTTATAATGATACGGTGTGTTAGCATATCGGAAACTCGCGTCGTATAAATTGAACGTTAGATAGTAATCATTAACGACAGAAGGGTCTTTTATAGGGTTCCCATCGCTGTCAAGCATAGGGTCGCCTTTACGATGTCGTATGATCGGCACACCATCTTCATCGCGTACCACTGTACCTGCACGACCAATTAACTTGAAGTCTAATTCACAGTTCTCTCTATCTATATTAAAGATATTACCACTATCATCTTTCTCATACTGGTTTTGTTGCCTAACCCAGTATACATCGTCAGGGTAGCGTCTTATATGTCCTTGAGGATTGATCTCACGAATGTTGCGGTAATAGTATTCATAGTAATCACCAAGTTTAATCGTCAACGTTTCTTTGGTTACAACGTTACGCGAAATAAAAGGTTCGATCTCCGCATCCATTATTGTACGCAAGTAGTTCACAGGCGTAGACTTAACTAAGTAGTATAAATCAACATCAATGGTTAAAGGTACATACTTTTCTTTCGCTACATCAGGCGCGGTTTGTGTATTAAGTATCCTAATATTGTGTGTGTCGTTTATATCATGATCAGTATCAAGTGTGAAGGTAAAACATTTTTCTTCCGTAGGTAGTGTCTCGATGTCTTGCACATGGAGGTAGGTGTAGGCAAGCACATCATCAGTCTTGTTAAAGCGGATTAAAATACTAAGATCGTTATTAGACAACCCTTTGTATAGATCACCCGACATGGTGTAGATTTTAAGAACATATTGATGTTTATGTTTTACAATTTCCGCATACTGTGTGTTGACCGTTAAAGATGTTGTATGGTTCTGGTCTTTGAAGTTAATTTTGTCGACGCTAGGCTCTTTTAGATAATAGGGATGTAAGCTTAATATTTGGTTTGTATAATCGATGACGAAATGGAAGGGCGTTACATAGTAATCTCCCGCATTAATCATCTTGATTTTTTCAGGCGCACGTAAAGTATCGAACTCAAGCGCCTTTTTATCACTTATCGGTGTTGTGATGTAGTTTTTTGATTGGTAGATTTGTTCAGGTAATATAGTGATTCTTGATGCGTGTATGACAAAGTTACTCAACTCACTCGTTATCATTGAATCGAGGGTTATCGTTAGTAGCGCGACATTGACAGGTGTTAGGATATTCTCATGCCCTGAGTCCTCGACAAGCGAGGTAGCGACGTAAAACCGATCTGTAATATTATCAACCTCTTTAAGTAGGTCGTAGCCTAACCGACCAACCCGTTCTTGATAGTGTAAAGGGTGTATTGGCGTATCGATTGGCCCAATAGTGTTGTTAATAACCTTTTCCCGTAATGCTTCAAAACTAAGACGGTTTCTACCACCTTTTGTTCGATCGCTACTGAACACACGATAGGAACATTGTGCGAAAGCGTTCGTGTAAGGAGTAGTATCCCTTAACACATCAATAGGTTTTAACTCACAAGTGAAATCATCTTGTAATCGATCCGCGTAACTCCGCTTTATATTACCTTGTGTTGTGTAAATATCAATCCGAATATTCGAGTGGATTTTCTTATTCATTAGATAGGGTAAGGGTATATGTACTTCAACATAACCCTCAAACACTTTAAACACAGCTGTAGGTGTACGCAGGTCATATATCTCATCAGTATGGATAACTTTAATCGGTAGCCATTCTCGAGTTGTTGGGTCTTGATGGTATACTTTACCGAAATAGTATTGGTTGGTGTATTCGATTGTTCGTTTGAAATTATCCGTGAAGCTAATGGTCGCTGTTGTACTTATAATCTCGTACTGTAATAGTGGTAGATGAAATAAAACATACTTCTCTTCATTAGCGTCCTCGATCAACTGGCTCGTGAGTATGTTGGTCGACAATTCACTAATTTCTGATGGGTAGGTGTTATCGTAACTTACTTTAATAATGTTGTTCGCGTAGTGTCGTATATCAATAGGTTGAGCTAACGTGTATGCAGTATGATCAATAGTAATTTTAGTGTCGCGAGGGATTGTCGCCCGCATACAATCACTACTTTCCTCGTAGACCATAGTAGTAATGAGACTATTGTATTGTATAATAAAAGTGAAATCTGCGGTAGCTGGTTGTGAGAAACGTTGGATGTAATCGACATCACACATGTGCGTATATAAATCATTCTCATCAGCAGCTAATGAGGGATACATTTTATAAGTCGCTAACCGTGTTTCATGTACACTAGCACTAGCAGTCATTGTCATTGCGCCTAGTAAAAACATGACTGCGTTTGTTGGGTTCGCGATAGCGTATTGTCCTTTAGATAAGGCGTATATGTTTTGCAGTAATTCGATTTGTAAATGACCAGAATTACCACGGTAGCGCAAAAGTTTCTCATAGAGTTCCTTAGCGCTCTCTTCACTGAACGCATCAGAAAACTCGTTGTGGTTGGTATTATCGCTCGGTAATAGGTTGAACATTAGTTGACTCCTCTAGCAATTTCTCTTAAGGTATCTTTATGACGATCATTGAATATGTATTTGTTACTCAGGTAAGCGTCAACACGACGATGGAATACATCTTTCTTAATCCACCATTCTAGGGTATATTTATCAGGATCGATACGTGGATAACCTCGATGGTTGAAGTATTGTAACCACGCAATAGGTATCTCTACCATACGTTCTTCACGATGTTCATCTAACATTGCTCGATTAAAAATTTGTACACTATTATTAAATTCTTTGATAAGTATGTCATCATGAATTTGCATTCCAAGGTTTTTAAATCGTATGGTGAATTCTTTCGTTTGTTCTGAATAAGGTACACTGTCGTCAAAATCGAAGAACATACCATTAGGTGAACTAATGGGGATAGACACACCTGTTGCAGCAATTTTACTTAAATGGTAGCGGTCTTCTTTCAGTACAAGTCGGTATGCTCTAGTCATATAATCTAACTCGTTCTCTATCCAGAAATCTGGGTAAGGTAGTAATTTCCCTTGGAAGACATAGCTTTGATAATACCGCCAATAATTGATTAATGAAATGATGGGGTCGCTACGTATATTTCTAAAAGTGAAGTCTAAGTCGTACGTATTGTATTGATCTATAATGGAATCTACTTGCATATAGGATTCCTTATAGAGACCTGGTTTTGAAATAAAAAGTTCAGTCACACTATCCAACCAACCAGAGCAACTTTTTATTAGGTTAGTGAAAGGGGGTATGAAGGCTAGTTCGTTATCGACTAAAGGGCAATCTATTGGTGGGACTTTATCATACCCTAGCATTTGACGCGGATCGAGCATACACCTTATATAACGTTGTAGTGATAATGAGTTATCGTTTAACAAAGGGTATAACTTACGCATATTGCGAAGGTTGTCCGATTGAAAATTGAGTTGAGGTCGAACAATAAAGAATAGGCCTTGTAAATCTCTATTCTGTAGTAAAGCAGGTCTCACTTGGCGGTGGTTGATGCCGTACAAAGTATTTGTGAAGGCACTCTTAATAGACCCTATTGGTTTCGATTTAAAGAAGTCATCAATATGGCCAGCTAAACTAGACATTAAATAATCCTCGGTATAAATAAATATGGTTAAAGATCAAACATATACAACATTTTCATTAGAGAGTGGTGAAGTTACGGGACTTCTAAACAATTTAAAAACCATCGCTACTGGCTTAATTAGCGCAGATAAAGCAATACACGGTAGTTCTTTAACAGATGCGCTAGGTGTGGCTACCTTAAGTCCAATCTGTATTGTTAGTAAAACGTGTTCGGTACTAGACAACCTACCCGACATCACTTCTTTCGCACTAACTGTTTTTGCAGAACGTTATTGTCAAGCAGTATCACTTTATGGCGCTAGAGTGAATGGCATGCGGGTTATTAAATTACTTGATAAGTTCAACCCTAACCGTAAGCTAAGCGATGCTTTCTTATCTTTAGAGTCTAAAGCAGACCATGTTTTTAACAATCGAGAAAATTATCACCACCAACTTCCCTCACTTGAAGATGTTGAGAATTATTCGATTAAAGACGTAACACCAAAGGAAGCGAGCGCATCTGTCGGAAAACGTATGGAGATCACTATTGGTGCAGGTAAAGAGACCGCCACAGTAACAGTCAACGCACGTCTCTATGTGAATATTATAGAAGACGAACTCTCCACAGCTATTCTATCGAAGCAGACGCATCGCCCTAGTTTTTCAGAACTTTTCCGTAAGTCATGGAATGGTGAACGTCGTTGGATTAAAGATTTTATTTTCTGGCAAGATAGTATTGAGAAAGAAAAGCGGTTGATGATGCTTGATGATAAAGGTATTTATCGAAAAATCGTTAAGCGTGCGACGACCAATAAGAAAGCAGGTGCGATCTCTCAAAACATTTCGTTGAACACTCACTCGAATGTTTATATTATCGATGAGACTACAGCTAAGAACGCTGAAATTGAATTAGGTGGTCCACTAACCGTACAGAGTATACGCGATCGCGTGTTTCAAGATTCTTATGCGATGATGATTATTATTGTCGATCGTGATTGGGAGAACATTACTGTGTACTTGAAAGGTGATGATGTTGGTGCGACAGTAACATGGAAAGAGTTGAAGAAAACAAAAAAGAATCCAAATATTCTTGATCTTCTCGAACAGAAGAATATTGGTGGATCGTTAATATAATCGAAAGGAGAAAAGATGAGTATTGTAAACTACATCAAGCGTTTACTACCTGTATTAAATAAAGGTGAGGTTTTTGGTGAGTTCGAGAAAGTAGTAACAGAGTTTGACAAGATTGTTTTACCTTCCTACAAAACACTATCGTCAAGTAATCTAATCACCTATAAATCAAACGATTTAATACGTGTTAAACGACTACTCTCTAATTACATACCTGTAAAGAATGCTCCTTTACATGTTTCCCTATACCGTCAATTGTTGAAGATACGCGAAGTGGTTAAATACATCGATCGTAACTTTGATGATTTAGTAACGGATGATCTTGTAACGAAAGAAGCCAATGTAAAGGAAATCATGACAATACGTCTTGTAGAGCATTGTGTTTTCATTAGTCAGTTCAGTATGGATTTACTCAATTTCATCTACGATCGAGAGATTAAGTTATTGAGTGCTGAAGGTAGTGATGGTGTTGATAACATACCAAAAATAACGGTAGCTTATTTGAATCGCCATGTCACAACTTTTGGTATGTTGGTTAAAGGTTACAGTGTCCCGTTAGATGACTTTGAGAAACGTTGGAATGAGATACCGTTAGTCAAGATTAATGAACGTAATGAGTCGACCATTAAAACAATGGTAGCAGGACACATTGACCCTTTCTTACCTGAACGGTACGTTGGTTTTGTTCATAGTCTAATCTTCTATATTCGGTTGAATAACGCGGTAGCTGATAACGCACGGTACGAGGCTATGAAAGCGCGTAAAGCGTCGGCGGAGTTTAGATTACTTCATTTAAAGAATATTAACGACGGTGAGCATAATCCTAAACTAGCATCAACTATCGATAACCTACAGGCTGATGTAGATCGTTACGAACAAAAAATAAAACAAGAAGAAGAAAAGGTAGGTTTAGATCGTAGTAGTCTTGAAAGCGCATACAGTACGAATAGTGTAAGTGTTAACGAAATATTAGCGATGCGACCTTATGTTTGTAAAGGAGGGTGTGATGCCTTTTACCATGCTCGATAGTGGTTTCGTAACACCTAATGATTCTGCTAATTGTGAAAAACATGCGTTAGCGTTTGAACGGTTTTGGGAGAGTAGGAGCGTGTCTAACGGGTGGCGATTTGAGGACTTAGATGAATTAGTTGATCATGCACTCTTCACTTTCGGACCATCGTTGACAAAATGGGTTATGTTACAAAACCATTCACAACACTGGACGAATACTCACAATCTCTTTGTGAGTGAGTTTATTAAACGTATTATGGTGGGGTCGTGTGACCACAATCCCCTTCTATTAAAAAGCGTTCTCATGCGTGCAGAAGGTGATTTTTCAAGTTACCGCAAAACACCGCTCACGCCTAAACTGTCTGTTGAACTCACAACTAAATTTATGTTAAAGCGATTAACAGACTCCGAACAATCGTTGATGTATTTACTCCATGTATTGAGAGTCATACATTGACAATTCGATTTAATTTTTATACTAACCCCCTAAAGAGGTATCTATGAGCCACTTTTTAAATGTTGCATCTTTCGCACTAGAGAATTCATACACAAACCCAGTAGTACCTGACGCTGATTTTGACGATACAGGTTTAGAGCAATGGAGTCTAGAGTCAGATTTCGACGATTGCGAACTGTTAGCTGATGATATTGATAAGAATGTTGTTACATTGACAGCGCTTGAATCTGTTCTTGCTAGTGCTCGTCTCACGTTAGATGATGGTGGAATGACAGACACTGAAGCACGTTTCATGGTCGCTTGTTGTGAGACACTTTATGATCATATCGATCGCTCGGATTTGCGAGAAACGATCGGTCTAGAAGATTATGGTCGCTTTAATAGTCGTTTAGAAGAGACTAAGACAGCCATCGCTTCATTAGAAGATTCTAACGAAGGTATTAGTAAATCGGTAGCGGCAGCTCTTGCTAAACTATGGGAAATGGTTAATGAAGCGCTTACTAAAGTCTTCACACAAAATGGTCGCATGACAGGTGCGATTAATTCTTTAAAAGGTAAAGTAAAGAAAGCGAAAAAGGTTAAGAAAGATGCTGAATTCAAGAGTAAAACGATTGAAAAGGCATTTAGTACTAAATCTAAAAAACTGTCAGCGCAAGCAGTTAAAGATGTCTTAAGCGAGCATAAAGACTTGTTGGATAACGCCGATGCGTTTAAGAAAGTTTTTAACGATGTCATTAAGAAGTTAGATGATGAAATTAGTAAGAGTGTAAATAACCGACACATGGCTAATTTAGAAATCGCCATCGCTAAAATCTTCAGTAATGCTAAGTTTAAAGGTATGAAAGAAAGTAAACTTGGTAAAGACGATAACAATCTACTTTATAAAACACAAGCGACAGAAACGTTAGTAAACGGCACTAAGGTATATATGTCTTATAGTGTTGGGGAAGAGTCTCGTCGTACTAAAGGTATTGTTGTAGTGGATACTAAAGCAGATGAAGCTATTACGCCTAAAGGTGATGCGCTTGACATTTTATCAACATCTGATATGAATGGTATTTTATCATCAGCAGAAAGCGTAACTAAAGCAATCAAAAGTTACGAGCGTAATTCTAGAGACTTGAAGAACTTTAGTAAGAAAGCACAAGAGCTTTTGAAACAACTGGTTAAAGAATCAGGCGATAATTCTAAAGCAACTAAAGAGCTTAAGAATATGGTTAACGACGCATCGCAAGCCTATGCGAACTATACGCGTAATGCGGCTGGTTTAAGTACAACCGCAGTTTACGGCGCGTTAGATTATGTTAACGGTAGTTTGAAGAAATACGAATCAGATAAAAGCGGTAGCTCTGATAAAGACGATAAATAGTCTTTCTTTTATTATGGTAAGTACCGTAAGGCACATATGCCTTACGGTACTTACTTTTTTACTTTGGAGTTTTTATGATTAATAACGACGAAATAGTGCAAATTAAACTAGGTCAGATCGCGCTTGAAAAAGAGTTCGCGTTCTACACACTAGAGAAAGATGAGGGTACGTTTACTCGTCTTATAGAAATGTTTAAGAAACTGGGACGATACTTTAAAGAGAAGGTTCTTAGTGGTATTAACTACATTAATAAAAAAATAGAGGCTATAAAGAAAATACCGAAAGGGTTGTTTAAGAAGAAAGGTAACGCGACTAAGTTGACTAAAGAGACAGTGGAGAAAAGTAAGAAGCGTGTTGGAGAGGCTGCATTAGCGCTGGGTGATATTAGTGAAAAACTTGAAACTTATAAAAAACAACAGGAAGAGAACGCTGTAACACTAGACGAAATTGAAAAGACGATGGCGGTTATAGCGAAAGATGTTACGTACCTTAACCCTACCTACCCGAAGGTGACAAAACGCTACCTCAATGCACTGTACGCTGCCAAGAATGGGGGTCTACCCAGCGGTAAAGCGGTTAGTATAAAGGGTTTTAGCGCAATACTAGAAAAAGAGTTCGGTATATCTAATTATATTAGTAATGTGGTGATCGACTACCAAGCGACCTTAATGACAACGTTTTTCAATGTGATTAAACAAGCGATTGATAAACCACCGCAATTGACACCAGCCGACACGGCCTTTAGTCGTACAAAGGAGACGTTCACTAATAAACTCTTCGATCGTGATTTAAATAAAAAATATGCTAAGAAATTATCGGAAGATAAAGATTACGCGATTAAAGCTTTTGTAGGGGGAGATGTTGTCCAGCAAGTTTCGTTAAAAAGTACGCTAGATAGTAATGGATTACCTTTCCTTAAGTTAGAGAAGAGTAATATTGATGGGCTAGATACTGAAATAAAGGTCTATAATACGCCTCAAGACGAAGTAGATTTACTTTGTGAAAAACTTGACGAGGTACATTTTAAATATCAGATAGACATGAGTGATCTTGATAAAACGATTAAGAAGCACCTTGAGTTTCGTGAAGTGCTTATTAAAAAGATTGAGGCTACAAGTAACGAGTTGTTACTAAAGTGTGTGGTGCGTGCTTGTACTGAACTTGATAAAGCGTTTTTAAGTGCGACGAACATTTGTCAGGAGATGATCAATTACCAACGGTTTATTTTAAAAGTATGGTACGGCGTATTTGAAGCTAATGGTAAGTTGTATAATGACGGAATAGATTTATTGATACGTGACCTTACAAACAAAAAAGGAAATAAAGATGATGAGAAGTAACCAAGTTAGTGAAGTAGCGTTAATGCTTAGCTTACACACGCAAGGTACTATCTTGCATAGTAACGAAAGCGCTTCTGGGGACGGCTCGCGTTTATTACAATTACTTAAAAAGTTTTTTAGTTACTTACGAGAGAAAGTGGTGAGTTTCTTTAAAATGTTAGGGCGCGGACTAGCTCGTCTTAAACAACTCCCCGACAACCTTTTTAGTAATAAACGTCAAATGTTAGAGGCTCGAATCAAAAAGTTGGAGACTAAGTTGAAGGAAGCAGAAGAGGCTAATAGTGGTCTCAAAAGTGAGCTTACAACACAGACACTACATCATGGCACAGATGTGGCTAAGCTGAAGGAAGAGCATCGTATAGAAGTGGAAGATTTGGAAAACGCTCTCCGTAGACGAAACACCACGATCAGACAACTTGAAAAAGCGCTAGCGGGTGTTGAGGAGCGAGTGGTGTCAGTAGACGAAGAGGGAAGCGAGCAGGAGACTGATAGTCAAGCTAGAGCTTTAGCTGAACAAAAGGCTCGACTTGATAAAGAACGGGAAGAGCTGGAAGCGAAGATGGTCGCTGAAAAGAAAAAGAAAGAAGAAGAGGAAAGGGAATTAGTTGAACGTAAGCGGAAACAAGAAGAAACGCTGGCTTTATATGAAGCTAATAGAGAGGCATATAAAAGAGAGGTTGTGAAGGTTAAATCTGGGATTAAAGATGGGTCGTTATCACCTACCTATAGTCGTGAGGGCGACAACCATCGTTTAGATAACATCGCCCTACCAAAAGACCTCGATGCATATTTACAACGTCTATTTAATCCGCATATTGGGAAAGCAATCACACCTAGTAACACAACGTTGGATTTTCTGGCAGAAACTATTAAAGAAGATTGGCTTGCTAGTGAAAACATGTTAGTAGGGATATATGACTACGGTAAAAGAACGTCTGATCGCTTTACTGGGGTAATTAAAGAATGGGTTAAATCACCTCCGTCTAAAGAAAAACTTGATCGGTCTTACGGTTACACACGTTGGTCGCACGCGTTCGATGTACATAGTGGTATAGAACAGTATTTATTACCTGAAGATATTCAACATTTCCCTACGCCAAAGGGTATGGGTTTTTATGATATTCGTGGTAAGAGGTTTAATGAGCTGAGTTTACCAGAACTACATTACCCCAGATCGTACATAGGTCCAAAAAGAATGTTCGACACAACTACCACTACACTTATCTTTAAAAGAGGTAGTGGAGCGTTAGAAGATGTGCTCGATGGCGTAAAGAAACCCTCTAAGAAAGTTGAGAAGGTGGTAGAGGAGTATATGGCGAGTATTAAAGCACAAGAAGCTGCTGAAAAATTGATTGAAAAGAATTTTGATCCCAACACACCTGAAGGCGTGTTTGTTTTACAGGAAATACAAGATGCAACCCCACGGTACAATAAACGTATTACACAAGTGAATGAGATTGCAAGTGAGATTGTGGCTTACCAGACAACCATCATTAAATATTGGGCTAGAATATATAAGTTCATTGAGGATACTATTACCACAATAGAGAATGAAGTGCCTACTGTGTAATAGTTTATACTATACAGGCAGTTTTTTATAAAAAGAGACACTTATAATTACTATAAGTGTCTTGGTGTTACGAATCCAAACAAGAGGTTTAACAATTATTATGTATATGTGAGAAATAAAATCAGACGAGATCGCTACCCTATTACAAGCGAAAACACAAGGTATTGTGTTATCCAGCACAGAAGGCGTTCTTAGCGATGGGTAACATGCGTTTATACGTTTACTCAAAAAACTGGGTAAAATAATTAACGATGCTGTTAAACGACTATTTAAATGGCTTAATGAAAAAGCTGAGCAAGCTATAGGTCGTATACTCACCATGGTAACTAAAAAGGCTACAGAAGAGTTCTATACTAAGTATGAGAAAGTATATGATGGAGGTAAAATCATTTTAGATAAAACAACTTTAGAAGAGGAGGTGTTGAACTATCATACGGCACTTTTAAATCGTAAAGATAGAAGTGACGACCGTCCTAATCTTATAGAAGGTACTGAAAATGGTGTCTATGAAAAGGCGCTCTATGCCGCAGATGTCCATAATCGATATGTGTCGGTATATACGGAATACATGAAGGGTGAGGCAGAGCACCTTTATAACGTAAGTATGGGTGCGATTAATATTGTGCAGGGTATAACTCCTGAGAATCTAAATAGAAGAGTGGAACACGGTCTAAGTGACGACATAGATAATACCTTAACGTTTAATGATGGTATTGTCCCTTCTATCGGAATTGGTTTATATACTAAAGTAGACGCTCATAGCAAAGGAAATACGCTCACGACAGACTATGAAGTTGATGGTATGACCACTACGTTAAAGTCGGGTATTGAAACAATTATATTTAAAGGTGCGAAATATAACTTCACAACCCTCGATATTACACGTCGACCAGCTAACCTACCCCTGCTAAACGATTCGTACGAACCTCTTGACCCTAGAGGAATGAAGGCACTTGCACGCGCTGTAACCGTTTTGGCTTACGATATAAAAAACGCAAAGAAAAACCATTCGGTCGATACACTCGAAAAGATACTTAAGAAGTTTGAAAAATCTGTTGTTGAGTTAGGTGATAAAATAGATGATGAAGGACAAGCTTTTTTAACAGCTATCATGGCTTATATCGGCAAGCGTCGCACCAGCATGAGTAAAATAGCGGTTTGGTTGAGCAGTAACGCTGAGAAGAACCTTGCGTATTTAGCAGCGCTTTACGCATGGCATATGACAGCTTTCATTAGTAGCGATACAAGAGATCAATTAGACTAATATAAGAAGTATTTAAAATGTCTAAACAAGACCATATTCGTGAAGTTAATACACTCATTCTGGCGGGCACTCAAGACATCCTTTTAACAGGACTTGAAAGCGATGAGGGATCAAGTCGCGGTAAGTTTGGGAAAATGCTTAGTGCGTTAAACGTTATGGCGCAAGAACTCTTAAAAAAGATCGGTGAGTGGCTTAGTAAGAAACGCAGGCAATTGCAGGCGTTAGTTTCAAAGACAGTTAAACCAAAAGAGATAAAAGCAGACTACGCTACTGCATACGTTAAGGGAAACAAATATTTTGATTTTGATATAGGGTACGAAAAATGGGTGGAACAACATACGCGTGTACTCAAGGCGCTTAATATTAGTCAAGACGACCCTGAAGCGTTAATTACTATTACAAAACACTTCAATCGTCTACATAAAGCGTATGCTAAAGCGATTGATGTTTTTATAGTAAAGGAACAGACGTACATGGAGGTACTACAAAAGAATATCTTACTTATTGCAGAAGGCAACCCGCCTAGGCCTTACGAGCCTGATGGGAAGCAACAAATTAATGGATCAAAGTATCCGAAAAAGGTGGTTTTTCACGACGCTGGTCATGCAAGTGCTTTTAAGAACACTCTTGACGGTCTTATTGAAACGGATGATCTAGGCGAGACAGGTTTCGATTTACTCCTTTTACCGATGGGCGTACACTACACGTACAAAGAGAAAACAGACCACTTCGTATTTTTCGATTGGTCTGTGGTCTGTCAAACCCCTCACATACAGAATACAGGGGTGAGCGACAAGCCAGCTACTCCAGAAAAATTATATGTCGCTCCCCCTAGTGGTTTGGAGGGGATGCGCGAGGTGTGTGCAGACTTACCCTTAGAGAACAGGCTGGAGAAAATGTGGGAAGGTTATAGACGGTCAGCAAACCGTTTCCTAGATCACTCGCGTGAAGAGATGCTTAGTTTAAAAGACACTGTGCCAATTGATAAACTACCAATGATTCATCAGGCTGTGAAGTACATAACAAATCGCACAACACAAACGACGACGCTAATTAAAGTGTTGAATGAATTGGTTTCGCAAAATGTAGCTTACTTAACCCTAATGTACTTGTGGTCTAAAAGGTCTTTAGGTGTTTAAATAATACTTTAAATTAGATTTATGTTAGGTTAGGTCGTATGGGTATAGCGCCCATACGACCTAACCTTATCGCTTGATCTACTCAGCGATGTTTCATAGATTGATTAAAATTAATGAAGGAACGTAGTTATATGTCTATAAATGAAGAAAGTCGTATTGTCCAAAGTCTAATCCAAGATGTCGCAAATGAGCATTTTGGCGAGGCTAGTCTTGAGAGTGCGGGACTTTTAAATATTTTTGCCCAAGCAAAAGAAAAAGTTCTTGACGCGATTAGTCGGCTAGAGACGCGGCGTAAACTTAAACTTAAAAAGGAAGTTTTCTTTGGGTATCCTTTAGGTGAACATGTAAGAGAAGCTCGCGATGCATTAAAAGGACCTATCCCACTAGAAGACTTACGACCTACCCTAGAAAAAAGAGAGGGGGAGTATTATAAGACGATTGCTTACTATATGTTAGAAGATAGTCCAAATCCCTTAATCTCAATTTGTCGTGCAGACATGCGTTTAGCAAACGTTTCTAAAGCAGTTCTCCATACCATCCAACAACGCCTTGAAGCTTACTACGATGTATTAGAATCACTAACTAGAGGTAAACCCTCGTCAACGACACTGAGCGTTGTTGATGAGACGTTTGCTAAGGTGGTTGAGCCACACGCGTTAGTCACGGCAGTTAATAAGAATATTACTTTTTATACGTTAGCCTATCTACCTGTGGCGACTAAAGATAAAAACGTTGACTTAGTAATGGTTGCTAAAGAGGAATCGAAAGACTACGGTGGGCTTACATTCAATTACCTCGATTTAGATATTGTCGAGATAACGGGCAGACCCTCTGTAAAAGAGATGTCTGATTTTATAGTACCTAAACCAGATGAGCTTGATTATTTATTAAACTATACGCAACAAGATCGTAATAAATTTTACCAACAAGATTTGCGCCGTTATTATAAAGCTTGTGTAGATCAACTTACGCTAATTAATGATTTTAGTAAGAAAATTAATAAAGTGTGGCGTGGTAGTATTCCGTTCACAAGGGCATTAGTTAAACAAGTGGCAAAGGAAGTACAGTTCATGGTTAAGTTTTCAACAAAGACGTTAGAGATTGAGGCAGAGTTGGCGGCACATGTTGAATACTATTTATTCGTCATGACGGAATATTATTTGAAACAAAAAAGAGGATAGAGTATCGTGACTAAAGAAGATCAGTACCTTGTTATCGGTAGTAAATTACTCGCCGTTCAAACAGAATGTTTTAGCTCACTTAACGTTCAACAAACAGTTAGTAACGAAAGCAACTTTCGTAAAGGTGCTAATGCGTTTGCTGAAATGTTTACGCGTGTCCTTTCACTGGTGCTAAAAATATTCATCAAGGTCTATGGGAGTATAGTACGTTTATTGGCGAATGAAATTATGGGTGAAGGTAAGCCTTTAAATATTGAAGATGAGTTACGTGGTAAGAGTGATAAATTAATCGATATTACTGTATTGCGTAATGAGATTGTTGAAGAAGCAATCAATAAGAAAAGGGGTGATATTGATGGCGTTACACTAAAAGACCCTGGCGGCATTATCCTTTCTTCTCAAAAGAGCAAGTATTTTAGTTTAGTCATGGCTGAGGAAGGGTATGATATTAATAAAACCGTCCGCATGATCTATGATGAACATGAGTTCTTGAAAGATTTAGAATACAAGTTGGTTGAGCAATATCGTGTAGAGGTCGATAAGTTAAACCGCACTGTTGAAAGGTTGTGCAATGTAAATAGTGTGCGTGAGGGTGTGTCAAAAGATGCGGGTGTCGTAAACATTTTTAAGACATTAGCATTACCAGGTGAGGTCAATTTTAAAAGAGGTGAGGGGGCTTCCACAACGCTGACTTTACCTCGTACAGAAAGTCTCCACAGTTACACAATGACACATTCATTAAAAACGAAATATTATGACAGCGAGCCTGTTGTATTTTCAAACATTGGGGTGTTCAAACTACCTATCAAAGTAGATAAAGATGTTTTAGCATTTAACCCACCTTCAACTCAGGTTTTTGATCTACTAAAAAGTTTCACCAGTACCACTAACCAACGAGCGCTGGAATTACATAGTAATCGGTTTAGTAAGTCGTTTAAAGGGTTAGAGAAGATTATCAAGACCATGCAGAAGACGAAAGTCCCTGAAGACATGGCGGATACTGAAGTAGGACGATTAGTATTAGATTTGGTTAATAATTTCTATGACTTACATGTTAAGATCAGTAACGAGGTCACGTTCATTGTTAAGAATAGATTAGCTAATTTTAAGACACTCACGACAATTCACGACGATACCGTCAACGCGATTAATTCAGTTCAAAAAGCATTAAAAAAGGAGGATAATGATGACAACGCTTAATGAGGCTTTAGTCTATTATAAAACACAATATACCATGTACCATAATACACCAACTGTTAGTTTAGAAACAGGGTGGGGTGAAAATGTTAAGTCAAAACTCATCGAGTTAATTAAAGCAATCAATACAGCGATTTCAAAACTGAAAGAAATGTTGATGAACTTAGTGTCTAAAGCAGGTGCTACGTTAGACAATCTTGCCTCCGTAAAAGTATTAAATCGTTACGCAGGACAAGTTGCTCAGTATATGAACATCTTTCCGATTAAAATTCGACGAGAGGTTGAGGAAAAACCATTATCGCCTAAAGCGACTCCTTTCGTTTATCGTATGTTAGGTCCTGTTTTTACACAAATGGGGGTAAATAAAGATGGATTTAATAATGCCGCACAGCGTTTAATGGGCTATGATCGGACGTTAGGAAAATATGCGATGCATTTAGGTCTAGCTTCTAAAGCTATTCACGATAAGACATTCGACTTCTACACGAAGTTTAACGCAGATTTTAAACGTAATGGATCAGCCATGCGCGTAGATGAGAAAGCGTTAGAAGAATTGGGAGTCTGTACGCTATTTGATGATTGGTTTGAAGAAAACCAAGATGCGTTTAACACTCAACCGAAAGATGGTCTCTTAGCACGTTTCACACCACTACTACCCCCGAATAAGAAAATTGGTAGTCTGACTGTGAAGACGGAGAAGAAGCTTGGTGGTGTAGTCACCCCTTTCTATAATAATAAATTCTACGTCGAAACAAGCGATGTGCGCGTGAAAGATAATTTAGAAATTCTTGCACTCGATTTAAAAGTAATTGATCAAGTAGTGGTCTACGTTAAGCAAGTTAAAACTCAGTTGTCGGGGTATATCAAGCGTATTGAGAAAATACACAAGGCTGAAGTTAATACGGTTAATAAAGCAAGTAACGACATAGCCAATCTAGACCTTCCAAAGGAGCTAGAAACTGTTATTATCGAGGTATCTAACTTCTATCTAGTTAATACACAAGAGTTACTTAAAGCGACTAGAGCCGTCATTGAGGCAAGACGCAACATCGCGTTAGCATTATTCACTTATGTCCGCCATTCTTTAAACATCTACCGTGGCATAAGTAAAGACACGTCTAGTGTAGAGAGTAAAGCTACCCAAGCGTTTCCAGAACAAGTTGAGATACTTAAAAACTACATGGAAAACGAGGACCTTGCAGAGGAAGATGAACAAAATGAGGCATTGCAGAAAGTTCTGGATGTTGCAGAGAAGGCAGAAAAGAATGCGATACCGCTTAAAAAAGATGAGGATGAAGAATCCTCGCTTGAAAGTGGAGTCAATGTCTACCATTTGATAAAACCTGTCGATAAACTTAATTTACACGGTGACATTCTAGCACGCCTTCATGCGCTAGCTAATTCAAATTACAACCCCCATCATTTCTACGACGAGAGCACCATGTTGAAGGCGTTCGGTAATGGCGGAATTGTTGATACAAGCACTGTACTAGCAACCATTGATGCGACGGAAGTTGTGTGTACTTCGATGGCGACGGTGGGCGTTACAGTGAATGAGCTATTAGATGAAATCTGTTACTTCATGGACCGTCATGAAAAACTCATTAACCGTTCTGGGTTTAATGATTTACAAAATGCATACAAAGTAGAACTCGAGCCTTTATTAAACAAACGACTTATCAATGGTAATTTACCAGGGTTTGATGATCAGGGGCGATGTTTTTATTATAGTAGAAGTGTCGTCTTTGGCAAGCGCGTTTCTATTGACTTTGAGGGTTATGACGTATCGTACCCTACTACAGAAGTACCGCGTGTTTTCATGGGTGGTAAACGTGGTGGCGATCAAGGGGTTGTTCAGCAACCCACCGCAGACACAAGTGAAGTCTTAGCCGCTCGATTAAAAGAGTTTCTATTTACAAATGCCTTTTTAGCATTATCGGTTGAACAATATGATAACACATTGAAGAAATTAGTAAAGCTAGATCGATTATCAGGGCGTTCAAGTTGTTTACGAGAACGTTTTAACATGTTGTATAGTGGGAGAACAGAGTTACTCAATTTAAGAAACTTATTAATTACACAGCTTAGTGTTTGTACGGCACAGTATATTTGTTAGATGTAACGTTTAAACATGTCGGGGTGTTCTCTTCGGCATGTTTATATTTTGTTATTTAGGAGATTGTCTATGGTTAATATAATAGAACAAGTCAAGGAAACAGAGCGTACTGTAATAAACCCCGTAGTTAACGATACTTTAACACAATTGAAAGAGCTGTTGAATATCGCGGGCGTTAAAACTATTCGTCAATATCACCACAACCAAGCGACTAGAGCTAAACGAGTAACGAGTAAGGACGAAGAGCTTAACATTAGCGACGATATAATGATGGTAGATGTAGTGGATAAAAGCCATGTCGAGACATTTAACCACACTGAAGCCCTCCATAATGTTTACCCGTACGTCTTTAAAGATAGTGATGTGCTAGTCCACGCTCGATTATCGTACATCGACACTACGTTAGAATTTGAAATTAATTATAAAACAACGAGTAGGGATAAAGTTAATCAAATTAGTGACCTATTATTAGCCCGCACGGGTAGAGATATGGGTACACTAATGTTAAAGTTAAACTACTATTACCAAATCCCTGTAGGGCTGTTAAATTTACTATTTTATGTTTATAAAAATAAATCAAGATTGGTTAATCAAGGTCACTTTATCGAGTATCTTAATAAACACCTTACTGGACGTTATAGTTTATACAAAAATCTTAGCGGGAATGGTACAATAATCGGTATTAACGAAATCCAGCGAGATGTGATGGGACTATTAACGTTTAGCGATGAGGAACGACCTGAGAAAATTGAGGTCAATGAAACAGACCGTTTTTATGACTTAAAGTTTTCATTAACTTTACGATTTAGTCGCGTGTTCGAGATGTTGGCTGACTACCCTATTATGGTGTATAACAAACTACTCCCCGAGGAATGTTATAATTGGGTGACAGATGGCGAATATAATAAGAATCTTTTCTATTACGATGCTGATAGTTTTAGGATGAAATACTTTTCACAAATGGGCGTGCCGAATCAAACGCTCCCTTGTGTAAGATTACCAGAAACAGACCAATTTACATTACGGGGTGAGTATCCCTATATGCGCCCCCTCTTCATTGCACTATGTGAGATAACGAATAAGAACGACATTCTATTCAATCTGAATGAACTAGGCGTGTTGAACATCAATAAACACATCATTGATTTCATTAGCGAAGTAGAGCGTGAGTATATCACAAAAGAGTTTCAATCGCTACTCCACATCTCTATCTACGAGAACGAACGCCTCATAGACGGGCGCTTAATTGAGATCGATAACTGTCTTAATGTTAAACTGTCGATGGATTTAGATTTACGACGTATGTACCGTGTTAAGTTCAGTGTGCTCAGAGACCTTAGTAAACTAGATCGACAGCACCTTCTTCGGTTCGTAAATCACGTAGACGCGCTTAAAATTATTCTTGAGGATATTAACCAAACGTTATTTGAAGACCCACAATTTAATCGCTTGAAAACAATAGAATCGTATAGCGTAGAGGATAGAGAGTCTATTCTACGAACTTTATTCGAGTTGATAATTAAATTACCGCTCGACGATTTAAAAATGTACACGGTTATGGCGACTAACATTATTTCAATAGGACATAACAATGAGTATAGTAAGTACACTAAACCCGCGAAAGCGTTTAGAGCCTAAATCTGAACATGCGCCCTTAAGTACAGATTCAGATCGTCTCTTTACCCACTCGCAAGACGAACTTTATTTAAGCTCAGTACCTTATATAGATGGTGAGGTCTGGGAGACCAACGCCTACTATAGGCAACGAGAGTCACATAACGCGCCTACCGACCATTACGATGTCCACCAATCTTCGATAAACCAAGCGTTTGAAAAGATATTAAACTACCCCATCTATTTAAAAGATGCGGTAGAGTATGAAAATGATAAAGAATCGAACACTAAAGGGTTGAAGGGTGTTGGTTTTGTGCATAGTGGTGTAGTGCCTTCTATTGGTGACATGTTCACAGCAAACACAGGTTCTGTTGAAGAGAGTGTTTTTCAAGTATATGGGTCAGAAAAACTAGCTGCGGATAAACGCTCTTTGTACGTTATAAGTTTTCAACTTTACGATGATGTAGATAAGGAGACGCTTGCTGCATTAGAAAGTAAGGTATATAAAACTTACCATTATGTGAAAGATCGGCTAAAGTATAATAAACTACCCTTAGTGACTAAAGAGGAGTATAGTCGACTCAATACCCTAGAAGAGCTACAAGCTAAACTTCAAGTTTTCTACCACAATTGCTTTTACGATAACCGTAACAAAATTTACAAAACAATTTTCCTCACCGACAAGGATGTGACGACGTGGTACTACGATGCGTGGGTGAACAATTTTGTTATCGCGTTAGGGATACGTCCAAATCTAGCCGCCTATGCGGTGCGTCATAACGACGATGATGAAAATTATGTTAATCTATGGGACGTGCTTGAGAAACGCGAATATGAGCATTTAGAGGCGTGTATGCAGACGGCTAAAGTAGCTCAACGTAAAGTATACACAGGCCATTGGTTGTCCGACCATGTTAGTTCGTTAATAGGTCTCACCCACTACCTTACGTTCGATAAAGATACGCTTGAAGATTCGGTTATTCTAGAGCAATACGAGGGAGAAAATTTATTAAGCGAAGTTAACGAATATTACCCTTTAGTGTCTTTCAAACCGTATTTGTTTAACGATGAGTTTTATCAGGGTGTCGCTAAAACACTTTTCGAGAAAACCATTCATGATGGGTTAAAAAATAAATCACTTTTAATCGATAATCTGGCATTACTTTCAAAAGAAATATTCAATTTAACAAAATTGCAACAATACTACTTCATACCCATTTTACTACTTTTACTCCATTTGCGTAAAGGAGATTGATATGTTCAAAACATGGGGAAATGCAGTCCCCCTACATGAGTCTATTACTAAAAAATTATTCCCTGTCGTTGCCCCAAATTACATCATAGAGATTGTCAATGGGGGCGATGAGTATATAACAGGCAATACAGCGCTAGACAGACAAATGCGAACAGCATTACGTGAAGTCTACTACCCGTTAAGTAAGATCAGTACCCTTATCGATTACGGGTCAGTTGTTCGTTTTAAAAGCGATGCAGTTGTTATTGAGATGTATGAGTTACTAAAGTCGTATTTTGAGCAAGTGGTTGTTTATTTAGAAAACCCCTATGTTAGTATTGATGTACCCATTGATTTACTTTTTAGACTAAATAAATATCACGAACATTTATACAGTATTTATGACACTATTAAAAAGGAGCGTGAAAGTTTAGTAGACCCCCTTGATTTTAAACGACAATGGCAAATACAAAACAACCCAAATCGTAATAAACATATCAATTACGAAGACCAGTTAGGTGAGTATTTAATGCGTACGAGGGGGAGTTAATGCGATATGTCGATAACCCTATACACAAAGATGCTTTGCGTATTATGACGGAAGGTATCGTCACCCCCAATCTTGGGTTGAGGGGTGTTATCCATACTAAGTCTAACGACGTACCTGTATTGAAAGTGACGACCTATAATTTAATGCGTGACTATACGACGAAATACGCGGATCGTACGACTATAGAGGTCTTATTAGGTGCAGGTGATTATCAAGCCTATATCTTAGATGAACGAGAACTTTATGAGTTCACACTTTATGTTGATTACTATATAGGCGACAATAAGAAAACAACACATATCCGTTTTAAAGCCATTTTACTAGATGGTGAAAACCAAATGAGTATTGGTAAAGAACATGCTAATATTGACCATTTTTCACTCAATACTCAAAAAATAGAAACGATAAGATTCCAGTTAATCCATCGCGAAATTGAACCCCTTGTCGCTAAAACCGTAGGGCGGTCTTTTGAAGGTATAACGATGGAGGTCCTTATACGTTCTGTACTAGGCGGTGAGACGGCTAAAGTACTTGTCGATGGTAAAAAGATTATTGATGGTCTAGACCTCATCCCACCCGATAATAAAGAAAGGATACACCATATAATAATACCGAGTGACACGCCCTTGGTAACGCTACCAGTGGCTCTACAAGAGCGCTTTAGAGGTGTTTATCACTCAGGGCTAGGTAACTATATTCAACGTTGGAAAAACCGTTTAACGTGGTTTATATACCCAATATACACACCTTACCGTTTTGACCAAAATGTACCTAAAGCGATCTTTTACTACGTGCCTCGTCAAAACTACCGCAACCCTAAACGAACACATCGTAAAGAAGGAGACACGTTGTTTATCGCCACCACTGCTGATAAAAACTACACGGATAATAAACAAAAAGGTCAGTATTATGAAGGAGGCGGGTTTAAACAAACACATGCCGACCCAATGATGTTAAAACCTATTATCATGACACCTGATGAACCCATAGCGTCCCGTAGTCGTGCGAATACTGAAATCGTTGCTTACGATGGTAAAGATGAGTTAAATTATGCGAGATACGGTGACAGACGTGTATCCTCAAACCTCTTTGCTCAAACGTCGCGTACTAATGCAGCAAGGGGGGCTAGAATAACGCTATTCTGGGAGAACGCTGTGCCTAGTGAAATACACCCTGGTATGCCCTGTCAGTATGTATTTTTACACAAAGGTAAAACCGTGTTACGTAAGGGTACGATCGCGTATGTAGAAGCCCTATACCAAGTAGATGGGCGTAGTGTGACGGCGAAAACACACACGGTTAACGCCGTTATAATAATGTATAGTAATAGACCAATGGAGCAACTATAATGATGACCTATAACGAATATGTAAATAACGCAAAAGATAAGTTTCTTGCAATAATCTCAGAGTACAATAAGAAGTTAGATTTAGACCCAAACGACTTCGACATCACGCTACCTGAATTTGCAGATGAGGTAGACTGTGATACAAAAATCTTCCTCAAACCAAGGCTACACAGCCCCTATCACGGAGAGCCTCCTGTCTATTTTAAACGGACGGATTTGGACGGAGAGGTTTATCGGATTGAATTAGCTGCATACCGTTCTACGCTAGATTTGCTTCCCGCGTTAAATCTAAGATTCGGTCTTTCTTTAACCGAACATGATGTGTATAACGAAACGCTCATTCGTTCGCCTGACCCCTATACATTACAAGAACATAGTATTAAGATACGACCAGATTCCTACCACTATAAGGGCATCTTCAGTGTTAAAACAGGCGTGGATTACCATATCCCTAAAAACCCACTGAACATTTATTTATTCTTAAATATAGATAACGTCGACTTTGTAAAAGAGTCTGTTATACGTCTCGATAAAAAGGGCGTGATTGATAAATCTTTTAATTTCTTAAGTAACGTACTGGATAAAGATATTTTAGAATATCGTCTAGATAAGGTTATTAAAACGGTTAATGATTTTTTCTATTTAATAGGGGATTTTAAATTAACTGAATATTCAGCTTACTACGGTACGACGATCGAACGTGATTTTAAAACCCTTATTGTAGATACCGCTGGATTTTTAATTAGAGGTGAGGAAGCTCCCCTATTTGAACATTTGGAAGGTAATTATTATAATTTAATACGTTCACAGTTTCGTTATTTTATAAAGGACAACACATTAAAAAGGTATAAAGACTCTGGCTTAATCGATTCTAAATATAAAACTAAATTAGAGGGCGAGTTACTATTCTTTAGAACAAATAAAAAGGGTAAGCTTTTTGTTGTCACACATCGAGAAGATGGGTACTACGTTAATCGTCTTAGTAAGAACGGTGTAGTCGAAAAGGGTTACGAGATTAAGATAGCTGACGATGGTGTCACAGGAGTTAGTGACATTAGTGTTGATGATATTGATCGTCTTTACCTGTTATTCAGTACAAAACAAACTTATGATGCTAAAGATACAACGCCGTTAATTAATGGCAAGATGTACGACGAGAGTACAAGTACTCGCGTACATGCATGGAATCCTTTAATACGATTTACTAGTGAAGGTGAAGTTGATGAAACCTTTGCGAAGCTACTCTATACACACCACCCAAACTCTATACATGAGACTAATAGTACGACGAGTATAGGAAGTCGTGGGTCTATTGCAGTCAATGATCGAGGTATCGCATTACTTACTACTAAAACAGATGGGTTTAGTGGGTTTCGGTTCAACCAGCCTATTAGTTTTCGCTTAGATGGTTATCCACAACCCCTTTTAATAAACCCCATTGATTTACCAAAATGGGTAGAGGTTACTGCACAACTCAATGCAGATGACTTCAATTTAGTTTATGGGCGTTATCAACCCTACACTTATGATGAGCCAAAAACAGGTGTGCGGAATTTACTCTGGCGTTACGATATTGATGGTAACACAGATTTTCTTTGGTTTGGTGATGTCGAAATAAATGAGGTCTTTGTCGTTAATGAGTAAAGTAGACCCTGGTGAACACCTAATAGAGGCAACGGTTAGTGTATTTAATGAAAGAATGAATACCTTTTACAACGCTACTTATTTCGAGATAGCTAGCCTACCAGAAACACTCGTTGGTCCCGAGAGTACTCGACGTTGTGTGTTTAAGGTTTGGTCTAGTAAGTACTTACCAAACATCATTATAAAACTTTATTTCAAACCCAGTAATCGCACGTATATTGGTGAATTTATACCACAAGTCTCCCAATCACATAATACACCTGATGAGTTGACTTACACTGTAGAAGCAGAGATTGAATTTATTCACTTAAGAACGTTATCAGAAATGATTAAAGATAGGTGCCCCGCCCTCAATTCGCAGTTCGTGCTGAAACATGAGGTAGAGGGTGACATATACTTACAAAATGATGAGAATATATTGATTAATACCACAGAGTAAAAAAATACATATAATGAGTTATGACATACCTAATACTCCTGAACAACTATTCAGTCAAAACTGCGACGATTGTTCAGTCGATAACGATTTTAATCAAACTAATATTAATACAGAGGAAACCTTAATGGCTTCTACAGATTTACTAACTTTCACGCGTGAAGAAAACGTGCCTGCTGATCCTACAATTAACACTGTTTATATCACTAAAGGTGATGTTGCAGATGAAGCAGAGATCACAATTATTGGCGATGACCCGACAGTCCGTCGTTCTCTTATCAACCGTTCAGATGTTCAGCAAATGATCAATATGAGTACTCAAGGTTTCAGTACTACGATCATTCGTGAGAACATTACAGCTCGTGATGCGGACAACCACACTGTTAATCAAATGGTTTTAGTATTGGACGCGACTGCTGACCCTGATGTTGATTCTGGTGCTGCGACTTATGTTTATGATACTGCGTTAGGTGGTTATCATCGTATCGCTGAGTTCGAGTCTATGGATACTGTTATCACATGGGATAGTATTACAGATGGTCCTAATGCTACACCTGCACAAATTGATGCGGCGATGTCTAAATTAGCTAAAATCACCTTTGATGCGGATAACTTCTTAGTAGCGAATAACGTTACCTTGAATACTACTTACCGTAAAGGTAGCTGGTAGTATTGAATAGCTACTAACGCAATAGCAAGTTAGTTTAAACAATATAAGTAACCTGCTATAGTGCAGGTTACTTATATTGGTTCGCTATTTTTTAAGATGAGGTGTTATATGAGCGATACGTTCCCATTCATCTTCACTAAAATAAATGAAGATGAAATACCTGAAGGAGAGGATATTATAAAAGAAGCTGTTTACTTCGTTATTCGCAAGGACAAACAAGTGTTTGATTTATATGTGAGTACTAAAGAAGGTGATCGTCTAGTACCTTTTAGTGGTAATACACGTTCTAAGGCAGGTTTCTTAACCGACTTGTTCCGAGGTCGCACTCGTTAATAAAGGTAATTTAATAGTTTGATTAATAATTGGAGTTTAACAAATGAGTGGTAAAAAAATCTCCGAATTACACGAACTATTAGAGTTGGGCGGAGACGAGTATCTTGTCATCGCTTATGAGGGCCTGAATTTCAAAGTAAAGGTTAATACGCTTAATTTTTTATTAAATAATATTGATTTAGCTGACCTCGGACTTGATGAGGTCGATAATACAAGTGATTTAGAAAAACCTATTTCTGACGCTACACGAGATGCTTTGCGGGGTAAAGCTTCGGTTACACATCAACACGAAATAACAGATGTGGAAGGTCTTGCAGAGCTTCTCAATTTTCTTGAACAAAAGATTGAAGAGAACCAACAAAATGAAATTAGCGTTTCTTATAGGAAGGGTACATGGTAATGAAAACTAGACATGAATATGACCGCTATGCGAACAACCCTGACAATCTCGTAGTGGACGAATATCATAAATTAGATCGGGGTAGTCAATATAGTATTATCATGCCTACTTACGCATTGTTCTATAAAGCGGGTTTTCGCATTTACGATGATGTGACTGACACGCTATTAGAAGAAGGGGAAGGGAAGGACTACCGCTTCATCGCCTATGCTGAATATGTGTCGGGTAAGACAGGGCATGAAGCCTATGCAATGTTAGTCGTTGACAATGAGGTTTGTGATGCAACGGCTGTACGGTTAAGGTATCAGACCGTCGGGGGGAATTATGTAAACGATTCAGGTAATTTGAAAACGCTCTACGAAGCTATCATGAACGACGATCGCTTAGTACCCTTTATACACGTTATTGATAAACCTGCTAGCTACCCGCCTACTCTACACGAACACATGCTTAGCGACCTATACGGCTTTGGACCGATTATTTCAGCTCTTGAACGTGTGGTCAAGGCAATAGAGTTAGGTCACTTACATACATATGACGCATTGCTTAGATATATTGACGACGCTTTGAAATCTAAAACTTTTACGCCTTTACCGTTGTTTGATGAAGTAGTAGCTGATGGCGGAATAGTTAATAGTAACGCTTTCTTTTATGATCGTTATAAAGTTTACCCGCAAGTGTCGGATAAGTACTTCTATTTACATCCTAAAGAGGCATTTGTAAAAAATGGTGTCTACACCATGACTTTCAAGTTAGAAGGAGTTTATAAGAAATCGACATACATGTGGTCTATTTACAACATGACGACAACAGATGGTGATTTTGTAAGCACGTTTGGTTTGGTAGACGGTGGTGAAGTAACGTTAGTTTTTACCAACAAACATGCGTTCGAGGGGCGTATCTTTAAAGTTCTCGTACACGAAACAAGTGTTGAGAACTACCCGCACACAGCCACACCAATACCTATTGTCGCAAGCCACTATTTAGAAGATGTTGTTTGCGACATTACGCCTGAGATTTTATTCGGGTGTGATTCTACGGGCTGTGATGATGTGAATTTCTTTTTTAACGATTAAATTATTTCAAGAGGTTTATGATGCAATATTCAAATTTTCTTACCATTGTCTTTTTCCTTACGGGTTTAGGACTTGCGGGCTGTGCGGGTTATGCGTTAATCCATGAGCTATACCCCATTTATGAAGCTGTTTTTAGATTGTTACTAAATGTTGGTTTAATACTATTATCTGTCGGGATTCTTAAAGTCATTACTCTATACATTTACGATTACCCTGAAGCAGACGAGCAAGCAATTCAGTCATCTTTAACACGTTCGTTATCCTACGACCAAATTAACAGAGATGGGTTTCGCTATGCGTTATTAAATTACCTTAGTTTGAAAATAGCGTTAACCGTAGCCAGCGTCGGGATCATTTTCGCCATGATTAGTTATGGAGTAACGTTATGAAATACCAACCATTAATCGTCGTAGACGGACCTGACTTCAGTGGCAAGACAAGTGTCGTTATACCAACAATCATTGAAACACTGTATAAGGATCACGAGATTAAGTCCTATAAGCGCACACAATTAGGTGAGGCTGCTAACCACATTACAGAAATCTATGAAGAAAGTAAACGTGCTGGTACACCTCAGTCGAAAGAGGCGCTTAAGATGGCGGTTTACGCAGCTAACTTCTACACTAACGCAATCGCAATACCGAACCTCCGTGAAGACGATCGTATAGCAATCACTGACAGGGGTATCGCTTCTTTCTTCGCGTACCAGTCGATTAATAGTGAGTCGAACGGTATGCCGCCAATGGACTTGATTTTATCACACTATAAATCGTTCATCAAACCACCCGTCTTATATGTCTATTGTGATATTGATGTAGATACTATGTTAGAGCGCGAAAGTACACGTACAAACTTAAAAACTTTCGATAAAGAGAACCGTACCTTCAAAGAAACGTTGGTTAAAAATTACCAACGTTTTTATGAAAACTGTAGTCTACTAGGTTGGGATAAATGTGTGCATTTAGACTGCACTAAACCCATCGAGACAGTAAGGAGCGTTCTAGAACGTGAGTTGCGGTTACATATTGAAGACATTAAAGAACTTGTCTGTACTACGGAGAAAAGTGCTATTTTAGATTGAGATAGCTGTATATTATAAGCATGAGTCTAACTAAATAACCCTAAGAGGTACAAGACCATGTTTGCAGATATTATCACAGACGTAGCTTCTAACCTAGACGAGCTTCGTCCAAGTTCTTTAACCGAACTATTATTATTACTTTTAAAAGTAATAATAAGGGTCTTATTCAAAAGAGCCTTCAAAAAAATTCTTACGCGTTATGCGAAGAAGTTAACCAAAGCCCTAGTAGAAAAGGCTGAGGGTCATCGCACGAAATTTTTGTTAGAGGTCGTTTTCGACCTAATTGCAAGATTTTTAATTGAGGCTCTCCTCAATGTCTTGATATACTGACAAACTTGGTCCACCAGCCATACTACCTCCGTGTAGTATGGCTGGACTACCCTACGGTAGATTTTTTTTCTTTAATAGGTGGAATTATGCAACCTTTAAAACTTAGAACGTTATTACGCCTTATCGACGACACGTTTGGTACATCAAATACCTATGATAAGTTATGTAAAATCGAAGAGTATAATTGTTTAAAAATTTATAATATTGTACCGAAAACTATTTTATTAGATAATAAGAAATTTGAGCTATGGCCCCAAGAGGGGACCATCCATCCTTTCTATTTCCACGCGCCTATTTCATTACCGAGACATTTTTGTGAGAGCACTACGCCCACAGGTTGCTATAGTCTTTTCTATGCTCGAGATGTCAAGGTAAGGGAGCGTACTAATAGAAGTTTGTTAAAAATGTTTGATTTAAACAGGGTTAGAAACGAGTTCTATTTACATATCAAGCATCATTACGAAACTTTTAATTTCCCTTTTGATATTGACCCAAGTTATGTAAAGTATGTTCCGCCTGTAGTCGATGTTATTGTTGTCGAAATGGGTACTTATAGTTATTTAGTACTCCATTGTCGAGAGACAATCGGTTCACCTATCATTACCTTCACACTAGATCATTCTGAACGGTACGGTGTGTTTAAGGATAGTCGCGTTACTTTGGCAGAGGGTCGTAACGGACACTACGTATGGGCGAAACAGGTAAACGATGAGTTTAAATTTGCCAAGTTGAAGCGCAACGGCCACTTCAGTTACGTTTAAAAGAAACTATCTACGTCTGCACTTTCCGTATACAGGCGAGTTAAATGTATCGGCTCTTTCCCTACATCATCAGGGATGGGGAACTCTACACGAGATTCGTCTGTTTGTGGAAAGGGTAGTAAAAAGTACTTAGCGTTATCAGGTGTTACCCCATCTCTCAATTTACCCCAGCCAACACTAAGGTATGATTTACCTTCGTGTGTTATCTTATGAGTAAAAATCTCTTTATCGAAAATTTGGTTAACTTTCGACGATTTGTCATAGAAACCTTTACCGACTAACTGCTTCACAAAACTTGATTCGATAATACCTTCTGAAAGAAGTCTCTTAGCGCCTGGCCCTAACTGATGTGCGTTTAGATACGCACAACCTTTACTGGATAAGAATGCCTTCATTCGCTCATAGAGATCGACAACATCGTTTCCTGCCATACTATTATCACAACCCGTGGTAGGCATCTTTAAAAGATAGTCGATAGTCAATAAATGTATTTCAAAACCCTCTGCCTCATAACGGTTGTAATGGTCGAACAAGTCCATGAAAGTGAGTTCTTTAGGGTTGAACTCTTCCATGATAAACTCATAACCGTTCACACCAAACACTTTTCTCAGATAATCATATTTTTCTTTACTAGTGGTCGCGTTAATATTAGTAACGCGTTCACCATCATTAAACTTACGCGCACGGTATAGTAAATTAAGCTTCTTCTCAATAGAGTCCTCGAATGACCAGAATACCACCGCAGGTTTCTTATTAGGGTCTTTCATGACAGGTTTTGTATAAATAGGTGCTTGACCAAATAGACTCAATAGAAGGCCTGATTTATAGTTATTTGGTAACGCGCTAACGTTAAAGAAATCTCCTCTTCCTAGATGACCGAACATCTTCTCAAACCATTGCCAGCCAAATTTAATACCCGTAACACCCGTATCCGTGTCACTCGCATCATCTAAAACTTCAATAAACGAGTCCTCATCAGTTGATCGAACACCTCTAATACGCCCCTTAATCTCACCATCATTCCCTTTTGTTAAATCTCTAAGGTCTGTGATAAACTCATTAAAAAACGCCCCCATATCTTTTATAGTATGTCTCTCATACATGTATCGGATTGCTGCCTTATTCAACCGATTAGCAATCTTTTTATCATTGATATGTGCGTGTAGATTACCTTTCAACGCTATGATGGCTAATGTATTTTCTTTTTCATCGAGGTCATCCATTTGGTCTACGAATGCCTCGTAAAGGTATTCGTTTGTTCGGCAAATAAACTTCACTTCTTTTAAGATGGCGTTTTTATTAAGGCGTTCCTCAACAGGACGGGATGTGTAATTATGTAAGTATTCCATTAACGATTCGCGTATACCGCAATCGACTTCAAATCGCGCAGCCTTAACTTGATCGCTCTTCACTAAACTGAAAACGTCTAGCACTAAATCAGATGAAGTTTCTATTAGTTGAGCTAGGGTTTCTCTGTATGTTAAAACCACGCATTTTAGTAAAATGTGTTCGATATTCATTCTAATTCCTTTTTCTTCTACACGGAGTACGTTATGATCGTAACTAAAAGTTCGATGAAAACATATATTACACCGCACTGGTTTATGGACAAGCTTTTGACGCTACCAGAGGGTGTTGATAATATACATGATTTAAAGTATCTCAGCCACCATTTCACTTTAGAGGATTTGGTTGATGTGTGTATTATTAACGATATGTTAATACAAAATCACAAAGTGTCTGATAATCTTTTCAGTGCTTGGGTGACAGGTACAACGGATGAAAACTTAAAACAAGCTATCAATATCATCTATGATATGAGAGCACGCGATAATGATGCGTTGGGTCGCCTACTAGACGAGACTTGCATTATACCGTCTAAAGATGGATTGGGTGCAAGCGTTTATCAAAATAATAACAAAGGGTGTATTTTTATAATCATTGAGAATAATTTTAATCGCAACGCATTAACAGACGAGAGGGTGAGTTATGAATTCGTGCGATACATTTTAAAACGTGTTTTAGATACCTACCCTTATAATCTAGTAGCACAAACAACTTTTAAACATATATTTATTGAGTTAAAAAATCAAGGAAAATTTAATGCCTAACATTAACAACTTATTCGATAACACTCCGCTTGAAGTCGGTAGTGGTACTATGCTAGATCAATTACATGATCGCACAATGCTTCATTTGGGCAACACACATACACCTGAATCTGTAGAGAAAGTACTTTTTAGTTTAGAAAGCTCGTCTCCAGAAATGCTACATTCAGGTAAGAAGTTTTTAACGGACACACACGAACGTTTAAAACAACTTACTGATGAAGTGGTCATGTCTATCGAGACAGCTAGCCTTGAGACCGATTTCTCGTTGAACAATATGAGTGAAGGTGATGGTACACCATTTACCTATACGAACGCTCAATTACAGGCTGCTGCGATTGGTGCTGGTTTGACCCATAATATCAAACGTAGTTCGTTAGCTACACCTGACGCAGTACCTACTGTAGGGTTAGAAACGGCTGCTTTTACAGGTATGAGTGAAACAACTAATGTTTCACTAAGTCGTTCTACGGAATTGAAGAACATTGCTTCACTTGAAGCTTACAATGAAACTGAGACACAAGTTGCCGAAAGTTATACCATCCAGTATAATTTACATGCACCTGCTCAAGATGCGTTATCGCAAGCATTCTTCCAGCCTAACATCATTTCACCAAACTCTATTGGTTATGTAATCACCGCACCTGTACATTTTGTACAAGATGATAAGTTGCACGAAACAGATGGTACACCGTTCGACAGCAACCGTCGTAACTTACTACGTGCGGGTAGTGACATGCACTTATTAGAAAGCAACGTCACAGAAATGATTCCTGTGTATAAAGAAAGTACAAAAGACTATTTTGCACCTGAAGATGTTGTAGAACCTAAATTACGTGACGTTACTAACCAAGAACCAGTCATGACCTCGTTCTTGAAACCTGGTCGTCGTATGGGTTATATTAGCCTGTGTGCAACAGATCATATGTTAGGTGAGGGTAAGCCTGACATTACCCATGACGTTGATCCAGGATCACTTGCTTTAAACAGCGTGTTATGTAAAATTGGTGACGATGCGATCATCTTCCCAGTGAAAGACATGCCTTTCAGCAACTTCACGCACACTACTCAAGGTGAGAGCCGTGAGATGGCGTTGAGTTTTGAGACAGCTAACCTTACGATCCATAAAGATACTAAGGGTGTCGGTAATGCAGCATTAACATCATTAAGTGCAGTGGTCGACAATGATCTTAAAGTACGCGTGATGATGATTGTTGATGGTAAGTTTAATGTTGAGACAGGTAATCACATTATTACCAGCATCATTGTTGAACTAGGTAGTGTTGTAGGTCCAGATGGTGAAGTCTTAGCAAAAGATAGTGCGACCTTTAAGGCTATCGAGACACTATTCCAAACTTGTGAAAGCTACTACAAAATTAACGCAAACCGTACGTTAGCCAATAAAAGTGCGCGTGGTCGTTTATTAGGGTCGACTCAATTTGCTGTTCGTTATAACGTTCCTTTCCGCGAACCTTTAACGATTCTACACCCTGTAGATAGTGACGATAAGACAGATACCAGCGACCTAGCGACTTTAATTGAAGGTACACATGTTGAAGCTAACGCTAACGCTGCGCGTGCCCTATTAAACCGTAGTGATCTATTACACCGTACAGTAGGTGTTGAAGATCATCAGGTGGTTAACCCTCAAGCGTTCGGTATTTCTGACTTATTGATTAACCGTGCCTACATTCGCCAAGAATATCATTTACCAGATATTGTTGATTCACGTAGTAGTGGTGATTTAGTACGCGATACTCGTGAAGCCATCGTGAACATCTTGCGTGAAACATTATATCGGTTAGTAGAAGAAAGTGAAATTGAGTATGTGGCTTCTCGCCTAAACGGTGGCGCACCTGTGAAACTAGTACCTAAAATCGCTACATCATATAATCTGAGCCAGTATATGATGATTGAAGGCGACTTCCGTACACTAGGCCCTCAGTTTGCTAAACCTGTCATCGCTGATGTACTTTACCCAGAGTTTAAAGATCGTGTGATCATGTGTATTGACGTACCATCAAACTCTAAAGACTTGAACCCTTTAAAACCTGGTACGTTCTCCTTCGCACCTGAGACTACAAGCATCTTACCTATTAAGCGTAATGGTGTAACAAATCGTGAAGTGTGTGTACAACCTCGCTTTACCCATGTAATGGATACTGTTGTTATGGCTGACTTATCTATTACTGGTGTTGAATCTGCTATGCTAACTAAAATGTTAAATTACAGCACAGACCCAACAGTAGAAGACCCCGCTACCACAACGCCATAGTTGACTGAACCCTACACGCTAACAGGCATTACCTGTTAGCGTGTATAATTTATTTTTCCATAAACATATATTATTGTATTGATCACATATAATGGGTTATGTGTAAAAAAATACAGGATGTTTAAATAATATGAGAGAAATAATAAAAGACCCAACCGCTCGTGTAACACCTCCTATATTAACGAGAAATAGTTACCACGAACATAAGGTTTTTATTAATTATACTAGTAGGGATTATTTTTTAAAGGGGCGGTTTTTAGTCCCTGTTAAAAAAGAACCCGATTTAAAAAATGCGCCACTTAAATACCGTGGGTGTGTTGTTATACAAGAGCATTTACATATACCTTTAGAATCACTTGAAAGTGATTTAGATATGTATAGATTACTCATTGAAAAAGGTGTATTGATAGGCAATCACCGTAGGGTTTTCACATCAATCCTTGATTCATTTAAAATAAGTCAAACAGATGAGGAACGTGAGAATGCGAGCGGCGTAATGACAGCCCAGGGTTGTAAAATCATTAAATTAGAAACCATTATACCCGAGGAGGATTTAGAAGAAGCTGCGATGTTGAAGGAAGATGTGTATCTACCTCAACACGATATTTTACTTTTAACGGATTTGAAAGAACGCGACATACGTCGCGAATTACCTGGTACTAGAAAAGACCTTTATCATTTCACTGGCATCTATGTTGCAAGTGGAGACGATAAAACTTATTACACGACTATCTACGGTCGTGTAGTGCAAATACCGTCCCAGCCTCGTAAAGGCGAAAAAGCTATAGTCAGGATAAGAGAATATGACTACAACCACACCATTGGTTCATATATCTATGACTGTATGGAGTACCCTTTAGAGGTCGCGTTAAAGTTAGGTATAGTATACACCGAGTATGCGCCCGCAAAAAGCGTGACTGAAAAGATTAAGGAGTTGAGTAAGATTGATTATGAAGATTGGGAGAAACAGAGGTTACTTGATTTAAAGACCGCCTGCCCGCAAACTACAATTACTAAACCCCACCCACCACCTGACAAAGTGAAAAATACGGTATCTTTAATGGCGAGTTTTTCAAAGATGGTCGGTAGTTTTCTTAGTCTGGGTAAATTGATAATAACATTTTTCAAAAATTAGGAGATAAAGTTGAATCCTCTATTGAAGAAAGCTTTAAGTAAGCCAAATAGAAAGCCGTTCAATATAGAGTTATTGCGAGGAGAGCACTGTTTATTCCCTGTATTAGAATGGTACGACAAACAATGGCGTACTTCAGCAGGTAACTTACCTGAAGGGGTTCGGTACAACGGATGTTATCGAGCGTCTGTAGATGAAGAGGTGGCACAAACGTGTTTGCGTAACACAGTCCGACTTTTTGACCTGTCTAGAAGTCGTTTAATGTGCGTAGTAACATCATTTTTAGTGGGTGATGTTGAAGTGAAGAAGTACGTGCTACTGCCCGTAATGAGTCCTGGACATACCTTGGAGTTGTCAGGTGTATGGTACGGTATTAGTCGTTCATTATTAGATCGTGTTATCGCGATAAATAACAACAGTACCATTTTCTTACGATTACAACAAGATCGTAAAGTAATACATAAAGATAATCGGTTTGCCATAAACATAACCGACAAACACCGTGTAAACGGTACTGTACCTAATATTGAGATAATAAAAGAGCATAAGGTGAGTACTTTACTTTATGTATTAGTTAAACATAATCTAAAGAAGACTATTAAACTATGTGGGTTTAATGATTTTAAAGTACTTGATACGCCCGAGACAACGGATAGTGAAACCAAAGTGTTTAAAAGCACATCAACTTCTGCACCGTTGTTGTATATACACTACAAACCACATCCCGAGGACACGAGTTGTAGTTTCAAAGCATCTATTTTAGTGACAAACATACTCGATGTTTTCGATCAGTACCCGCAATACCTCAATACGGTTGAGAAAGTACACGATCGGTATAGCTATCACCGATGTCTAGGACTAGCCATCTATCCAAAATCGCCTGAGCTAAAAAGGGTCAATGAGTTAGAAACACACTTCACTCATTTAGAGCAATATGTCGATAAGATGACGCTTGAATCAATTCAAATCTACTTTAAAGAACCTGAAATATTAGCCATTCGTGATATATATGATATATGTCTTTATGTCACAATGAACTACGATTCTTTCCTAGAGAGTGAGCGTGACCCCCTCAGTATTGAGAACAGAGTTTATGACCTATCACCGCCATTTCAATTCATGTCCATCATGGTGAATCGTTTGGTCAGGGAATTGGTGAAGGCGTCGAGTAAACGTCGATTACGCGTCCACGACGCGAATAAACTTCTTCGTCCGTTAGCGAAGATGGTCTATTCAATGAGGAAACACCCGAACACGCATGTCATGAACTACCCTGGTGATAACATGATAAAAGCGAGTACGGGTAACGTAGAAATAGGCGGTACACGTAACAAGAAGAGTAAAGGTGGTGGTAAAATAGAACGAACACCTGCTGTAGCGTCGGCGCTTGGTAACGTGTTCAGTGTAAGAAAATCCAATCTTTCACCTTTTAACACTATGAACAACCACTTATTTTTGGACAAACACAATCAACCCATCATTGATGCGGAAGACAGGGCTTTGATTGACCATACTCAAGGCCTTTTAACTGAACCATTAGACTAAAGGAAATTATTATGAGCAACATCACAAAAACACGCGCTGAAGCCAGATACCCATCTATACAGATGGTTTATAAAAGACCCCAAGACATAAATGCACTAATCCATAACGACCACGACATAGTAGACCTACCCTTCGATCGATTCAACAAAGAGTTGATTCTACTACACCTTGTGAGGGCGAAAAAAGATTTATTAGAAAAAAGTACACGGGTGCCAGGTTTCCAAGACTTTATAAAGGGTTGGTTAGATATAAGTGATACATGGCGGCGGTCAGACCACCGTTACAGACGTATACACGATAATATCATGATAGGGGCTATGATATTAACCAAGCCCTACGGGGAGGAAACCTATAAAGAATTCCGCTTACGGACAGTTAAAGCCATTGTGACTGCTGCGGTACTAGCCACTAGAGAATCTTTATATAAAGGGTTGGTAGGTGCTGAAGCGCTTGACATTATCCCTTTACTCGAAAATGCTTTATTCGCCGAATGTAAGGAACTTCATAATAAAATATGTAGAAAGGGTATGTACCCTACCTGGAAGACAGAAACTCAACTCGCCTTCCCAGAATTATTGTATTGGGATTACGACAGGGCTGCTGAACCAACAGCGGCGGTTATCGATATTAATAGAGGTTATCTTAAAGAACTGGGTTATGATGAGAAGTGTCCGCCACCTTGTATTGAGGGATACCCTGAAGGTAACAAAAACGCAAGACTTATACCAGGGTACCCGTATCACGAAGCTAACATCTTTGAACACTACTTTTGTTTTGAGATTAATCGAGCGACTGGGACTATCCAAAGTAGTGTCATTTTTGCAAGATCAATTACTAACCTTAACATAGGAGAATATTATAAACAAATGGCTTACCTACAAGAGGTAGGGTACCATGCAGTTATAAACAATAACAATGATATTTTTGACTACGGTAAAGAAGCCAGAGCTGGCACACTAGACGCAAATAAAATTATGAAAAAACCTAGACATATATTAGGTGGCGATAACCCACCTGTACCCTTCACAAAGCGTGTGAGTTTACACGATCTACATCAAGAGAAGAAAGAAGGAGTTGGGACTGACACGCTTTCTAATTTAAGAGGGTCTGGAAACAACGCACATATACTACCCTTGAATAAAACAGGAGACATGACAAATATGAACACTGTGTTCGATAATAGCGGGTTGGCGGCATTAGCCACACCCATTGGTACAGGGCGTTCTTCACATCGCCAGCAAACGAACCCCAATAACCGAGAGCTGTACGATAAAATAAGAAATGCGCCTTATGGAATTATTCGCTACCTACGCGAAAAGTTAGGCTACGACTCTAAAAGTGAGTTATTCAGTAATCTTCATGCAGTGACCCAAGAGTTGTATGACGAAGCTGTGGCGGATGTGAAAAAACGTCGTGCCGAGTATGAGGCCTGCATAACCAACTCAGTACAACAGAATAGTTTTAGTAACAATGAGGGCGCGGAACGAATATATGAAGCTCGATACAATCGTATCCCTAAACTAGGACTACCTAACAACATACCCGCACACCCTTGCAAGGCAACGGATAGTGAAATTGAGGAAGCTATAGGGAAGTTCCGTCCAAACTCTAGAGCACATGTTCCTTCTTACGACTACTTTGTCGGCGGTTTCGATATGAGTGCCGTTACCGTGAAGGAGATGTTGGAATACGTTTACAAACGCACTCCAGGTCGACTCTATATGGATGATCGCCCTTACGACTTCATTTTCGCGCTTCATCTCGGGAGAGCGGTATTAACAACTAACGCTCAACGTTATGTTGAATACTTCAATGTAAACAAAACAACAGATGATAACTATATTGAGATTCCTCCGATGGTAACTAAAGAGGAGTATGATGCGTTATTAGCAAAATTGACAGCAGAAGATCAACATGTACCTGAACCAACTGTAGTTGAAGAAAAACCTGTGGTGAAGGAAAGCTCCGTAGAGGACTTATCGCAGTTGTCGATAAATATTAACCCAGGAGACAGCTCACCAAAAACACATAAGTCAAAACAACGTACCGAACCTTACGCGATGGGGGATGATGAATTCCCACTGTCTAAACCAGATGAAGCAGCCTTAGCTGAAACTGTTAAAGATGGAGGTTCGGTTGTCAGTTTTGGTTACGGTGTAGGCGATCAACGGGTCTCCGTTAGTTGCAAGACATTTGTGGATAATCCAGCGTCTACCTATAGTAACACACTTGAAGAAGAAACTGCTAGACGTGAAAAAGAGATGGTAGTGAATCGGAATAGGTTGGCTAGTGTATTAGGCGAAATGGATTCGTTTATCGAAGCCCGCAAAGAACAACTAGTACCTGAAAACGATCTTATCCCGCTATGTGACTTACGGGGTAGAGCGACTGAAAAACCTATTAATGTTAATGCTGACGATCTAGCAAAAGTGTATGAGGCGTATAAGGCTAAAGGGTTTTATAAATTATTTCATGATAAAGCCGCGCTACCCTACCCAAGTCCTGAAAGGTTGGTGAAAGACGACCTAGTGCGCCCTGAGTACTTGACCCCCTATCTCGGGATTAATATTGAGGAAGATTACGGCGTGCTTCTCGATAAAGATGAGGCGCACGATTTCATGCAAGGCGATATTCTGTGCGATCAGTATGGCGCACCTTATGTTGAAACAGGGCAACCGATTTCACAACACTATCGCCCTTATTTAAAACAAGGTATTGAATTTGGAGAACAAGTACTTAGTCCACGAAGTCTCGATATACTGCGCGAACGTGTTCGTCCAGATATTGACTACATACATCCAGCACGCGAGGTCGTGGTAGATGTTGAGGGTCATTTCGTACACGCATCAGAAGACATTGCATACTATATGACACTAAAAGATACTGACGATGGTTTCTTCAACCGTTGTTTCTCGGTTAATCCAGACAGTGGTCGTAAATGGTATGATGAGCGTGCTTTCCTTATTGATAACCACTTAAAACCGATGCATCCTAAATTACGCGAGATTGCTAAACGTTATGATGCGAAAAAGCTTGAGCGTATTAACCAATGCATCCAAACAAAAGGTGCGAACCCTATTGTAGAGATTTCTACAGAAGTGTGTACACGTCATAGTTGGTTAAGCACTAAGAAGCATTGCGAGTTATGGCCTAATGATTGCGATGTGTTAGGTGCATATATGCTATTAGAGCCGTTAAAGTATGTGAATGTCGGTAAAGATCATAGTATTGCTTTTGACAGTTTTGTTAACGATGGTATGGTTGCTCATAAAGGTGCAGAACTTCCAAAACTTGCGTTAGACATCCATGCGATTTTGGACGTAGTGAATGACAATCTTGGTACAGAAGCGCACAAACGTTTACTACAGCGCCTTAAGAACGCTTTTGCGAATCGTATACAACGACTTCGTATCGGCGCTGAGGATCAAGAAACTTTAAGATCACTTCACCACATTTGGGTGGATGCATCTATCGATACGCTTAAAAAGTGTGGTAAGCAGTTTAGCTTCACAATCCCTAAATCGTTTGTCGAACACCAACCCGCCCCTATCCCTGGGTACACTATACATCTAGACCCAACACCTTCTGTGGCCGAAGGACCTATTATTAAAGAACGTCCTATGTCGGAGGAGCAACGCGAGTTAACAAGCATGATGCTTGAACACGCAGAAACACCCGACCCTTTCGAGGATGTGCCTAGATTACGCGTAAAGACAGCACAAGGTCATGAGGCCGTTTTGAACGATCGGGAGGCTGTGCGGTACGCAGGTGTGACACCCGCAGAGCGTACACTAGGTAAGTTCGACAATGGTCGAGGTGAGATTCTAACGGGTAGTAAATATGATGTGACTGAACAGTATGCCGACCCAAGCTCTATACGTTACGCAGATGAAGTTACTGACGATACCAGCACACCTGTAAAGAAGGAAGCGTCTAGTGCGACATTATTGCCAGATGAGTTTACACAAGTAGATACCATCGAACAACAACTACAGAGTAAGGCGGAATGGGCAGCGCGTAATGGTTTTTCTAATGTGCAAGATGATCGTAAAACGCCTAGTAAAGAAGGTACAGCGGAACGTGGAGTCAAGCCACCTTTAACCGACGATTACCTTATACAGGAAATTAATAACATTATCAATAAAGCTAAGGCGGACAATTACAGTGAAGCGCATTGCGGACACCTCGATATGGTCATATCTACCGCAGAGAAGTTCGCTATTGATAACCCTCACTTGTCAGAGTTTCTTAATGCGTATTCTGACTATTACTTTAGCATAACGCTTGATAAGGATAACCCGCATCTATGTCCAACGCAAGAGCAGTTAGATACACTCAATCCGTTTAAAACAGTACGACATGATCGACCAAAGGTTGAGGATAGTGCGTATGTGAGTGGTTTTGATAGCGATATACCCAGTCATGGAATCCTCCCCACGCTAGACCAATCTGAGCCTACTATAGCAGAACCTGACCCAGTGGTCGAACAAACGAACACTGTAAAGGAAAAACCTACTGTGGTTATGGGTGAAGATGGTTATCAATATCACACGATTGAAGGTGTAGATGCTGAAGTTGTGATGGAGATGTTCCTAGAGTATATTAATAGTAAGAAAGAAAACGTCCCTTTTTCTGTTATTTGTACGATGCTGTACCATCAGTTAAAGTATCCTATTGAAGCTTATGATGAGCGTCTACGTGTACTAGACGGGCATCTTTCACGTAGTCGTCGCAGTAAAGCGATTCTACCGCCTTTACGTGATGAAAAACCTAAAGGACCTAGAAAGAGTTTTAAACCTACTGACGACACTATTAGTAAGGAGATTGCAAATAATCTTAAAGAGCATGGTAAACGTAAATCTGTAGCGGCGGTTGAGTCAGAACCAGTTTCTAATACTGTAGATACAACAGCGTCGAAAGCCAATGTTGTTGTAGACGACACACCATCGACAACGCGTTTAGGTGCTGAGGAAGTGAAAGCGTTAAGAGGGTTGATCAAGAACTTCAGTGAGGTAAACCTTACCGACCTAATTGAAACTAGCGTTGCCAAGGCAATCGAGCAAAAAATTAGCGCACAGCCTACTGTGGATACGATCGATCGTGCTGAAGAAACTGATCCAGAAGTGTTAGGTGCTTCACTCCCTGGTGGAGCAAGTGCTAAACTAAAACCTATTGAGAAAGAACTGGTGGCTGCTAAAACAGCCCCTATTGAAAATGAGGAGGTGTTACGGGAAGTAATTGCAGAGGAACTCACGAATAGTACGGGTCTACCAACTATCGATGCGGGTAACTTTGCATCTTTAGTTACTTCGGCGCGTATGGAACGTGAGTGGGTTGAATTACCTGCTCGTATTGTTGTAGGTACTACTTCCGAGAAACATTTCGGTCAAGCAGAACACGAAGGGCTTGTTACTGAACTAGAGGGTATGACTTTATCAGGTAAACTTGATAAACTACGTGCGCTTCATGAAGAAGGTAAACTACCGAAGTTCTTGAAACGTTTAGTATTACGTCTTGAGAAAGATATGATCGTGCAACTACGTGAAATTTTCGAGATTGATATTAAACCTAGTAAATTGAAATTACTCGAGAAAGAGTGCATTAATTTACTAAGAAAAATTATCTGCGACAACATGATCGGAAAGTATTTAATCGCCTATGATACTTATATCGAGCAATTAAATACTACTTTTATCCCTAACGACGAGGGGTTCGCCACACCAGATGAAATCTATAAGGCGACAGGCGTTACCGTACAGTATGTCACCAACAAAGAGTTGATCGATGAATCTGATGAAGAAGACAGTGATGTCATTACACCAGAGAAGTCTAGTACAGTCGTACAGTATAGTGAAGACGATGAGTTGGGCGATCTCGATTTCCTAGCGGAAGATGATTTACGCATTAGTCAAGAGGTAAATAAAGCAATTAAATTAAGCAATGAGGGTGAGGAAATTGCTGATGAGACTTATATCGAATCAGACGTTAGTCAAGCAAACGAACCATTACCCGCACATTTCACTGAGTGTCAACATGTAGATCATGTGGCAACCACAATACCCTACGCATTATCAGTAACTAGCGATATTGGCGTGGATTTGGGAGGTTTGCCAGACTACAAGTACATTCAAGTAAATGGTGCAGGTGATACAACTGCTCGACTAGCTAAGGTTATGATTGACCATGCCTCTCTATACCGTAAAAGCTATCATGCTTATGTCATCGTAGATGATGAGAATAACGCGTACCAAATTCAACCTATCTTAGGTAATGAAGACACGTTCGCTATTCGTTTAAACAATGATTTCTGGCGCACTTAATATTAGACGGGCTAAATAGTGATCTAACAGGTGGACGCACCTGTTAGATCACCACAGTCTATTTAATTTAAATGTCTAGCGTGAAGTTATCGAAATCATCAGGGTCGTCATTATCGACCTTGGTGTTTTCATCATCTACATTCTCTTCCTCTTGTTGAGATGTCTCAGTGTCGTTGCCATCAGTACCCTCTGTCGTATCTACACCATCGTCATTTTCAGTACTATCTGGCGCATCGTCATCAGAATCAGCAGGTGTTTCATCAGTAGATTCTATACCTGTATCTTTATTCATTTCAGCGATGAAACGACTAAAACTATTTGTCGTTCTTACAATATTTAATAAGTGAGGTTTAAACGCATCGAGTAGCGTATTACTAGAACCCTTATCAGTGTATGGGCTAACTAACGTACTTACTTCTGGTAAGTAGTTATGATCGCTCATCCAATCACGAAGTAAAACACTTTTCCAATTTGCTTTGATGATATTTACATCCATCCCAAGCTCTTCCATGAGACCTTCACTCACAATATCTTCAGAAAGGAATTCATTTAACGCATCTTCGACAGCATCTCTATACAAGGAGAAGCTCTCTTTCGTCCCTTCCAATGTAGTGGTATCGGGTTTAGGTAACTGCAACTCAACGGTTTCTATAAAGTCATCTAATAAACGGGCATAGAGACCAGGATCATTTTTATCTAAAAGACCATGAAAGTCTTTATTTGTGAGACCCTTCAGGGTCTCACGATTATTATAGATTATTTTTTTTAACCTATTTCTCAATATGTGATCATGCTTACAAACTAATCTTGCGTAATTTGTACGCTCTCGCATGATGGGTTTCTGTACTTGTAGTACGCGTTTGGCTAAATTAAGATTCTTAAAAGTGATTGATGTTGCTAACTGGCTATCGCCACGAAGCCCTTGTTCAACGATCTCGGGTGTCAACCACATTGATTGTATAGTCTTATCGGCTAGATGTTGATCAAAGTCCATGTCAGGTATAGCCATATTAGTCGTCGTGTTCTCAAAATCAAGCTGTGTGTCAGGTATCTTAGGATGACCTTCAAATGAGAAGCTTACGCCAGAGGTGCGGATTGCATGGACAATATCATTTGGGTCTGTACTGTCTAATCGAAAGTTCTTACTCAGCGCTTTCATTACTTCATGTTGCGTATCCTCAATCGTTTGAGTGACGTTAGGATCGTTCGCGTCCAACTTCATGTTTACTTTAGTCTGTGTTGTCGCATTCTTCATCATGGCGAATAATTTTGTAAACAAGGATACGGCACGTAAGATGGATAGTATTTTTAAATTATCGAACAATGTTTTACCCACACCATTTGGGTGATATTTCACAGCCGTATAGGATATAAATTCAGCAGGTACACAAATTAACCTCGTGTAGCGATTAGCTAATGCTCTTGCGAACATGATGTCATATAGTTCATTGGTTAAGTCTGCTTTGAGACCCCTACCAACATGCGATAAGTTCTTAATCACTTGCTCTTCGACTAGTCTGGAGTAAATCGCACCCATTTGATCTATTGTGGGTTCATCACAATTGCCACCTAATTGACTCTTTACTTCGTTGGTAAGTTGACTCATTAAGTTTGTACTGTAATCGTTACGAACATTAACAAGTTCACTGCCTCGTGTATTACTATAAGGTGTTACTGGGTACCCATCCTGATCAACCACAATGTAATAATAATGGTGTTTATCAGGGCTATCTGGGCTATAGATAGGGATGACTGCTGTAGATGGTAGGGTTTTTCTGAAAGGTCGACCAATACTTGCACGATCCGAGCGGTAATCATCGATGAACAACATTTTCTCATTAGTTGTCTCAAGGTTTTTGTATAGGTTATCATACTTGTCTCTCCGATAACCATCAGTACGGTAAACAGCTTCTAAACTCGCCGATTGCGCGTTTGTGTTAATCTTATCATTAACATCACCTGTTTTGATAGCCCAGAAATTGTCACTAATATCAACCTTTAATACTTCCCGTAGGCTCGTGTCCTTCTCAGACTCCTTTCCCTTCAAGAAAGCGATGTTTTTATAACAAACGTTACTACTCTCTACACTACCCACACCCCATAAAACCTCATTAAGTACGGCACGCGATTTACTTACGTCTTTGATTTTGTCGTTAATAATACTATCCAAAACGTTCTCTGGAATGATTAATTGAACGTAACTACCTTTATAAAAAAGCACATCGCGAATTAAATCAGGCAAATTCTCTTCTATTTTATACACCTCTTCTAGCTCTTCTTTCATAGCTTCTAAAAGTGATGCTTGCATGTCAGATGGGAAATTACTCTTCTTTGCAACATAAGTGATTTCGTTACTAACCATGTCTTTAGGACTAATGATTGAACTAACGAGGATAGATATACCTAGTTCTGTATCAGGGAACAATTTCAAGATGTTTTCAACATCTTGTTCCTTTTGTATGAGTGTGTTTACAATTTTGTCTATTTGAGCGAGATTGAGGTTACTCTCATCTAACCAACCATGATGCTGTCGCTTTTTATCAGTTATCAATTTTGACTGTATAGCGGCAGAAATAGGTGCTTTCTCGATGTAGTCCTTCACTGATATTTTTTTAACCATTAGAGTACCTTTTTATATGCTTACTTTAGTTAATACACTAGGTCGCCTACCTACACAACATAGATACGAATCTCCTGAACCTAATGTGGTTTACGATGAGTATATGCGATCAATTCATAGTCTCGTTACAACAATGACTATTAAATCTACCGAAATCATACAACAAATGAATGAATCGATACGTTATCGTTACGGCGCATACGCAGTGGATGAACAGAAACCACATACATGGCGGTGGTATTGTCATGTTGCGGGCGAGTATCATCCGTTAGACGTACCTATAAAATTGCTTTCGCTAGACACGTATAGTGATTACATTCTAGAAAAAGAAACGATTGACGAGCACCCTAGAACGAAAGAGGCGTTACGTTACGGTAATAGACTTTTTAATGAACTTTTAGATACATACCCAGACCAAATACTTTATATTATTAACGTAATAAATCCTATTGATAAACAAAAAGCTATCGATGCTGTTGAATGGGAAATAATTAATTACGATAAAACATTAGTAGAGTTTAATGAAATAACGTTAATGTCGGAATTACAAACTTGGTTATATAATTATATACAACGTTTCCACATTGAGGCTTACCAACTAATAGAAAAATTTTATTCTACTGTCCAATACGGTTTAGTAATTTCACACCTTGTACCTAAAATAATAAATTTGAGAATAGAGCGTATTAAGACTCAAGAGGTGCATAGTTTCCACGTAAGGCAACATTTAGCAAGTCATCAGTATTTAGATCGTTACTATCGTTTTCTTACCCATAAACAGAGAATGTTTTTCTATAGAAACATCGATTACATTCAACGACATTTCGGTCATTATGCTGTTTTTAAAACGCTTGTGCGTGTTTTATTACTCGAATCAAACATACCTGTTTACCAAAATTACTTACGATCATTCCAACAAGATGAGACTCACGCGACATTATTAAAGGTAGATCGGCGTGTTTTTGATTTGGTAAAAGAGGTGCATGATAATAAAAACATGACGATCTTGGAATGTTTGGAGAAACAAGACTCGCTAGCACCACACAACCCCTTAATTGATAAAGTTGTTACAGAGGGTAATGTCCAGTTAGGTATGTTATCATCTAATGATATAAAAACTTACGAAACCGTATTGCGCTCTAACGAACCATTCACTTCCTATTCTTTTAACCGTATCTATTTAGATTACTTTATGTACTTAGGGAGTAAACAAAGGATAACCACGCCTATTATTTTTACTGATAAAGTGAGTAACAAGACGCACCGCTTGCCCGCCCATGACTTATTTTATCTTTTTACCTATGTCAGTATGAAGACAATGGGTGTTACCTTGGAATACTTACCTAATCACAAATTGTCAAAAATAAGGAATGCGCTTGAATTCAATATCCCTTATGAAAAATGGTTGTCACAAACAGCTATTAATTATATAGAGAACCGAACTGAGTTGAAGGATAGTTACGCAACCCTTCATGAGTTTAAACACACTATTATAAAAATACATGAAGATATAAACGACATTGGGGTTTATGTTCGCAACGAAACCAATACTTTGAGACATTTTTGGTCGAATCATTTATACACTAACCGTTACCGAAATGTAGTAATTAAACCCCCTAATTATTTTGAATATGGTGAGTGGTTGGTGAGTCGCGGTATCGCTATTGGGGAATATTCTAAAGAGCAGTATGAGTCACTCTTACTATCTATATACGATAGTATCCTTAACGACTATTCTGCCACGACAACAGTCTACGAGCGTCGTAAAGCGTTAGTCGATATGCTTAACGAACTGACGAGCTATACGATACATATTTTAAAAGAAAATGTAACTAATATACAATTAAGAGATTTGCATAAAGACCGTTTTCTTCATGAAGGTAGCGGCGACCATCGTTCGACTAATACTTGGCTTTATGGTAGACTACGTAGTCGCGGTAGTGCCGAAATACCAATGAAACGCACGATACCTGTCGCGAAACCGATGTTCACGCCTACCGAGGTAAAACATCATATAATGCGACCCGCTAACGCTCGTCGAATAGAAGCTATTGAAACAAAACATTATATGATAAGACGGATAGAAGTGGCCCGGAAACAATTCTCACCCAATCGGTTTATGGGACTCCCTACTAATGTACGCTTATCTGATGTATATAATACAAAAGACTATCGATCACGACTTGGTAAACATAGTCTACCAAATCTCTTAAAGATTAATACACTCGATTTATTCAAGCACCTAAAAACAAACAAAGGTTAAAACATGTCTAATTCTGCAACACTACTGAGTGACGTTACTAACACAATATGGAATGATTACTTACACGCTATTATCGATTCAGGAAAACCCTTTATACCTCATCTACACTCCACGCTGAATGAGAAACTTTCAATCCCGATCCCAGAAGACTTTGAGACTACAAAATACCCTGCTAGTACTTACTATATGGTAGGTATTGGAGGTCATAAAATTACACTAGGTAGTAACGATTTACAACGTAACATGCCTGTAGAGTTTAAACGTAACCAACCAATACTCAACCGAGCGGTACCGTTTGTCATTCGCCCTCTTGACCAACCATTGACTTCTGAAGAACGGTCAACCTTACGTCTACGTACAGAGCAAGAGATTGACGGCGTTATGTGTGAACTTTATTGGTGTAAGCTACTTGATGAAGTTCATCCGCCTACCATCTTAAAAGGTATGCCTGATAAGGATCGTCTTGACGGTCTAGAGGTTTACGAACCTACATTACAAGACACTGTTACTAATAATCAAGCGACGGTGTTTAATGAAGCTGTTTACCCTATTAACGAAGCTTATATTACACGCTACACACAAGAAGCCGATGTAGCTGCTAAGACGGTTGAGGAGCTGAATAACTCAATCATAACGCTCTACGGCGACGAGACTTACTCCATTATTAGTGAAGTTGCAATTTGTTCAGGTGTTGAATTCACTGCACAAAAATCTATCAATGGCGTAATGTCACGTTACCAAGAAATAGCCCACGCGCAGAGTATGAGTTTCACTAACTGTATTTACCACTTACCTTCGTTAAACGGTGGTTTTAAATACACTGTCGATAGCGCAGCAGATAATCCAATTTACGACTACACTAGCGATTAAATGAATTTACGTACAGTAGGTATAGACCCAGGGACTAATTCTCTGGGTTATAGTGTCGTTGATTACGACATAACAAAACAAACATTTACCAACATTAAATACGGTAATATTAAATTAACAAACGGCGAGTTACAAGACTATCGTTCACTCAACCCTAATTTACAAAAGTGTATTGTTTATGCAGAGATTCTACTAGGCATCATCCATCACGTAAAACCTAATGAAGTTGCTACCGAACACCCTTATATTAGCAATCAGGGTAATCAGAGCGCTTACCCACCTTTAATGGCGCAAGTCAACTTCTTAGAATCGGCGCTTTTTCGTAGGTTTGATCGTATGGTACTACACAAGTATTACCCAACCACGATTAAATCGTTTTTCAATACTCATAAATACGAAGGCAACGCCAAGGAAAAAGTGAAGAAGGGTATGTTGGCTAATCGACAGTTGTCTGAATTGGTCGACATATCGAATGTAGAAACCAACGATGAGGTAGACGCTATAGCCATCGCCTTTACACATACTTTTAAAAGATACCATAGAGGTTAGTCTCATGAATACGTACAAAAAAAACCCAATGAAACACCATCACCGTCGCGCTGGCGATTACAACGATGAGCTTGTTTATGTTACAGGTCAAGAAGACCCTGATTTAGTTAAAGAAGACGCTCGATTGCGAAGAGGGTATAACTACCGCAAAACCCTTTCAGAATCTGTTATGGATTCGTTAGATAAAGATATAGCGAGTTCAACTGGCGCAGAGCGGATGAAACTTATAAATAAACGACGTGAGATGCGTCATAAAAAAACGCTAGAGAAAAATAAGGTTTATAAAGATTGTTGTAATAACCCCGAACTAGTACAACATTTAAGCAAAGGTAAATTATCAGCGTTTGTTGGTTTGAGAAGCTATGAGTTTTTAGGAAAAGTGACTAGACAACATTATTATAACGATCGGGGTATGAGTGATGTTTATGACGATTTATACTACCCTTTTACAGGTAAAGGGTATAATAGTTACCGCAACGGCCATTTAAAACACTACCGCTTGAGTCTTAAGAATAAAGGACCTGTACCTTTATTTTACGAACAAGGTCCTATATACACTGTTTACGTGACACTAATTCTAGCACTAACTTTAATTTCAGTCATGTACCTAGTGTTAAATGCGCCCGTTAATATGGGTAGTCAGGCTACAGACCAACCATTATTTTTCACAACGCTTCTTAAGAAACAAGAAACATCTAGAAAGTTGTTGATAAATAGGGTAATATATGATAAATATAGGGAGGAATTAGTAAGGATAAGTGGGGAGTATATGCGGTATAGTCGACATCTATTACAGGATATATCCCTTGATAGGGAGAGTACGCGCCAGACTTATATTGTAAAGGCAGGCGACACTCTAGAGAAAGTGAGCATGAAACTCTACGGTGATAAACGTTTCGTAGTGAAAATTTATGAATTAAACGCTGATCGCTTAAAGAGTATTAATACAATACAAGTGGGGGATGTGCTTACCTTACCATTTCAATAACAGAGGTGTTTAACATGGCTCTTAATGAAGAAGTGACGCTACGGTTAAAAAGCTTAAGTAAGGAGCAAGTATTAGCTATTGATGCGCTACTAGAAGAGTTGACAGACGAGGAAAAGGAGACCATTCTATTGGACTTGAGAGATGGTGTTATTAACAAAGATAGTTTACGCATCGAAGAGTCACTTGAGACGTACCGTCGAAAGGCAGAGGTAGACTTAGAATTTTACCATCGTAAGTTGATTGGGTTAATTTTAATTACGCTACCTCTAATTTTCATTGGTCTGGCATTAGTTCTTTCTATTTTAAATATGGATGACCCTACGATGCTTTATAAAGGTGTGTTGGAAATCCTATTTGTTATTTTCAATATCGATTAACACATGATCTATATGGTGTCTAGACCATATACTTCTCCCTTGAGTTGTTTCTACAATAGCTTGATAGCGGAGGAAATTACCATCGATGATACGGTATTGTATATAAACAACAGGGTCTAGTTTTTCAATCGCCTTTAACGTATTTCGTAACGGGAAATTTAGACCATATAATAGCCAAACATGGATGGTTTTCTTTGCGCCATTAGGCAATTCAACTGTTGTCAACCGATGTCTCGACTTCTTTAGGGAGGTCGAGACATCTTTTCGCAAAGTCTTCTTCACTTTATTTTGTTTTGTGAACGTGGTGTCGTAGAACGTTTCTGTTAAGTCTGTTTTTGATGTAGGTGTATTCGGTAATACACCACTCTCTAAGAAGGTCGCTACTTCATCAGTATCTGCAAAAACAACATTATGTGTTAGTGAATAATACATCGGTTCATACATTTCGTTACAAAGTGCCGTATACCGAGGATTAGTATTTTCCTTTAACAGCGGTGTCGCACGATCTCCATAGTAGAGTATTTGACCTCCGTCTAAAGCTAATTTAGGGTAAAAGACATCGTTGTACTCACTCAGCATATTAAGGACATCAGCTTTGAAAAACATAGGGAGCGAGCCAGTGATAGGGTATGTCGCGCCATTTCTAAAGGTTCTTAAAGCACTTAACAAGCGTTCTAAATAAGGGTCGGGGTCGTTAAGTACGACAATATTAAACCCTACAAGGTTAGACAATAAACCCATATCATTAATATCTTCATACCCATTGGCAAAGCAATAAGTGTTTGTGTCGTAAAGTACACTAATCCACAGATAAGTGCTATTTATAAGTGGGTTTAATTTAGGTTTTTTTGAGAAGTCTTTCTTATCGATAAGCTTCACTTCAGTAATCGTGCCATCAGTGAGTGATTTTCTAAACGCAATGTAAGCAAGTGGTTTAGTCCTGAAACTACCTTTCTCTGAAATATTTTCAGCTTCATAAATAGAGCTTATTAAAACTTTACAGTTAGTTAAGACTGTATTGATTTTATCCTTTAGTCCTAATTTTAGCACTCTGTTATCAATTGCAGGGTCGTTGTAGAGTAATGTCGCTTGCGTAAATTGTTGGTCGATAGACGATATTTCTTTTATATAATCAATCAGCCAAGTAAATCCCATCACAGTAATATCATTCTTACTACTCCCCTCTTTAACGGGTAATGATTTAAGCACATTTATATACTTTAAAACATTTACATTAACAGCATCATAAGCACCTCTTGCCTTCTTTGGTAGGTATCCGTAAGAGGTCTCGTCAGTGATCTTCTTAAGATTATCCTGAACACCTCCGAGATACCCATGATAACCTACACCAACATAACCAGTATTCTCAGCATAGAAGTCTATATAAAAAACAATGTACATGGTCAACTACTCTTTATTATCGTTGGAATCACTTAACCCTGATTCTTCTGCCTCGCGTAATAGATGTTCGCCATACAAGGTGGGCGTGTAGTTTTTATTACTTTCCATCACTTTATCTAGACACAAGTGGTTTATTCGAGCGTTTTCCTTTTCCAACTCAATTACTTCGCTGGATAGTGGGATAGTACGAACTGCTAGTACCATACACGCCCCTAAGAAGGAGGTACGTAAAAAATGCCCAACTTTACTTTCATGTGGGCGTTTAGGCGAAATGTAATTAACGAACTTTAAAAATATCTTAAGATACGGCATAAATTTAACCTTGACAGAATTATCTGCCATTTTAAATAACTTGAGTTTTTAACGAGGTAACAATAATGTACCAAGCCAGACTTTTTTTAACAAACGACACGTTAGTCGATAACGATGAAGAGCAAATAGCGCCGCTCGGCGAACTGTCTAACCAGACAATAACATACGCAACCGACATTAAAAAATACCCCACATTAGAGGATGGGTGGTCAATCAATGTTTTCCTTTCAAAAAACAACGGGGTCGATGTTGTCATACCAGACGACTATTTAACATTAGTTAGAAATATCTTCCATGAAACATTTCGCTTTCTAAACATGAATGATATACTACTCACTAATGACACGTTAATCGCCCATCTTAGTACAATATATGCTGAAAACACATATATAATTACAGCAGGTGAAGTGATCAGCATACCTTCCGTGGTGATGCTGCCTAAATGGATTAACATCAAGTCGGTTGATACGGGTGACGAAATAAGAGTTTGGTTAAATAACGAACTCTTTAGTGAAGAATATGATCATTACACACTAAGAATCATTCCTCCAATTGATGTGCTTGACGATCTATTCCAAAAGCCCACAACCGTCATAAGACAATTAGAAGCTTACCAAAACGATGTCCAGTTAAACTATCAACGAATTAGCGATGTGATTGGTAATACACCGCCTACCAACATCATATCTAAAAACTATGTCTACGAACCTTCTAATGAAGAAGGTGTTATTTATGAGACAACATGGGTATTCCTTGTAAACGGTCGTTTACCCGATGAACAATTCCTTAATACAGCGACTAAAGAGTATATTAACGAGCATACTGAACGTACACCGATTGATTGGGGGTATTATGTTTACCCTAGACTCTATGAGGGTAATGATTATATAATCATCCCTATTAAACCCGAGACGATGTACAATCACGAAATCGCTAGTAGGGGGATTGCTAATATTGACGAAATTATCGAGTATGTGAAATCACTAATCTTTAACATTTCGACAGATAGCTTAATTCGTAATCTAGGTGTGTTTAGCATCACCTATAACCAAAGTTTGTTGGTAACGATAGCAAGTCCTGATAACGAACAGTATGGTAATAAACTAGCCGTTAAGTACAGTACATACATCCCTGTATCGCCGCTATCCAGAGCCTACAACGATATGACCGTAGAGACACAAGTGTGGTCGAAATTCATTAATGACTTAGTTATTGAGGCTAATCAAATTAAAGACGAAGCATTTTATATTAGTAGCAACGTCTATATGAAAAATGGCCACTACTACCTATCTAAGTCTCACGATGGGATTGTGTATCACGTTCTTATTAAATAAGGGGTATGTGACATGAGTAGTATACAAGTAGGTGATAAAGGAGGGTTTGTATTTAAAGAACCTTTTACCGCGTACAACGACAGCCATGTAAGTTACGAGTGTACTAAACTTGCACAAATTACAGAATATCTTGCGATAGGTGTCGATCCTAAAATAACCATTTATCAACTACACGGTATAGAAGACAGTTATGTGCAAGACCTTAAAGGTAATGAAACACTCATTACCTTAGTTAGTAACACTGGACGTAAAATTGAGTTACCGTTACACTATGTTGACCGTGAAGAAGAGGTGGGTATCCCCTACCATGCCGTCTCCCTAAGTGTAAATTTAGGTGCCATGCCACTTGGTCACGACTACACTGCGGTAGTTGATGCGATTGAAAAAACCGTACTAGATGTTTTAGGCGTTGCTTCAAACACACAACCTGTCGAAATTTCCAGTGTTGAATATATCTCTGTTGAGGAGCACAGTGCTCTACAATTACTAAGGGATGGTAATAAACCCGATCTTGATATTGAGGCACAGCAGACTTACGATGAACTATTAGAGGAATTCACCATTGTTGTCGAGCAGCGCGATGTACTTGTGAAGTTCATCGAAGAATGTATGTGTAAAAATCAACTACTGGAACACTGTAAAGATAAACCACCTACAGATGACCAAGATAATGGTAATGGGGATAATGGAGACGACGACAGTAATATTAACGACCCTACGGACACTTCAACTGACTTAACAGAAACGCAAGATTGTTTCCCTCTCACACCTGAGAGTCTGTTCTTATTTGACGAACCTAACGTTCAAGTACATGCTAAACGCACACCTTTCCAACAAGACGAATTTGATGAATGTTTCGACGGCTTCCCTTCTACACCTTTATCGTTTTTCTTATTTTGGGAAATCAGCACTAAACGCCCTACAAAACGTGTAGTTTATAAACATGTCGAGGAAGACGAGTGTTTTAACTGTTTCCCTACAGACCCTATAGTGTTATTTAACCATGAAGGTTAAGGTCATTTATAACTTATTTTTGTTGTCTGATTAACCATATTATTCTTATTATTCTCCAGTTCTAGTTCGTTACGATCGCCCAAGTATGTTATGTTAGTATTCATTAATGTGTCGTAGCACTGTGAATCATGGCTAATCATAAACAAATTGGTATAAGCGCTTTGTAAAGATAGTGTGTAGACCATATCGTACATTACGCGCTTATGCTCAGGGTTCATTCGATGACCTAACTCGTCTATGTGTAAGGGCCAACCACCCAAGTCTAAGTACTGTATAGTGGCGATTTTCACACAAAGATTAATCACTTCCTTCATTGCACCTGAACCGAACTTTATATCGCTAACTTTATCCTCAACATTGTTGTTGACGACAATAGGAAAGCGGTAATTTAGTTCAGTTGTTTCTTCATCGAACACGGGCGCTTCTAAGATCATATTATACGACCATACTGAATTAATACGATCGTTTACCGTATTAACAAAATGGTTAATGAACCCTAGTAAGTCTTTAGCGATCTGCCCGTCTTTTGGTGATAATTTATCACGCATTTTAGTGACTATGGTACGGCGTTCATCGAGTTCTTTTATCTGGTTTGTTAAGTCGTTTATTGTTCTAGTGTATCGATCATAGAGGTCATGATGGCGCTGGTATTCGCTGAATATTTTATTAAGTCGTGAGAGTTCTGTGGAGATCGCTTTCTGCGCCTCACTGTTTATCGCTTTCAACCGTTTAATTTGCAATGTCTGACCTTCTTTTCTCAACACGTCTATTTTCTTAAAGAGTGTATTATACTCTCCTAGATCGCTTAATAGCGTGTTTAACTCATCGTGCAACACCTCACGTTCTTGTAGCTTAGTTTGTATCGTATGTTCAAGGGTTTCGTACTGGCGAGTGACATGCTCTTCACTCACTTTACTCATATTCTCTTGTTCACTAAGTGTTTGTTTCAACTCACTTAATTGCGCCTCACCTTCACTCATTTCTTGTAGTGTATTAAAGTGTTTATTAAGCTCACCGTAGAACAGATGAAACTCGCACGTATTCCTGCCTAAAACGCGCTGTATTAAGTGATCCCATATAAGAGTATACTTGTGCCTTACTAAAGTAAGGTGCTTCAGATGGTTGAATTGAGTGATGTATAGGTCACATTGATCTACTCGACGACTAAGCTCTTGACCTTCTGTTTGGTTAGCCTCTAGACGATGGTTTAAAGTAGCGATCTTATTAACGGTCGTTACATAATCATTTTCACTGTAATCAGGATGCCAAGTATGTGTACATTTTGGACATGTTAATGTCTCTTTCTTACGATCTTCAAGTTCGGCACGTTTACGTGTCAGCGTGTCTATTTCTGTATTAAAGTGCCTTTCTTTCATCTTACATTCGTCTAGTTGCCTAATATACTCAAGATGTATTGCTCGCTTATAGACAAAATCTACTGGGAACTTACTAAAGCAACTATTCAGTTCTTTTAAATAGATGTCTAGTACAGGGACAATAAAGTTATTCTTTAAGTAGGGGGGTAAAGTGACCTCCAACTTAATCAAGTTCTTAGTTACTTCGCCTATTTTCGATTTAATTATATCAACATCCTCCATGTTTTCACATTTAGCTATTTTATTCAACGCATCTTTTCTTTGTTCATAGAGTTCGTTCAATGTGACATCTTTCACACGAATGTTACTCTTTAATACACTAATCTCACTTTCTAGTAACGCTTTATCTTTTTTACCAATATAGTTTATAAAACGTTTCGATAGTGTTTTAATAGCAGGTGATAATTTACGCACCTCTTCCACATACTCTTTTTCAGTAAAATTAACAACTTCGTAATCGAATTTACGTAACGTATTTAACACCTCGATCTCTTTACTGATACCTGTGATGTATTCACTGTTGTATTTCTTTAGGCCATCACGCTTGCCTTTTGTAAGTTCTAACTGTTTTTGTAGGTAGTTTATATTGTTTCTTAATTCGACGATCCTTTTTTTAGCCTTATTATATTTCTCTATAGCGTAATCGTAATTACCTTTAGACATTCGCATCAGCCAATCTTTCCGCTGTTGAGGCGACATTTCAGTGAATTGTAGTTGGTCGGTAACGATTAACTGGTGGATGCTATTATCGTAATTAAAATACTCTTTTACAAGTTTTCGTTGAGTGGATATATTTTGACTACTATTGATGTTACCGCGTGACCCAACGATAAACTCATGTCGATCCCATCCGCTATAGAGTACAATTTTCTCATTATTAGACCGTATTGTGATTTCCTTATAACCGCCCTCATCGTAATCGCTCTTATCGATTGGTTGAGGTGATAGTTGTGAAAAGATCGATGATTTGCCTGACCCGTGTGTACCTAGTATAAGGTGCATTTTAGTAGTGAAAGCTATCGTTATTGTTTCGATAGCTTTTAATTTTAAACGTTTAAATTTATGTAACGTAATCGTTTCTATAAATGTAGACATAGTTAATCTCAAAAGGAATTAATAAAATGGAAAATAACAAACGTATGAACCCTACGGGCGATAATAACCGAACGTCTGGGTTACGTATTTTTAGTTTAGGTATCGTGACGGAAGATAAGCCACGAGGTACAGATATAGCAGTACTTTACCCTATTGAAGAACTCCCTATTATAGATGGTAGTGTGAAAGGTTATTCAGTAACTGTAGGTAGTGAACTACCTGAAGCGAACGATGTCGTGAAAAAAGCGACTTCTACGGGTAAGGCAACTATTAAGGCTAAATGGATACCGTTGGGGGACGACAGTAATCGAAACACGCCACCTGACCTCATAGCGAATGAAACCGTACTGATGTTCCGTTTCTCTGACACTGACGTGTATTACTGGACAGCGTTATTTCGCGAACCCTTAATACGACGTAAAGAAACCGTCTGTTATATGTTTGGTAATCTAGAACCTCGTTTAGTAGAGTGGGATAAGTCGACCTCCTATTGGCATGAATACTCAACACATGATAAACACATTTGGACACACACAAGTAAAAGCGATGGAGAAGATTATGAATATGACATTGTTGTCGACACGCGTAAGAACTGGATAGAGCATCGTGATGACGTAGGCAATCACTACAAACTTAAAAGTGACGAAGATTTGTTCTTAGTAGAGACTGAGAAAAAAGTCCATTTAAAAGCCCCTAAAATCCTCATAGAGGGCGATGATATTGAAGTGGTAATAAACTCTAGGAAGATTGAATTAAACGCCAGAGAATCGATTACACTGACCTCTCCCGTCATTACCTTAAACGAGACCTACCCTACTTTTGAATATGTGCCAAAAGAATACGATTGGTCGTTTTCTGAATACAAGTTCCAGGGCAAGCTTAAACCTCAATATAAGACACCGTACAAGTTTTAAAATATTAATTTAGACATATACTATCTAAGTGGAATCTAGTAGAAAACTTAGGGAACTTGGAGAAAATCATGTCATTATACTTAACCACCAACGGTCTATCGGTCAATAAAGACGATCTTTGCAACTATGTTTGTCAAAAAACATACGAGGCTATCGAACGAATTGTTAACGCGTACATTAATGGAAGAAAGGAAAAAGACGGTAATGTTTGCGGACACGCGTTCGTAGAATTGATGGGAGAAGTGGATCATCACACCCTAACCGCAACACTTGACCATCTACAGGAAAAGTACGATGGGGTCGATCATTTGGGTACAGTTAAAGCACTGACCGATACCATCTTTGACAACGCGTTACCATTGGAAGCGCGTACGTACTTAGATACTACAAGAGTATCGCTTAACACCTACAAAGAAATCTTTGAAGTCTTTGAAATTGGTTACTCTGAAGACGACGAACTTCAAGTTAAAGTACCCCCGTACCTCTGGATGTCAAAGGCGTTGAGTGGTATTGCTACTATTAATGGTAGTGACGATGGTCGCTATATATTAACCTACCAGGACAAAGAGGTGGAGGATTCGGCACATCTTCAACAACTTTTCTGGGGGCTAAATTACCCCACCACATTACTCGAAACAATCAACGATCTTTGCGAAGAGTTTGACTACGATTCCGACGACGCATTTCGTGTGTTGAGAGAGGAGTGTCAATTATTTTTAGGGGAGAACAAACCCCCACTCCTCAGTGAAGGAGAGACTCTCGAGAAGCTCGATAGAGAGCAGTTGATTGACTCTGTAGAAGGTAAACATACCCTCTACAAAGAAACAGCCATGTTATCCATCACGCCGCGTGTAAATCTCCGTGTGGAGCTTAGCACAATAGTTCGGTACACGATCGATTACAAACTAGGGAGACAGTGGAGAAAGGGCGATCGACAAACAGCAGCTAGCGCATTACGCAAACTAATCGATCTTTTGCAAAGTGGTTACACTGACCTTAATGATGGTTGGTACACCAGAGTTGACAAGAAGGTAGTAGAGTCCCATCTGGAAGAGGGTGGGCATATAGCTGAAATTAAGTCACCATTGACATGGACACATAACAATATCGACAAATACTACATTAACGAGGATAAACAACTGTTTGTACTACTAGGAGAATACGACGATATTATTCACTGTGATGAGGAAAGTTATGAGGAACGTCTTCGGGTTGCGTGCAATGATTTCGATCTAAGCGATTGGCTAGAGTAAACCCTTAAGGCATACCTATTCGTTATGTTATTTTTTTTGCCTATTTTTCACTCTGTATTTTTATACCTTGTGTTGTAATGTATTGTACGAGTTACGAAGGAACGAG